GACAGAATCAGGTCTATACTAGGAATCAATCAGACTAGGATTTTCGCAAGGAAGTGCATTGTGAAGGACATTGATTCGAAGACGGCGAACGAGTTTCTTGAGCAGAACCATCTGCAGGGATGCTGTAGTTCATCAATCAGATATGGTCTTTTCCACAATGACGAGCTTGTTGCAGTCATGACTTTTGGAAAATCACGTTTCAACAAAAACTACGACTGGGAGCTGGTTCGTTATGCCTCGAAAATCGGATGCTCCGTCGTGGGTGGTGCGTCGAAACTTCTTGCCAGTTTCAGGAAGGGGCATTCTGGAAGCATCGTAAGCTATGCCGACAGGAGGTATTCCGACGGGAATCTTTATGAGAAGCTCGGATTCGTGCGGGTTGGCGTTTCAAAACCCAGCTATTGCTATGTAAAAGGTACGCAGAAGCTTAATCGCTATGCCTGCCAGAAGCACAAGTTGCCTGCGTTGCTCGGGGATGGATATGATGAGGGGCTGAGCGAATGCGACAATATGATTGTCAATGGATGGAGCCAGGTTCATGATTGCGGCAATTTTGTTTTTGTGATTGATTAGGGCATGCTGTTGAATTTTTGTCAACGCAATCCATATTCTAGGAAAAGGAGAAGATGAGAAAATGATTGAAGTGAAAATGAAGATGAGAAACGGCTACAGGATTCCCGTCGAGAAGGCGTTGAGGATTCTGAAGCGAAGCATGGAGACGGAGGGCGTTTTTGACGAATTGAAGGAGCGCAGTCATTTTGTGGCGCCAAGCGAGAAGAAGCGCCTTGCAAAAAAGCGAAGCAAAATAAATCAGAAGATGCGTGAACGGTAAAGTGGTTTAAGGACAATGTCAGAAGAAAAGGAACAGCTCAGATATGACGACAGCAGCATCCGTTCGCTCAATCCCCTTGAGCATATACGGATGCGGCCTGGCATGTACATCGGCAAGCTTGGAAACGGCGAGCACAACGACGACGGCATCTACGTGCTGTTCAAGGAGGTGGTAGACAATTCCATTGACGAGTTCACCACTGGGAACGGTTCCCGCATAGACATCATTCTCGATTCGGAGCGTTGCAGGGTCAGGGACTATGGTCGTGGAATACCTCTCGGCAAGGTCGTTGACTGCGTGTCGAAGATAAACACGGGTGGCAAGTTCGATGTCGGGGAGGATGGCAAGCCTAGGGCTTTTTCATGCTCAATCGGCCTGAATGGTGTCGGTCTGAAGGCGGTGAATGCCCTGAGCGACGAGTTCGAGGTCGTTTCCCGCCGTGAAGGCCACCAGTTCAGGGCGTTCTTCAAGTCTGGCAAGCTGAAGGAGAAGGGGGAATCCGACACATCCGAGGACAATGGGACGGAGATAATGTTCAAGCCGTCGAAGGACATCTTCAAGGACTACAGGTTCGAGGAGAAGTTCATCAGGAAGCGCCTGCAGAATTACGCATGGCTCAACACTGGCCTCCATTTATATCTCAACGGCGAGGAGTTCTATTCCGAGAACGGTCTCATCGACCTGCTTGACGACAAGAGGGAGAGCGACCCGTTGTACAAGCCGTTCCACTACCGTTCGGGCAAAATCGAGTTCGCCATGACGCATCTTGCGACGACGGATGAGACATATTATTCTTTTGCCAACGGCCAGTACACGACGGATGGAGGGACGCATCTTTCTGCGTTCAGGGAGGGCGTGCTCAAGGCCGTCAACGACATAGCGGGCAAGACGCTCGATTCATCGGATGTCCGTTCAGGGATGCTGGGGGTTGTTTCCATACGCCTTGAAGACCCCATTTTCGAGTCGCAGACGAAGAACAAGCTCGGCAACTCCGACATTCGGGCGTGGGTCGTCAACGAGGTCAAGCAGGCCGTGGCAGCTGAATTGTACAGGAATTCCGAGTTCAAGACTGCCCTTTTCGAGAAAATTGCCCAGAACGAGTCGATAAGGAAGCAGATTCAGAACGTCAAGAAGGAGGCGAAGGAGCAGGCGAAGAAGATTGCCCTCAAGATTCCGAAGTTGCGTGACTGCAAGTTCCACTACTCCGATTTTAGCGGGAAGAAGAAGCAGGATGAAAAACTGAAGTGCCTTTCATCAACCATTTTCCTCACGGAAGGGGATTCTGCAGGTTCCAACATGATTTATGCAAGGAACCCCGAGACGCAGGCAGTGTTCCCGTTGCGTGGGAAGCCATATAACGTACAGGGGAAGAAGAAGGAGATAATGTACAAGAACGAGGAGCTGTATTTCATCATGCAGGCACTGGGGATAGAGGACTCCATCGACAATCTCCGATATAACAACGTCGTCATTGCTTCCGATGCGGATGTCGACGGATTCCATATCAGGCTTCTCCTCATGACGTATTTTATGACGTACTTCCGTCCGCTTGTGCAGACAGGTCATCTCTATGTCCTTGAAACTCCATTGTTCCGTGTACGCAACAAGAAGAAGAATGTCTACTGCTATACCGATGATGAACGGGAGAAGGCAATCAGGGAGCTTGGCTCTGGATGCGAGATAACAAGGTTCAAGGGGCTGGGCGAAATCAGTCCTCAGGAATTCGGTCAATTTATCGGAAGAGGAATCAGGCTCCAGAAGGTGAACATAGACTGCGAGAAGAGGCTGGATTCGATGATGCAGTTCTACATGGGGGACAATACGACCGAACGCAGGGACTTCATTCTTGACAACATATTGTGATTTTTTGTCCCAATCAAGTTGACATTCATGAAAAATGGCGCATAGTCAAGGAATACACTGTAATACCATGAAAACAGATATATTCTATTATGTTCTTGAGAGGCATTGCGAAAAGGACGGGGTAGACTGCGTCGAGCATTGCGTGATGGCATATGAGTCTGACGAAAGATGGCGTCATTGTTTTGATGAAGGCAGGATGTTCGCCAATAGAGCGCATGCGGAAAAGAAGGCAATGGAATTGAACGCAAAATGAAAAAAGAAGTGACAATCTATGTCTGCGACCGTTGTGGTTGCGAATACAACGGGCACAATACTGGCTGGTACGAAGTAAGCGATGGTGAATATGCCTTCATTGGAGTTAAGGCGATGTTTTCCAATTGCGGCGTCGGCTCAAAATACGACTTGTGCCCAAAATGCACCGTTGAGATTGCGAAGCAGTTTATCGAGAAGATGGAGAACGGAAAATGACTCTGGAAGAATTGGCGCACAAGGTGTACTTGCTTTTAAGCCATTGCAGGCAAGGCAGGCAGGTGGTTGTCACGCTTGACACCCCGTCAATGGGCGCAAGGGCTTGTGCCAATGTTGTTGACATCTGCAATGGAATTGACTGGGAGGCTGGTCAGGTCAGAATTGAAGTGGACAGGCCAATCATTGAAAAGAACAGGGACAGGGATGTCCCAATGCCGAAGGCAAAAACGTCCAATGGATATGTCTGCCGTGCTTGTGGATATTTTGTCCGCAAGAATGACAGGTATTGTTCCACTTGTGGCCAGAATGTTGAAGGAGTAAGGGAATGAGCGAGGAGCAACTGAGCAATCTTGAACAGCAGTGGAGGAACTATTATCTTGAATATGCCTCATATGTCGTGAAGGACAGGGCGATTCCAGATGTGGACGACGGCTTGAAGCCAGTCCAGCGCCGCATTCTGCACTGCATGCATGAGAGCGATGACGGTCGCTTCAACAAGGTCGCAGGCGTCGTCGGCGACACCATGCACTACCATCCCCACGGCGACGCATCCATCGCAGGTGCGCTTGTCGTTCTTGCGAACAAGGGATATTTCATAGACAGGCAGGGGAACTTCGGCAATCTTCTGACTGGAGACCCGTCTGCTGCCCCACGCTATATCGAGTGCAGGCTTGCCCCACTTGCGAAGGAGACGCTATACAACGATGCCCTGACGGAATATGCGGAGTCATATGATGGAAGGAACAAGGAGCCTGTCGTGCTTCCTGCCAAGCTTCCTGTCCTGCTGATGATGGGGACGGAGGGAATCGCCGTCGGAATGACGACGATGGTGTTTTCGCACAACTTCAACGAGCTGATTGATGCCGAGATTGCCATTCTCCAGAACAGGCCGTTCAAGCTTTATCCTGATTTTATTCAGGGTGGAATCATGGACGCATCGGGATATAATGACGGCAATGGCACGATAAAGTTGCGTGCGAAAATAGAGAAGGATGGCGACAGGAGGATTGTCATCAGGGAGATTCCTGCATGTACGACGACCGAGGCTCTCATCGAGTCAATAGAGAAGGCGAGCAAGGCTGGGAAAATACGCATCCAGTCGATAAGCGACTTCACGGCGCATGAGGCAAGCATTGAAGTCACGCCACAGAGGGGGGTTGGACAGGACGATATGATAAAGGAGCTGTACGCATATACGGATTGCGAGATGTCCATGAAGGGGACTCTGCGGGTGATATGCGATGGGGTTCCCCGCCTGATGACCGTAAGCGATGTCCTTCGCAGGAATGTGATGAAGCTTGTCGACATCACAAGGGGCGAACTCAGGCTGTCCCTTGGGCGACTTGAAGATTCATTCCATTTTAAAATGCTGGCTAAATTGTTCATTGAGAACAGGATATATAAGGAACTCGAATCTTGTGAAAGCCAGCAGGAGATGATTGACAGGGTTTTCGATGGATGCAATGCGTTCAAGTCCTCGTTAAGGAGGGGCATTGTCAAGACGGACATCGAGAAGCTGGTGCAGATGCCGATTCGCAACATCTCGCATTTTGATTCGAAGAAGAACGACGATGAACTGAAGAAGATTCTGGATGACATCGCCGACATCAATGCGAAGATGAACGACATTGTCGGCGTAGTCGTTGCATATCTGAAGCGAATCAAGGCTAAATATGGAGGAGACCATCCGAGAAGGACGGCAATAGAGTCGTTCGAATCGGTGGACGTGAAGGAGATAGCCAAGGCGAACGTGAAGGTGGGATTCGACATTGAGCAGAAGCTCATCGGTTCTTCCGTGAAGTCTGGCACAATGCTGACATGCACTGAATACGACAGGATTCTTGTCATCAGGAGCAACGGCACCGCCAGCGTGATTCCGTTGCCTGAAAAGGAATATGTCGGGGACATAGTGGCTTGTTTTGTCCTTGACAAGGAGCACCCGTATTCCATGCTCTACGCAGGCTCTGACAGGATATTATATGCCAAGGTGTTCACAATCGGCCAGTTCACGCTCAACAGGGAATACCAGATTGTCCCGAACGGCTCAAGCATAAAGTTCATCACGGACAAGGTTGGCGAGAAGGTGAACGTCGAGCTTGAGAAGTCTGCGAGAAGGAAGGTGACGAACGTGGTTGTCGATTTTTCAGGGAAGTCGTTCATTCGTTCACGTGAATCACGTGGCGTCAGGGTCTCTGCCTATCCATATGAAAAGATAGGATGATTCGAGGATGCTGTTTCTTCTTTAAATCCAGTACGATGGATGATCTGGCTGGATTTTTGGCGCCAGAATTATCCGATAAGCGAAAAGTTGGCAATGAACTTTAGCCTTATAAGTTCTTTAAATTATGTCGTGGCACTTCCGCGGCGACCATGGCAGGCGATGTTCAAGTAGCATAGGAGAAGTCAAATTGAGTAGCATATACATATTGGACACAAGCGTGATTCTTCACAACTGGAATGTTCTCAGGGAAAAGAGGACAATGGTGATTCCACAGCAGGTGCTTGATGAACTTGAGAAGTTCCATGATGAGTCTGGAGACCTTGGCGACAATGCGAGGAGTGCATTGTGGTGGCTGTCGCAACAACTTAACAATTGCTATGGGAACGAGATAGTCTCCGATGGCTCAAGGATAATATTCTGGCATGAGAACGAAGAGAAGACGCATGACCAGAAGATATTGTACGTGGCGAATCAGGTGAAGAACGACAGGTTCCACTTCAATGATGATGTCATTGTCCTGACGAAGTCCGTTGCCCTGAGGGCGAAGGCAAGGAACAACGGAATAAGCGCAGAGGATTATGATGATGTCGGGTTCATCGAGGAGATAGACGGTTGGAGGAGAATGCCGATTTCCGTCGATGAGATGGAGAGAATACTGCGGGACAGGGAGTTGAAGACGTTCCACCTCGATGGAAGGGAGAATCTTGCCCCGAATGAGTATATCGAGTGTACGTGCGAGGGGAAGCAGTGCAACGGAATGATTTACCGCCATGTTGGAAACGGGGATTTTTCACGGGTCGACCTGAAGCCCCACATGGCGTCCATAGTTCCGAAGAACCCAGAGCAGGTAATGCTGGCCAATTCGTTGCTTGACAGGGATATGCATCTTGTCACTGCCATTGGCTCGGCGGGCTCTGGGAAGGCATTGTTAAACGGAAGCCCTGTTCTGACTGAAAAGGGATATGCTAAAATTGAAACGCTTTGCGTTGGAGATAAAGTCTTTGGTACAGATGGAAAGCTTCACAATGTCGTCGGAGTTTTTCCACAAGGCAAGAAACGTATTTATGAAGTTCATTTTACAGATGGGACAACTGTTAAATGCAATGATGAACATTTGTGGACGTATCAAACAAGACAAATGAGAAATGCTGGAAAAAGAAGAAATAAAGAATATTGGAAAACCGCAACATTACGTGAATTAATAGATACTGTTCCTATTATTAAAGATAAGGCAGATATTGGAAAAGGAAAATTCAAAGGAATTGAAAGGAATATTTATCTTCCAATTGCAAAACCATTGCAATTTGAAGAACGTGAATTAACAATACCACCATATACAATGGGAGCCATGCTTGGTGATGGTTGTATGACTCGAGGAATCAGCACTTTTTCTTCTGAAGATGTTGATGTTCTTGAAAAAATTAATGGTGAACTAGCTAATCTTAATTGCTGTTTGAGACAAATTAGCAAATATGACTATCGAATTGTTAAGCTTGATGACGGGTTGAGCAAATATAATTTGTTTGACAATATTGCTGAACATCTCGGCATGCGTGGAAAACATTCGTGGGAAAAGTCGATACCAGAAGATTATTTGTTCAATACAATTGAAAACAGATTGGAGCTATTAAAAGGGTTGATTGATACTGATGGCTCAATAGAACACGGTGGCATATATCATTTTCACACAACATCTGAAAAATTGAAAGACCAAGTGAAATTCCTTGCTGAATCATTGGGATGCGTTGTTTCTTGGAGAGAAAGAGTTACGCATTATGAATACAATGGTGAGAAAAAAGAAGGAAGAAAGTCATATGTTTTAAATATTAAGTATGGCGAAATAGAAAAGCTTCATTTTTCAGAAAAAAGAGAAAAACAATGGTCACCTTGTCGTTGGAAAGCAAGAAGAACAATTGAGAATATCATTGAAACTGATGAATATGAAGAAATGACATGCATTTCAATTGATAGCGATGACCATTTGTTCTTGACCGACAGTTGCATTCCAACACACAACACGATTTTGGCAATAGCGGCAGGGATCCAGCAGGTGCTGATGAAGCCCAAGGCATATAGCAGGATAATCATTACCAGGCCGATAATGCCTGTCGGTCGTGACATTGGTTTTCTTCCCGGCGATGTGAATGAGAAGATGGCAGAATGGATTCGACCCTTCATGAACAACATCGAGTTCATCAAGGAGGTCAACCAGAAGGCGGGGAAAAACCGTGTCGCCGAGGAAAAGGTTGAGATGCTGCTCGACCTGAATGCTTGCAAGGATGTCATGGAGGTTCTTCCATTGACTTATATCCGTGGGTGCTCCATTTCGAATGCGTTTATCATTGTCGATGAGGCGCAGAACGCAACCCCTTCGGAGATGAAGACCATCATCACCCGTGTCGGAGAAGGGAGCAAGCTTGTCCTTCTCGGAGACATCAACCAGATTGACAACAGGTTCTTGTCGAAGGAATGCAACGGCCTGACCATGGCGATAAAGAAGTTCTGGGGCAATGACATTTACAGCCACGTCACGCTCAAGACCGTCGAGAGGAGCCGTCTGGCTGAACTTGCCACGAAAATACTGTTTTAGCTTGAAAAAGATTGAAAATGTGACATGTTATATGCAAAAGGGCGCAATTGGTGCGTCCATTCAACAAAGGAGATTGACACATGAAAATCGAGGAACTGAAAGACGGCGATATGGTCATGCAGTGCATTGAGACTGGGGAAAAGTCCTCCTATATCCCTTCCGTCAGGAGAAAGGTGTTCACGGTCGTGGTGGATTCCTATGGAGTCGTTCTTGATGACGGGGAGGGGTGCCAGTACTCGCCAAATTTCTCTAAAGGTCGCTGGTACCTGAGGAAGAAGCGTGACTGGACACCCGATGAGATGAGGGGTCTTGTGGGCAGGACTGTCACGGATGAATCCGGCACGTACTTGATTACAGGGTACAGAAACGCAGACGGGATTCTTGAGGCAGGCTCGAAGAGGATTGGACCTGGTGAAGTCGGTTCATTTTTTGGCGAAAAACACGACCTTGTAAAGATAGACTAAAGCAATTGCCCATGGACTGAAGTCACGTCATCGGCTATGCTGGTGGCGTGACTTTTTGTTTATTTTTGAGCGTATAATAAAATAAGTTTTCAATTACATTGTTCAATATGGAGATGGGACTTCAATGGACACTAGATTCATGATAGCCGAGGAATTGGCGAAGATAGCCGAGGAGATTGTCACTGCAGGCCGTCCCCGCATGACAAAGGAAGAATTCGTCCAGCGTGCGCAGGAGGTTCACGGGGATGCATATGACTATTCAAAGGTCGACATGGACAACCGTGATGACAAGGGACGTGTCTATATCATCTGCAAGAAGTGCGGTCAGGGATTCTGGCAACGTCCAGACAAGCATCTGGATGGAAACGGATGCATGAACTGCTATGTCAAGGAGAATGGAATCGAACCAGGTCAGTCGCTGGAAGAGAAGCAGGAAGATGACGGGCTTCAGATGAATTTCACCGAGCCTGCCCAGCCATCTGGGCAGAGTCAAGCGCAGGCTCCTGTTGCGCCAGCCCAGAATCAACAGCAGGCTCCAGCTCCTGCTTCGGAGTCCGAGTTCCAGCAGAGCCAGCCATTGGCTCAACCTGTTGTCAGGAGCGATGGATGAACAGGAATGCCGTCATAGCTAGGAAGATAGCGGGGATTGCAAGGAAGCTCGCCGCAGGGGTGGAGAACTCCGGTTCATAATACAAACCACACCATGCAAAGAGCCCACAAGATACGCATATATCCTACCAAGGAGCAGGAGGTCCAGCTGTATAAGACGGCTGGGACCGCCCGCTATGCGTACAATTGGGCTCTCGATCAGTGGAAAAGTCAGTATGATGCTTTCGACAAGGGTCTCTCCAAAGAGAAGCCTTCTGCAGTCAAGCTCTCGGCCAAGTGGACAAAGGAACGTCCTGAATGGGCGACGGAAGTCGCAAGGGATAGCCAAACCCGAGCCATCATGGACGTCGGCACGGCTTTCCAGAACCTCTGGAAAGGCAAGACGGCCTATCCTAAGTTCCACAAGAAGGGACGCAAGGATTCCTTCTATGTAGGCAATTCACATGCCTACATAGACGGCAACCGAATCTCCCTTCCGAGAATTGGCAAAGTCCGCCTAGCAGAACCTCTCCGCTATCAAGGCAAGATCATGTCCTACGTAGTCTCAACTTACGCTGGACAATGGTTTGTCTCGGTTCAGGTGGAGTTGACATCAGATGCCCGCCCCAGGTGCGAAGCACCTGACTCTTCGGTTGGCATTGATGTTGGTCTCTCCCACGTAGCGGTTGCTTCGGATGGCACAGTCCTTGACATGCCCAAGTCGCTCACGAGACTCGATGCACGTCTCAAGGTGCTTCAGCGCAAGCTTTCGAAGAAAGCGAAGCGCTCACGCAATCGAAGCAAAGCCTTGCGCAGAAAGCAGAAAGTACAGCGTAAAATAGACAACATCCGTAAGGATTCCGTTCACAAGTTCACCCACGCAATCACCAAGAACCACGGGATTGTCGTGACTGAAGACCTCAATCTAAAGGGAATGGTAGAGAAAGGGTCTAGATCCTTGAGACGTAGTCTCGCGCATTCCTTAATGGGAGAGGTCATTGGGCAAGTCTCCTACAAAGCACAACGACATGTCATGGTGGACAGGTTCTTCCCGTCCTCCAAGAGATGTTCTTGCTGCGGCTTCGTAAAGACAAACCTGGACTTAAGCGAACGGACATACAGATGCGAAGCATGTGGTCTTGTCATCGACAGGGACTACAACGCTTCGCTGAACCTTATGCAAGCAGGAGCGGTCAGCTCCGGTGTGCCTGTGGAGTCAGCGGGATCCCGTTGACGACGAAGCAGGAAGATTGTGTTCCGCAAGGAACTATCATGACAGACTATTCCATCGACTTTGACAAGGAGAAGCGCACGTTCACCGTTTATTTTATCCTCAAGGAAGATGCTGTCGAGTCCAAGGCGATGAGGAATGCGCAGTCGTGCAGATACGAGACAAAGATGGCGTTTTCTGGGGATGAACGGATAAGCGTCACGTACCTTGAGAACAACCAGAAAAGCTTCTCTTTCAACATTGTCGTCAACGAGGATGACAAGGTTGCTTCTGGCGAAGACGATGTGCAGTTTAGATTCGCAGATGACGGGGATGGGGAACCTGAAGGCACGAGCCAGCAGAAGGGGCATGGTTCCGAAAAGAAAAAGGATGATGCGGGCGATAAGGATTCGGAGCAGGATGAGGCAGATTCGGAGCTTTTCGAAGAGATAGAGGAAACGGTGTCCAGAATATGCGAAAAGCATAAATGGAGTGTCAAAAAATGAAAAAGGTCTGCAAGCTTTCAGAAACGGTGGATGGCAATGGGCGAGTGGAATGGATAAAGCCACTGGAACTGCACAAGGGATGCTTTGAGCATTGCCCCGACTATCTTCTTGAGGATGATTCGTTGTTCGATGAACTGGAGGCTCCAGAGGAGTGGTTTTCCGACAGGAGAATCGGGAAGTGGTCGGAATATCGAAACGGATTGACGAGAAAAGATTTAAGCGAGATGTACGAATGAGCATTATATCGCGAATAGCCAGCAGGATTGCAGGGGATTCTGCGCCAGTGCTTACGCTGGTTGTCGGTCTTCCTGGCTCTGGGAAGAGTACGTTCGCCAAGGGCGTTCCTAATGCGTCCCATTATGAGGCTGACATGTTCTTCGTCGACAAGGACGGCAACTACAATTTTGACAGGACTAGACTGAAGCAGGCTCACGAATGGTGTCAGAGAATGACCGCCAGGGATTTGATGAACGGGAAAAGTGTCGTCGTGTCAAACACTGGGCTTCAGATTTGGGAGCGTGAGACCTATTATAAGATCGCCCAGAGGTGTGGAGCCAAGATTCGAGTGAAGGTCATGACCGGCAACTATGGCAACATACACAATGTTCCAGAAGAGGCTCTCGAAATGATGAAAAGAAGATTTCAGCCCGTTGGTCGAGATGAAGTAATGAAATACGGAGTCGAACTGATATGAAGGCGCTCAAGGATTGTCTTAAATGGATTATGAAGAAGATTGGAGTGGCGTTGGGGCACGTTCTTGACTTCATGGTGAAGGTGATGGACAGGATAGTCGAGGATGACTGAGCGAAGGGCATGTCCTTGTCAAAAGAATATTCTGCTTATAATTTCACGATTGTTGTAGAATAGAGCAACGCTTTTCCCAATACGGAGATTTTGGATATGGATAAAACAGACATGGCAGTTAGGATTGCGAAGACTGTCGCAGTGGTTGCTGGAATCTGCTCTTCCGATGTGGACGATGAGTTTGATTCGAGGAGCTTTACGGATGGCTTTGCAGGAAAAATGAAGAAGAAGGTCGAGGAATGGGTTGACGGAATCCATGCAGGGGATGCGATTGTCAACGATGTTCGTGTTCCCTACATCTTTTTCCCAGACAAGTATTCAGGGGAGTTTACCGATGGGAACTATGTCGCCATGTTCAGCATTGAGTACAGTCCCAACTGCGAGAATGACGGTTTTCAGTTTGTCGTCTGCGCAGAGCTTACTACGAACGACATCGAGAACCCACAGAAGCTCTGGGATGACAAGTCGTGCTATACCATGCATCTGAAGAGCTTTTCAGGCGAGCGTGCCGTGCTGGACAAGCGCTCGAACGCATTCACGATAGGAAGCATTGGCGATGCATCTGTTTTGAGTCTGCTCAATGGAGATTGCGTCATCGACGAATATGGGGTCGATGCCGTTGGGGAAGATGTCAAAAAAGGCGACATGGATGTCGCAAAGGCGAACAAGGAATTCATGTCTGAAGAATTCGGGAAGATAGCCGACGGGATACGGAAGAAGATACTGGCATGGCTTGACAGCCACAAGGTCATAGGTGGACTGAGTTTTGACATGGGGACAACCGTCAACCAGCATGAGCATGACAAGATTGAAAACGTGCAGAAATAATCGGAGTCTTGCATGAACTGATGCCCATGCCCAGTGGTGTAGATTTAATTTCTAGGAGAATCTTAATATGAAAAATCACAACATAGATTTCCATGTCAGAGGAATACTTGTCAATCCACAGGAGCAGTGGGGTCGCATAAAGAAGGATGCGATGGGCAAGAGCCGTGTCGCATTCCGCAAGCTCGATGTTGACTGGAAGAAGTATAACACAAAAGACTATCTGTTTACGCATGACACTGCCTGTTGCTCGGTGGAGACGGAGGAGAACGGATACTGGATTACGCCACCGTGCTGGGAGCTTGTCAACGCCAACGGCAATGCCTGGACAACCCCCGTCCTGCTGGCAAGCTTCAAAACCTTCATTGGTGGCGATAACTACCTTGAGCACATTCAATGCCCTACTTTATCAAAAGGAAAGTTGCTTGATGCGATTGCAAGACCTGTCGTGTATCATTCTGAAAAGTATGGAGATGCACATATTTATTTTATAGACGTGCTGGTTGCTACTGAAAGAAAGCATGTTAATCTTATAGAAAGAATCGAATCGGGAAAGCTAAATACACTTTCCATGGGAACAATTTGTCAGCTGACCCAATGCTCAATTTGTGGTAAGATTATTGGTGATAATGATAAGAACTGCGAGCACATCGACAGGCATCTTGGTCAGATGGTAACATGTCAGGACGGAAAGGACAGAATCTGTTCTGAACTTTGTGGCGCATGCGATGAAAACGGCAATTACATTGAAGGTTCAAATTCCTTTATAGAACTATCGTGGGTTGAGCACCCTGCGTGGCATCTTGCTCAATTACAGGAATTTGTTGAGAACGATGAAATCAAGATGGCGAGGGAGCAGGAAAAGGACGAGCTTGCAAAATTGTTTGACGGGAATCTTTTCGAAAGGCTGAAGGTAGCTGATACCGATAGCAAGATAGCTTTGAAGATAACAAAGGAATTGGGAAAGATAGACAGGATTTCAGGGAAAATCATGGACAAGATTTGATTTTTCTTAAAGAAGCCATATTAGAATGAACAAGAAGCGTGCGAGGCTTCTTGATCATAAGAATTTTACAGCCCTTGTAAAGATGATGGTACTCGCACTGCCGTTGTTTTTTGCAAGGGCTTTTTTCTTACTATGATTAATGTTCCAGAAGACATCAAAAGAAGGATTGACGAGAGATATGCTCGTTGTCCGTTCAGTTCGATTGTTGTGTTCTTAAGAGAAAATCCAGATGTGGATGGATTCTTGCAAGAGATGTTAGACAACGAACCGTGGTTCGAAACAAAGAGGAAGGCTTTCTCCTGCATTGCAAGGAACATTTTCGAACCAGTCAAATGTGCAAATTGTGGAGCAGTCATATCCATTGAGAAGGCGATTGACGGAAAGAAGTATTGTTCGAACAAATGCTCTTGTTCCAGTCCCGACCGTCTTGAGAAGGTCAGACAGACATCCATTGCGAAGTTTGGTTGTGCGAATGCGATGCAAAGCAAGACCATACAGGACAAGTTGAGGAAGACGAATCAGGAGCGCTATGGTGTGGACAATGTGTTCAGTCTTGAGGAGAAGAAGGAAAAGATACGCCAGACGAATCTTAAAAGATATGGTTCCGAACTGTACGTCAAGTCTCAGGACTGGAAGGAAAAGACCGTCGCCACGAACCTTGAGAAATTCGGCGTTGAGTTCGTTGCGCAGAACGATGTGGTGAAATCGAAGATTCGTGAGACCAACCTTCAGAAATACGGTGGTGTCGCTCCTGCGTGTTCAGACGAGGTGGTGCAGAAGATGAGGCGCACGAACATTGACAGGTATGGTTCTGAATGCTCATTGTCAAACGATGCAGTATCTGCAAAGAGAGAAAAGACGTGGAGCGAAAGATATGGTGGCCACCCGCTTTCCAACAATGACATAATCCTTGAAAGAAAGGCAACCAATCTTGAAAAATACGGCAGCGAGTCATATGTGACCTCGCCCGTATACTTCGCCCCCTTGTATGAAAGATGGAAACAGCGTTTCGCAGGCAAGGTCGAGCCACTTTTCACTGCCGAGGAGTTCCATGGCGTGAATTGTGGCGAGGAATATTCATGGAGATGTTGCAAGTGTGGAACTGAATTCAGGACTCACATCCATACCACCGACATCGATTTGGATGAACGCATGTTGCCTCGGTGCCCTGTATGCCATCCACTTGAAAGTGGGGTTTCCAACGGGGAGCACGAACTGTTCGAGTTCATAAAGTCGGTCTATAATGGGGAGCTGGTTGTTCGAGACAGAAGGGCTATTCATCCACAGGAGCTGGACATCTACATTCCAGACAAGAAGGTTGCCATCGAGTTCGACGGACTTTACTGGCATAGCGAGGAGAATGGCAAGGATTCTGGATATCATCTGAACAAGACTGTAGAATGTGAAAAGAATGGAATCAGGCTTGTACATGTCTTCGAGGATGAGTGGAGATTCCAGAGACCGATAGTCGAGGACAGGCTGAAAAGCATTCTCGGCGTCGGTCAGAAGAGCATATTCGCAAGGAAGTGCGTTGTGAAGGCAATAGGCGCAAAAGAATCGAACGAGTTTCTTGAGCATAACCACATTCAGGGCGCAGACGGTGCTCCGATAAGATATGGGCTTTTCCACAATGATGAACTTGTGGCAGTGATGACGTTCGGCAAACCGAGGTTCAGCAGAGGATATGACTATGAGCTGATTCGGTTTGCCTCGAAGCTTGGAACCCATGTAGTCGGAGGGGCGTCGAAGTTGCTCGCTTGTTTTAGCAGACTAAATTCTGGAAGCATCGTGAGCTATGCCGACAGGCGTTATTCCGACGGGAATCTCTACAGGAAACTAGGATTCAGGTTGAAGAACATGTCGCAACCGAACTACTGGTACGTCAAGAATTATGATAAATTGTCGAGATATGCCTGCCAGAAGCACAAGTTGCCTGCGTTGCTCGGAGACGGCTTCAATCCAGAGTGGAGCGAATCCGAGAACATGGCTCAGAACGGCTGGAACAGGATATATGATTGCGGCAATTTTGTTTTTGTGAAAGATTAAAAGTATAATAAATTCTGGTCGTAGAGATAGTAGGAGTATCATCGCAATTTTCCATAAGGAGAGAAAAATGAAAAACTCAATGATACTGGACAGCGATATGCCAGTGGTGCTTGGGAACTGCATCAGGGTGGAGAACGTGGAGAAAAGAAACGGGGTCGCACCGTTGGATGACGAAGGCGTGTTTGTGTGCGTGCAGGTGGAGAATGAGACTGGAAAGGATGAGTACTGCATTCTTCTTACGCAGGCAGAGTTCGACAGGCTTCCACGCATTGAAGGAATGGATGGGAGCCAGATGATTGCTGGTCGCATCTACACGAAGTTCATTAGAGACAAGAACTACTATCTTGTCAAGATGAAGGGATATGACGGCATCGGGTTTGTCGGGATGTTCGAGATAGGGTTCTGGGCAGATTGCTTCAAGAGGGCGATTACGCATCCAATGTCCTGCACGAAGAAGGGGTTGATAACCGACATTCTCGACTAGTTGGATTGATGGAGCATAAGTACTATGGACAGGGCAATTGGAGTCGTTCGAGTGCCAGCAGTTGGCGTAATGCTGATGTCGACGGAATGGAGAAGGGTTTTTTCATATCCAGAGCCTTCAAGGTCTGATTGGGGAGGCATTATTGAACTTAAAGGCTCCGTCCCATTGGCCTGCATGGGGAATGAAGGCAGGTCGCATGCGTCTGCAATGAGTTCCATGCATCGTGGTCAGGCTGATATTGTCGTAGGGACAAGCCATTGTCTCAAGCTCGCAAGGTCATTGTCGTTCATGGGTTTTCTCAGGGAAAGGATGATGGGCGAGTCGACAGCATATGCCCAGGCTGGAATGCGCCATCTGGTTCTCGACTTCAGCATGGATGGCTTGATTGACGAGCCTGCCATATACTGGATTGCCCGTGTTCTGGCAGATGAATTCAGGAACGCATGTGGCGATGACATCAAGGTTGGAATCAGGATGGACAATGATGAATGGTCTGCAGACATTGGAAGCAGATTGGGATATGATGGGATATTCTGCGCTGGGACATGCTGTGCATCCAGTGTTTACAGGATAAGGAACAGACTCACTGACGGGACTGGAAAGAAGAAGCCTGCCGTGTTTTCATGTGGATGTGCAGGCAATGAATATGGCATCGAGTCCATGTTGCTTGATGCGCCAGAGGGAATCTATGTAAAGGGAAACGATGAGAACGGGTTTGATGCCATTGGGGGCGTGCTCAGCATGCTGGACGATAAGTTTGGAGTAAGGGTCATGCTGGCTGGGGATTATCTCGATGAAGTCGTCCGTGGCGGGATGTACTATGGCATGAAATCGTTTGGAGCAAGGGATTATCTTGTTGTTGATGCATCTGTCAGGATGAACGGATGCATAAAATTCTCGATTGACAATGAAAGGCTTTTGAAGGCATGTGATGAAATAGGCAAATTTGAGTGATTGCTCTTGAAAAATACGAAAAAAGGTTCAAATTAATGGCGTCGGCAACGGAGTTCGAACTTTTAGCAATGAAATCATAAAACAAAGAGGTTGGTGGAAAATGCCTAGAAGGAAAAAGAGCGAATGTGAAGAGAAGTCAACTGTAATCAAGATTAGGGACGACTTCGACTGGGGTCGAATCCTATATGACGCCTGCCACGTGTTCAACCGCAGGATGGCAGAATACCTTGTCGAGTACGCAAGGCGTTATGATGAAGGCGAGGTTGTTGTCAAGAACGCCAATGAGGAAATAAGCGCACTGGTCGAGAAAAGGAACAGGCTCATTGGGGAAAGGAAGGTCCTGCATGATGCGTTAAGGAACGCTTCTGCCAGCAAGGTGAACGCATATCGAAAATACGCCAAGGCCCTTCCGATAGGGGAGGTCGTGGCGAACTTCCGCAAGAGCGTCCTTTCTGGAGAGACGAGTGGAGAGAGCATTGACAGGTACAAGGAGCTTATGAACGGAAGAAGCGAATTGAACAGCGCATATCATTCATGCCTCATCGGAGAAAAGAAGGCAATGGAGAATGAGCGGAGGCATATTGATGCAAACCTGTTTGCCACCCGTTCGCTCAGCCACAAGATAAACAGCATCGCCAAGATGGTTGACAAGCACAAGGTGCCACTTGGTCATCCGATGACAGATGATGTCGATTCCATTTACGGTCTTCTCATGTCCGAAGCCCAGAACGAACGGCTCATGGCGGTGTGCCTGAACATTCTCAACACGTATTCGGAAAAGGAGTTCAGCACAATGATGAATGTGCTTGAACGGGAGCGAATTGCAGAGAAGATATTCGAGTTCTTTTCGAAGTTCGAGCACAACTATGATTTCATTTCTGGATGCTATGACCTTGACGAGACCACTGGTTGCCTGAAAATGAAGCCGTTGGACGTGCTTGCCAACAAGATATACAACGGATATTACTTTACGATAAGGGGATATGTGCAACGCTCGTACGCAGGAATCCGATTCGAGAAGTACAATGTGGAGAGCGCAGATGCCAACTGGGAGACCGAAACCGACAACGGGAACCATAGCATTGACAGGAAGGTTTCCAGCGAGTCTGAAATGGAGCATGGGGGAGCGCCTGCGAACCACGAGCCCGAATCGCTTGACGAAGGGATGGTTGACATCTGGACTGATTGCAACAATTATCTTTCAGACAGCATTCCGTCAATGTCTCAGGAAATATCGGACGAATTGTCCCGTAGATTCCCGAGAAATCCATATTATAGCAACAATTCCCTTTTCAAGAGGATGTCGGATGTAATGGCTTCTGTAATGAACAAGGTGAACGGAGAGCTTGTCTCTGGCAACGTCGTCGGCAACAAGCTCAAGCACATTGTCCTCGACTCAATGGGAGGGGCAGAGACGAACGAGGAGTGGCGTCAGAACGTTGTAGTCATCACCAATACTCTGATGAAATATATCAAGAAGTTCTTTGTGATGGAGAACATGCGCCATGTTGATGAAAACGGCGAATATGTCTTTGGAGGAGTCGAGGATGACCGATGAGGAGAAGGAGATAGTGCTGTTGCTCAATGACGTATATGAGAAGTATTCGTCGCTTCAGCAACAGCATCATAGCGACATGGATGAATTCGTGAATGCATTGCACATTCTTCAGCATCTTGTGATGATAAGGGGAATCAGAAGGAGATATCCAGACATGTTTCCAATGAATCTTCAGGCGAATGTGACAATAGACAACATCAATGACATGAGTCCGATAGAGGAGGCGATTTCAAAGACTATCGGCAATGCTCTTAACAACAACAGGTGATTAATATGAAAGCTGGGGAAATTTTGATAAAAATGATGGGCAGGAAGCCAGACCTTGACGAGAAGTCAGTTCATGACAGAATACTTGACCTTGAGAGCCGTTCTCTTTGGATAGACTTGGAACTTGGGTCGAAGGAGAACCAATCTCTCGAAACTTGCGCCTATTCCAAGGACATGCTGGAATCTCTTGAAGATGAGAGGAATCTTCTTTTGCTTCTCGCCAACGTAATGTATCGTCGGGAGAAACTGCTGAAGGAACGTAAATAAGGGCATGTGATATGGGCAATGAGATTATGGAGATATGCCGTGGTGCATCCGCATGCACTCGTTCTGGAGAGTACAGAAACGAGAAGCTTCCAGTTGACATGCTTGAGAAGGCATATGCGAACACCGTGGACAGGCTTTTGGGCGTTGTCAAGGTAAAGGAGTAATTGGAGATGGAAATTTTTGGAATGGACGACAGTGAACTGGAAAAGATGATTGCGACTCATCCTCTGACGGTATTCTCCAAGCTGGTTGCAGACAGCCCCGGTAACAAGGTTTATCAGCAATGCCTTGACAGCGAGGTGCACAATGTGGCAGAATCTCTTTCCGAATGCGTGGTTGCCGAGCAACTTGAAATGATAGAACGTATTCTGAGCTGTATTCCAGATGGAGTTGTAAAGACCGATGACAAGGAGTTTAACGATATGCTGATGAATGCGGCTATAATCAGACGGGTAATAGCCGAAGTCAGGCGCATAAAAGGATGGTGATTTTTCTCCTATTTTCCGTATAATGATAGGTGCGTGGAGTTTCAACTATACGGAACAGAAAAATGATGAGTGAAGACAAGATAGCCAAAATGGTTGCAAGGATCGCAGAGGACAATACGACTGCGACAAGGGACAATGTCAGATATGAACGATGGTCTGGCGTCATTGACTACAACGGAACGAAGGGCGCCGTGAAGGAGGCCACGTTCGCCCTTGTCAATGGTGGCATCAGCTGGGAGGATGGGACTTGGCTTTCTGGCACGTGGAACGGTGGCACTTGGAATTCAGGAATCTGGGAGGATGGGACTTGGAACAAGGGCATCTGGTCATACGGCATATGGAAGGATGGCACTTGGAAAAAGGGCACTTGGAAAATAGGGAGCTGGTATGACGGCACCTGGGAGAACGGAGTGTGGGAATATGGCTTCTGGAACGATGGAAAATGGCTTTACGGCGATTGGAAGTCGGGTGCGTGGAACGGTGGCACTTGGAAGGGAGGCATCCATCGCAATGGCGAATGGTATGGTGGCCGCTTCGACTGGGACGAGGAGAAGGCACGGCAGTCTGTCTGGGAGAATGGAATCTGGTTTGACGGAATATGGACGAACGGCGATTGGCGCATGGGTCAGGACGAAAACAGACGGCAACGCACGGATTCTCCTGACAAGTGGAGTGGAAAAAATGAGAAAGGAAAAATGTGAAAACGCAAAATCAAGCCATATTTAAGCGTTGAACAAAATTTTCTGCCACGTGCAAAAGGTAGCACAACGGCAAAAGAACCGAGCCGAAGATTCCACAAAGGAGTGGGGTCGGGATTTACGCTCAAGCAAAAAACAAAGAAAAGGACAAAGAAAATGAGCAACAAAGAAGACTTCCTCGGAAGACATGGACAGGATGCACTCAGGAGCGATGCAGCGCTGAACGGAAACAATGGTGGCGGTGTGAATTTCGCCAAGGAGAACATCTGGTTCGACTGGGGCAACAAGAATGAGCGTATCATCCGTCTTGTCGGCGACTTCAAGGCCATTCGCTCCCATTGGATTGGCGAAAGCAAGTTCGGTCAGGATGTCGCAATCCTCAATCCAAGCGCATTCAAGGGCGAAAACAAGATTCCAATGCAGGTGGCATGTGGGAACTGGCAGGTTGAAACAGAGACTGAAGACCCAGATGGCGATGCCTGCCCGATTTGCCGTCTTGGACGCAACGCAGATGCATTCCTGAAGAAGTACGGGAAGGAGCTTGTCGAGGCTGACAAGAACCTCTTCAAGGCCATCCGTCGCAAATGCGCAGTCAAATGCAACTATCTGTTCAAGGTGATTGACCGTGAGAATCCTTATCTTGATGATGAGAAGACCAAGAAGGGCTACAAGATTCTTCGTGCGAATAAAAAGCTTCTGAAGGCCATCCTTGCGCTGTCAGACCAGATGAAGGGCATCGGAATCTCCTCGATTGACGAGGGCATCGACATTGCCATCAAGAAGGTCGTTTCCGATACAGCAAGGACGGATGTCACGTATACTGCGCTTGCTGTCATGGACGGCATGAAGGTCAAGCAGACCCCCCTCACCGATGAGGAGAAGGAATATCGTGACCTTGACCTTGCCAAGTTCGCAGGGAAACCCGTCGACAAAGACCGTTTCGAGGAAGAGCTTATCGAAGACAACAATGTCAAGTCCCTTTACGAGAATGCAGACATGGATGACAATGGAGATGCTCCGTTTTAATCTCCGTGGCTGAGCAATCGCGCCCGTGCAGGAGCTTTTCTGCACGGGCAACATTTTCTTGAAACGTAAAGGAGATTTTGACAATGGCGAAGAAACTTGATGAATTGTTGAAAAAGAATTCAGACCCGAAAACTGCGAAAATGGCTAAGCTTGCAGAGGCATGCGCTAAACTGCAAGCTAAATTCGGCAAGGAGAATGTTAATTATCTTGGAAACAAGAAGGCAGAGAAGACTCCACGCATTCCGTCTGGAAGCATGGCTATAGACAGAGTTACTGGTGGTGGCTATCCCCTTGGAAGGATAATTGAAATTTCAGGCGGTCCGTCTGCTGGAAAGACCACGGCTTGCTATCATGCGATTGCCGAAGCGCAGAAAATGTACCCTGATGATTTTTGTGGTTTCATTGACAGTGAATACAGTGCAGACTGGTCTTATGCAGAAAGCCTTGGCGTCGACACGGAAAGTGTTATGATTTCACAGCCAGACGACGGGCACGATGCATTTGGCATTCTTCAGGGAATGATTGAAGCGGGAGCTCGTCTTGTTGTTGTTGACTCTGTTGCAGCCATGCTTCCAAAGGAGGAGGCAGAGGAAGATGACTATGCTCATCAGGGAATGGCTCTTCAGGCTAGAATGATGTCGAAGGGATTGAGAAAACTGACGTCAATTGCAGGAAAGCATCAATGTGTCGTGATTTTCACGAATCAGTTGCGTGACAATGTTGGAGTGCTCTGGGGGGAAAAAACGCAAACAACTGGTGGTAAGGCACTTCAGTACTATAGTTCCATTCGTCTTAAGTTCACGAGAGTTGGAAAAGTTGAGGAAAAGGACGGAGACGAGAAGATTGCCACTGCCATCGAGACAAAAGTCGAATCCGTCAAAAACAAGACCTATCGTCCATATTTGAGGGATAAGTTCACGGTCGTGTTTGGAAAGGGAATCGACAATGACGCTGGAATCATTGAAACAGCCATTTCTGAAGGTGTCATCAAGAAGAAAGGAGGATGGTATTCCATAGACGGGTCGAATGTGGCTCAGGGGCTTCCTGCATTGAAGGAATATCTTGACACAAATCCTTCTGTCTATGAGCGTATTAAGAAGGAGACTCTTGAAGCCATCAAGCCTGACGAAGACGAGTTGATGGATTCTGGAGCCAATGACGCAGACTCCATGACCGATGATGAAATCGCCGAAAAGGTTATGAATGACAACACAGAGGTGGGAGAAGTATAATCGTAAAAAGTCATGTGGTATAATAACGCATATACTCATATGACAGGTGAGTAATAAATCAAGTTTGGGTTGAAACCCAGTTGGGCAGTTGATGTGGATGCTGTCATCATCCATGTCGATTGCCCTTCTTTTTTAGGAGCGATTGTTATGACAGGACAAGAGCGTGAATTGATTAAAAATGCATTGAAGGACTGGTCGCAGTTCAAATTGAAGGAACAATCTATTTCAAAAGAGCATCCAGAGCTCATTCCGATTCTTCGGAAGGAACTGAATGAAATACCTGAATATGAATCAATTGGATGCCTTGCAAAAAGCATTGTGTTTGATATTCAATTAAAACGTTGCAAGAATTGTGGAAAGTTGATGACATATCATAATAGCGTAAATAAAAAACCACTTATAGAATATTGCTCGTTGCACTGTGCACACAGTTCAGAAGAATTGAAAAAGAAGAAAGCGGAAACGACAAAAAAGCACTATGGTGTTGAGCATCCATTGCAGAATAAGGAATTGTCTAAAAAGTTTATAAACACAATACATGAACGGTTTGGTGAATGCCCACAATTGTCGGATGAAATAAAAAGTAAAATCAACGCACGTGAATTATTTTTGGACTCATCAGAGAAAAAGATTTTCAAGGAACCAATGCAGAATGCATATTTTGGGAATTTTCGGAGACAAATATGATTCATCGCTGGATGTTGAAGAAAACATGTCTTTTGCAGGTTGGAAAAAGATTTATGACTGTGGATTTGATGTTTTTGAGGCATGAAGAAAATCGAACTGTTGTAGATTTTGGTAGATTTTAAGTTATGGAGGAAAATGAAAGACGATGATTTTCAGAAAAAGGCTTTCGAGCTGTGGATGGCAGTGACAATGTTCATGTCGACTTATGCTGGCGAGAGCAACAACATTGTGAAGAAAGTGTCTTCAATGCTTCCATATGCCACCGATTTGCAGAATTTCTGGTCGGCATATCAGTCTGCGCAGTCGAACAGCCTTATACGCAACCTTCACACGAAGATACGGGCTCGAGTGAGGTTGATGAGGGACTTGCTTGAGCAGTCGATTGCCTCTTGTGGCGACAATCAGAAGTTGCTTGACAAGTATTCGGAGAACCAGAACTACATCGAGCGCAAGCTGAATGACCTGTATTCCATGATTCCGAAGGAGCCACGCAAGGTGAAGGAACCAGAACAACTTTTGCTTGATTTCATTGACGATGCTGGTAATGCTGGCGATGGCAATCACAATGAACAGCAATACAATGAATCGGATGACTGCCTTCAGAAGAAGTCCGAGAATTTTCTCAAGCGCCTGAATGAACTTCGAGTGTCCGTGAACGGGTTCATTTCATCGTATCAAGGAATGAATGACAGTGTCATTGATTACGTTTCTGACATGAATTGCTCCATAAGGATAATGGATGGTCTTTGGAGAAGATACATGAGGGAGCAAGGCGATGCGTCCATTCTTGACGTCCTGAATGACTCGATGAGGAAGTGCATTGGGTCGTTGAGGAGCCAGTGCGAGATGTCTGTGCTTGTCAGGGATTCGTGCAGGTGCTCTGGCAAGTACTTGCATAATCATGAATACGTCTTGAAGAAGCTTGACAATTTCATCAAGTCTTTTCCCGATGACGCAAGAAGGTTGAAACGCACATGAGGATTTTTCTTCTCAATGAAGATGAAGACGCTTGAAAATTCCAAAACTTGTGCCATATTATAAACGTCGACGTTAAAAGCGTGGATTGCTCTTTACAAATTGTAATTTCATTCTGAAGCCACCCACACATAACTGCCATGGAGTCGCTCTTGATGGAGCTGGACGGATGCAGAACGTGCAAACTGGGTTTGCGGTGAATCCTAGGAAGTAGTCGCACGGTGAAGGTCACACACTAGGGTACAAGTGACTCGGCCATGTTCCCGCAGAGGACAATAAGAGGCATGGCTTAAAATAGAGGCGTCTAACATTCGCCTATCCTGCGTCCCTCCCAGTGGTGGAATTGGCAGACACGGCGTGCTGGTCACGTTGCCCGAAAGGGCGTGCGGGTTCAAGTCCCGTCTGGAGCAAATTAATAAACAATTTTAGGATGATTTATATGAAATTGCTTGAAAATAGCAAAACATGCATCATATTATATATGCACAGAATTAATAAGGTGGGTTGTCTGAGTGGTCTAAAGTGGATGTCTTGAAAACATCTAGTCAGAAATGGCTCGCAGGTTCGAATCCTGCACCCACCGCCAATTTGAAGAGCGATGCTCTCCACCATTTTTAGAGGGATGTCAGAGTGGTCGATTGTGCAGCACTCGAAATGCTGTATGTGTGAAAGCGCATCCTGGGTTCGAACCCCAGTCCCTCTGCCACTTTTATTTAATTAAATAAAGCAAAAGCCACTGCTCATGCGGTGGCTTTTTTTGTTGCCACAATGCCATATTATCATGTAATCAAGGAAACTGTTTTCCAAGGAGCGTAAATGGCCATAAAATTTACAGCAAATGTCACCAGCCGTGTGTCGACGGTAAATCTTGAGCGTCAGTTGCTTCATGCCCTTTTGTCCGACAAGCTTAATCTTCAGAGGACGATTGGGAAGCACAGGAGCGATTTTTTCACCAACAGCAGCAGGCTCTTCATCTACGAGTGCATATGCATGACGTTCTCTGAAAAGAGGGCTACGTTGCAGAAGGAGCAGTTCGAGTTCGAGATACAGAAGCGGTACGATTCCGTCAAGGACAAGGCTAGGATTGATGATTTTCTGTCCGAATTCGACCTGATAAGAAGCACCCAGATGACTGCAGAGATGGACACGATTCTTCAGAATCTTGAAGAGGTTCAGCTTGCGAATGGGACGGAGGCACTGATACGTGAGGCTTATTCCAAGCTTGAGTCAGGGAACTATGTCGAAGCAGCGAACATATTGAAGCGCAAGTCCATAGACCTTGGTGAAACGCAGAAGGAGAACAGGATATACAATCTCCACAATGACAGCGACGACTGGTTCGAGGAGGTCAGGAGGCGCAAGGAGCATCCCGAGATATATGCTGGAATTCCGACTGGATTCAGGGAGTTCGATGAAAGGACTGGTGGGCTGTTTCCTGCGGAACTGACTGTCGTTTTCGGCCTGTCGGGAAAAGGGAAGTCGACCTTGATGAAGGCGATGGCCTGCAACATCAGGAAGACGGGAAGGAATGTCCTGCATTGTGGGAATGAGGAGAATGAGTTCCAGATGCGCTCGAAGTACATGTCGGCAGATTCTGGAACGCTCTATACTCCGTTCAAGCGGGGCTCCTATTCCGACGACGACTTCAATGCGTTGAAGAAGTATTCGGAGCACGAGAGGAACGCACAGGGTGCAATATACATCTACGAGTTCCCCCAGCAGACGGATGCGACGTGGATAGAGCGTGCATATCATCAGCTTGAGATGCAGGGCATCCACATTGATGTCATTGTGGTTGACTATCTCGACTTGATGAAGCCATGCGAAAAGGCGTATTCGGAAAATGATGAGGGTGGTAAAGTGACGTCGGACTTGAAGCAGATAGCAATCAACTGCAACTGCCCTGTCATCACGGCGACGCAGGCTGGAATCCAGTCCGAGAAGCAGGAGAAGAAGGACAATCCGTTCCTGAACCAGTCCGATGTGTTCGGGACGAAGCGCAAGGTGCATTCTGCGAACTGCCTCATAGGAATTGTGAACCAGACTGCCACTGCGCAGGCTGAAGAGCTTTCCGTTGAGCAAAGAAGGCTTCATCATCTTGTGCTGTGCGTTCCGAAGAACCGTGATGGCGCAGTTTTCACATTCCGTCAGGTCATGGACACGAAAACTGGTCAGTTCATGGAGGATGACAGAAAATCCCCTGACGAATGGTATTTTCAAGAGATGGCGAAGCAGGCACTCAGAATGTGCGACGATACGCAACCAGGCAAGATGATTCAGCATATCGACATCGAGAGCAGCATGGAAGCGAGAAACAAGAACGTGAACCTTGGAATGGATGAGGTCAGGGCAAGTCTTGAACAGCGGCATGAACCCTCATCAAAATCTGAGCCTGTCGTGGTGGATGTTGAAGCAGATTCTTTCATCAACGAGGATGAGATACAGCCGTCGTCAGGAAGTTCAACCCATGACGAAGAACCACAGGATTCCGTCAATCCAGATGAATTCCTCAGCGAAGCCCCGCTCGATGACGGTGGAGAAACGCATGATGAAAACAAGGATTCTGCTGATGGACTCGATGCAGTCAAAAACGATTCGAACGATGATGGCAATGAAAGCCCAAGGAAGCAGACAATAGAGGAATTCAGAGCCAGCATTGATGACGAGGCACTGTTTCCGTTTGATAATTCCACGCCAGAAGAGCGTCGAAGCAACAACCTCGATGGACGCAATGGGATTGCTACGTCAGACGACATAGCGCACAAGCAGACTGCCGATTCGATTTTCCGTAGGATGAAGAAAAGCAACATGAAAAATGGCTAGTTTCGAGGAACATCTTAAAAGGGCAGTGTCGGAGATATCCGGCATCGAGCTGACAGACGAAGTCAAGAGAACGGTCATGGCGTCGTGCGATGTCAGGGGAATACTTGAGTCGTGGGGGGTTCAACCGATTCTCGTCCATGGAAAGGAATGGAGGGGATATTGTCCAGACCATGTCATCCACGACGGTCATCCACAGCATCTTCCAAAATGGTTCATGAATGCCGAGACTGGGGACTGCATTTGCTTCACGTCGGGAAAGTCTTCAAATTTCATCTATGTTGCGAAGAGGCTTTACCGTCTTCGCACTGTCGAGGAGACGATAGGGAAGCTCATGAATGGAGAGGCGCTGGTTCTTCCGAAGCCAGAGTTCATTGTGGATGAGAATGCCGAACTTGGCAGGGAGAAGCTGGAGGAGAAGAGAATCGAAAGCCTTCGCAAGGGAATCGACATGATGAAAAAACTGCTTTCAAAAGGCCATTTAAGCGACAGATGCCTTGAGTATTTTGCCAACGATGGAATTACCAAGGATACGCTTGACTTTCTTGGGGTGTGCTCGATGGAATCCGGCTATTTTGAAGGCAGGGCGATGATACCGTTCCTTGACGAGAACCATGAGATATGCGGATACGTGGCAGTCAACTACATGGGGGAGGAATGGTGGGTGAGAAAGACATATGACAAGATGCATAGGCTTGATTCATCGGTGACGGAGGATTCTGTAAGAAAGGGGTACAGGAAGACGCTCTATTGTCCAGGATTCCAGTCGAGGAACCATCTTTATGGCCAGTACGAGGTCTTGAATGGAGGCAGGGATCTTGACAGGCTTGTCGTCGTCGAAGGGGAGAGGGATGCGATGAAGCTCCTGCAGGAAGGAATCGACTGCGTTTCCATTCATGGAACCTCCCTGAAGCCAGAGCAGAGGACAATGTTGAAGACCATGAATCCAAGGGAGCTTCTTCTTGGGTTCGACATGGATGCAGCAGGATGCATAGCCACCGACAAGGCGGTGAACGCCCTGTTTGGGGAGATAGAGAACATAGATGTCATGAATTTTCCAGATGGAAAAGACCCGAAAAAATTCAACAGGGAGCAGTTGCTTGCCATAATCGAAGATGCCATGAACGCAGGCAATGCAAACTATGATTACAGAATGGAACTCGTCGAGAAGTCAAGAATGAAGGAGGGAAGATAGCACTATGATTGACATGGAAAAATTCAGGAGCAGATATGGCAAGATACGCTATCTGGATGCCATAGCATGCCGCCACCCCGTTCCGAAGTTCGGGAAGGCCGACATAAACAGGTCGCTGATGATAAAGTTCAAGTACGGGAATCTCACGCCAAGCGAGGAGATGCAGTTCCACGAATCCATCAAGAGGATGATATACAAGGTCATGCATAGCAACAATGTCATGATGGACTGGGATGATGTGTATCAAGAGATATGGAAAAAGATATGCAAGTCACGCCACACCTGGAAGGAATGGAAGGGTACGATGGTTTCGACATGGATAACCATTGTCGCCAATTCGGTCATCAACACTCTTCGGCAGACGACGAACAGGTATAATTCCAGATTTTTCCTATACGACGATTTAATACAGTCAAAAGATGACGGAAGACCGGGCAATGAGAATAAATGCGACGTCGTTGCGTTCGAGAACAACGAGGAGATGATGACCGACATCTCAATGAAAAGGATGCTGTGGAACGAGCAGTATGCGGAGTTTGTCGACAAGCTGGACAGCGCAGAGAAAATGGTGTTCGACATAATCATGTCAATGCAGGATGGCATACTGGACGCATTAGACAACAAGAGGAAGATACCTTACAAGGAGCTGAAGGATAAATCAGGATACGATGAGGCTACGTTCGCAGTGATAATTTATGGCATTAAGAGAAAATACTGCGAGACATTCAATATTGATTTTCTGGAATACAACGATGACAAGCCAGAAGGGGATGGCTCCGACACCGAGTTCCTGTTTTAAATCCCGTTTTGGGGCTGGTATAATTAACTATAATTTTAATAGGAGACAATGTACAATGCCAGCGCCAAAAACGATATTCATACCCCATTCCTGTTTCGGATACTACGATGAAAAATTCGAGGAGTGCTCGAAGAAGTGCAAACTGCATGAAGAATGCAAAAACGCCACTGAAAGCGATGAGTGCGACGAAGTGCGAAAAATCTACAAGTACAAGAAGAGCCAGATAGATGAGCTTGTGAAAAAATTCAAATCAAAATAACGGAGAATGGGCATCTGGAAAATATCCGCTCGGTTCTTTTCTCGGAACCGCATCCGTTGCCCAGAGTTTCTTCGATGAGATGAAGCCCGCAACATGCTTGACTATGCAATACGAAACCCCATGCGAATATCCCTACTGCGACTTCGACTTCGACGAGTGGAATCCAGTCCAGCTGAAATGCGTCCCGTTCTTCACCGAGGACTGCAATCTCGTCGTATCGGCTTCGACTGCTTCTGGCAAGACGGTGATAGCAGAGGCCATCATGGGCTACGAGCTTGCGAGGACGCAGACAAGTAAAGCCGTCTATGTCTCCCCGTTGAAGGCGATAGGGAACGAGAAGCATAGTGGCTGGAGAATGCATCCGACGTTCAGGGAATATCCGATTGTCATTGTGTCGTCAGAGAATGATGTGACGCAAGGGGACTTCGAGAATTCAAGGCTCATCGTCAGCACCGTCGAGTCAATGAACCTCCGTTGCAGGGCAAGGGACAGGTGGATAAAGGACATCTCCGTTCTTGTGTTCGATGAGGCGCACCTCCTGATGGATGAATCGAGGGGTTCTGGAAGCGAATCGCTCATCATGAACGTGACGATGCTCAACCCCAAGTGCCGTGTGGTGTGCCTTTCAGGAACGATGTCAAACTACATCGAGATAGCTAGGTGGCTGAAGGCGTGCAACCAAAAGACGACAAGATATGTCAATTCTGACTGGAGACCGACGGAGCTTGTGAAGTCCGTGGAGATGGCAGAGGATTTTGACGAGCAGAGCAGGTTCATTCTTCAGGAAGCAAGAAAAATGGTGGATGAAGACAGGAAAATGCTTGTGTTCGTACATTCGAAGGCGGTCGGGGAGAAGCTATGTAAATTCCTTAGAGACTACAGCGTGTCATGCGCCTTCTACCATTCTGGCGTGGTGCCGAAGGCAAGGGAAGCCATGATAGCAGATTTCAGGAATGAATATTCTGGCCTTCACGTGCTTGTATGCACTTCTTCGCTGGGGATGGGCGTTACCTTGTGAAAATCGACTTGAAATTTTGAAAAGAGACTGCACATTATATGCATGAGGAATCGGTAAAGAATGAAAAGCTGGACGGAAGCGTCAAGCGAGGAAGCGACAAGCCACGCAAAAAGCGACACTGTCCATTTTGTGGCAACGAAATGCGTTCAAGGGTCATCGGCTCGTACGCCTTTTGCGACAAGTGCCATAGGCGAATGCCATGGATAATAGTGAGTGCTGATGACAAGCCGATAAAGCCGTTATGAGATTCATCACTTATGTTCCATGCGAGAAGGCCAAGGTCGAATTCGAGGTGAAGTCCAAGATAAGAACCAACGTCAGGGGGCATTACACTTACATGTTGCAGGGGATTACCGACAATGGGAACGTGGCGAATGCGCTCGTGAACAAGTCGCAATGGGATGAGTTTGACGTTCCAGTTGAGGAGAAGACCATTGACAAGAAAATAGACAGGAAGAAAAAGAGGATAAAGGCAATGCAACCTGTCGTAGGAAGAAAAACGCCTGTTCCGAAGTCGAAGAGAAGGGCGTACAACGAGGAGATAGAAAAATGGCTCGCAGAGCACTATGACATAGACATCGACGACATCAGGGTGGAATGACATTTTTTTCATGGCTTGGTATTCTCCAGGTCGTTTTTAATGGGAAGACAACAAAAATGCACGGTCACAAGAAAAAGAAGTCCGAATGGGACAAGAAGAGAATCAAGAATGGCATGCGCAACAACTGGGATATGGATGATGATTCCGACATGCCCCGTACTAATCAGAAAAAGAAGCGCAGGTTCCGTTTTGAAGAAGAGGATTATCTCGAAGAAGAGGATGGTTTTGAAGAAGATTTTCAGGAAGATGACAATGAATAGAAATGATTGACGAGGTTGTTGTATGTGGCGTCAGACGGGCAAGGGAGCTTGTCGACGCTGGAGAAATCAAGCAGGCCATCGGAAGGGCTGGCAGAAGCTACACGAAGGCGGGGAAGGCCGTTGTGCTGTGCCCTTCATCCGATGCTTCATATGCAGAAAAGTGCCTGAATGAGGGCACTCCTCCCATAAAGTCCGAGATGACCACGGTCGAGGAGGTCTCGTTCCATGTCCTTCCATGGATTGACCGTGTTTACGATGAAGATTCGTTCAAAAAATGGTATTCCCGCTCGCTTGCTTTTGTACAGGGCGCCGGAATGCACTGGAACGATGTGTCCAAGTATCTTCTTGACACGGGTTGCATCAATGAGGAATATGAACTCACGGACTTCGGAAGGATATCGACGAGAATGTATTATTCTCCGAAGAGATTGTGCCATCTCAGGGAGAAGCTCCTTGAGGCAGAGCCCAACGGGAATGCGACCGACTTGTTCACGCTGTCATATGTCTTCGCCTCCGAGCACATTCCGTTGTCGAATGTAGAGGCGTGGGAGCTTGCCGAGTACAAGGGGGAGGTGCTTGGGAACGGATATTCGTTTTCTGGTGGGGAGCTTATGCATGGATTCGCCTACTGGTGCGCCATGTCAGGTGGGATCGTGCCGAAGTGGATACGCCATGTCGTGGCGCAGATACGGGAAGACCTCCCCCGCCTGTTCTCTGCCACGGAGATGATTGCAAAATCGGAGGGGCTTCCTGCGCTGGCAGATGACTTGAGGATAGCTGGAATCGGCGCAGTCAGAAAAGTCCCCGTTGAGATTGCGAGGATAATCGACGAATTCGGTCTGAAACAGCGTTCTTCAGCTCTTGAATTGCATGGAATGGGCATTGACACGAAGGACGACCTGAAGCGCCATGTGGACGATGTCCTTGGCAACGGAAGTGGTGCCCTGATAAAGGAGCTTCAGGATAATGGGTTTCTGAATGAAGCCAACCACCGAAGGCTGATGGATTCAAAACCATGATGCTTCATTGGGTTCTACATTCATTTTGCCGTAGAAGGAGAAAAATTCACATGACAGACATGACATCTGCCTATGACAGGATAGCAGATACGAACATAGCCACATTGAAGAGCAAGTGCCTTCGTGGTCTGTATTCCGAGAGGATGTTCAAGACGATAGCAAAAGGTCTTGACAGGTTCTATTCGCTTGAGAAGCTTGACTGGATGAAGGAGTTCCTGAAGGATGGAAACCAGCACATCGCTGCTGGATGCCTTGAGTGCATGTGTGCTCATGGCTACAATCTTGATGACGCCATTGAAATTTTTCTTGAGCGCATTGACGACAGGATATTCTCCAGCAAGGTGATTGAGCTTGCAGAGAAATACGACAAGCCCGATGTGCTGATTCATTTCATGGATGAGGAAAAGGGATATGTGAACCGTGTGATAATTGCATTGAAGAACATCCATCATGAAGACTACCTGACCACGCTGATGCTGTCTGAAAACGAATCGCTGGTAAAATCAGTTGACAGGATAACCCGTAGCATCTGAAATCCATGCCATATTTCCATAACTAAAAGAACAGGAGATGTTAAGCGATGAAGGAATATGGAAAACCGACAAGGTACATTGAGCTTATAGACGACATAGGGAACCACGTGTTCCAGTGGGCAACCGACAGCGACTGGTCGAAGCTTCCACCGAAGGTGAACATTGCGCTGACGGTTCTTATGAACGAATTGAAGATAGCCAAGGCGCTAAAGGATTCTGGAGCGACAGACACGAACGAGGAGACTCTTGCTTCTCACAAGAAGAGGTTCCTTGCCCTTTTCAAGAAGAAGCATCTTGAAGTGTGTGGCTCGAAGTTCGTTGACCCAGTGACCCCAGTCAATCAGGTCAACATTGCAAGGGTCATAAACGAGCTGAAGGCCGTCGGTGGTCGATACGAGGAGTTCATCGAATGGTTCTTCAATGACTATTGCACCCTTGAAGAGAACAAGAAGTTCATGCCACCAGAGATAAACTTCATATGCAGCAACCATGTCCTCAAGAAGTATATTTACAGGATGAAGGACACGCTCAGGATACGGCAGGAGAACATGGCGCAGGAGGCTGCGAGAACGATTCTGCTTGAAGTCGCCATTCCCTTCAACAAGAGGATACAGGGCAAGACAACCGATTTTGCACGGAAGATGGTTGATTTTGACAATCGCAACATCAGCGCAACTAAATTCTTCGATCTCATGAAGGCTTTTGCCGAGAAGTACAACGACACCGAATGCCTTGCGTCGTGCGAACGGCTGGCTGAAAAAGTGAATGAAATGAGGAATAAAGGGGTCTGAAGTTGAAAACCGTGCAAAACGGCGCATATTATCTCCAAAAGGAGAAAACATCATGCAAAGAACCCTTGTTTCATCGCAGGCTTGGGATGTCCCCAACAGCAATCTTGTCGTAAATCTGAAGAAGTTCCACGAGTACTCATGGATTATGTTCGGCACAGGGACAAGGACACTGTATTCTGCAGGGGTCTCGGTGAAAAGACGTGTGCCGTCCGACGTAGGGTATTCCCTGTTCAACGAGACTGGAGAAGACCCGTATTCTGCGTTCGAGCATCTTCTGGGAATGATTGACAAGTCCGTTGATGTCGTGTTCCGAATCATCGACGTGTGCGAGCATCCAGAATCCGTCGAGACCGTCAAGGTCGTCGGATATGATGAGCCACCATTGAGGGGGGATGACTTCGCAACGAAGTTCTTTTCATCCATGTCAAGGATGATTGCGTTGATGGAGAGAAGCGAAAAGGACTTCAGGGTTGTGATGAGAAGCAGTAGAAACGAAACTGGCCATGCCATCAATTACGGAGCCATATGCGTTGGCGATGAGGTGGTGTTCAAGGGGTTGCCAGCCTATGAAAAGAACAATGCAATCGGCAATGTCAGAATGGCTGTAATAGGGGCTGCAGCCATGCTTGAGAAACTTCAAGGAATGGCATGGAACGTGATGATAGACAGCGATGACGCACAATACGATGTCGTGATGGACTGCAACAGTCTTGTCCTGAAGAAAAAGGATGCTGTTGAGAATTAAAATGGAGTGTTGACATGAACAAGTTTGATGACGCATTCGAGAAGGGCCACTGCATAGAATTCGATGCTTACAGGTTCGACGAACCTGACTATGACGCCCTTCAGGTGACAGAGGAGAATTTTCTTGAGATGCTTCGTGTGCAGGCGGCTGGCATTGCATATTATGGAACGCTCGCCAAGAAGACCGAAGCCGAATATGATGAGATGGAGCGCAGGTACAGGGCTCGCTATGCCGAGATGTATGATACGTGCGCTGCGACCATCAGGAAGACTGGCGAGAGGGACAACCAGAAAAGTGTCGAGTCCCTGATGTGGACGAAGCATGAAAAGGAGCTTGAGGAATGGAATGAAAAGCTGGGCGAACTGCGCTCGAAGCGGGATTCGACTGCGTGTTATTATGATGGGTGGAAGGCGAAGGGGTTTGCGCTGTCATCCATGAAGGACTTGGTGACTGCTGGCCTTATCAGGATAAGCACGTCAATCACCGAGGATGATGTTGAAAAGATGAACCAGAGAAGAATGAATGTCAGTCAGGCCAGTGACATCCTCTCGAACCATAGGCGCTTGATGAGCAACTAGAGTTTTTTGCAATTTATTGATAAAAAGCCCGTCTTGTTTTTCAAGACGGACTTTTTTGTTTATTTTCATTGTAAAATAGATGAAGGAGAAAACATAAATGACAAAAAGCCATAGAATAGCAAGAAGAATCGTCGCAGGCGTCACGACAACCATCCGTGGGCTTCTTAAAATGGATGTGTCGGTTGATGTGCAGGATGAACAGAGGACATGGATGTGCCCGTTCGACGGCAAGGCTGAGCTGACCCCTGACGGCGTTGCAAGATGGTCTATGGATGGAATATTCGATTTACCCGTGACTGTCAGTGGAAGCGAGGCGACAGTCCACGGACTCGATACAGACAGGAAGGAAAAAGCCGTATGCGCATTGTTCAATACGATAGCGGGTAACGTGAACGACGATACATATGAAAAATATGTCGAATCGTAGCAATGGATTTTTTCAATAAGCAAAATGAAGGAGGAATTATCATGAAGAAAATCAACGCAGGTGACATCGGGAAGTACATTGAGGCTCTGGAGGGTCTTGTCGCAGAAAAGACTGGCGAGGCTGACAGAAACGAGGACGAGGTTGTGAAAATGCTTGTCAAGGCGCTGGCCGACGAATGGCTGTCGACATACCAGTACTGGGTCTGCAAGAACCTTGCAAGAGGCGAGGGCAGGAACGACGCAATCGAGGAGTTTGACCAGCACGAGAAGGAGGAGAAGGAGCATGCCGACAAGATTATCGAGCGCATCAAGCAACTCGGTGGCAAGCCGATTTTCAATCCCAACGAGTGGCAGGCTCTTGGCAATCCATGGACAGAGGTGAACACCACAGATGTCTGCGAGCAGTTGACAATCACCATCAAGGCCGAGGCCGACGCAATCGCATACTACGAGAAGATAATCGACTATTGCAAGGGTGTTGACGAGGTGACGATGCGCCTTTGCAGAAGCATTCTCGCCGAAGAGTGCGAGCACAAGTACGACCTTGAGATGCTCAAGGAAGAACATTGCAAATAGCCGATGCCTTCTGGACTTGTTTTCAAGTGGGAGATTGTCAGGGGGATAAGCCCCCTGATGGTCTCCGATTTTTTCAAGGCAGTTTTCTTTTCCGAAAACGAACTCGACCTTGACGGATTCATCCAGATGGTCATTGACGGGAGAAGGGATGCAGAGGGCATTGCGCTCCAGCTTTTTGCATCGGAGCATATCAATGAGTTCAGGGACTATATCGCCGATGTGACGGGAGATGGGAAGAACGCATCAACTTCATCGAAAAGCTCCGTTTTGCAATTCATAAGCGACCGTGGTCTGGCTGGTGAATACCATTCGTTCATCGCCAGCCATGCAAGCGAATGGAGCGATTCCCATGACAAGGATGAGATACGTGACAGCCTTATATCGGAGAAGATAATGCCGTTGTTCAATGACCTTCAGAAAAATGACATATATGTCTATCGTGACTCTGATCATTATGCAATACATGCATCGAGGAAGCTTGCTGGGCAGTGAATCGATGCGCTACTTAAAATCCACCAAAACCTACAATTTTCCAACAAAATCTACTTTTGATTGAAAGCTGATTTTAATTTTTGTTTATATGAAGTATAATAGTATAGATTCGATGATTGATTACGGCTTTCATTGAAAATAAACCATATTAGATTTAGACCTCCTCTTGAGTAGTGCCGTAATCACTCTCATCTGGAGGTTTTCTTTTTGGAATGAAGCAACCGAGTAGATACAGCAGGAGTTTTTACAGTGATGGATTGAGCGATACGAAGTATCGTGAAATCCATGCTCTTGCCGTGTCTATACAAGAAGTCAAGAACGAAATTTCTGAAATAGTCAATCAAAATCCATTCCATTATCTTGAGATGAGCAAGTATCAGTTTCAGAAAGAGATGCTTCCATTGGTCAAAAACAGGATAAGTGGTCATTTCGTGAATCAATTGCTTTGTGACATCTATACCTCCTATCAGAATAAATTCAAGAACATCAAGACAAGACTGAAATTCCAGCATATCAAGGAATACAATTTTACTTATTATAAGAGAAACGGTAAGACAAAATCTGGAAGAATCTACAAGGCAGGAGATTTTAAAGGCATCAGCATTAAGCATGATGAAACTCCACTTTCGATTACATTGACATATCTCGCTAGATATGGCTATTTTGGAATAGTCGATTATCTTCTTGAGAAGTTTGTTCAGGAAACGAATCAGAAGAAGGAATTGTTTTATGCAACGCTCCTTGATACAATCTACAAATTTGGATTTACACGGATTTTTGCTATTGCGATAAGCAAGAGAAACAGAATAATCAAGCATTATTCAGAACGTCCCATTGAGTTTAAATCGTTGAGTTTCAGAGGAAGAAGCAGATTGAGCAATGATATTGTTTCAATGAATGACAACAAGAAGTCCACAATCAATTCTTTTGCCAATATTTCATGGTACACTGATACAAGGAAGAAGATGACGATTCCCATGAAGTATTCAAAGGATTTTCATGGGGAACTAAAAAGATATACTAATGGAACCGCTACTTCATATACGATTTGCCTGGAAGAAAATGATCAGATAAGGATGATTTTGTCCTATGAAGACGAACGAGAATATCCAGAAGCAAAAGACAGGATTATAGGGATTGATGTAAACTCAAAGCACAATCTGATGACGTGCTCTAATGGATATGAAATAGATTTCGATAGAGAATTAGTGGAAGTTCTTTCCAATGAATTGCAGAAGATTGACAAATTGAAGGAAAACAAGAATTATGTCATTGGCAGAAAAAGACAACATAAAATAGACCATCTCAACAGAGAACTTCAATCTAAAATAAGAGAAGAAATTGCTTCATTATGCAAACGATTGAAGGATCATCATTATCATCATGCAGTTTTTGAGGATTTAGACAATCAGTTTGGTTCCACATTTGCAAAAGACGAGAATGACTTGAACTACAATAGAAGACTGAAATTGTTGCATCTTGGCTCATTGAAAGATGAGTTCAAGCATATAGCCAGAAAATACGGCATCGCAGTAAGTCTAGTTCAATCTTTTTATACTTCCCAGACTTGTCCTAAATGTGGTTGTATAGACAAGGAGAACAGAAAAGACCAGGAGCATTTTGAATGTGTAGAATGTGGATACAAGTCCAATGCGGACTTGAACGCATCTAGAAACATTAAGCAAAGAGTAGTCTCGACAGTGTTAAGAGATGAACTTTTAAAAAAGTCGAATGTAAATTCCAGCGCATTTACTCCAAAGGTCAATTCCAAAGAAAAGACATTGGAGGTGCTGGAATTGTTCCGTAACAACTTGATATGTGTCTGAATGATGCCATATTAAGTAAAGAATCTTAACGAAATTTACAATGGTTGGAGGTTTTGATAGATTATGAGTTGCGGATATCGAATAGGATTGATAGGAAGCGCAGGCATTGGTAAAAGCGGGGTCGCCGACAAGGTTGCAAACAGGTTCGGCATCACTTTTCTTCGCTCCAAGGACATTACAAGACCGTTGCTTGCAGACAGGGGATTTTCGCAGGACAAGTGCGAATGCGTGGAAAAATTCCTGTCCGAGAAGGAGCTTGAATATGAGATAGTTGACAAGAAAATACGGCATGAGCAACTCATGTCAAGTGGTTTTGTCACCGACAGGACGACCCTAGAGTGTTTTGCATATTCGCTTTTGTCTGTCGAGGACTACGAACCAGATGAGATATCCATGCTTGAGAGGATATGCAAGGGCAACATGCAGAACTATACCCATCTGTTCTATTTTCCATATGGGAATGGATGGCTTGAACCGAATGGCGTCAGGACTGTCCATGAATATTTTCAGAGGAAGATAGACATGCTCATACGCTGTCTGATAAGCGACTGGAAGCTTGACGTGACCGTGGTTGGCGACGACCCGTTCGGGCAGATAATCTCCGAACTTGAAAAATAGTTCATCCCAGAATCGTTGTGGGATTGAGAAGAGACTGATGAAGGCATTCGATGGCATCATCGGTCTTTTTCATTCAGAAAAGGAGCATGGCATGAGTGGAATTGTCAAGGATGAAAAGGAATTCTTCAGGACTGTTCTTGAAAGCCTTCGTGGCACTGGTTCTGAATACTGCGAAGAGCATGGCAGCTTTGACGGGATTCCTGTAGATGAATGGGAGCCAGTTCTCGACGAGTATGTTTCGGATGTGCTTCGACTGTGGTGGCGACTGGCAAGTGCCTGTCAACGCCATAATCTATGTCGAGGATGGAGAGGTAAGGTTTCATGTTCCAGAGAGGGGCAATGACTTCGATTCCGAGAACATGGCAGCATATGACAACAACGGCATGAATGCAGGCAAGATTGACAAAAGCGAGGAATTGAAGGAGATAGAGGAATTCATGCACAAGCGTTGTTGAAGAGGCCGACAAGTTGACGAAACGAGTGGAATCGAATCAATGTCCATTGTGGACAAGAATGAAAATGCACGAGGAGATGGAAAATGCCAAGGCTGACTGCCAGAAACTATCATGATGTGAAGCGCGGATGGTGGAACGGGAAGTGGTACGACTCCTCATGGGAGCTTGCGTTGCTTGTCTATTTTCACGACCATGGCATGGAGCTTACGAGAAACACGAGGAAGTGGAGCTATAAATATCGCAACAAGACATATTATTACCAGCCTGATTTTCTCGATGAAAATGGGCATTATATTGAAGTAAAGGGCATTATGGACACAAGGGCGAAAAGAAAACTGGACTGGTTCCCATATCCCATTCAAGTTTTTGGCGCCAAGGAGATGAAGCCATATCTAGAATACATGGAACAAGCATATGGAAAAGGCTGGAGAGACAGATTTTGACAATGAAAATCAAGAATCGTCTTGAAAATGCTGAAAAGCATGGCATATTATTGATGGCACGCAAAAGGAGAATTAAAATGAACAGGATGCCGTTGAAGGAGAAACAGAATGCTGAAGCTTGACCTTGATTATCTTAAGGGAAACGGGTTCAAAAAAGTGGACGGGGATGATGAATCGTTCGAATCGTGCATGATAGACAAGTTCAGCTTCATTGACGGAGGGTTTTGCGACGCAAGGCAGTGCAGGCTTGTGAGGGCGCAGTTCGGGGACAGGCTTGCCGATGTGGAGAGCCTCTTTTTCAACGTTCGACCCATGAACGACACGGAATACGAAGTGGCGATGATATGGAACATCAGGGATGGCGCAGTGCCAAGGACAAAATTAAGCTCTGCTGCAGGTGAAGACCTGTATACCCTTGTCTCATATGCGATAGTGGGTGCGCACGTGGATGAGATTTAACTGAAAACAACGCAAAAGGAAAAGAAAAATGAACGAGAAGAACATGGGAATCCCAGTTGTAATCACGCGTGATTCTGACGGCAACACGCTCCATCAGGACATCTACAGCCGTTTGCTTAAAGACCGCATCATCATGATTGACGGTGAGATAGAGCCTCAAATGGCCAGCGTGGTGGTTGCGGAACTGCTCTATCTCCAGAGCGAGGACGAGACTGCCCCAATCAACATCTACATCAGTTCCCCTGGCGGGTACTGTTCTGCTGGAATGTCCATCATCGACACCATGCGAATCGTGAAGTGCCCCGTGTATGTGACGGCTCACGGGAGCATTGCCTCGATGGCGTCCGTCATCACGTCATGCGGGGAGAAGGGGCATCGCACTGCCCTGAAGGGAACCCGTGTCATGCTCCATCAGGCCTCCTCTGGTGCGCAGGGCAACATTCAGGACATGATTGTGTCCCTTGAGGAGACGAAGAAGGTCAACGAGTCCCTTCTCGCCATCCTTGCGGGGAACTGCGGGAAGACGGTGGATGAACTCCGTGAAAAGACGAACCGTGACTTCTGGCTGTCTGCAGATGAGGCGAAGGACTTCGGTGTGGTGGATGAGGTGCTGTAATCATGAGAATCTCCGAGCTTGTAAAGCAACTGAACACCATCAAGGAAAAGCATGGGGACATCCAAGTCAAATACAACGGTGAGCAAGGGGAAGAAGATAAAACCGTCGATTTCATCGAAGTTGAGAAGGAGGATTGTGACAAGCAAAGCTATGTTTTTCTGTACTGAATCAAAATTGAATTGTTCTAAAAAAAGGAGAAAAAATGAACGAACAGGAGCAAAATCAGTTCAATGAACAAAATGGCGAACGCACGGCAGAGCAGATTCTCGCAGACAACGGCTATAATGCCGATGACATTGTCCTGCTGAAGGATGAATCCTACGATTCTGCCCTGATTGCAGTCACCGATGACTACCGTGCCGTGTATTCCTATGACAAGATGGTGGAATGGTATATGGAGAAGAACGGATGCACCGCCGAGGAGGCGATGGAATGGATAGACTACAATACGATGAGGGCTCTTCCATATGCTGGCGCAAGGGCTCCGATAGTCGTTAAAGAGATGGAATAAAAATCAAAACAAAATATTTATATTTTGGGCTGTATTGTATAAAATAAAGCAATACATCCTTTTTGTTTTCAATGGAGATTTTTTCATAATGAGATTCATATTCGCATTCAGCGCAGAGCCGTTGCAATTGAGGTTCCTCAACTGGATTCTTGACAGGGATGACATTGACAAGAATGTCCTGATGGAGGCAGTCAGGAACAAGGACTCGCAGTTCACGGACGGCATATCCGAATTCACCAAGTTCCAGTCGGAGGCGAAGAAGTACGCCAACAAGATAGGCAATTCTTCGAACATCTTCCTTGACTGCATCTATGACAGATGCGCCAACGACGACGATTCGTTCAAGTACATGTTCGGGGAGGACAATGACAAGACCCGTTATGTAAAATGTTATGGGCATATTCTCAATGAGCTTTATGACGCCTTCGTGAACAGCGAGGAATTTTCGAAGGAAGGCAGGTTCATGCAACGGGCGAAGGCAGTGTTCAACGGGTTCAAGGGGAAGAAAACCACGTTGGAGCAACTCGTCAAGGACATGAACCAGATTCTTGTCGACAACAACAAGAATTCTGGAAACGAAGATGACGACGATGGGCGCACGTTCGAGCAGAAGGAGGAGGACTCATGGAAGGTACTTGAGGATAATGAGGAATACTCCCGTGGCGAATGGCATGTCTACCGTGTCGATGAATATGAGGACATGAGGAATGTCGCAGGAAGATGCTCCGAATGGTGCGTCGCAAGGGCCGATTCAGGGAGAAGCTATTTTTATGGGACATACCATCCTCCATACTATCTGTTCTGCAAGGGGAGGAGGAACCCATGGATATTGATGCATATTCCGACGGAACAGTTCAAGGGGCTGGACGATAAAAAGTTCGAGCCAGACCGTCCGACATCGTACGAGGCGATAGAGATAGGAAGGGATTTTCTTGACAGCATGGGGGAATTGCAGAGCTACTATGACGGCAGCGAGGACTTCTCCGTGTTCAACGATGACGATGAGTTCGATGAGGAGCCTGAGCTTGACGACCGAAACATTATCGACGGCTCCTCCGACGAGGAACTGAACAGAATGCTTGATGGCACTGACAACCCATATAAGATACTGGAGATAGTGGAGAAGGCATCGGATTACGATGTCATCATGAAGGGCATTGACAAGTGCGATGTGTACGTGCCATTCGGAGATGTTGCAAAGGCCATCATCAAAAAGGATCTTCTGCAACTTGTCGGACCAAGCAGGTCGATTGCGATATACGACAGGATACTGGATGAGTGCGATGAGCGTTACCGTGACCTGAAAAGGCGCATTCTCGGGATAATCCTTGTCAATGTCAATGACAGTGAAGTTGTTTCGCATATCATTGACAAGTATTGCGATGAAGGCGAAGTTGCAGGAATCGTGTCTGACACGATGCATAAGTCGTGCTCGCCTGCAACCATCGAATGGATGCTGTCGCATGGAATGGCTGAAACTGCCAAGGACATCATGCTCAAGGTCAACAATAAAGATTTATTCAGCAACATTCTTGTCAATCACGCAGACGATGTGGAACTGGTGGGATGGCTCATTGAGAACTGTCATCTCGATGAGGAAGTTATGGTTCCCCTTGCGAAGAAGACAACCAGCATTGAGATAATAAGGTTGCTTGCACAAAAGTCCTATGAAAACGGATTGGGAGGGGATGGCGAAGTGACTTCAATTCTTTGGAGAAAGACCAACGGCGACAGAAAAACAGAGGAGCTTCTTTTCAAGTGCTATACGAAGAAAAGCGAGGAGACTGCCAACCTGATGCTATCTAAAGCCACCACGAATGAGGAGAAGTATGAGGCATTGAGAAGTGGTGCAAGCCACGATGAGATAATAAAATGTTTTGACGAGGTCATTGATGGCATGAAGCGGGAGGGACATCGTGTCGGGAACGATTACCCCATGTTTAAGTTGTTCAGGCAAAATATAGACGACAGGGCAAGGCTTGAGAAACTGTTCGAGAAGGTTGGGTACGACTTGGACATTGTATGCGATGCCATGTCTGAAAATTCAATGCCACCCAATGTCGATGATGTGATAAAGGCAGTGTCCATGTCGCCTTCCTTGACGCAGGCGCAGGTCGCTTCTGCCCTTAAGACGATAGTTGTCGAAGGAAGGCGTGAGATACTTCCGACCGACAAGAACAGGATGCTGATGAAGGAGCTTTTGAAAAAGTACAACGACAGCAAAATCCTTGTAAATACGATAATAGGATATTCGGACGACATTGAGTTTGTCAAGTGGGTCATTGAGAACTATGAGGCATCTTGCTACTCGATATACAAGTGGATGGAATACGACCGTAAACGCCAGACTCCAGAAATGATAAGAAGGCTTGCGGATGCAGTGAAGTCTGAAAAAGACGCAAGAATGATTCCGACCGTCATATCGCTTCCAGGCTGTCCGAAGGATGTCATTGAGATGTTCAGGAATGAAACGAGAAACGGTCGTGGGTACGGCGATGACAACACGTATGCCATAGAGGAGTTCAGAAGGGGCATGCTCGATGATTCCGACGGATTCTTCGAAGAATACTGCAGGGACAATGCCAATTACGAGGCAAGGATATGGGAATTGATGAAGCGGTGCGAAAGAAACGGGAGCATCCTTTCCCGTTGCATTGACTTGTTGCTGGGATATGACTTCGTTCCTGAAAGCGTCAAGAAGAAAGTTGCATGGCTGATTCTGCGTGACGACAACGAAAGTGGCGTTGATGGAGGAAGCCAGACGCTCGGGAGAATGATAGACTGGTGCATTGGGCATGGAGTGCTTGGGACAGAGATACTTGGTGCGAAAAGCGCCACCGATGGGCAGATTCGTAAGGTCGTTGAAGCCACCATTGACTCGCCTGTTTGGACAGGCGTCGTGGACGAGGCAGTCTCGGACATGACTCCACTTGCGAAGAAGGTGGTGGCTGAATACGATGAGAATGGCGACATCGATGTGAACTGGGAAAATCTTGTCTTCAATCCAAAAAGCACTTCGGAAGACCTTGAGAAGGCCGTCGACTCCATTGAGGAAAATAATTTACACCCAGAAAGGGAAGTGGAGGCGTTGCTGAAGCACAAGAACTGCACGAAGGAGATAGCCGAACGGGCGCTGAAATGCATAGATTTTAACAGGTATGTCGATGAAGGCTACAACCTCGAGGTCATACTTGAATGGACTGGTGCAGGAATCCTTTTCATGAAGGACGGCAACGGATATGACGCCACCTCATTCATAAGCTCATACAATGACTTGTCCATTGTGGCGAAGAATGCGAGGAGCGAGCAGGAGCTTGACGACGTGCTGGAATATTCTGGGAAAATCGATGACGACGATGACGACGAAGACGAATCAAACTACAGGTTCAAGAACATGCTGGAGAGCATATACCATAACAAGGCATGTTCTCTCGGATATTTTGAGAAGATGCTTGACAGATTCCCCAACACCTTGTCGGCAGATGAAGACCTGCAATCGTATATTGACTCGCATGTATCTACATTGTCTTCAGAAGACATATACAGGATATGTGAAAAATACGACAAGTTGCTGATGGACGACGAGGGGATAGTCGGCAGTCTGGAAAAATGCAGGAACATCACCGAGGAGCAGTTGCTGAATCTCGTCAACAAGTACAACGCCATAGGGAACATGACGCACGTAGACTACGTCCTTGGCAACGACAGCACTACCGAGAGGGTCATCCTCGACATGATGGAGCTGGCCAAGAACGACGCTATCATGGACAAGATAGTTTCCAGCAAAAAGGCCACCGAGGCCGTTTACAGGAAGGCAGTCGACATGAAGATGGGGACGCAGTCCCTTGAGACAGCCATGAAGAACACAAGCGACAAGGAGCTGTCCTACAGGATACGAGCAATGCTTGAGGATAAATCCACGAAGTACGGACTGGCAAGCCAGATAAACGAGGAGAACGACATCGACAGGCTGAAGGAACTTGTCATCAGGATGTACAGGATATCGGTGCGCAATTCGCATAGCAGATATTCAAGTTCCATAAAGGACGTCGAGAATCCCCGTGCGCTTGAACTGATGTCGAAGACGAAGAACAAGGACATTCTCGCATCGGTCGTCGAGAATCAACATACGCCTGAAAAGACGGTGCTTCAGATATTGAAGAAGAACCAGTCAAAAAACATTGTGACGGCAGCGACATACAGGACTGAGAAGAGCATACTCCTGTATGCAGGATGCATCACGAAGAATCCCGATGACATCTACAGGATATTGGGGAGGTATGGGCACATGAGGATGTTCACCCCAGAAGACATAATGAAGATGATGAAGTGGAACCCGTCATGCAAGTTCGACATCCTGAAGCGTGCTTATTTCAAGCTGTCCGACGAGCAGTTGCTTTCGCTGAAAAAGCTTCAGGACAGGGACGTGGACTGGATAGTGGACGCCATATTGAAGAATGACGGGCACGATGAAAAAGAGGCCAAGGCAGGGAGGATAGTCCACAAAATGCTTAAGGCCAGCAGGATAATAAGAAAACTCTTGACTGATTGAAAAACAGGGAGAAGAAAATGAAAAAAGTAAAAAAGACCACCAATGGCGATGGAATCGGAAACATCCTTCTTCCAGGAATGGACGACGACTACTACAACCAGCCCGTAATGTTCCGTGACTGCGACGACCATTATGAGCTAATCTATACAGGGGAGTTCGAGGATGTTGGCAAGGATTCGATTGCCGTCACGAAACTGATTCAGGACTTGAAGGACGGCGACAAGGACATGGAGCTTCACATCCTGATAAATTCGATTGGAGGCTCCGTCGACAATCTTTCGTTCGTCCTCCAGCAGGTTCTGGAATACCGCCATCGGGTCACGATATGCTGTGGTTCTGCTCTCAGCGCAGGATTCATTCTCTGGGCTTGTGGCCATGAGCGCTATGTCTCCCCGTATTCCGAGCTCATGTACCACACCATATATTCTGGATACGAAGGGAAGGGTACGGAGCTTACATCATATGGGAACCATGTCGAGAGGCTGACAATGGAACTGATGGAGGCCGTAAACATGAAGGACATCATCTCGAAGGATGACATGGAAAGGGGAAAGTCCACCGAGGTGTGGTATCTGGGCAAGGATTTCATCGATTCGGGAAAGGCGAAGGACTATTCTGAATATGCTTCAAGGAAGATACCGACCGTCGCCTTGATAACGATAGCATCCAATAGGTTCTTCGCAAAATCTGGCGACAAGTATCTTGAGCTTGTCCTGAATACGGAAAAGGAGTATTCATATGGGGATATACTGGAGATGGACAGGGAGTCAGAACAGGAAGGAGCCACTGTCAACATGGTAGGCCAAGCTGATGAGTCATCATCCTGTTGCGAAGACGACAATTCCTCCGATGAGCGCAAGACCTTGAAGAAAAGGAAGAAAAAGAAAAAACTCAGCATCTGACATATATTCTTGAACAAAAGCCATATTTAGGAGTGGATGACAGGTTTTTCTGGACGTCCACTCCTTTTTTTGTTTTGGTTCAACCAGCGAGGATTGTGACATGGAAAATTTCATATGCAATTGCATTGCAACGTTAATGTGCGCATTGGCTGCGATTGCCATGACCGTGATGGTGTGCAGTTTCTGCATAGTCAGGTTCGGTTCGGTGAGCGGAGAAAACCCAATGTTCAACTACAGCATTGTCGAATCATCCAATGGAGTTAGGAATGAGTGAAGAATTTGAAAAATTCGGTTTCATAACCGACACGCACTATGACTACAGGTACGAGTCGAGGAAGGACGACACGCTGAAGATGCTCCTTGACAAGACAAGGCAGGCTTACGGCTGGTTCAAGTCGGTCGGATGCAAGTTCGTCGTCCATGGTGGCGACATGTTCGACCGTCATCGCATCTATAATTTCGATTTGCTGGCGAAGGTCAGGAACACGCTGAAGGAATCTGGTCTCACGACATGGTTCATCATGGGTCAGCACGATCTGTCGGGATACAATGCGGACACGTTGTCTGCTTCGTGCCTTGGGTTCATCGATTCGATTTCCGATGGCTCGTTGCAACTCATTAGAAGTACCACTGAAATCGGAGGCTATCGTTTTGTCCCGTCCCACGTGAATGCAGACCCGATTGAGACCATAAACGGCGTTGGCGCTTCCGACAAGCCGACGGTGTGCGTCTGCCATGCCCTTCTCACCGACCAGAGGGAGGCGTTCGGCACGATTTCAATCACGCACTGCAAGAATCCGAATGTCCAGCTTGTCCTTTCTGGCGACCTGCATGATGGGGTTCCTTTTCAGAAGTTCAAGGGAATCCAGTTCTACAATCCAGGTTCGTTTTCACGTGATGCAAGGACGTTGAGGCTTCCGAAGGTCGGTGCGTTGCAGTGGAACGGCACGGAGTTCGTGCTTGAGGAATTCGAGCCGAAGTGCCCAGATGCGAAGGACATATTCTTCTGGGACGATGAGGTGAAGACTGCGTCCGTCATCAAGGATGAGAACGAGGTAAAGGAGAACGAGGCTTCCTACATCGAGGAATTCAGGCAGTTCCATTCAGAATCGAAGGACATATACGAGCTTCTGGAGAAGATAGGAAGGGCGAAGGGAATCAGGGACGAGGTGCTGGAGCTTATCAAGAAGCACAAGGATGCAAAAGCGTGACAATGGATGCCTCTTGATTTTTTCGATTTTCAATTCATATTATTGAAAAGAAACTTGATTTCAGTTTTAAAAAAAGGATAAAAATGGAAAAATCTTGTGGCATATTGGCCTATCGCTGGAAAAACGGCGGGCTTCAGGTTCTTCTCGGGAAGAATGCCAGTCCGTTCAACAGGAAGATGCCATGGAACATTCCGAAGGGTCATATCGAGGAAGGCGAATCGGAGTTCAAGTGCGCAGTCAGGGAATTCGAGGAGGAGACTGGTCTCGAAGTGCCACAAGACAGGAATTGCATTATGCTGGGCAATGCGAAGACCAGCTCAGGAAAAGTAGTCGTGATATTCGGCATGGAGTACGACTATAATCCAGAAGGGGATGATGTCCCGATAACATCGATGACATTCACAAAGGAGTACCCCAGTCATTCTGGACGCTTCATCACCATCCCAGAGCTTGAGTGCGCAAAATACATCGCAGTGGAAGAGGCCATCGGAATGATGTTCAAGTACCAGAGGGTCTTCGTCGAGAGGCTGAAGGATTTAGCTGGAGAGAAAACAGGCAGATTGGATTGACTATTGTTTTGACGAAAAATGAGCAATAAAAATGACACCCTTGTTGTAAAGCAACCGTTCCACAAGTTCTACACGTGCGATGCCTGTGGGACAACTTGCTATTTTTGCGTGACCAACGACCACGATTCACTCCCTCCCACACGGTGCTGTCCGTACAATTTTCCTGGTTCCGTTGACTATGACGATGGACTCCCCAAGCCGAACTGGAGAGAATATGATTTCAGCATTAAGGAGGAAAAATGATACATCAGCCGATTCCTGATTGCTTTAAGCATTGTAGACTAATTTCGTGCGATATTGAGACGACGGGACTGTCGGTGCTGTACAACACGATAATAGAAATCGGATGCGTCGAGGTGAACAACGGCAAGGTTGTGAAGTTCGGCAACAAGGGTGGGTTCACCCGCCTGTTCAGTGGAGGACATTCATCCATGTACCTTGTGCGCAAGGTTCATCACATCAAGGACAGCGACAGGAGCAGTGGGAAGTACAGCACGTTCAAGCAGAGCGCAGAGAAGATTTCGGAATATCTCAGCAATTCGATTCTCGTGACGCACAACGGCAATTCGTTCGACATACCGATGATTCAGCAGAAACTTACGGAGGCGGGGTTTCCGTTGCACGACTTCAAGTCCATCGACACGTTGCAACTTGTCAGGAAGATGAGGAAGAAGGAGAGCGGCGAGGAGGACGAGAAGCGCCAGCACGGTCGCAATACGCTGGGGAATCTGTGCAAGGAGTTCGGCCTTGTCTATGGTGGCGATGAAGGGAGAAACGCCCACCGTGGCCTTGAGGATGCCGAGGCATGCCTTGACCTTCTTTTCTACCTTGTGAACAATGACAAGGTTGAAATTTCAATTTAACTTAAAAATAATTTTATTTTTGGTTGAAAAAACCGATTGCCAAGCCATATTATATCATGTTGAAGGCTCGGATGAGCCGAACGGCGTTTTCATTATCAACCAATCCAAGGAGCAACAATGGAAAATCAGCATTATAACGTGGTCGGTGTCACGTTCGAGAACAGGCAGGAGATTCTGTCTGATTTCTTCAAGAACTACAGGCATGGTGGGAAATACAATGTAAAGCTGGTGCACGAGGCAGACAACCAGTATGACTCCAACGCCGTGGCAGTCCATCTGGATGTCGGTGGAGGCGTTTTCAAGGGGGTGGGCTACATCCCCCGTCAGGAAAACAAGGCTCTTGCGCAGAGCGTGGACGCAGGCAAGGTCAGAAGCGCAAGCCTTCGTTCCATCGGACCGAACTACAGGGGGGATATCGGACTCACCATCGAGGCAGAAGTCGAGGACTGACAGATGAAAAAAGAAAAGAAACGCAATAAGGCCATGGCAAAGGATGGCAAGGCTCAATTCAACGGGCAGGAACAGCAGGATTCATACATTCAGGAATCCGATGACGACAGCATCGAGGTGAATGACCCAGGCGACTGCATCGGGCACTGGGCAGTCTGCAACGAATGCGAAATGTGCGAGATTCAGGATTCCTGCCAGGCAATGACAAAGAACATTAACGAAGAAGGGGAAGACAATGCCGGGGAAAAATAACATTATCATCGTCAGCGTCGGAAACGTCGATTCTGGAACGGAAACAGCAACCATCATGAAGGACAGCACGACCGTGGAGCTTCCAGGCAAATACAACATCGTCATGCACAATGACGACTACACCCCGATGGGATTCGTTGTCGAGATTCTTGTCGGAGTGTTCAAGAAGGAGCGCTCCGATGCCATCGAACTCATGCTGAAGATACACACCGAGGGAAAAGGCGTGGCTGGGACATACACGAAGAGCATTGCCGAATCGAAGGTTGTCCTGACTAGGGAGATAGCGGAAAAGGCTGGATACAACGAGTTCAGAGTCACAATGGAGAAGGCTTGAAATGGAAAAGAACGTGAAGATACAACTCCCGAAAAAGTATTCCGTCGGAATCGAGGTGCTTGTTCCCATCAATGCGAATCAGGCAATCGAACGGTGCCAGAAGTTCATGGCAATGCTGTCTGCACTTGTTGGAAACGGTTGTCGAGACGCAACGGATTTCGAACAGGTCATCAGGACAGGAGGGAAAACCATCATATCCATTCCGTTCATTCGTTCGATTGCCGAGATGAAAGTTGAAGGCCTGAACAATGCGTTCGATGAATATGGCATTCTACTCAAGGCATATCTTGAGCTGGAGGACTGACTTATGAAACAGGAACGGCGAAAGAAAAGGGCGAAGATAGACTGGAAGAAGAACGTGGAAGATGCGTCTGCGTGGATTGCCGAATGCAGGAAGCTCGGCATCGTGCCGACGACTACCCAGTTGCAGAATCACTTCGGATGGACGCAGACCGTGGCGAGCAAGGTCAAGGCGTTTATCGCAATAATGGAATCAAAGGAGAGTTTGACGGATGGCGAGTAATCATGAAATCGAGGAACTGAAGAAGCTTGTCAACAAGGTTCAGGATTTTGCGGAGAAGCACAAGTATGCCTATCTTGTCCCAGAGCAGATGCTCTATGTCCTTCTGAGCGACGAGAAGTGCGTCAACCTCATCAAGAAGCTGACGACGGACAAGAACAAGGCGAAGGCGATATCCGAGTTGAAGAAGGAGGTCGGGGAATACATTGAGGAGAACGTAGAGAAGGCTGCAGACATCGGCAACATCAACCCGACCAACGCATATACGAAGCTCATTCAGGCTTCCGTGTCGCAGGCGGCGATGCGTTCCATCGAGCCTGACAGTCTATGCGTGTTCATCATGCTGTTCAACGACAAGGAGCAGGCTTCTGCGTACTTCCTGTCGAAGCATGGGATATACGAGGATGATGCGCAGGAATACGTCAGGAACCTTCGTTCGAGCAGTTCGTCCAGTGCTGGAACGCAGTATCTCTCAAAATACTCCGTCGACATGACGCAACTCGCACGTGACGGCAAAATCGACCCGTTGATTGGCCGTGAGAAGGAGTGCGAGCGACTTGCCCAGATCCTGGCGAGGAAGAAGAGCAATTGTGCCGTCCTTGTTTCAGATCCAGGCGTGGGTAAATCGGCTGTCGTTGAAGGACTTGCGTTGAAAATCGCCAACGATGACGTCCCGAAGTCCCTTGTCGGCAAGACCATCTACGCACTAGACCTCGCAAGCATGGTCGCAGGCACGAAGTTCCGTGGCGAGTTCGAGGAGCGTCTGGAGAACACCATCAAGGAAGTCGTGGCGAACGAGAATGTGATTCTTTTCATTGATGAGCTTCATACCATCGTCGGCGCAGGTTCCTCCGAAGGCTCGATGGACTCTGCCAACATCCTCAAGCCATATATCAGCCGTGGTCAGTTGAAAATCATCGGCGCCACCACCTACGACGAGTACAAGAACAAGATTGAGAAGGACAAGGCTCTCTGCCGTCGGTTCAAGAAAATCGACCTCGCCGAGCCGTCGAAGGACGAGACGTTCCAGATTCTGCAGGGTCTTCGACCGAAGTACGAGGAGTTCCACGGAATCAAGTTCGGCGACGATGTTCTCCAGCATGCAGTTGACCTGAGCGCAAAATACATTGTCGGCAAGTTCTTCCCCGACAAGGCCATTGATGTCATCGACGAGGTTGGCGCCAAGTACCATTCTGGAATCAAGGATGGAAAAGAGGCCACAACGGAAGATGTGGAGGAGGTCATCTGCTCAATGGCGAACATTCCGAAAATCTCCGTCGAGTCCGATGACAAGACGAAGCTCAAGACGCTCGGCGACAGAATCAAGGCCAATCTGTTTGGTCAGGACGAGATTGTGGACAAGATTGTGCGGCAGGTGAGAATGCAACGCGCAGGATTGTGCAATATCGGTAAACCATTGAGTTTCATAGAGTTGGGCAGCACTGGTTGTATAACTGGAGATACAAAAATAAAAATCCGTAAGATTGGTGAAGGTGTTACACCAATAAAAATCATTATTGACAAGTAACACATTACCAGTATCTGTTATTCCAACTTACATTTTGCTTATATACCTTTTATTTATGATGCCTATTTGTGTATCATAAATAAAGGGAGTAAGCAAAATGGAAATTAATGATGATAAACTTGAATGGATTTGCCCAAATTGTGGTGCAGTTATTCCTCTAAAAAGATTACAAGATTATAAAATTGCTTCACATTGGAACAGACTTTGTAAAAAATGTAAAAAGCAAAAACAGTCTAAAAAAATAGAAAAAATTTGTAAATGTGGAAATCATTTTGTTGGGACAAAAAAACAAATATATTGCCCAGATTGTTTGCATAAATTGGCAAGCAAGCATTTTAAACGAGATGGAAATGGTGGCATTATTCAAAAACGCACACAAGAAGAACGTATCGAACAAATTAGACATGGCATTATTAAAAATCCAATGTATGGAAGGTCTGTATATAGTGTCTGGCTTGAAAAATATGGAAAGGAAGAGGCTGACAGAAGATTAGAACAGCAGAAAAACAAAATGCATCAGACTTGGAATCTACTTTCGGAAGAAGAAAAAAAGATAAGAAATAAAAAGAAAGGTAATTGTGGCAATAAAAATCCTATGTATGGGAAAAGCATATACGATGTCTGGCTTGAAAAATACGGAAAAGAAGAAGCGGACAGGCGAAACGAGGAAATGCAACGAAAAAAATCTGAAAAAAGCAAAGGCAAAAACAATCCCATGTATGGCAAGCCCGCTCCAAAAGGCTCTGGAAACGGAATATCAGGATGGTACAAGGGATGGTATTTTAGAAGTCTCAGAGAATTGTCGTACATGGTGAATGTAATCGAAAAGGAAGGACACGAATGGAGAAGCCTTGACAATACTCCAGATTTCAGGATAAAATATCTTGACAAGGATGGACATGAGAGGTCTTATTGCCCAGATTTTCTAATTGACAACAAAATCGTCGTCGAAATCAAGCCAGAGAAGCTTCAGCAACTAGATTTAGTGGTTAGAAAACAAAATGCTGCCATCATGTATTGTAAAACGAGAAATCTAGTGCATATTATAACCGACGTCGAAATCTTAGATTTCTCAATTATTGAAAAAATGATTGAGAATGAAGAGATAAAACTGACTGAAAAAAGTTTGATTAAATTCAACAAATACAAAACAAAGCGCCAAAGGAGAATCAAAAATGCAGATTAATGAAACAGTAGAAATCACCGTTGATGAATTTAAGGAAATTCTAGAAACGGAAGGGGGTGTTTTTGAAATAGAAACGCCAAATGGTTGGGTTGAAATAAATGAATTTTATGACCGTGGTAAACGTGAATCTGTTGAAATTACAACTAATAGCAGTTCATTGAAATGTTCTTTCGACCATCTTCTCTTTGATAAAGAAGGAGAATGGAAAAAGGCTGAAGATTTCAATGTTGGCGATGAATTGAGAAAAAAAGACAGCATCGAACCAATTGAAGCCATTACAAAAATTGGAAAAGTACAAGTTTATGACTTGTGGATAAACAGTGTTGAACATGCTTATTTTTCCAATGATTTCATTTCCCATAATTGTGGTAAGACAGAATTGGCGAAGACGCTTGCGAAGGAACTCGGAATTGGATTCACGAAACTCGACATGTCCGAATATCAGGAGGAATACAGCGTGTCCAAGCTCATCGGCTCTGCTGCTGGCTATGTCGGATACGAGCAGTCTGGGGCATTGACCGAACCTCTTATCAAGAACCCCCATCAGGTGATTCTCCTTGATGAAATCGAGAAGGCGAACAAGTCTGTATATGACCTCCTGTTGCAGGTTCTTGACGAAGGCAAGCTCACCGACAACCATGGTCGGGAAGCCTCCTTCAAGCACGCCATTGTCCTGATGACATCAAATGTCGGATATGCTGGCGCTTCGGCAATGTCCAGCGCTCTTGGCTTCACCAAGACCGAAGCAGATGATGAAAAGCGCACCAAGAAGGCCATCGAGGATGCCTACAAGAAGAAGTTCAGCCCAGAATTCAGGAACCGTCTTACCGACGTGTTCTACTTCAGCAACCTCAATGAGCAGGTGATGGGGATGATTGTGGACAAGAACATCCGCAACCTCCAGTCTGCGCTCGATGACAAGAACGTGACGGTCAAGCTGTCCGACAAGGCGAAGAAGTGGATTGTGGACAAGGCTGTTGCCGAGAAGGCTGGTGGTCGTCCTGTCGAGCGAATCGTGAACACTGAAATCACTGAAAAGGTCGCAGACGAGATTCTGTTCGGTGAACTCGCCGACAATGGCGGTGTAATCAATGTCGATGAGAAGAACGGTGCCATCACGCTTGAATTCGTGAAGGCGTAGGGCAGTTTTCGACGCAACCATGAAGAGCCGTATTCAAGCGATTGATACGGCTCTTTTTATTTTCACTAATGCAATTTTGTTTTTACTATTTATTTATATGAGTTGTATAATATAGGTGTTGCATTTTAACGAACATACAACAAGATACAATCAGGAGAAAAATCATGATGAATCTTAGAAAAATTGAGAAAATCGCTGCCAAGCTTGAAGAGGAGCTTGGGCTGAACGACGCAGGAGACGAACTCATCGACAAGGCCGAGGAGAAGGTTGCCAAGGATGAGAACATACAGGAGTCAATCGACGAGAACATCGAGAAGGAGAAGAAGGAGGAGGCTCTTCCAGAATCCCCTCTTGAGGCGAGTGACGAGGAAGCACCAGAGGTCAAGACCGATGATGAATTCGACAATGAAGGCGCAAAGGCTTGCATTGCCAGCCTGCAGAAACTTCTGAAAATCGCCAAGGCCGTCAAGATGTCGAAGGACATGCCTGCATGCAAGAAGGGGGAGGTGCTCAAAAAGATACAGAAGGCTTCCGAGAAGTTCAGGAGCGCTGCCATTGGTGAAAACGATGGGGATGGCGAAACGCAGGAGAGGCTCACCAACACGAACAGCCGTCAGAAGACAAGGGATGACGCTGCTGGAAAATTCATCCAGTTCATCATGTCCAATCGTCCTGCCCTCACCAAGCTCCTGAACGGTGGAATCAAGAGCCAGCCGATTTCGACGGTGCTCGGAAACAACGTGATGGGGATTTCGACGCCTGCTGGAAAGCTCACCCCCCTCCAGCTTATTCATATTTTCAAGGCTCTGCTTTTAAGATAGTTTGAATTCATAGGGTTTCTGCAGGGGTCAGACCATAAAAATGGTCTGACCCCTTGTTTTTTTCTTGCAAACAAGCCATATTTAGGAAAAGGATTTTTTCAATCTCGTTTCAATTCAAAGGAGAATCAAGAAAATGAAGAACTACAATGCAGTTATCACAAAGGCAGATGTGCGCTTCTTCCCTGAACTTTCCATCAGCCAGATTGAACTGACGCTCAGGTATCAGATGGGGAATGCTCTTTTCAGGGTTCCAATGAATGAGTGCAGCATGTTCGACATTCTCAACCTGTTCAGCAAGGACAGCATCTACGACCTCAATGGTCAGTACTGCCGAATGTCCATGGACGAGACCACTGGTCGAGTCGACAGCATCATGAACATCATATATGATGAAATGGGTTCGATTCAGGACAACCCAGTCGCATAAGGAGAATGCTCCAATGCATGAATATCATTGTGAAATGGACGGAATATATGTAGTGGTGAACGGAAGCCAGTACAGGCTCGAATATGACTCCTTTTCCGTAGGGACAACTTCATCTAAATGCGCAAAATGCGATTTCTTCAAGGAGGGTTGCAATGCAAGCGAGAGTTGCCGCCGAATTGAAAATCAGTTCCCCGATTCATATTGGAAACTGACGAGACATGCTTTTGTTACATGTGGTGGAAATTCGTCAACATATTCGTACGCCCATGCAGATTGGGAGAATGAATTTATCAGTTGCCCTTCATGTGAAGACAATGGCAAGAACATTTATGGGAAGACAACCAATCGAATTTAAATTTTAGTCATATACAGCAACAGAAGGTGAATGAAAATGGCAACTCCAGAGAAAAATCAGCCCAGCAAAAAGGCAACAGAGAATTCAAGCTCCAGCGTCAATCGCGTGTTCCGTATTTCCATGACGGCAGTGTACAACAGCGATACAATCGACGAGAATGCGATAGCCGATGGCGTTTTTGAGGCCATGTCAAAGGTCGGAAACGGTCTTGCGTTGCTTCATGTCGATGATGTCAAGAATGTCAAGAATGCGAATGAGGCGATAGCCAAAATCCTTTCCAGAGTTTCTGGTCAGAATCAGGAATCAATGGTGAGCAAGACCACGGACGATGGCAAGAGATTCGTGGCAGTGGATGAAAACCACAACCAAAGAATCTAAAGAAGAATGGACAGTGAACTTGAACGCAAAATCCATGATGCAGACCCCGTGTTCTTCCGTCAGAAGGGCATGGACATGACCCAGACATGCATGTGCTGGGGAATCGAGTGTGGCGACGGATGGTTCGAGCCGATACTGGAGTTCGTCAAGAAGGTGAGAATCCTGAATGACCGTCTGTCCACCATGAACATGTGCATAGTGGCATCGCAGATTAAGTCTAAATGGGCTAGTTTCACGTGCTACTGGGACATTGATGCGCTGGACGAAGGCGGGAATGCCGTGCTTTCTGAGCAACAGCAGAAAACGGTTGACCTTTGCCGTTCAATAATGGACGACATTGTTCGTTGTTGCGAGGAAAAATGTGCACACACCTGCGAGCTTTGCGGGAAGTACAGCATGAACAATGACGAGGTTTATGCGTGTGGCTCTTGGCTTACCGTAAAATGCCTTGACTGCGCCCAGAAAAAGCAACGTGAAGATGGCAAAATCACGAATTTCAGGGAGGGGTTCAGATTCCTGTCCCCATTCGCAGAGGAGCCGATTGTGGTTGATGGCTTCTGCTTCCACACTGTCATCGGTGCGTACTATGCCGTTCTTCATCCAGAGTGGTATGATGTCTTTGTCGAGATGAAATCCCCTTCTGAAGTACAGGCCGTAGCGATGGACAAGGGATTGTGCAGGGATGATGACGAGGCTTTCAACGCCATGGAGAAGGTGCTGAGGATTCGATATGCAGATGGGAAGCAACGTGAAAGGCTTCTTTCCACGAAAGGTCTCGGCATAGTGCAGTCCAATCACCACCACGAGAACAAGTGGGGTGCGTGCAGGTGCGCCTCATGCGAAGGGAAGGGGGAGAACATATACGGAAGGCTTCTCATGAAGATACGTGATGAAATCATTGTGGAGGAAGAGAAATGAAGGTGCGTTTAAACTATGTAAGCAACTCAAGTTCGTCGTCGTTTCTGGTTCCTAAGGAGCCGAGTGGACGCATAAGCTCCATTAGGCTTCCTAGGGAGATATGGGAAGCCATATCCAGAAACCACGTCGAATGGAACGGAGAAAAACACGACATGAGTTCATCCGACGAGTGGTGGCTCACGGAGATGGTTTCTGATTGTCGGGATGAATTCAATGAGCTTTCCAGCATGAAGGGCTCATTCACCTATCTTGATGGACATGACATGCCATATGGATGCTACGATGATGAAGGTGAAAAGAATTTCATCAAGTTCAGGAAAAACGGCTGTGACTTCTATGTCCTGCTGTCTGATTTCATTGGCGCTGACGGAACGGATGACATTCCAGATTCGGTGAAGCTCAGAAACAGCATCAGGACAATACTTGAGTCAAAGCTCATGAACAAGTCGCAGAAACTAGACGCAATATCATCCCTCATCGACTTCTGACAATGAGCATGATTAACGTAAAATATGATATATGCACATGCGAGGAGAAAATCAATGGCATTCATAAGACATACGAAGGAAGAGGCGTTCAAGCAGGTCGGCTCGCTAGTCGACATGTTCAGGAAGAACCTCAGGCACTACAAGTCGCAGGAGTATCTTGAGGCGAACTGCAAGACGGAGTTCATCAACAAGTTGCTTATTGCGTTGAACTGGGATGTCAACAACGAGAACGAAGTGGCGCCAAAATACAAGGAGGTTGTCATGGAGGCAAGGACGAACGACAGTGGCGTTGTCAAGCATCCAGACTATGCGCTCTGTATGGGAGGCCGTCCAGTATTCTATCTTGAGGCGAAGCCCCCCTCCGTCAAGATATTGAACGCAGATAAGTACGCCATGCAACTCAGGCAGTATGCCTCGCATATGGAACGGTCAATCTCAGTCCTCACCGATTTTGAGGAGTTCGCAGTATATGACACGAGGAAGCTGCCGAAGGAGGGAGACACTGCCGACAAGTGCAGGGTGAAGTACCTTACGTTCAACGAATACGGGAAGGAGTTCGACTATCTGTGGGACACCTTTTCCTATGACGCAGTCATAAAAGGCAGCATAGACACCTATTTTGACAAGAAGGATGGGAACTACTACAAGAACGACATCGACCACGAGCTTCTGGACGCAGTGGAGGAATGGAGGGAACTGCTCGTGAAGAGCGTGAAGGCACAGGATGGAAAAATAACCGAGCAGAACATCAACATGGCCGTGCAGAGGCTTATCAACAGGATTGTGTACATCTGGAGAAACAAGGGGTATTAAAAAATGGACAGGGATGAACTTAGGCAATACGAGGAATACGCAGACGGCTACACGATAAAGGTGTATGAACGGGAGGACTGCAGATATTATGCGATAGTGGTGTACGAGACGGACAACGACTCGAAGGTGATTTACACGTGCAAGTCGCAACCAAGCGCAGGGAAGGCGAAGGCTCTGGCAGTCGATGCAGTGAAAAAGCGCATTGGAATCGAATGAGGAATCCTGCCTCCATTTTTTCGATATTGTGCGTAATGATTGCGATGCTGTTGCTCATTGCGCTGAATGGATGCGCAATTGTTGTTCAAGACAAGGAGGGCGTTTGTCATCATGCTGGAATCGGCGTAGGGACAAGCCCTTCTCTTTGCATAAGAATCGGGTACTGGTACACCATCCCGATAGACGAGGACACGTGCAACGATTGCCATGGATGTCTGCATCATTGATTTTTCGCTTATAATTAATACAAGTGTAAAGATTGAAAATTTTTCAATAAAGTAATTCGGAGAATTGACAATGGATAACATCGAGAAAAAGGCAGATGTCGGTTGCGCACCATATGCTGGAAGCGGAAAATTGACCGACTATCGTGAAGACGGAAGCTGGATGATGAACCAGATTGACAAGGGGTATGATAAATGCGACCGTGGAATCAAGGTGAACAAGCCTGAGAATGGTGGCAACATTCGTTTTTCAAGCATGCAGGGCAGGATAGCGTCCATTATCACTGCTTCGGCAGAGGAGCTCAGGATTGAGAAGACATACAAGCAACTGTCATCGTCCTCAAGGAACAACTACCGCTTCGCATTGCGCTGGTCGCTGTTCGGAAACCTTGACGGCTCGACGCTGGAAGACCTCAACATTGTGAAGGAGTTGCTGGGGAACAGGGTCGCCTGCGACCAGTCAAAGCTTTATCCGACGTTCAACACGGACTTCGAGTATCAGGGAGATGCGACAATCGACTTCAGGCAGTCATGCATCAAGATAGACGCAGTGGTGTCGTTCGAATGCAACATCGTCACGGATGTCAAGCAGATAACTGATTTTCTTGGGAAACTCGGATTCGAGGCTGGGAATGCAGGAAGCAACGCACCTTCTTCAACGGATGACTGACACAACACTGGAGAAACTGCCATGAACGACTTGGAGGACTTGATTTTCACGGGGGCAGACGACGATGACGACAATGTCGACGTCATTCATTCTGCATGGTGCCGAAACCGTTCTGGAGTATGCCTGTCCTTCGCAATCCCAGTGAACGTGATGAGCGTCACCGAGATAAATGCATATGGACAGGAATTCGTGAAGGCAGTGAAGGCTTCATATAAAAAGCTTCTGAAGGACTATTTTTACGCCAAGACAGACACCCCATTGATAAGCTCGACCGACAGTGGGGAAATGATTATGATATGGAGCTTTCAGGGAGGGGATGACGATGACACGGTTCATGCCTTGAAGGACAACGGGATAAAAGAAGTCAAATACGATGAATAAAGGAGAGCTTTAGATGAACAGCAACATCAGAATCGCAAAGGAAATGCTCAAAATCGCCAAGGAGCTGGTTGCAGGCGACTATTCCGACAGGAATACGTACAACCAGATAACCAAGACGAAGACGACAATGCCTCAGTTCAGGCAACTGAAGAAGGTCTTCAAGTCTGCAGACGATGAGGGGGAAGACCTCGCCAACGACACGATGGACAAGGTTGCCGAGGAACTTCTCGAAGTCGCAAGGGAGCTTGTCGGAGACGGGGAGTAAGACATGAAGATTATCAAGGCAAACGATGCGAAGGATGTCTTCGAGATGGAGACATCCACGAAGGAAATCGACAAGGCATGCAAGCTGATGAACGAGGCCATTCTCATCCTGCGCAAGTGGGAGGCGGCACTCGCAGTCAGAAAGCTCAAGGGGAAGGTCAACACCGAGACTGGAATCGACATTGACACGCTCATCGACGTCGTTGACAAGGCTACCGACAAGGCGCTGTCATATTCTATCAAGCTTAGTGTTTTGAAGGAGCAGGAATAACGTTCTTTAAAACTGGAGAATGAAATGAAAATATCCGACATGAAGGTGGAATGCGTAGACATTAAAACATTGGTGCCATACGCCAAGAACACACGCATCCATGGCAAGAGGAATCTCGATGCGATAAAGAAAAGTCTTGAGGCTTTTGGACAGACAAAACCCATAATCGTACGCAAAGAGACACGGGAGATTCTCTGTGGCAACGGAACATATGAGGCGGCTGTCGCATTGGGCTGGGAAAACATCAATTGCCATGTCATCGACATCGACGAGGAGCGTGCGAAGGCCTTGATGATAGCAGACAACAGGACTTCCGACCTGTCCGAGAACGACGAGAAGAACCTTCTGGACATGTTGCAGGAGATGGATGCCGACATGCTCGACCTGACGGGATATGACAACGAGGAGCTTGACAAGATGCTCCAGTTCCACGAGGGTAGCCTCTTCGACGACGACAAGAAGGAGAAGAAGGAGAAGAAGCCGAAGGAGGAGAAAAAGGACGCTCCAGTGTCGGCAGACGACCAGATTTCGTTCATCCTTATGGGCTATCCGTTCGTTCTGGCAGATGTAGACCAGATAAAGGAGATAAAGGACTTGATGGACAAGTTCACCACCCAGAACATCGAGGTGCGTTGCGAGACGACGTTCGAGATGTGGAATGCGATAAGGGATGTCCTGAAGAACGCCGTGGCGCAGGATGAACAACCACCTGCTGATTTTGGAATGGAGACAGACAGGCAATAATGAAAATCGCCATCGCCACAAACTGCATATACGATCAAGAGCCTGAGTACATCAAGTACACGGACAGGTACAAGATGCAGTATTGTGAAAAATGGGGAATCGACTATCTCCGAACGTCAGACAATCCGTTGCCAAGCCTCCATGCCGTCTGGAGCAAGATTCCGATTGTAATGGACGAACTCAAAGGATACGACTGGGTTGTCTGGATGGATGCCGATGCTGCCACTGTCGGAATGGGGTTCGATATTGCGTCATACCTGTCTGGCTTGGATGACAAGGTTGTCATGCAGAAGGACAAGCTCAACTGGAATGCAGGGGTTTTTGCCGTGTCGAACGGAGCGAGAACTAGAAAGTGGCTTGACAAGATATACGAGATGAGAACGGTTCCCAAATACAGTCGTGGCTGGAGGAAGCAACAGGCGATGATTGACTCGTTCAAGTCTGGATGGGGTGACGTGGTCGAAGTTCCACCGAAGGGCATTGGATGGAATAGCTATCTGCCAATATACGGCAGGGACGACGACCCCAATCTTTATGGGGATGGTCATTGGTGCCTTCACATTCCCGGCAAGCCTGACTCCATAAGAAACAGGATATTCAGGAACGAGGAGTGGAAGCGATGACGTCCTGATGCCCTAAGAACATTCCGTTTATATTTCAGCCGTCTAATGTAGGTAGAATACATTTTGACGGCTTTTTAATTAACAGGAGAACAGCAAAATGCCAGCAGAACAGAACAGCAACGAGGCTCTTCCACATTACCATCAGTCGCCTGACATGATTCAGGTCAAGCTCACGATGAACGGAATCGACGCAGACAGCGTGGAGAAACTGAAGGCCATGGACATTGACCGCCGCTGGAACTGCGACAACAGGGTTCCGACATGGACGTTCGGGATGGTGAACATGGGTCACGACTTCAACTTCCTCCACAAGGGTGGAATCATATGCGACACCGACGACAGGGTGCAGAGGATAGAGGAGGATGTCGAAACCGATGACGGCATTGTCAGGAAGGTGACAAAAACCCGCAACATCAAGTACAACGGGCAGGGTCTTCAGATTGACTGCTCCCGCGAGAATGGAGAAGAGAATTCATGAGCATACCAGTATTCAGGGCAAAGGAAGGGAGCGTTCTTCCATTGAGACCACGTGGTGAACTCCTCAATGGCTGGCTTCCTGGGACAATCGTGAACTTCATTCCATCGGATGACGGGCACTACATGGACTGCGACGTCGCTGCGAAGTATCCCCATCGTTCATCCAACGGTGGAATGTTCACCATCAACGGCTCGTATTTTCTGAAGGCAGGGTTCGACCGCCGCTTCGCCAACCAGAACGAGCCTACTGGATTTTGGACTCCTGATGAGATGATACAGTGGACAAAGGGGGATGAGAATTTTGGAATTTCGCTTGATGAGCACGGGCTTGTCAATAGAATAGGCAAGGACATCACCACGGTGAACTACGACGGCGGGTGCTTCAAGGTGTATACGTTCGAGAGATATGACAATGATTACATCGAATCGAATGGGGCATCTGGTGGCGAGATAAACTGGCGTGAGCATATCGGAGAGACTCTCGGCACCTCTCCACGCAGTCTTTTCACCACGTTGCAGAACAATGTCATAGACGAAGTGCCTGCATACCGTGTCGGAAACTATGCGCAGGATGAGAATGGGAAGTGGTTCATATTCATAGTTAGGAGATGATGACATGGACAACGCCTAGAAAACGAAGTTCTTAAAATCTCAAGCCATCTTGTAAGCCATATTTTACAGGATGGCTTTTTTCGTATTCTGATGGTAGAATAATGAAGACGTTTTAAAATCATGGTGGATTCCAGATGAGCGACTTTAAGCAGACAGACATAGAGATATACTATATCGACGAAAACGAAGTGGAGCATCCTCTCCCCTATGCGTTCTTCAGCGACAAGCCGAAGTTCGGATGGAGAGCGCCGAAGGGATTCTCGCAGGATTCGTTCATATTCGAGATGAGGTCTGCGCTTCCTAAATCATATTCCATCACCATCAACGGAGTTGCAAGCCCTCAGAACACATGCACCTACTGGTTCAGTGGACAGCAGAAGACATCGAAGACCGAATACAGGTGCGAGACAGGTGCTTCCATCATCAACCCGAACGAAGGCGATGTGGACAACGTGTCCAATATCGGAATGAGCGAGACGTGGAACGGAGTCTGCGAGGTGCGATTGAGGTTGTTCGACGCTGATGGAAACGAATTGTGCACGCACGGGAAGACTGACGAGACATATGACTTCGAGAGGACGGTAGTCATCGATGCGAACAATGTCATATCCTCCCTTGTCCCCAACCCCCAGTACAGAAAATGGGGTTCCACGGACGACAGGTTCTATTATTGCTACGACACCGATTTGGACATCCACAACGGCATTAGGAGCGCCAGAATCAGGTTCAACGGTGGGGCAGACATGGACGATGGCGACAATGTGACGGAGATGTTGCAGGTGTCCGACAGCCCCCTTTTCAACGAAGGGAAGAACGACAACGAACTTTATCAGCTGGATGGAATGCCTTTTTCAAGCATCGTGGACATAGCCGCCTTCTTCGAAAAGGATGACGGGCAGACAGGCATCAAGGACGATGGAATGCATCTCCATTACAACAAGATGTATTATTGCAGGGCGAGGTCATATGACGGATTCGACTATTCCGACTGGTGCACCGTGAACGCATTCATGTGCACAAGTGGAATCCCCCCAAAATGCTTCATCAACAGCGTAGGAGTGCCCAGCGAACAGGATGAAACGGGCGAACTTGTCCCCAGCTACAGGAACAACGGGGAGCTTGTCGTGAACATCAGGGTGGAGGACAGCGAACACGACCATGTCAACGCATATCTCATGTTCTCGATGCTCGTGAAGGAATCAGACCTGGGTAAATTGAGCGAGAGCGACAGGAAGCTCATCACCGTAAACGGTTCGACGGTACTCCCTGCGTACAGCGAGGAGAATCAGGGCAGGTTCATCAACGCCATGACGAAGGAGAGCCTTCTCAGGATTCCGACGAACAAGGACATTGACATCACGTGGTGTACGACGCTCGGCGTTGCGAACCCCCTGACGGACGGGAAGAGGATGAACAATGTCTATCTCTATCTCATTGCGCTAAACGAAAACGGGATGAGTAGCAGAATGGAATGGTATCCACAGCCAGTGATGTTCGGCGACAGGCAGTTCATTGGATACAATCCAGAGATGGCGATTGGTGGCAGCAAAATGACGGTGCTGACTCTTGAGGACAATGGCAACAGTGGCATGGGCATCAACAATGCCATGACTGACGGAGCGTCGCAGGGCGAGGTCACTCCTGCAAGGTTCATGTTGCATGGGGAATTGCAGTGGATGCTGAAGTATCCAGTCCTTCCCGATACAATGCAACGGACTCTCATTGTCAATGAAGACCTTGGCGACAGGAACGACGACCAGACTGGCATGATGCCTGGTGAAAAGCAGACTGGAATGGTCGGATATTCAGATGGAACAGCCACAATCCGCATAAACGAACATTCATCCAGCACAATTGCATTCCATTCATTGTTCGACTTGATAAACCAGACCGAGAACCTCCGTGGTCTGAATGGCATCAAAAGGACAACGACGAAGGACGGCGTCTTTTCCGTAAGCTCATATAGGAAGTACGACATTTTCTATTCGTCAAGCACAATCATTGACGATGGGTGGATGGGGAAGTTCGAGATAGGCGTAGGAGAACCTGAAAAATTGACTGGTGGAAGCGATTATGTCATCACGGAGACCTATGGCGACGGCAAGACATCTGGATTCGTGATGATATGCCCAAAATGCGACACGCTGCATATCCTCCAGACAAAAATAGTCCTTGCCGACAACACGGTATACGATTCTCTTGCCGATGCGTTCGGCGAGGACGGAAAAGGGTTCGACGGAACCCCGTACAGTTTTGTGTACTGGTGCCCGAACTGCAAGACCACATATGGAATGGACATGAAGTACCAGACGCATCTTGCGCACGGCGTGTGTGGCTCCTTGATGAAGGACAGCCATGCCTACTGGCATGGGTACAACTCAGACTCGAGGATAACGGACAACGGGCTGATGCAGAAGCAACTCACGCTCACAACGGAACGGGATTTTGACAGGTTGGTCGAGGAATGGAAGGAGCAGTACAGGCAGGAGCACGGTAAAGACCCGAATGACGATGAATGCCCGTACAAGTGGGTGCAGATAACGAAGGGAAAAGACATCGGCGGTGGATATGAAAAGGAGGCATATGGGCTTTTCCCAGACGATGCGTTGCTGAAGCTCGACCCCCGCCCAGAATTCGATTCATATATCAAGATGCTCCCTCCCGAGGCGAAGAGCTTCCACGAGAACATATACAATGACGGCTCGAAGCTCAATGCAAGCATAGAACTCGACTACATGTACGGCTTCGAGCCAGAGGAGGATGAGAACGGCTCCAGCGGCAGTGGAGACCCAGACATGCTCCATCTCGCCAAGCAGGGACCGTGGTGGGTGCAGAACAGGATGATGTACCAGTTCTTCGAGGGCAGAAAATCCCTTGACGACAAGGGGGTAAAGGGTGGATACCCTGCCGTGAACGGTGGGGATGCTCCTGAAGACGAGACCGAAGACAATGAAGACAATCATCTGGACAACGGGATAACCGAGTATCGGGTTCTTGGAACAGCCAGCATGGTGATTCCGTCATGGAATTCGGATGGGGACACGGTGGTCGGTGAAAGGGAGAAAATCAACAAGCTGATAGCGTTCTCGACCGTCAATGACCCTAGGATTGGCATAAGGTCGACGATGTTCAACAGGATGTCGTGCTCAGGCATCATTCGTTTCCCGATTGTGATAACAAGGGGCGTCAACGACATGGTCAGATACCGAATCAACGACGGGGACATTGTTGAAAGAAGCATTCTGGACAGCTTCTCTTCTCCCAGCTCCCCGTCCCCCCTTGAAAGCAAGAGAATAGAGTTCCCGTACAACAATGAGAAGAAGATTCCTTACATGGCGGGGGGATGGATATCGGAAGAGGAGCACGAGAATGGAATATCCATGTATACCCGTGCGCTCAACGATTCCATAAAGGAGGAGGTGAAGGCGTTCATTGGAGCCATCTTCGGAAACGCCCTCATGATTGATGAAAGCGGAAACGACCCGATTCTTCCCCCGTCCATCTCGTACAAGAGAAAACTCGATTATGTCTCAAGCATCCAGATGGCATCCGAGGCAGAGGCAGAGAAGGTGGATGTTGCAGGGCAGGCGATGGTGTTTTCGGTTTACGGGAACATCGCACAAGGCGTAAAAGGAATACGGAATGGACGGTATATGAAGTTCGAGTTGCTGGACTGCGAGAACAGTTGCTATGAACTAGCAGGGATAGTGCCATTCACGACCACCCAGAGCAGGAGGCATGTCTTCGGCTCGAACATATCAACGAGCATGGAAGGGCATTCGATTCCTTCGGTTGTGCATAACGGCACGTTCCCTGACAATCCCAGCATCAATGCGACAGGCAACACGGATGGTGGCGGCGCATATGGGAACGACAAGCCCCAGAAGTACTACTACACCAGCAGGACTACGACAAGGCACAATTTTTATGCGCAGGAAAGCCCTGTCGACAACGACCTTGAAAGCTTCGAGGGATGCAAGGTTGCGGACAAGGATGGGAACATCGTCGATGCGGTCAAGTACAGGAAGCCGATGTCTGGCGATACGACAGGCGAGCCATTGTTCACGTGCTACAAGGATGAAGTGGATTCGAGGGGATACCACTTCAGGTTCACGGAAGAGGACTACAGGAAGACAGGGAAGATATATGTAAGGAGGTACCACGTCGAGGACTGCAACCCGTTCCCATATGACGGATATGGGTACAGGAACTGGATTGTCGTCCCGATACAGGGGAAGCCAGGAAGATACCACAAGAAGAAGGTGTTCAATTCAAGGGGTCTTGCTGCCGTGCCGAAAATGATACGGGTGGAGCTTTCATCTGGGGCGGAACCAGTCGAGGAGATAGGATGGTTCCCGTCCGAGGATGAATACGCCGAGCCAATATCCCATGAAAGGGCTTCATCCAGCAGTTCGTCATCAACTGGCTCCAATGACGAGCCACCAGTCTACAAGAGGAAAAGCGACATGTTGTGGAGAAACAGGATTCTTCCCAAAACATGCGTCGTATTCGATTATGTCGACGTTTCCGAGGCATTGTGCAAGAATCCCTTTACCCCTGCTGGGCAGTCGCCATTCAGCCACGTGTGCCCGATAAATTTTGGTGGTGGCATATGCAAGGACATTTTCGTCAAAAGATACGGGCTATATGTAATGGGGGCATATGACCTCACCGAACAGCAGAAGAGGCTTCCTGACGACCTGACGCCATATGAACAGGAATTCCCATATGTCGATGAAGGAACAGGCTCAAGCACTACGCTGATTGAGACAATGCCGAACAACTGGAGGCCGAACGTGCTCGATGCAAAATTCGATGCATCGAAGGATGAGGCGTCTTCGTTCGAGGTCATCGACTTGACTACAAAAAGAAAACATGAAAGCAGTGGGCAGTCCCTTCCCAACGACTTCGACTACGGGAAGAAAACCATCAACTCCATTGAGCGCTACAAGAAGGCGTGGCAGGGCTGGGAGGACAGAATCGACAGCGACAAGAAGGCATCCGACTACGAACTAAGCCAGCGCACCGTGGAGCAGTTCAACCCTGCGTTCAAGGGGGCGTTCGGGATATGGGAGAAGTGGGGATACCAGCCAAAAAACACGTTCACGCAATACTGGAAGGAGGACAAGGATGGAATGTATACGGGAAAATACATTCCGAAGTCCAGCAAGCTTGTCCATGGAATCTACCACGACCCAGTCACTGGTGCGAAGGGCGACCCTTATGCCGACATGAGGCTTGTCGGCGAGATAATGATGGAGAGATACATTGTCTCGGACAAGACATTCAGGAAGGTCGATGAAAACTACGACAAGCTTCCTTTTCTCGACTACAGGCTCGTTGGACGGATGACCTTCGACATCCTTCCGTATTTTTCGGGATATCCACGCAACGAGCATCCACTATATGCCACAAGGCCAGAACCACCATATCCATATGACAGGCAGTGGAGAATAGGTGGATGGCAGGTAAAGGGAAAGGACGTGGATGGAAACGAGATAGGCCGTTATGCCTTCGAAGCGCAGAAGGAAAAGGAACGATGGAGTGGCATTGAGACGGGTTCAGCCATCCCAGACCTTCTTCCCGGCGCCGTCATCGCATATCCAGAAGCGCTTCACGACAACGAGTTCCTGTATCTTCAGGAAGAATGGAACAACTACAACAGGATACACTGGACGATGAATGTCGGCTCGGGGTCGTTCCTATGCCTATATGCGAGGGCTAAGAACGCAGAAGGCGCATTAGGGGAGTCATTCTCAGTCAAAACATATACTTCGGAATGGAACAATGACCTCATGGCATGGTGCATCCCATATGACGAATCGTGCTCCGACATGATTAACATGACGGAAACCGTCGATGAAAACGGTAAATCGAAGTTCGAGGACAATGTCAAGTACGTGTTCTACATGGTTCCATATAGCCAGAATCCAGACGGGTCATATGTTCAAGGCCAGCAGACGGGATTTTCGAACCAGTTCTCGATATCGAAGACGGCGCAGTCCCCTGCGACAATTGTAAGCACGGCATATGATTCATGGACGAAGTTGCTCACCATCAACTTCAGGTTCGACGATGCGCTTGGCCGTGAATACGACATCACTGGGTTCAGATATGCCCCGGAAGACATGATATACGGCAAGGACTCGAATGGTGGATTGACTGGAACAGTCACATATGTAAGCAGGGAGAACTTCATCACTCCCGGAGAAGGGAACGGGACTGGCGTGCTTATCGGGAACATCTACAACCTTGCGTCCAACGTTCGGACGAAGATGTCGATGCCAGACGAGCTTCTCATCACCCATTCGCTTCAGGTGAGCATGTCCAGCCTTGGGATAAAGTCTGCGTCTGGCCTAAGGATAATGCTTGACTCCGACCTGTCCATCAACAGGGTAGGGTTCACGTTGCCCGTGTTCACGGTGAAAATGTGGGCGAATGAATTCCTCAAGCCAGTCGAGGAGAGGATGATGTCCCTTCTCGGGTACAAGAGCAGGTGGAGGAGGGTCGATTCATATGATGAAGCCACTGGCACCATATCCAGCGAATGGGAATACCTTGACGAGAAGGACGCCGTGACGGTCATCGGAAGCATTCAGGAGACCCAGAACGCAATATCGGAGATATCGAACAAGTTCGAGCAGTGGTACATGGGGCTGAACGGATTCTGCGACGAGATAGGCGAGAACGGGGACATCGACTCCTTCGAGACATGGCTGAAGAGCACAGGAAAATGGAACGGGTTCTACTACGGGTACATTTTCAGGACATATCTCGCCTTCAACGCAGATAAAGAATACCAGCAGGATTTTACAGAATATGAGATGTCGCTCGGATTGAACGCAGGCAACGAGTTCAAGGCCAGAAAATGGCTCGACTACAGAAACCTTGCAGACAATTATGGCTCGTGGTATTCCAAAAGAAGGCTGTTCCTTCTCATGTCGTACAGGTCTACGCTCGATTCTGGCACGTTGCTCATTTTCTCGGCATCGATAAGAAGGGCATCGTCCCTGTCGACGGAACGTGTTGAATTCATCAAGGATGTTGCATCTGACGAATACAAGGCGTATTACGGGGAAGAGGAGGACAAGGAGCTGTCCATCACGCCAGAACAGGCCATCGTGTTCATTGAGGATAGTGGCCGCCAGAAGGATTTTATTGCCTACTATTCAAGGAAAAACAAGTACGCAGACACGAGGTTCCTTGAACGGACGCTTGTCATGAACCAGATGTTCGGAGTCGTCACCCCGAACGTGTGGGAGAAGGATGTCGTTCCACCGAGCATATATCAGGGCGCCTATGCCAACTGGCTGGAGGATGCCAGCAACAACGCATCTTCTCTTTCATTGTCAGACAGATACCAGTCGTTTTTGACATATGCCCTGAATTCTCAAGTGAAACTCGACAGGATAGTGGGAGATGGAGAAAACTATTCGGTGAACGATGTCCCTTATTCCACAACAACCTTAATCTCAACCGAATCAGACATCAAAAAAGCCACAATACCGAATGCAGGGCGCTCCCTTGCCATGTCTGCATTCCTTCAGACGCCGAGTGGAAACGGAACGACATACAGCCAGAAGTGGCAGGCTCTAAACGAAACCTTGTCGCAATACAAGAAGACGCTTCAGTTGTGCCAGGACGAAAAGAACATGCTTGAGACGGACTTCAGGGAGAACCTCGTCAGGCAGGGGTTCTTCTGCAACGGATTCGTGGAGAACCAGCCATACGGAAGCGAGCAGGATGAAAACGGGCAGAAGACAAGCACCCCGTTCAGATGGAGGGTGGAAACCCGCCAGTATGACGGGAAGATGGACACGTCATACGACAGCACGACCAATTCGTTCGGAAGCTTCGACCCACGCTACAACATGTACTACCACTTCCAGATGGACTTCTACGACACGTTCGATTCGCAGGAAGGTGGAACCCCGATAAACGACACGATATTCCTTCTGGGTGGGAACGAGGACAAGGACAGGATACTTGCGGGAATCGACGATGCAGACAATTCTGCACGGACATCGCCTCTGGAAGGAGTGAACGAAGGCGAAAGCTCAAAATACGTGGCGAACCACGATGACCTTGTTGTGGACAGGACGGAGAACGAATCCATCCAGCAAAAAAGAAGCAACAATCAGGTTGATTTAAGGTTCTCTGCGACATTCGGCCTTGCCAAGAGCGAACTTCCTCAAGTCCAAGACGGAATGGTTCCCCCATTGGCTTGGAGGCAGGCTTGGAAGGACAAGAGCCAGATTGAGAATGAGGCAGACAAGCCCAACGAGGATGCGCCAGAAACGGAAAGGGAGATGCAGAACATTGACTTCAAGAGCACGTACTACTGGAGAGTCGCACCGTACAACATTGTGGAAAGACCCGTGTTCGAGACGTTGCTTGGTGGAACCCATGCCTCGAATGGATACGCCGTCATTGACTGCATTTTCCATTCAAAAGAGATAGCGCAATGCAAGACAGGCGCATCGTCGTACAACTACATCACGGTCTATTCTGCGTCAAGCAGAAGAAACCTGACGGTAAACGCATATTCAGGTGGCACATATGAATCGGAGCAGAATCAAGACTCCATCGAATGCCCTGCATGGAAGAAGAACCTCGATTCCATTGTCTTTTCGTCAACCCCCACCTTGTCACAATATGCGAATTCGAATGGTTCCGACAGCGCTGTCCACAAAACATGGCTGAACATCAACATGGAAAAGCGTGGCGAAGTGCAGTTCGTCACCGACAGGCCAAGAAAAGTCGAATACGTGGATTCAGATGGCGAGCAGGAAACGGGAATGGACATAAGCACAATAGTGTCCTACAGAATAATCGGGGTTCTTGGAGGCAGTTTCAATGAAGCGCTTCAGGGAGAATATTCGCTCGTGGACGGAACTGGATACTACCAGCATGTTCGTGGGGCATCGAGTCACTACCTGTATCAAGCCACCATGAACGGAAACAGCTATTGGTTCATCGGAACCAATCCGACGGATTCCGAGTCGCCGTCAGGAACATGGCTTTACTATTCCAGCCAGCAACATCCCTATTTAATTGATACGCTTTATTCCAAAAACGGAGTCGGCTCAAAAGTGAGCGTGACCGCTGAGGGTGGAGAAGGGGATTCTTCATCATCCAGCATACGGCAACGTCCAGAGATACGCTATATACAGGACAGGCTCGGTTGCTTCGACACCACATGGCTTCCCCACGGCACCGACAGGGAGAAGCCGTTCGTAATAAGGTTTAAAGACCACTACCTGATGTTCACGCACAAGCGCATCGGAACCGTCGTCAATGGCTCAAGCGCATACAAGGCGTGCATGATAACGATGTCCCGTGGATTCTCCAGCGATGTGTTCGGCGAAGAGAGGCAGTGCTTCCCAAAATACACGTTCGAGTCCATCGGCGACTATGTCGTGGATTCGGTTGCAGTGGGTCAGGGAACAGAAAAGAGAAGGGCTGTCTCGCTTGAGAACCCATGCGTCATTCCGATTGGGGAAGGAATGTACAGAATGTACTTCAATGCCGTTTTCCATGACGGCGAAGAATACTACACGAAGATTTTCAAGGCCGACACCATCGACTTCGATGAATGGAACGGAATATCTGCCGTCAAGATGATGGACAACGGCAACGAACTTGTTGGTTGCCTTCAGCCCAACGTGAGCATGATTCCGTCATATGACAATGAAAACGACCCGTCGCATGAACACCCAACTATGTCGTATGCCATGTTCATTACATCCGTTGAGCACACTCAAGAGGCTGTTGCACAAGGAGTTGGAGCATCAAGCATGACGATAAAGGAATTCAGGGGCGTTGACGGGGAGTCATTCTCGCTGGTCAGGGAGATATATGCCAGCACCGATGGCGGATATGGCTTCTGCTCCCCATGCCTTTTCGTCAACGGCTCCGATGCCACGCTTTACTTCTCAATGGAAAGCGCCCCAGACCAGAACGGGTTCGTGGCATCCGTCATAGGCTCCATCAGGGGAACGGTGGATTCGTCTGCCAATATCGAGTGGCGAACGGAAAACTACTATGGCCTGTCAAGGATAATACTCGAAAAGGCAGATGACGAATTCATCATAAAGGACACTTCTGCGAAGAACAAAAACGTGTTCCCATCGCTCGGAAGGGTGTTCAACGGAATGTTTTCAACGGATGCGCACTATTCGAATCCATGCGTAATCTGGGACTGCTTCAACGGTTGCAGGGTAAGGAGGATGTATTATAACACATATATGCATCCATATCTCTGGGATGACGGTTCGCTGAAGCAGTTCGACGAATTCATGGAGAAGACGATATGCACGGACTACTTCGAGGAATACTACTGGAGAACCGAATCGGTGCCCACAAGCAACTTCCAGTGCTCCAACGACAACGGAGGCTCATGGAATGGAATCCAGTCGGACTACAATGATAAAACAATCTACGCCTCTCCAGACGGAAGCGCAAAAATCAGGTTCCCGATTGGCTTGTTGCAATACAGCCCCATCATTGACAAGTCAACAGGCGAATGCAGGATAATGATGAATCTCACCCCGAAGGCGAATTCCATACGTTGCATGGCAGAGGGTAGATGGATAGGCTACGACAACGTTGCGAACACCGACGCCATCCTGATGCCCGAGGCCAACAACGAGATAAACTACTCGCTGTCAAAATATTCCCCAATGAAATGGATTGCGGAGAACGACCTTGTCGATGCCTACAACGCCTGGTTGTCATCGCAGGACAGTCCATCGACGGCGGGCAACGAAACGGCGTTGCAGTGGATTGTATACACAAGGAACTATCCGAGATATCTGTGGTGGTCTAGAAAAGGGTCTGGAATATACAGATATGTCGGATATGATGTCATGCAGAACTACAATTGGAACGGTTCTTCGCCTGAATCCTAGTAGAATAGCGAAGAGTAAATAGTTGCATCAGGAGACATTTAAATGCCATCGAATTTTGGAACAAGCTCAAAAATAAGGATAGGAGGGGAATCGTTTTCTCCACAAGTTGCGATGAAGCTGTCGCCTCTTGATGGTTCAGACCTCGTCGCAGTCCCACCAGAACCGAACGGAGAACAGCCATCAGAAGCCATGTATGCCTACAGGAACAAGGACAGGGACTTCATTTTCCAGAAGATAACGCCTCCAATGTACGGTCAGGACGGCTCCATATCAAGGACTACAGGAATACCTGCGAACGAACCAGACTTCATCGCAGACGTACATTTTATCGGGCTCATGCGTGCCATCGACGACATGACAAGGCATAGATATTCTGGGTACATCGGAGGGACGTTCAACACTCCTGGAACGATGTGACTTTTAAAGAAAACTAAAACAAAAAAGCCGTGGAAGGCACTCGTCCTTCCACGGCTTTTTCCATTGCATCCATCATCCTATGAATATCTTGACGACGGACATTCCATCGTTCTTCTTCCCGTTCACAATCACAACAGGGTCTTCAATCGAATTGTCTATCACAATTCCTGCGTTCATGAATCTCATTGACCTGACGGTGCGTTCATAAATGCTGTTCTCCATTTTTTGCGAAAACGCATTGCACACGAACTTGCTGAACAGCGTCTGGTTCATCCTTATCTCAACAGCCCTGTCCCCGATGTTCTCCAGCAACGAACATGCGCCAACCAGCGCAGTAGCCGTCATTCTGGGGGAAGTAAGCTTGTGGCATTCTTCTTTTGATGCAATGAAGTCATATATGGTCATGATGAAAAGCACCTCTGCTGTCTGAACAAAAAGTGCCTGACGGGAGCTTATCACGCCAGGCACAAAAAACGATTCTGATTATGTCAGATTTTCGTCATGATTACTCCTGTGGCGTGGATTCTTCAGTGGGCTTGTCTTTTGCTGCGTCCTTCACGCTGTCGACGGCATCCTTCACGGTCTCCTTGACTTCGTCCACCTTTTCCTTGACTTCATTGCCGACTTCCTTCGCAACAGCAGCAATCTCCTCACGCAATTCCTTGACAGTGATGACAGTCGTCATGGCGCTGTCCTTGATTGTGTCGAGCTTGCCGAGGGCTTCAAGGTACTTCTTGTCGGCAATGAGCTGCTTGACCTCGGCAATGGTGTTGCTCACGGTCTCGACCTGTGCATACACGACATCGGTCTTCTGCATCCAACTGTCAATCTTCTGCTTTGCGACTTCCGCATCGTCTGTGCCGATGATTCCGAACGTGGCGGCGCATGAAATCACGGCGCCTGCGATTGCGCTGATGAGGTTCTTCGCCCAGCCATACCACTTCTTTGCTTTCTTCTCTTCACTCATGATTTACTTCTCCTTTTTTTGTGTTGGCGCATTTTCATGCGCATTTTATCCTTCAGTCACTTTTTCAATCTAACTGCCAGCATCCTTCAGGTTCTTCCCCACTATTATACATTCTGGATTCTCGTTCCTGTTCAATCAGCATCATGCGCCGATTATGTCCATTGCCACCCTCGCCCCGTCCCCGACGGCGATTGCAACCTGCTTCTTGTCGTTCGAGCAGTCCCCGCATCTCCAGATTCTTCCGTTTCCGACATGTTCGACTACATTGGATTCACAGCCGATGCAGACAAACAGCCCTTTTGCTCCGACTATCATCTCATCTGAATGCTGGTTCTTGTGCATAAGGTGAAGGACAGGATTGCCATCCCCGTCAGACGAAACGTGGTGCAACTGGGTTTCGTACTCAATGACTACGTTTCTTTTTGAACACAATTCATCGAACGCCTTCTTGTTGGTGAACCTGCAGTTCGGCTTCCTGACTACCATGACAACCATCTTTACAAGGTTCGATAGATAGAGGGCAGAGGAGATGGCGGTGTCCCCTCCCCCTATCACCACCACGACATCTTCCTTGCCGTACAGTCCACCGTCGCATATGGCGCAATAATGCACGGGAATGAGTTCAAGTCCATCGCACCTGTATTCCCGTCTCTTGCAACCCACGGCCTCGACATATTCGTCATATGGATGCATTGCCCCGTTCGTGTCAATGACGTACTTGTCGTCAGAATGGACACTGGCTATCCCCTCTGGATGGATGGCAACGCCTGCATTCTGCGCCTGCTCAACGAAAAGGCCGAGAAGCTCAACGCCTTCTATTCCGTTTGGGAAACCAGGGTAGTTCTTCACGATGGATGCCTCGGCAAGGCAACTCTCCGTATTTTCCTCGTTCGAGAACACGTCAACCGACCATCCTGCCTCGGCAAGATATGTCGCACATGCCAGCCCAGCCGGGCCTGCCCCCGCTATCACTGCCTTTTTACTCATGCATCCCATTGTTATATTGGGCTCCTAGTAATTATCAAGCATCCGAGCCTCGAATGGAGTCGGGTCGACATTGCAGTCGTACTTGTTGAACTGATTGGCGACTGGAATGGCAGGCTTGTACCCGTGGTATTCCTTGAACGGTTCACCAAACAAGGATGAACATGCGAGGTTAAGGCGGCTGAGGGCGAGGCCACGTGCATGCTTCCTGTCGAAGATGTCATACTTCGAGCAGAGCGAAACCCCACGGTTGATTTTTCCTTTTTCAGATGCTGACTCCTGAATGGCGACGCATCCATAAGGGTGATTGTTTTCATCCCTGAGATAATAGTAGAGCACTTCGTTGTTCATTGTACTTTTCCTTTTTGCTACTGGGTTGATTTTACATGGACTATTCTCAAAATCCAATCTAAATATGGCTTGTCTTCGCCTTTTCCCGAGATATTAAAAGAGCACAATCATGGAACTATCTCAAGTATTTTCTCAAAATTCCCATTGGTCAAGAAGGAATCGCAGGTATATCTCGGCTCCACCTTTATCCCAAGTATTCTGACATCCTGCTTCTGGATGCCGTATTCCATGAAGCAGGTCGCCGTCAATTCATGGCAGTAGAAGGCTTGCGCCCCATCGGCAAAATCAAAATCATATGGCGTTCCCATCTCTTCTTTTGCCCTTGCGACTGCCTTTTCTGCCATCTCGGCATCCCGTGGCCTTAGAATGCAGAATCCATCGCAACGAAGAAAATCAATGATGTCAATCTCCTCGACGCCTTCTGCGATGGCGTGTATTGCTTTTCCATCGCCGACATAAATCGCCGAGTGCGAAAACTTCCCGGGAATGAAGAACCCATCTGCGTAGCAAGAATACCTCCTGAGCAAGATGCAACCCGGCTCGATGATGTCCATGGCCTGACGGGTGTGGTAGCCCTTGACTGCGAACGTGGTAGGGTCGTACACAATGAACATCGGAAAAGGGTAGACCTTGATGTCGCCGAGAATGTTCAGAAAACCATGCTTGATTTTTTTGAATATGTTCATTTTTCACCGCTCCTTGTTGTTTCCTGTTTTCTGAAAAAGATGAGGAATATAAACAAAAAGTCCTGCATGGGATTGCTTGCATGCAGGACTCGGGGACAAGGAGAATGACGATGGACAATCACTTGGTCATTGGCTTAGAACATCTTCTTCGCTACAGCAATTTTCTGGCTATCTTCAATTCTTTGATGAGATTGTCGAATTCTGGCCTAAATTTATCTTCATTTCCAGCCCATTTTGCATATTGCTCCCACGTAAGGCCAAGATATTCATAAACCTCTACACCATAACCACCACCCTTGTGCCATTGCTCAAAATATTCATTTAAGTCATCATAAGAAGCTTTTCCGTCAAGCACATCATCAATGAACACGCTTTTTCGCTTCAATGCCGTGATTTTCATTCGTTTATTGTCCTACTTCCTCAGAAAACCCAGTTCGTACACCATCGGTCGCATCTTGTCGGCGAGAGCCTTGTACAATGACTTGAACTCGCTGAAGTCATCGGGGAGGTACTGCTTCCACAACGCCTTGAGCTGGTAGAACCCTGCATCCCAGTTGCCAATCTGGTAGTTCGGGTTGTCTTCGGCGAACAGTTCACGGTACTTGAAGGACTTCTTCACCATCTCAATCGCCTTGTCAAGTACTGCCTGCGCCTCGATGGAGAGCTTGCGGTTCTGCAACCACGTGTACACGAACCGTTCGTTCGAAGTCCGTGCGTCATCGTAGGCGAAGTCGTTGGAGTTCTCCTCTGCCAGTCGCATGATGTCGGACTTGCCCATCCAGAAGAACTCGTTCTTGATGTCGTACACTTTTCCCTTGTACTCGATTTTGCGGAGGGAGGACTGGTTGGACGACGTGTTGAAGATGGAGCAGATGACAGAATCCGACTCGAACTCCGACCACTTCTCATGATTCGTATTGGGTTTCATGTACTCGTCCTTGTCGTTAATCCAGTTGCCCTCAATCAGCTTACGGGCCGAGAAAAGGGAGGTGCAACGGGTGAAGTTGGAAGGTTGGCACGAGCAGCCATGGCTGTGGCTGCTCGTGCCACTGAACAATGAAACAAGGTCTTGATTATGGCACACTGAATTAGAATCGTTCATAAAATATCCAATGGAATTATCAGCTATGACCCCACGCCCCGTCTGCTTGATTTTCAGCCCACTCGAAAATTGAGGAGCATCATGGGTCTTCAACTTCTTCACTGGTTCCTTCACCCAGTCCGAAGCCTTTTCCAGCCCATTAAGATTGTAGAGGGTCTTCTCGCCATTCTTTACAATCTCGCATTCCTGCTCTTCAATGAGGTCATGAACGAACTCATTCCTGTTTTCCGTTTCACCATTCGACCAGATGTTGAACGTGATTCCCCACGCCCCACTGACATCTGCGAAGTGCGATGCCTGAAACATGCACCCCTTTTCGAACTTGAAGTTGTTGCACCAGAAGTCAAGGAACGCCTTCTGCTTGCCACCCGTCAAGTAAATCGGCTTACTGAACAGACAGACATGGACATTGGAGAGGTTGTACGCCTGCTTCAGCTTGCAGATTCGGTACATGAACTGATGCTGGAGATTTTCTGCACCAGAACCGAGATTCTCCCGAATCATCTGCTTGCGGACATTGGTGTCGTTGATTCCTTTTTTACTGTTTTCTCCTTTTATTGAAGACGTTCCATAAGGAGGATTCAGCAAAAACACAATCGGCTTGTCGTTCTTCAGCGCATTCAGCAACCCGTCGGGAATCTTCGTCGCATCATGAAACACCTCGTCGGGCATCGGGATGTAGTCGTTCAGGAAGTCGAACTGGAACGACGTGGCCTCGGGGTTGTACCTAGAGCCAATCTGCAACTCGGAGTCGAACAGCGTGGAGCAGTATAGTTCCCTGAACTTGTAGTCACGGGTAAGGTTCTTCGAACCTGCGCAATTATCCCACACGACATATTTTTCACGCCAGTCCTCGCCCAGCTTTTCACTTATCATCTTGTGGGCATAGTCGCAGAACAGCGTGGGAGTCCAGAAGTCGCCACTCTTGCGACGGCTCGTGTCCTCGATGAGGCGGTCGGCAATCTCGTCGAAGCGCATCTTCTCGGTGGGGGTGTACTTCCTGTTAAAATATCCTGCGAAGGACTTGAAGCCCATCCCGTCAATCTGGATGCCCTTCCCGAACGCAACAAGCATGTTCTTCCTGTTCGGCTGGACATATACGTTCTCGTCGTTCTTGATGACTCCAAGGAACACGCTGACCAGTTCGTTCGCGGAGATTTTATTGTCCTTGACGACACGGTTCTTGAAGTACTCGAAGATGGTGGCGATGTTGTGCTCGGTGACATGGACATAGCGCTGGACGTTCGTGGCAAGCTCCTTGATTTTGTCTGCCACGACCCTGAAGTCGAACTTCTCGCCAAGCTCGAACACGAACGGGTTGAGGTTGTCGTCGTTCGCCATCTTCAGGACGAGGTCTGGGTTCTTCTCGGCAGCGGACGACGGAGCAATAGACCAGTCAAGGTTCTCGTCGAGATAGGAGATGATGTCGTTCACGTGGAAGACGAAGCATTCGTTCCTGTCGCCGACCAGCACGACGTTCGGGAGAATCATCCCGTTCTGCTCGAACTTCTTGACATAATACAGCGCCTGAACGATGACGTTGGCACGGGCAGTCCTAGACTTGAAGTCCTTGTCGTACTTGTACTCCATAATGAGCTTCAGCATCTTCCCGTCAACCTTCGTGTCGATGAGCCCGTCGCACTCGAACGGGTGCGTGATGGTCGGGTTGTCGAAGAAGAACGTTATCTGCTGGTTGTAGATGTCCTCGACTTCACGCTCGATTTTCGCTTCCTTCATCGATGCATAGATGCTTTTCATTCCATGGACTCCTTTTGTGTTGAAAACAAAATCTGGTGTATTTGCACATACTATACGCCAGATTTTGTAAATGTCAAGTGGGCTTCAATGATTTTTAGACATTTTTATGAATGAAAAAAGGCAGTTCCAAAAGGAGGCTCGGAAAACATGGAGGAAAAAATCTGAGTCCCCCCGGGAATCCACAAACCGTTTTTGATGGAACTGCCTTGAAATATGATGTATTGTCGGATTGCGCCTATGCAAGAGCCTTTTCGACAGCATCGTAGCGATTGGAGTTCAGCTTCTCAAGAAGGACTTCATATGGGTCGTTCTTCTGGCTGAACACCATGCTTGCGATTGTCGGATTGAAGCCACTGACGAGAATCACGCCGTTCTTGTTCTGCTGAAGCGGCACTGCGCCAGTACGGGAGCAGATGTTCCAGAACACCAGCTTCGGCAATTCGTAGCCAGCCTGATGGTATTCGTCGCCGATTTTCTCGAAGAGCGCCCTGCACGCCTCGTCAAACTCATCCCCACTTGGACGATGCCACAAGTCTCCTGACGAGAACGACCCAAGGCTGACGCCACCATCGAACTCCATGTCGGATATGATGAGAATGCTCTTCGGCATCTCCTCCTGCTTCAGCCCGTGGTTCTTCGCCGTGTCAAGAATGAGCCTGAACACCTTCTCGATGTTCGTGTTCTCGCATTCGTGGTGGAGGTGAGCCTCATATATTTTATCGTATAGGCTCTTGCACGTTCCGAGGTCGACCAGCTTCGGATTTTCGGAGAATGTAATGTACTTGTTGTGGAACTGACCAGGCATCTTCTCGGAAAAATAGGTTCCGAGGCTGATGGCAACATCACGGCACGTCACATTCGTCCCACCAACGCTGGATATCATGGAGCCACTTCCGTCGATTACGCACAACGTGTTCTCGCCATTGCCGTTGGTATAGTCGGGAAGAGCCTTCCACATTGCTTCAAGCGTCGCATCAATTCGGTCATACGTTGAAAAGACATTGCCATAGCGGGCAACAATCTCATAAGGGAAAGCCGCAGTGGAATTGATTTTCGCCTCGCCCTTCTCAAGGGAGTCAAGATATTCCCGTCGCCTTGTCTCGTCATGCCTCATGAATGCGTTCTTGTAGATGAGGTTCGCCTTAGACGGGACGGACTCATATGCGATTTTGCCCCACTTGTTGGCGCTCATCTTCGTCTCGACAATGTTCAGTTGCGCACGAAGCGAAGAGAGGCGCTTGCGGTACTGCTTTTCCGTCATCTTAAGACGGGCGCAGATGGAACGTGCCTTCTTGCGTGCATTCTGGCTTGAAGTGTTCACGGAAGGAAGCCACTTCGCCAAAAGGGAAAATGGTTGCCCGTTAAGGGCATTGTCGCTGTCGGCTTCAAGCTGGCTCTTGATGATGCTGAACGCAACAGAATCGACTTCCGTTCCGAGCATGTCCACAACGACATCCCATCGGGAATATTCAGGGACAAGGCCGAGGATTTTCCCTGCGACCTCCTTGTGATGCTTCGCAAGCCACTTCAGGCAGACCTTAAAGGTGCGGCGCTCGCCCATGCCCTGACGGATGTCGCCAGTCATGAACATGAGCTTGACTGCCATCAACGGATTCTCGCTGTAGGCGTCTGCGAATGCATTCTCGATGTCCTGCTCCGACTTGTTCCTGAAGGAGGACACCTTGAAGTTGAAGTCAAGAAGGCTGGATTTTGAGGTCTTGTAGCCAACCGCCCCGTTCTCCGTGATGGTCTTCCCTGCCTTAATGGTTTCTTCAATCGCTTTTGCGAAAATCATCTGCGTTTCTCCTTTTGCTTTAGGACTAGACTCGTGTTCGATTCTTTTAAAGAAGTTAAGTTTGCTGTTTGAGCCTGCAATTACAACTCACGCACTCTACTGGATGTTACCGTAGATTAAAAAGCCATGACATGTTTAGTTGCTTAAAATTGGTAGACCTGCCGAGACTCGAACTCGGAATTAGAACTTAGGAGGTTCCCGTGATATCCTGTTTCACCACAAGTCCACTTGAAAATCGTCATCGCACATAATATGCACCACTTTTCCGAAAAGTCAAGTTCAATCGTGAGAAATTTCGATGATTCTCAAGTCGCCTCCGAATTCCACTTCGTCGCAGAGGTTGTACGAGTTCTTCGATGCCTTGATGGGAACGCTTGACGTGTTCCGATGGGCATGAATCTGAATCAGGTCTGGGTTGCGCTCAAGCTCATGCTTCTCGAACCACTGGTCGATTGGGTCTTCGTACTTCCCGCTGGAACGAATAAACGCCTGCGCCTTTATCTTGATGAGGTTGTCGGGCATGAACCCCAGCCCAGCATGGCTGATGAGATATCTTCTCCCATCGTACTCAATGAACGCCATCACCCTGAATCGGCGGCAGAACTGCCTCAGCTCCTTCTTCGGCAGACCCTCAATCTGGGGGATGGTGCTGTTGAAGAACTCGGGGCTTTTGCATTTGATTGAGATGCCGTTCCTGATGTCATCATCGTATTCCCCGTTGGCGTAGTCCATAAGCCAGCGCTCGTGGTTGCCTTCAAGCAGGACAATGTTCTTCTTGTCATAGTTTTGCAGGAACCAGTCAAGCACCTCCTTGTTCTGCAACCCCCTGTCAATATAGTCGCCAGTGAAGATGTAGAGGAAGTTCTCGCTGAACGGGTTCTCATCAAAATACTGCTTCAGGGGCTCCCAGCATCCATGGATGTCGCCGAACACGACCACCTTCTCGTACCTGTTGGCGTCAAAAGGCCTATACACTTCAACCACATCACGAATCGCATCATCGTCCAGATGGCTGATGCACTTGAAGTAGTTCGGCACTGAAAAGGACTCCATGCGTGCGTATATCGTGTCAATGGCATCATCGGGAACCCACTTCCATTCTGGACGCATCCTGTTCTGCGCCTTGCACGTGTCAATGGGGACGTCATCGAAGGCAACGCAGTAGCAGCGATAGCGGTATTTTTCAACCAGCTCCTTGTACTTGCTGAAGTCCTTCGGACGTGAATGGGTGGCATCGACAATGCACAATTCCCCGCGAACCATGCGCTGTTCAAGAAGGTCGAACAAGAGCCTCCAGACATCCCTGTCGTTCTTTTGCGAAATCTGCATGATTCCCCGCTCGTCATCCATTACAGGGGACTCGAGAAGCTCACGTATCGTGTCGGCGCATAGCGTATAGGGCTTCAACCCCCACTTCTCAACCCACGTGCTCTTCCCGCTGCCAGGCGCGCCCCTTAAAACAACAAGAGTCCTCATGTGCTACAATTCTCCCTTCTCGTATTCGTACTCGTTCCTCAGCGATATGATTTCACGCTCCTTGCAGTATTCCCTGCCCTTCCGCTGAGCCCAGCCACAGAACAAGGTGGCTTCTGCGTTCATCCCCGACGCATTCACATTCCTTCCACTGGCAATCCTGTCCTTGATTGCGCGCATCCACTTCCAGAACTTGTACCACGCCCCCTTCAGCTTGAACTGGTGTTTTCCATCCGTAATCACATACCCTTCCTTGTCCCTTGAGGCATCCATGTCCGTGGAGAACCATTCGAGGAATCCATGCAGTTCATCCCAGTCGTTGAACTTCCTGTATAGCTCCTTGGCCTTGAAGTTGAATTTTTCTGCGAACCCGCACAATTCATCGTAGCCATAATCCTTGAACTCCTCCTCAAGGCGAATGATGTCAAGAAGCACGATTTCAGGATTTTCGTATTCGACGATGTGCGAGTCGTGAACGGGGTCTATCACCTCGAACACAAGCCCGGCATTCTCCTTGCGCATAAAGTCAAGAAGCTCCTCGCTGCGATGGTCGTCCTTCCTGAAAATTTTCTCGAACCATTGTGCGAACTCGCCACCCACGGTCGACTTCGAGCAGAACAGGAATCCGTTGTCGTCGAACCCGAGGATTCCCAAAAACCCGTTGTACTTGACATAGGCAGACACGGGGAACTTCAGCGTGTTCTTCAGGAACTCTTCCGAATTGAACTGCTTCTCCTTGTATCCGAAGAACTTCTCGAACCCACGGGCGACAATGCGACCGGTGGTGCTGTCAAGGAACAGTCCACGAGCCTTCGTGGTCAGGTCGTTCCAATGACCTCCATTGAAGACATCACGGTTGAAGTTGAACGCCGAGATTTTCCCGAAAGCCTTCTCCTGAATCAGATTCCTGCTGGAGTGGAGCCGTTCAAGCAGAGACCCCTTCGGAGCCTCGTATGACGGATTGAACTGTGGCTTCTCGGGCTTCTCCCTGAACACGGTGTTCCTGATTGAAATTTCCCTAATGGGCATCTGCAACCTCCTTTGCCTGTCTAAATCATTCCTGCGCCAATCAGCGCCTCAATCTGCCTGTCGAACTTCTCGTGATCAAAGTCTGGAAGACTGAAAATCTGACCTGCATATTTTGGCATTTTGCTGTAAAGAACCTTCATGTAGCCTGCTCCTATAAAATCATTCTCGTCATACCACTTGGCAATCCTTGTGAGCAGTTTCGCATCTGTTCCAGTGAACCCGACGCCGTTGCTGTGCACGGTCTCCCCACCCTGCTTTTCATCGCATGTCTGGGCATCATAAATTCTCATAAGAGCCTTCTTCGCCCAGTTCTCGTTGGTTCCAAGCAGTCTTTTCAGAACCGACTTCTCGAATTCGACCGTGTATGCGTGCTTCGTCATCGTTGTCCTCCTTTTGGATGGAATCCTGTCGCAACGGTACAATACGCCACTTCATAAGAATTGCAAGTGATGTTCCATGATTTTTTGGAAAAATGATTGTTTTTGCTTATAATCGTATAATTAATATGGTGAGGAATTCAAGTTTGGCGATTACATGGACAGCAACACGGGCAACAATCATATCGTTGCCACAACCAAGGAGAGGATAAAAATGAAGAATCTGATTACAATCGCATTCATCGCAACATTCGGAATGTTGCTTATGACTAGTTGCGGAGCACAATAGTATAATATGGAAGATGGATAGCGTTCGCGGCGCGACAAGACAGAACCTTCACTGTTTTCCATCGTTTTTTTGAAGGTCAAAACAGGAAGGAGTTTGATAATGCAGGAAATTTGGAAAGAAGTAAAAGCATTAACAGGAATCGAAGTGAGCAATTTTGGAAATATCAGATCTTGGAGATGCAAAGGAAAGCCATGTAATATTCGTGCTGACAAGCCACAATTACTTTCACAAAAGGACAACGGGCATGGATATAAATGCATAAACATTCGAGAAAATGGAAAAAGCATCAGCTTATATGTTCATAGAATTGTTGCAGAAGAATTTATACCAAACCCAAATAATTTTCCACAAATCAATCATAAGGACGAATGCAAATCAAACAATCATTGTGATAACCTTGAATGGTGCACAAGTGCATACAATCATCAGTATGGAACTATAAATCAGAGAATTTCTGAAAAAATGAAAAAAAGAACTGGTGCGCTGAATCATATGTTCGGAAAACATCTCTCAGAAGAGGCAAAGGAAAAAATAAGATTAGCTCATTTGGGCACTCGTGCTTCCATCGAAACGAAGAAAAAACTCAGCGAGCAAAGAAAAGGAACGGGAAATCCTTTTTTTGGTAAAACACATTCAGAAGAAACAAAACGCAAGATAAGCGAATCCAATACTGGAAAGCATTCTGGTAAAAACAATCCAATGTTCGGCAAAAGTGCTTATGCAAATAAAACCGAAGATGAAATAAAAGAAATCAATCGTAAAAAAAGCGAATCACTTAAGGCTTTTTACAAAAGCAAAACAACAAAAGGAGAATAAAAATGAAAATCAGAGCATTCGTTATCGTAATCGCAATCGTTGGTGCTTGTTTTTTGACTTCATGTTCACACAATGTAGGCACAATCGGTTTTGGTACAGGTTTCCGTGCAGGAGGCAGTGGGTACGGAATCGACTACGGTGAAGGAATGTTCGGCACGTTCGTGACGAAGGATGGAATCAAGTTCAAGGCTGAACTGGACAGCACCACTGGATTCAGCTACGACCCTACCACCAACAGCTACAAGGGAATCCGCTCCGTCGAATACAGCCTCCCTCCCCAGATTACGGGATATGCCGTTGATTTTGCGAAGGAGAATCCAGAAGTGGCGAAGGCGTATTACGAAGCACTCATCAAGTATTACGATGTCAAGAAGGATGACGTTTCGTCCAACGCCCCTCTCATCAGCGATGAAAAGTCGGAGTCATCGTCGTCCAATATAGCAGACATCCTGAAAAAGGCCATCGACAAGGCGAAGAGCATCGTTAGCAATAAAGAGGCCGATGAGGGCGAAGGGGCAGTGTTCCAGTGCAACGGGAACTGCGAATATGACGACCTTACTGGCAACCCGGGCATAGAATACCAGCTGTCGATTGCGATGAAACTGCTCTCCTACAACGGATATGACAGCAAGTTCGAGAGCACTGGCGAGTACTACACGAATGCTTTGGAAAATTTCATAACACAATTGGTTACTTATGAAAGCAAGGGTCATAAAAACACCCCTTTAAGAGTTAAATATGTTACCGTAAAAGATAAGGTTATAGATAAACTTATGTTTATCTATATTAGAAAAGACGGTTCAACTTTTGATGTAGATTGTCCAAATTGCATAATCATGGACGACGAAGACGCTGATTAAAAAAACACGTCATATTTAAGAGTGGCTAGGTGATGCAGACCGAAAAGCATAAACCTCAATGCCTGCCACGCTTAATAAGAATGAGGAGCAAACAAAGAGGAGTTTGATATGATTGAAAATCTAGATGGTGAAATTTGGAAAGACGCTGTTGGTTATGAGGGATTGTATGAAGTAAGCAATTTAGGTCGAATAAAATCACTTATCGACAACCACGGAAATTCACGTGAAAAAATTATTAAACCAATTAAAAATACACACGGTTATTTTACTGTTAATTTGAGTAAAGATAAAAAACAACGCAGCGTAAGGTTACACAGACTTATTGTTCTGACTTTTATTGAAAATCCAAATAATTTTCCTTATATCAACCATAAAGATGAAAATAAAACAAATAATCGTGTTGAGAATCTAGAATGGTGCACACCAAAATATAATGTCAATTATGGCACTTGTAGAGAGAAAATCAGTAATTCTCAGAAAGGCGAAAAAGGATATTGGTATGGCAAACACCTTCCAGAAGAACTGTTGAAGAAACGTAGTGATGCCATAAAAGGCAAAAAACTAAATTTGTCAGAAGAAGAACGAAAAAGAAGAAGTGATATGTGCAAATCCCGCGTCGGAGAAAAAAATCCAAATTATGGAAAGAAATTTACTTTGGAGCATCGCTTAAAAATAAGCGAGGCACAAAAAAGAAGATTTGAAAATATAAATAAATGACCAAAACACTTCATCACCCAGCTCGTCCAGTACCGTGCCCTCGGCAACAAGACCACGCCGTTGCGTGTGAAGTACGTCACCGTCAAGGACGGAGCAATCACAAGGCTCATGTACATCTTCTTCAACGAAGACGGCACGACGTTCGATGTGGATTGCCCGAGTTGCGTAACAATGTAAAACAAGTCCATTGGATTCATGGAAAAGCGCCGTGGCATTGTCATGGCGCTTTTTTGCTTTACGATGCGTTCAAGATGGATTTTTCGTTTATAATTACGTATAATAAATAGATGTTAGATTTTAATGAATTTTCAGGCAAAACCAATGAAAAATTCACTTTTCCTTTGAAAAATAAAGATGAGATTGACTGAAACAATACAAGTGAATAAAGGAACTGCCTTATATAAGGAATTGGATAATTTTTGTTTTCTGTCCAAAAACTTGTACAATGCTTCGCTGTATGCTGTCAGGCAACACTTCTTCAAGACTGGAAAATATTTGAACTATTCTGCTTCTAATGGAATTTTTATTCAGACAAGGAATTCTGACTATTATGCTTTGCCCACTAAAGTAAGTCAGCAGACAATGAAGATGGTTGACCAGAACTTTAAGTCATTTTTCGGGCTTTTGAAATTGAAGAACGGAAAGGCTAAACTACCACATTATCTTGAAAAAAAATGGAAGATACGTGACTGTTTTTACCAATCAGGCGATTTCAAGTAAATTGCTTAAACAAAATGCTCTTAAGCTTTCAGGAATAAATGCGACAATAAAAATTAGACCTAATATCCAAAGAATCAAGGAAGTCAGAATTGTTCCAAGATTGACAATGAACATAATGTCGATTGAAATTGTCTATGAAGCAAACGAATCATTGTTGAAAAATGATAATGGAAAATATGCTTCGATTGACTTGGGAGTAAATAATCTGGCCACCGTTTCATTTAATTTCAGAAGAGGATTTGTCATCAATGGAAGGCCATTGAAGTCGATAAATCAATTTTACAACAAGAAAAAGGCAACATTACAGAATTTAAAATCAAACAAATCAAAATCTTTAAATAGGAAAAGGAACAATAAAGTTTCTGATTATCTTCACAAGACAAGCCGATTCATCACGAATCAGTTAGTATCCAATCACGTCAATACTCTAATCATAGGAAAAAATGACGGATGGAAACAAGACGTGAACATCGGAAAAAGAAATAATCAGAACTTTGTTTCAATTCCATTTGAAAAGTTCATTAAAATGCTTTCCTACAAATGCAGATTGGTGGGAATCAATGTTTTGAAAATCAATGAATCTTATACAAGTAAATGTAGCTTCATTGATTTTGAGCAGATTCAACATCACGATGATTACGTTGGAAGTAGAATAAAAAGAGGGCTTTTCAGAAGCAAAAACAAAAGACTCATTAATGCAGACTTGAATGGAAGTCTGAACATAATGAGAAAAGTAGTTGGGGAAAGAGCCTTTCTTATTGATGGGAAAGTAAAGTACCCAATAGAGGTGTGTAGTACGCCAGTGGTAATAACGCCATTAAAGTAAATTTCATTGATTTTCATTGAAATTTGCAACTATAATTAAGAAAAGCATTGCAATGATTTTTCTACACTGGAGACTGATATGGAAGACAATATAAGCATCGCAAAAGAACTGATTGCCGTGGCCAAGCTCATGATTGCCGGGGAAGTCGCCACTAAGGATGGAAAATACGGCAAAAGGAACGAAGGGTGGTCTGGTACAATCAACTACAACGGGACAAGAGGGACGGTGTCCAATGCCGTATTCGAACTTAAAAATGGCAGAATCATCTGGACTGATGGCACGTGGCACAATGGAACATGGGAATATGGTACGTGGAAGGATGGTCTCTGGGAGGAAGGCACGTGGCAGATGGGTGAATGGGAAAATGGAATTTGGCAGAGTGGAACATGGGTGTACGGGACATGGCACTACGGAATCTGGAAGCAGGACGAAGACGACCACACCAAGAAGTCCATATGGATGAACGGGACATGGAAGAACGGAATATGGGAAAATGGGAAGCACGTGAACGGATGGTGGGAGAAGGGAATCTGGAAGAACGGAATCTGGGACGGAGGGACATTCTGGACTGGAACGTGGGAAAGTGGAACTTGGAACGATGGCCTAAACTGGTACGGCGAATTCTCGAACTGCACATGGAATGGCGGTCAGTGGAACGAGGGAATCTGGAATTCGGGGATATGGAAGGGAGGATTCGACAAGAAGAAGAACTGGCATCCAGAAGGGGCATCCCCCAATAAATGGAAGGCAGAATCAAAATAAGACTAGAATAAAACTTGATTTTAAAACAAAAAAAGCCGTGGAAAAATCCACGGCTTTTTTGCATCTACGCTGATTTAAATCTCAGCAACAGCGATGCTGGATTCGGCTCACCGTTCCGAATCATGAGAACATTGCTGTATGGAATCACGTCATCCTGCAAAAGCAACATTTTCCAATCTCCTAGAAAAGATAAGTCTGCTCTGGCTGACGCTCGATTCGTTGCGCATTCTCAATAACAATTGTCTCCCCAGTAGCATTGTTCACCACCGTCTTCCCGATGAACCTGCCAAGCTCGTAGTTCGAATTGTCGCCCTTCGGATATGGCAGGACTGGATATCTCAAGGAGTTCATCCATTCCCTTTTCAGCCTCTTCGACTTCGTGCAAAAATAGACATATCTATGCTTGATGGAACGCTCGACGCTGAACTCGTCCTTCCTTACGTCAAAAGACTCTGCATGACGGTTATGACCACTGCCTTCTGGGACGTACTTGTCTGCATGTGGGGCAGAAGTGCCCGTATACAGAAAATTGCAAGCCTGATAGACATATCCGTGATGGTTCATGGCAGTGTCGGAATATGACACGACTATCCAGTCAAGGGGCTTCAGCATCCTGAGCGTCGCTGAGACAAAATGCGACAACGGCTTCCTGTATTCATCTGAACGGCACATTCTGTTCAATTCATATACGTTTCCAGAATATTCCTTGCCACATATCCCGACGCACACCGATGGAGAAGCTGGTTTTCCATATGTGATGACGGCCTGCAGAACACCGTCTTCAATCAGGCCGAACGCCTTGCTGACGACAGGCTTCCTACCAGAATAATGGCGTGGCAACAAAAACGCCACGGCTTCATCATATGCTATCTCGCTGATGGAATCCATTCCAGCTCCTTTTTAACGCCATTGTTCAGAAAATGCACGCCAGTTTTACGAAAAGTCAAGCCGAGTCTACATTATTTTCATCACAATCGCATCGCCTTTTCCATTCACCATGAAAACCTCGTTCTTGTCCATCTCCTCATGAATTATTGTACAGATTCCTGCTTGAATTCAGAACGAAGCCGAATCTCCTCTTCGCATTAAAAGATTCCATAAGGACTATCGACCCAGTCAGAATACTTCTGCAACAGCAAACGGTCTGTCATCGGGCAATCCTCTTAAGTTCAAGCTTCATCTCACGCTCCTTGATGGACTGCCTCTTGTCAATGGCGTTCTTGCCCCTGCACAAGCCTATCAGGATTTTGATTTTTCCATTCTGGGCAACATGCATGTCCAACGGAACAATCGTCATTCCGTTCTTCTCCACTTCGGACTTGAGCTTCCTTATCTGGCGCTTGTGAAGAAGAAGAACCCTATCTCTCTTGACATCGTGGTTCATATAGGACGAATTCGAATAGGTGGATATCGAGGACTGCAACATAACGCACTCCCCTCCCCTGATTACACAATACGCCTCGGAGATGGACACCTCCTTCGCCACGCACGACTTCACCTCGCTTCCAAGAAGGACTATTCCAGCCTCGATTGTTTCGATGATGGAATAATTGTGGCGAGCCTTCCTGTTCGTCGTCAGAATCCGTTCTCCATTGTCGTTTTTCTTCTTCATATCAACTGTCATAAAAACAAGCCGTATCACAACGAATGTGTCATGACACGGCTTTTAGGTTAGCAACGCATGCAGAGCAATTCAGTGGTTAGCGCTCCTCTTCCGCATCCTCCTTGATGTAGTGTGGACAATTCTTGCAGTCATTCTCCAAATCAACCCTTTTGGATTCAGGGTTCAGATGGCAGAGGCACTTCTCGATTTTGTCCCCATACACGTTCATGAAGATTTCAATCCACTTGCAGTCCTTTCTATTATCCATTGCTAGATTCCAGATGATTGGTTACTTGTTGACAATGCGGATGCCGACCTTGGAGCCATGGCTCTTCTTGGAAGCCGTCTTGGCGACAGGATTCTTGGTCTGAACAGACTCCACCTGCTTGACAATGCTCTTGGCGTTGTTGGCTCGACGGGTCTCCCAGGACAGGACACCAGCCCGACGCTGAATCTGCTTCTTGTTCTGCTCCATGAGTTCGTGGAGACGCTCTGCGACATAGGCTTCACGGCCATTTTCAAGGCACTTGCGCTCCTTGGTCGTCTTCGCAGCGTTGACCTTCTTGGTATAGGCAGACTTGTAGCCAGCCAGCTTCTGCTTGATTTGCTTTTCGGTCAGGACACGGATTTCATCATTCTTCAACATGTTCGAATCACTCCTTTGTTTCTTTTTTCTCTGCTTGAGAACTGGTTGCGTCAAACAACGCCACCGACCAGCTCTCGACATTTAACGGGTCGATTCCCTTATTGCGGAGATTGTTGCTGGAAAAGACCCTATACCTGTTCTTGCTGGCATAGGACACAGCCTTCTCCTCCGTAGGGAAACCACAGACAATCCTGTTGTCTGAATTGACCACATAAAATTTGTATGCAAGTTTCATCATGGTTCATTCTCCTTTGACTTCACAACCATAATATGGCACATTATTCGAGAATTTCAAGCTAAACATTGCACATTTTCAGAAAATCTGACTCCCTGATGACTTCCGTGCCGTATTTTTTCGCCTTGACGCACTTGCTTGAGGTCATGTCCACATCGTCTGCAACAACGAGGATGTCAAGCCCCTTCGTGACGGAATCCATCGGGGAATATCCGTGCTGTCTGGCGACGAACTGCATTTCGGAGCGCTTCATTCTCATCGCCCCAGTGAAGCACACCGTCTTTCCTGCGACTTGCTGTTGCTTTTCCTCTGGCTCCTCGAAACAGAAATGACTTGCGAGATTGGCAAGGAATGTGGAATTGCCGTCCTGTGCGAGCCAATCCACGATTCGGCAAGCCATCACGTCCCCGATTCCGTCGATTGAGCGTAGGTCTTCCCCATTCACTTGGTTGAGAAAAGACACGATGTTTCCATATTTTTGCTCAATGGCTTTTCCAATGCTGATGCCAACGTTAGGTATTCCAAGGGCAGCGATGAACTTCGCCATTGTCGTGTTGCTGATGCGTTTCGTCTCGTTGACTATCTCGTTCGCAGACGAATCCCCGAATCCGTTAAGATGGGATATCATATCCACGGCTTGAGGCGTGGTAAAATTCCTCATCCAGTGAAGAAGGTTGATGTCGCAGTCATCGAAGCCAAGCTGGTTGTAAAGCGCAGTGACCGTGCTTTCCCCGACGTTCTTCATCCCAAGGATGACAAGGGCATCGTAGAGGCGGTGAATCTTCTTGCGACGGCAGTCTGGATTGGCGCAACGCACCCCACTTTCGAGAATCTCGATTTTGCTTCCGCAGAACGGGCACTTGTCAATCGTAAACGGTTCTCCGACTGGATTCTTGCCCACTTCGGTGATATGTGGAATGACATCGCCAGCACGTTCGACGGTGATTATGGCATCATAGTTGAAGTCCCCGTTCATCACGCATGGAAGCGACTTGCTCTTCATGGGGATGACTGCCCGGGAAACAGTGACGCCGTTAAGCACGACAGGCTGGAAGATGGCGGTCGCAGTGATGTATTCCTTGCCCATTCCCCATTCGACATCCTTCAGGAATGTCTTCTGCGATGAATTCTCGAACTTGAACGCCATTGCGCCCTTCGGATGATGGGACGTGACGCCCTGCTTGTCATACCATGCCTTGTCGGCTATCTTGACGACGATTCCATCCATCGGATAGTCGAGCACATTGATGATTCCACGGATTATGTCCCATTTTGCGCCAGCCTCGGACTTCTTCATGCTGAACGAATACATGTCGTAGTCGACAAGAGTCAGGACGGCATGTTGCTTCGCATAGAAGTCGACATCGTCCGTGTTGAGAATCCCAGCGACTGCGTTTCGTTGCGTCTTGAACGTCTCGCCATTCTCACGCTTGACATTTTTGTACGTAGAATCGAAGTGGCTGTTCCTGATGACAATCTCGCCATAGAAGTCATTGCGTGGAACATCCTGGTCTGTGACGGCGAGCCGACGGCAGACATCGGACACATCCTCGCCAACGTTTCCATCCCCCCTCGTAGACCATGTCCCATTGTCGTAGTGGCAACTGATTCCATCGTATTTAGGCTGGACGAGGAATTCCTCGTCATCAGAACGGCTGACGGAGTCAATCCACTTCATCAGGTCTTCCTTGTTGTAAACCTTCTGCAACGATAGCATCGGGGTCTTGTGCACGATTTTCGCACCGTGCGAAGCCCCATGCTCGGGAGCCGTAAGCAACCCGTTGTTCGGGTCGATTTTCCTGAGCTTTTCAACAAGTGCGTCATACTCGGAATCGGGGGTGTCGCATTTTCCCTCCCAATATGCGCTCCTGAGTTCCTTTATCTTCTCCTCAAGCCCAGAAACTTCGTTGGTTGCATTTTGCTGGCTGAATTTTTCCATTGTTTCAACTCACGCACTTTCACGGAGGTGCGACGTCACCTATGGCTCTTACTTTTACAACGTTTCAACTCACGCACCTCCACGGAGGTGCGATTGTAACTGCACCTACTATACGCCATTTTTCCAAAAAGTCAACTCGATGCGACAAAAAAGCCACGGATTTTCATGGCCGTGGCTTCAATTCGTCAAAAAATCGTGCCGTGCAGTCACTTCATGTCGGCGATTATCTTGTCGAACTTCTCCCCATCCTCCTGATGCTGAAAATAGAGGAACGCAATGACGTCATCGGCTCCATCCAGGCCTTTTGCGTTGCAGTGGCTGGCAAAAGCCTTCACTTCCTCCATGGAGTCCCAGTCGAGATTCGATGCGATGGCCTTGAACGTCACGTCGTTCTCCTTCCCCTCGCCTTCGTCGAACTTGTCTATGAAGGTGTTGAGCCGCTCAATGTGCTGGTCGTACATGTCGGGGTCAATATACTTTTCCTTGTTGGCGTCGTCAAGAAGGCCGTCATCCACAACTTCTTCCACGGGGTCGCCATTGCCTTCCACCTCCTGTTGCTCCTCCTCCTTGCCTTCCTCATCGGTCACGAACTCATCGTTGGCTCCTTCGTCAAACAAGGTGCCACCATCGGTAGACTGCTCATTCTGGGGATGCTGCCGAGTTGGCCCTGGATTTTCAGGACGGTTCTCCTTGACGTCTGGAGCATTCTTCGTCTTCGGCGCATCCTTCTTGGCTGGAGCATTTTGCTGGATGACGTTCTTGCTCGGCGCAGTCTCCCCATTATTCTGAGACCATCCTGAATTCGTCCTGTTCCACATTCCGTCTGGCTTTTCATTGTGGTCTGGGTCGTATACGTACTTGTAGTCTGCTGCGATGTCCAGCGCTATCCTTATCGACTTGTTCATTCCATCATCCTCCGTTCAACCAAAATGTTGCTACTTTACTCATGTCACCGAAAACCGTTCATGATATGGGCTTAAAATCAATGGAATTATAAGCGAAAATTTACATCCCAGCCATTATCATGCAGGCCTCAATGACATCTGCCTTCAGCGAAGGAATCGGCTTCGAGTCGGCGTAGAACCCATCGTCGAATATCCTGAACACGGCAAGAGACCTTTTCATTCCCGTGGCATCCCCCTTTTCATAGGAGTATTTTATCTGGTTGCACGCAAAAACCCTTATCACCCTCTTCGCCGAGTTGGCGTCAACCGTGTCGTCATATTTATCCATCTCGGCCATGCATCCCTTGAGGTCTCCCCTCATGATTGACTTGGCAAGGGATGCGAATTCAGGCTGGAATGCCTCGTCAATGGAACCAGTCCCCCCTCCCTTGATGAACTTCTCAAGCTTCATCAATATCTCACGGTATCCCAGACCACGGCACGCCTCAAGAATCTGATTCCTCTGCTCAATTGGCATCGACGGAAGCTCCTGCTTCACGACACTTCCTAGCATCTGCTTGATGTTGTCGGTGGACGGGTTGGTCACCTCGTAGGTCTCGCATCTCGTCTTGACGGTCTTGAGAATCTTCTGCGGGTCGGTCGTGGCGAGGATGATGTAGGTGTTCTTCGGAGGATTCTCCAGCATCTTGAGCATCAGGTTCTGGCTTCCAACGCTCATGCCTTGAATTTCATCAAGGATGGCAACCGTGTTCCGACCAGTGAACGACGAGTCATAAAGCGAATTCACAATGGCATCCGCGTCATCCTTCGTGGAAAGGGCAGACATGTTGTACTCCTTGATATGCATGGCCTCACCAGCCATCGCAGCCCTGCACGACGGACATTCGCAACACGGGTTGACGGTATCGCCCTTCTCGCAGTTCAATCCCATCGCAAGGATGCGGGCAATGGTCGTCTTGCCCTGCCCACTGCCCCCTGTTAGCAGGATGCTCGCAGACCTCTTGCTTCCACGCTCCATCCATCCAGCAAGAGACCTTTTCGTCTCCGTGTTTCCTATTACCTCGTGGAATGTCCGTGGACGATATCTCTCGTTGATTGCCTTGTCCCCCCTTTGCACAAGACCCGTAAAATTGTAGGTGTTGTCCATCTCAGCCATTTTTATCTCCTATTGATTTAACGTAACTATGAATCTCTCTGCGAATGAACTGCACATATCCTCTGCCCCTTTAGACGAAGGAATGACCACGTCGTTTTCATCGACATAATTGAAGGAACCGTAGTTGTTCACCTGTGATGTTCCGTTGTCGCATGCATATGTCTTTTTGCCCGTATTCATGTTCTTCTTCGTGATGAGATGCCTGCACTTCAAGCACTGCTCAAAAAACCAATTTTCGTTTTGCATTAGAACTCTCCTGACGTCCCACAATTGGAACCATGGAACTGGGCATGTATTTTCGTGCATGACTGCTTCTCCAGCTCGTCCATTATCCCTTCACGGGAGCAGTCGGAAAAGTCGATGAAGTCGGTTCCAGAAAGCTGGCGAAAATCCATCGCAGTCATGACCTGTGCAAGGGTATACGCACAATCGTATACTGCGCTCTCGATGGCACCCCTCTCCACATTCAGGATGAATATCCTCGAATGTGGCTGGTCGTTCATTGAGCCATCCTTTTCCATGCCAAGTTCACTGTCATGGGCGAGTGGCTTGTACATGATTCCGACTGCATTGCAACTTCCATCCTTGCAGATGCGGATTCCAAAAGATATCCTGTATTCGCAACCAACGCAATTGGAGTTGCACACGACAACTTCCTTGTTGTACCCATCTCCAATGGCGTCACGCTCCTTCGAGAATCCCAGACCCAGCATTGTCTTGTCGATGTCCAGTCCTTCTTCCATCGCCGTCATTTTTCCGTGAGAAAATCGAAAAGGGGAAGGGTGTGAATCCACTTGCACACATCCCTCCACTCCTGAAGAAGATGGGTTGAGCGTTGCCTGACCCATGTCTTCAATTGACGGTAGTTCGTCACGATGTGCGTCGTCTGGAGATATCCTTCTGGGAGTATGGCCTTGATCCTTGCGACAGTCTCGTTCGTCCCTGCATCCCACTTCTCCCTGTCTTCAGGCAACTTGTCGAGAAGCTCCTTCGCCACTTCGAGAAAAGCCTTGACAACACGGTGGTCGGTGTAGTCGCAGAAGAAGTCGTTGATTCTAGACTCGTCTGCGAGCATTGTGTTGACGTTCTTCTTCAGGCAGTGCATGGTGGACGAGGCAGTGACAATGTCCATGAAGTGGTAGCGCTGGACTTCTGGCATCAAAAGGCGTGGGCATGTCATGTCGAACGAAACCGTGATTCCACACAATGCGCAGTCATGGCTCTCACCACCTTCGCACGAACCCAGCATTTTCAACCGCTTCACCTGCTTCTCGCACCATTCGAACTCCTCGTCGGTCAATGCCCTAAAAGAGCTTGCCTCTCCATTTTTTCTACACAAGTACGCCATCAGAAGAGATTTCTGGTCGGATATCTTGTCTGGGTCAAAATCAGACCTGAACGCAAAACCAGATGCCAGAATCGCATCCTCCAGCCCATGCACCTCGACATTCGTGATTTTCATTTTTTCCTCCTGAATATGAAAACTGGTTCAAACTTATAGACATTCTTCGCACTCAACGACGACAGCAGGTACTTCATCGTGCAGACATGCTCGAATCCATTCTCCGTTGCCGTCCTCACCGTGTCATCCTCCATTGTCGGATAGCTTCTGACATTGGCTACATTGATGGCCATGACTCCGTTTCCGACAAGGCAACTTCGACAGTTTAATATGGTCTGCTTCAGGAATCATTCCAGTCATCTTTCCCTGTTTCCATACTTTTTCCACGACTGCGTATCCTCGTCGGAATACTTCTCCGTGTCAAAATACGGTGGGGATGTGAAGCAGAAGTCGACATCGCAGTCTGGAACGAATTCCTCCGAACCCACCTTGTGAAGCTCCATTTTGCATCCTTCGTAGGGGACAAGCAATTCGGAATTGCAGGAACGGATGAAGCCGTACATCTCCAGCAATCCATCGTATGTCGGAGTACATGGGTCGGTGCCGATGTACTTCCCGACCCCTGCCTTGAACGCACCCAGCATCCTGCCACCATATCCAGCGCTCATGTCCCAGACGACCTTACCCCTTGCGAACTTCGAGTATATGGCGCTGGCTGCCGTCGGTCGAAAATTAGACACGCCCTGCACCCCAGTGTGTATCTTGAGCATCTTCCGAAGACCATTGTCGCTCATGTTGTCGCCCATCATGATGCGCTTCCTTATCACGGAGCGAAGGGTGTCGTCATCCATGAAGGCTTCATATGGCGACTTGAAGCCGTTGCACTGCACGGAATACGCATGTGGCATGAAGCTCCAGCAGAACGAGAGCCCATGCATTGTCTGCCGTATCTCGTCCCCTGCAATCACATCGGAGTCATCGAACTCCATGAATTTATGGAACTCGTCCCTGCGCCATTCATTGTCCGTCCGAAAATACGGGAATCCGTGCGCACGGTAATATGCGAATACGGACTCCCTGTATTCCTCCATCTCCGATTCGGAGAACTTCTCCCAGTCTGACCTGTTGATGAATATGCTGGCCATTTTCAGCCCCGATTGCCCTGTTCAGGCTCCCCGTTGATTTTCTTCCAGTACTCTTCCTCGCTGTGCTGATAGTATCTGTAGAACGTCTTCGTCGTCTTGACAAGCCTCATTTTTGCCTTGTGCAGTATGCACTTGCCAGGCTCGAGGTCGACGGGGTTCGATTCATCCAGCTCCCTGAATCCAGAAGCGTAGTAGATTCCGTCAGAAGAGCCATCGAACCTTCCGAAAAAGGCATTGCGCATTGAGCCATTGAGAAGGTCAACTGCGACCATCTCATGCCAGCACCACACAATGCCATATGCGGGAAGGCCTTTTGCGATGCGCCTGACCGCATCGCTTTTGCTTATGACATCCACTCGTATCATTTTCTTCCCCTTGACTTGACCCACCTCGCAAAATTCATGTTGCTGTCAGAATCCGAAGTCGGCGAACTGTTGTCCTTCCTTATCTCGAATACCCTTCCACCCGTCAACGGCTCGGTGATGTCAAGCACCCTGCCATTGTTGCGCCATTCCTTCATCGCAAGGAGATATCTTCCCTTCATTTTTTCGATGTCAATCCCGTTGCCCTTGAGAATGTCCATTCTATGGCTCGTCATCCTGAACACGAAGTCCTCCCCTTCACCGCTTGTGCCCTTCTTGTTGAGGATGCACATGACATTGTTTTCATTGTCGGCCATCAACTCAAGCGCCTCATGGTAGCCGAGTTCCCTTCCATAGACAATGAAGCTTGACGAACTTGAGTTGCTTACATATCCGTTCCTGATTCTCATGCGTCATTCTCCTTCCTCAAGGACAACTGGGTCTAGCTTCTCCATTGCATGGTTGTCAATATACATCTTGCCATTGATTATCGACACTGGGAACACCATCACCCTTCCCTTGCTGAGCGACCTAGGTATCCTGTTCCCCGTAATGGTTGCGCTGGAAAAGCCGTCGTTTATCGTTATCTTGTGAAACGTCTTGCCACCGAACTTGCTCGGGATGTCCCTTGCCTCGGATGTTATCTTGGCCAGAACCCACCTGCTCTTGAACTTGTCCTCCTCGGGCTCCTCGCATTCGAGTTCAGACAGCTTGTATATCCTCCTCCTCGGGGAATTGTACGCAGGATTCTTCTTGAATTCTGCAACCTTCTCCATCCCCCTATCGAAAAACTCATGGTATTTTATCCTGATGTTCTCGTGTATGACAAAACCGTTCATGTCAAGGCAACGCTCCTCGATTTCGTTTTTCGTGAACGTCCTGATGTTTTCTGGAACGGTGGATGACTGCCCGTCATCTGCCTCGTCCCACAAGAACGACTGCTCCATCTTCTTCTGCTTCTTGCTCTTGTTCTCCTGCTCGGCATAATGGTTGTAATACCAGTTGTATAAATCCTCTATCTCGCCGAACGAATCAAGCGCATGGGCGAAGAGAAGGGCCTCGAACCTGTTCTTGTTGAATTTTGTCTTGTCAAGAAAATCCTTCAGGTTGGAATACGGCCTGTTGCGTTCTATGATTCCGACCTCCCTGTCCGAAAATCCCTTGATGTTCTTCAACGGCGCCAGCAACGTGTCATTGTTGTTGACTATGACCCACTTGTCCCCAGAGCGATTGACATCTGGATATAGGATTGTCCTTCCGTACTTCATGCAGTATTCGACCCGTTCGTTGAGGATTCCCACCCCCTTCTTCTCCTTCGCCCTGTCGATGTGGTTGAGCAATGCGCACATGTATTCGATGAAATAATGCTCCTGCAACCACATCTGGACGGCAGAATATACGGAATATGACGTGGCGTGAGCCTTGCAGAACCCATATCCCTGGAACGCAAGCAACTCCTTGAACGTCTGCTCGGCATACTCCATTGTTATCTCGCCAGTGCCTGCCTCCGTCTTTTCAACCTTCACTATCTTCATCGCCTTATCTCTTCTTTTAAAATCTCATGCAAATTAACAAGTTGCCGTCCAGTCAGATTCTCCGAATGAATGTCCATCTGAGCCAACGCCTTCCATATGACAATCGTGACCTCAGCGCTGTTTAGATACATAAACAATATAAAACTATTTTAGATAGTGCAAAAACACTTTTGATTTGATATTGTCCATGCTTGCTCTGGAAGTAATTCCAGAGATTTCTCTAAATTTTACTCTGTAGGAATCTCCCACGAGTCGTTTGAAAAACTCTTCCATGCTGGGACTTTGACTTGCTTCTTCCTTCCATCGGTTCAGCTTATCTTTAAGAAATCCCCATTCTGGATAGAGTTTTTCTCCCTTGTTGAAATAAAATTCGTCTTTTACCTTATGGTAGTGAAGGCTTCTTCTTGCAAGTTCGATTGAACTCGCAACCATGTCAGGAATACTTCCGTCTTCAACGCCATAAAGCATATTGCCAAGTTTAGATGAATTACAGCATAAGACCTCTATAAGGTCTATGCTTTGTTCATTGCATCTCTTTTTCAAATTTGATGAAAATCTAGACCTGTTCCAGTCATTGTTGCATAGACGATTGAAACGTTTTCCTTTCTTTTTGTCTGAAGAAAAAATATTCAATTCTTCTTTTACAATGCACGAACATTTGAAATGCCTTGCCAATTCTACGATATGCTTTGCTATTATGGAAGTCTCATAATCTATCTTGTTCTTTGTTGCATTTCTTACAAAATGCCTCTTTAGATTTTCATCAAATTCATATTTTCCACCGACAAGACTTGACTTGTCAATCACTTGCTTGAAAACAATTTTCGGATGTATTTCATTTTGAATCCAATCTGTGACAGAAATTCCAATATAATTGGGATTGTCGTCAAATGCGAGAATCCTGTTTTCAATTGACTCAATGGATTTTTCAATCTTAAATTCACCATATGAAATCATGACAAAGCCATCAGACACTTCAATGGCAAATTTATTTTGATTTCTATTTGATTCATCGGCAAGACGATTGATTTCATGTTCCATATTCTTGAAATTCTTTGGAAGATGCAAGACAATCTGCTTCGATGATTTGTTCATTCTGATTGTCAATGTTCTATTTGACATATCAAGTCTGCAATGTCTATTCCCGTGATGTGATTTTTCACCAAAAATCACAAGATTGCACAGACGCCTTCTCTTTATTTCCTCTTTTGAAATTTTATTCTTGATACGATCGTAGAATGCAGTTCTGCCACCAAATACGACTCTTGCATCATCGAGCATCTCAACCTTTTCAGAATATGAATGCAACGACTTCAGCAATTTCCTGTATCTAAAAGTTCTCTTCTTTGACTTGCTGGATTTCAATTTTGCAAGCGAAGAATTAATGTTTTCAATTTTTGAATTGAATTGCTTTTTCAATTCTTTCTTTCGCTCTTCTTCAGATGAATAGATAGATTTTCCTTTGATTATGCCATACAGTATCATAGTCGCTGGAAGTTCGATATTGCTGTAGGACGAGATAATCTGCTTTATGGACTTGTCATTGCTGTTTCCTTCAAAGCACTGATTGTACGCAGTGCGTATGACAATGGACTGCATTTTTCTTAATTTAAGAAGCTCAATCTCATCATCACTGCTTGCCCTGTATGGTATCTTGAAGGTTTTCATTGCTCTAATCTTCTTCCATTAGTTCTTTCTTTATCCTGTTCAGCTTTCTTCTATGACTATACATCTTCATTGAGAAATAATGTATGATTGAAATCAAGTCATCACTCATTTCCTGTTCATAGGATTTGTTTTGTATTGCGTCATTGATTACAATGATTGAACATCCATAATGTCTGAAAACCATTTCAAGCAATTCAAATCCAAATCTTGCAAGTCTGTCCTTGTTTTCAACTATCACCAAGTTTATGTTTCCCTTGATGATTTCATCAATCATCTCTGAAAACTGCTCCCTGTCAAAACTCATTCCAGATTTTATGTCCTCGTATTGCTTCTTCAAATCTATTCCTTTCGTAACGCAGTATTCGTATATTCTTCTTGACTGCTCTTTCAAGTCGTTGTTTCTTGGTCTGTTTGAAACTCTTGCATAGCTTACAGCGTATTGCTTTCTTCTGTTATGCTTCTTCAATCCTATCATGGAATATACATCATTGTCATCATAGATATAATTCCAAGGATTGATTGCAGTCACACGTATTTTTCCAAGTTTCACATACTTGCTCAATGTCGTTTGAGTGCATCCAAGAATCTTTTTTACTTCTCTTGCTTTCATTTTTCTATTAAATAATACCAATATAAACAAAAAGTAAAATTATTTATATTAGTATTATACCAATAATATTTTACTTATGTCTGATTCATCCATGAATTAGCCTCCCATGGCATTCCTGCACATCCATTCCATCCTTGTTTCCGTTTTAGGCAATATGGGCAGTCCTCAAAAAGCCCGGTGTAAAGAACGGTCTAAAGCTTACTTCGCCTTCTGGGACAATGACAGCTCGAACACCTTCTCCTGCATCTTCGACACCGTGCCCTTTATGTCCTCAAGCACGGACATTGCCTTGTCGCATACATCCACTGGGTTGTTGCCGTCAATCAGCATGTAAAACATGTTGTTGCTCGGAAAAGAGCACTCCAAGACGAGCGAACCATTGTCGCAAAAAATACGCCGTTCCATAATCAATGGACATCGACCTGTCGGCATCATTGTTTCTGACGGCAATCCTGAGCAATTCGTCCACATCCAGCTGATAGTTGCAACTGATGCTTGCATCATTGCTCAATGCTGGAGGCGTGCAGGCTGGAGGGGCGGGCATGACGGTTCCACGACCTGCATCAAGGCATGCGATGATTGCGTCATCCGTTGACATGTCGGCGACGATTCTGATTGCTTCAGCTTTTTCATCATTAGACTCCGATTTCATCAAAAACAACCTCCCCGGTCTTGAAAAAATAGTCGTTGCCAGAATTGTAGCAATAAATCCCTTTTCCGTTTTTCATGCGATGCTCGTACAATGCCCTTCTATGCGTATGCCCGCACAATGCGATGTCGGGGTGTATGCCATGCGAATCAAAAAGATTGTCCACGCCAGAATAGCAGTTCGGTATGCCCATGGGGCTCTCAATGTCAAAAAGGTTCAGCTTGCGGTGCGGGACGCAGTGCGTCACAAGCACGAGCGTCTTCTTCCTTGCATATCTCTGTGCGTTCCTAATCTGCTCCACGCACTTCAGATGCTCCTCCAACGGCCTGAACCCGGCAATCGTCCTGTCAAGCCATCCGTCATAGATGTTCTTCATGTACCTTGTCCTGTCGAAACCGTTGTAGAGGCTTCCGTCGTACCAGAGGACATTGCCGTAGAACCTGATTCCAAGCGTGTCAAAATGTCCCTCGATGTCGAGGCAATGGACATTCCTGACACGGCATGACGCAACGACTTCATAATCATGACGGTATTTTTCAAGGGTCTTCTCGACACTCGAATAGGCGAACTCGTGATTCCCAAGGCAGAACACCACGGGAAGGTCGAATTCCCCGAAGAACCCGAACGTGTTCTGGCTGGGCATGTCGCTCACATCCCCCGATATGACAAGCACATCTGGATTCGATTCTGCAATCTTGTTGCGAACTGCGCAGAGAACCCCGTCGAGCGTGTCCCGATGGAGATGCAGGTCTGATGTGAAAAGAATTTTTGGCATGGTCTGTGCTATATGCAATTCGTGAATTGATTTACGTGAATAATATGGTTTACAGAACGGTTTTTTCAAGAGCCGTCCATGATAGACTTGAATTTTCGCAAACGCAGTTCATATTGTCAACGGTGCCAGACCAGACGCCATAAACCGTGCGCCAGCAATGGGCACAAAAACAGAAAACGCACGCCGACAGGGTGCAAGGAGAAGAAAACATGTTTAATTTGATTCACAGAAACAGCAACTATCCAACGGCATTCGACAGCCTGTTCGCCCCGACGCAGGTGTTCGACAGATTCTTCGACGAGATGCTCGACAACGAGTTCTTCAAGCCGACTCGTTGGGCGAAGGAGGCAAGCGCATATCCGATGAATGTCGTGAACGTCAAGAAGGACGGCAAGACGGTGGCAAAGAGGCTTGAATATGCACTGGCTGGATTCGCCAAGAATGAGATAAGCATCTCCCTGAAAAACGGAGTGCTCACCATCGAAGCCGAGCACAGACAGGACAGCAACGAAAACGAGACCAACGAATACAAGGGAATCTCCTACAAGAAGATGGCTGTCTCCTATAGCCTCATGGACAATGCCGACGAGAACGGCATCACAAGCAAGTTCGAAAACGGACTCCTCTCCATTACGATTCCGTTCAAAAAGGAAGAACCCCCAGTCGATGACTCCAAGTTCATCAACATCGAATAAGTCATAATAGTCTGGCATCGCAATGAAGGCTCGTGGATTGATTTTCACGGGCCTTTTTTGCTTTTACAGCAGGGAACCACAATATGGGCAGGGTGTACCACGCTCAAGGACAATGAACCCACCGTTGTTCATGCTTCTCATATACCTATGGCAATTCGGGCATGCCATTATTCCTGCTTGTCCAGAATGCGATGCAGTCATGACCGCCACCCCGTCCTTGCATGCCGAGAAAAGGCTGTCCACTGCCAGCATCTCCCCAGAACCAGACCTGCCAAAATATCCATGTGCGAACAGGCGTGCGATGGCTGGAACCGCATATGAATTCCCTCTCCATCCAGCGTTCGGGACAATGCAATGGTCTGCGTTTTCGTTGTCGGCATTGGAACACGTCACTGCAAACCCGTATTCACCAGGATATGGAAGATTCTTGTCTTTTGACCATGGTGCGCACACCATTCCGAATTTTCTTTTGATTGCCACCCTCAATTCATCCACATCGTCCTTCCACGACATGGAAACAGACAGGATGTCGCATTTTGGAAGAATGCCAACAGCCCCGACAAGGCCATCATATCCAGTCATCGGATTATAGCAGGCCAGATGCAACCTCATCCCAGTCAATGGGAACATCCTGTCAGGAGCAGTGAATATCGACAGCACCCTGTTGCCATGCTTGACTCCAGACGCATTGTTCGAGCCATGCATTGTCGCATATTTTGGAATCGATGAAAACCCAGAATCTATCATTGCGACGGACACGGTTCTTCCGTCATCCAAAAGCCTAGAGCCATCGACGGAATCAATCAGCATATCTTGCCAATCTCCTTCGCAAGAGAACCGAAGAACTTTGCATAGTCCACAAACTCCGACAGAATGATGTGCGCAATCTCCTTGCCCGTCTGATTGTTGCAATATTCCATGATTCCAACATATTCTGAATTGCCATTGAATGCCATAAGCGCAGGCTCGCCATCGATATTGAAGATTCTCAACTGCGAAAACTTCTGGTCATGTTTTGAATTGAACCTGTAGTTTATCTGTATGTTCCTCGGAAAACCACGGACTATTGTATTAAGCCTTTTCCTCATATCCGACTGCGGATTCCCGATTGTCTCATTCTCAAGCTTCGAATACATGCTGACGGAAACATTCAGCGTCTTGGCTGGAGCAAGCGCATGGCAACACTTCAAAAAATAGCCATGCCACTGATTGACGATTGATGCCATTGCCGAAGCACCTTCCTGAATCGAATCGCTCTCCACCCTTATCAGGCATACGTGCAGAAACATGTCCATCAAAGACAGCGAGAACCCGTTTTCAGAAGGGGTCGCCCTCAACGCATACATCTGCTTCTGGACAATGCAGACCTCGTCCAACGGCAGAAAATCCACACAATCGTTCTCATGGGAGTCTCCACCCTTCATCCTGCTCCAGCTCCAGCAATCCCCTCCCCCTCGCATCACGTTGTTTATATCGTTCTTCGGATAATATCTGCTACAATAAATGCAGGAATGCGGGAATTCTCCATTCATACTTCTACTCCAGTTAAAATGACTCGTTATAGTATTTTACCAGATTCGTGCAAAAACAAAAAAGCCGTGGTTCAAAAATCCCCACGGCTTTTGCAGGACTCGAACCTGCGTGATAAAATTCCAACTACATGTTGTATTTTTTATTCCATTTTTCAATTCTGTCCAGCAATTCCTCAAGGGTTATTGTCGAACCATCAAGCTTCGAAATATTGTCATTATGACGTATTAATCTGCAATTCGCTGGATGCGATATGATTGATGGGTCAACATTATTGCGATATCCTTCCATCACGCTGTACATGTGGTCTCTGCTGACACCATTTAGATTGTTCCCCTTATTCTTCGCCTTATACCATCCGTATTTTCTTATCAAGTCAAAATCGAATTCATCAGGAAAATCGGAAAGAGCAAAATTAAACTGGCATTACACCCTGTAATAATGTTTGGAAGCTTTGGTGTTTCTTTCGCACAATTCCATCTTCTGCTCGGCTGTCATTTTTCTTCTTGCTATCACAAGACCGTTCTTGCTTATGGAGATTGATTCCTTTTTCAATCGTTCTTGTTCTTGTTGCTGGTTCCTGCACTCATTGCATAAAATTCTATATGCTCCAGGTTTTGCAGTTATTTCTTTTCCACATCTTATGCAAAACGTTTTAATGGGTTGCAATTTTTTAATAGATTCTGAAACCTTCTTTCTGTGCTCTTCAGACACCACGTGTGAATTGGCGCATGAACGGGAACAAAAATATTTTTCCTTTCTATCCTTTTCTCTTTCAACTACTGTAAATTCCTTGCCACATTTTAAGCAGACAACTGTTCTTTCCTGCTTTTTTCCGTATTTTTCATCCATATACTTCTGGGAAGATTGTCTTTGTCTTTCCCTATATGACGCATCTGAATAATGCCCATTGTTACCACCACTGTTCTTGATTCCATTGTCTGCCTTTACATGTTGCTTGAATATGTGTGTAGAAAAGCCATAATTGTTAAAAATTTTATGACAGGCTGGACATTTATATTTTCCATCAACTATAAAATCTTCCTTATGTTGTCTTATGTCATTATACTCTTGTTCAGTCATTATGCTTCCTCTAGACTTGCATGAATAAAAATCATACAAAATAGAGTCAATATAAATAAAAAGTGGAGGTTCGACAAGTCGAACCCCCAAAAGGTGGTGGAGTCTGAGGTAGTCGAAACCTCTTCTATGCCGCGCAAAAGCATCGTATTAGCCGTTATACGAAGACCCCATTGAAAAATCAGACGCTCTAACCAACTGAGCTAATACCCCATTGAAAAATCTTGTGAAAATAAAATGGAGCTGATGGTCGGACTTGAACCGACAATGTGTTTGACCACGGCAGATTACAAATCTGCTGCCTTACCATTCGGCTCACATCAGCATATTAAAAGCATTTTTGTTCTACAAACCGTGATATTTAAAAATTTGGCATTCTCAACGAGGATTGAACCAAAATCTAGTAAACTAGAATAATTGATTCTTAACCACTGAACGATAAAACTTTGGCGACCCTTGTGGGTAATGCTCCCAACTTCTAGACCTTGAAAGGGTCTCATCCTAACTTTTAGACGAAATGGTCAACTATTCTTTTTTTATTTTACATCCTATCATTGAACATTTTCTTGAGCAATATATGTTTTTACACGGAATACGAAAATGGTAGCGGGTGAGGGATTTGAACCCATCAATTTGAAGATTATGAAACTTCCGTGCTAGCCATTGCACCAACCCGCAACAATGAATTTAAAATGGTCGGAGTGACAGGATTCGAACCTGCATTGTCCTCGCCCCAAACGAGGTCGGAAACCAGCTACCGGTTACACTCCGATAAAAATCAGTCGCAACGTCTAGATGCCCTTTTTCTTTCTCTCCATAATGATAGAAATTAAAGTTTACTGCAAGCATCTAAGGCCAAGGCTCGTCTTGTGTTTTCTATTAAATAGGAAATCATCAAATTTTGCTGTATGAGCCTTTTTGTTTGTTTGTTTCAACTCACGCACCTCGCAGAGATGCGACATAAAGAGCATGACCACCATTATGCCGCGGTCGTGTCAACATTCATAATATGGTCTAAGTTCAATGTTTTTCAACCATATTGCCGAAAAATTTTTCAATTGTAAAAGAGCTCAAGGTTGTTGTCTCAACCTTCATCGCTTATTCTACGTTTTAATATGGTTCGCTTTTTTCTATTTTTCAAGCACACCACATCGTTTTATGGCATCCTCTGCTGGAAAATTGGTAGACTTGCCGAGACTTGAACTCGGAACGGAAGATTAGAAGTCTTCTGTGATATCCCGTTTCACCACAAGTCCGTTGCAATATCCGGTTTTGCTACTGGGATGCGGATTTAAAAATCATGGCATCTTCCGTTGATATTGAGTTTTTTGAACAATGCAACGGAAGATGCCCAGAAAATGGTGGAGATGTCGGGCGCTGCCCCCGATTTCTTGAAAAGCCTTAATCGTGCAGATTCTTCACATGCTTGCCGTCATTCTTTTTTTGGCTGACGATGACCTCAATCCATTTTTATCATCACGCACTGCTAGGATTCGCCATCCGTGAATTGGCGCTTATTCGAATTTTCACCTTTTCGACGGCTGGCGCCATGCCGTCCCAAGGCTATCGGAGTTGTCTTTATGCCTCACCACTTATCCGAATAGTGGATTTTTCCGTTGGCATCGCAGTCAGACTAGGCTGCGAGTGCGTACTCTTCGTTCGCAGTTATTGCTGGTCGATTTTATTGAGAAGCCCTTCGACCGACTTCTGCATGCATCCACAGTTTCGACTCCAAGTCGAAGCTAACTCATCCCCATTGTTGTAAAAGAGCATAAGGCTGTTGTTGCAACCTTTATCACTTATTCTACATTTTAGAATAAAATGATAGTGGTGCGAAAAGCAACAAGTCTGCAACCTCGTTGCTACACTAGCATCTTTAAATTGGTCCTCCGAGCTGGATTCGAACCAGCGTGTAACCAGCTACCCTTTCTAGACCTTATAAGAGTCAGGGGATATCGGAGGATATGGTGCGAGTGGTGGTAGTCGAAACCACATTATCTGATTGGAAATCAGAAATACTAAGCCGTTGTACTACACTCGCATTGTCAACACTCATAATATGAAGTGTTTTCTGAAAATTTCAAGCGATTTTGAAAATTTGTTGTGTTTTTTTACATTATTTTCAATCAATCGCTACTAAAATGTGGAGCCGACGGCAGGATTCGAACCTGCGAAGCTTTCGCACTGGTTTACGATACCAGTCCTGTTGACCACTTAGGTAACGTCGGCATTGAAAAATGAAGGCGATTGTTCACCTTCAACATTTATAAATATGCGATGATTTTCTGGAATTTCAAGCGATTTTGAAAATTTATCGTCAACCCTCGTGCATGTTGACCGTAATCGTGTCATCAATCAGAGAACGCCAGCTGAAATCGGATGGAACCTTCCCATGCTCAACAAGCCATTTTGCAAACACCTCGCATAGACGCCCATATGTCCACGGTTCCGTTTCCCATCCCCCTTCCTCATCCAGCACTCCTTCAATGAAAACGTACTCGTTCTCACTGAAGTGTATTGCGAACCTCGTCTTTTCGTTTTTCAGCACATCGTAGTTGTCGCAGATTCCCATCTCATCCCACTTGTCCTCAAGCATCTTGAGATACTTCTCATCCACATTGATTCTCTCGTAGGTGCCATCTGCATGCCTGACATCGACGACTGGAGGGGATTCCCTGATTTCATTTCTGCTGTGGATGCGAACCCATGCGCCAGCATAGTCGCACCCCTTTTCCTCCATCATTTCATTCTCCACCAGTTTTGCAACCTTTTTGCAGAACATAAGCCACTTGCTCTGGACATCCCTCTTGTGCAACTTGATTTTCCCGTTCTTGATGACGCAGTTCGACGCCACCCACCCCTCAAGGATGTCCTTCATGTACGATTCGGCTTCTGCCCTGTCGGTCTTCATGTCGAAGGCGCAGAAAAGAGGATGGGCATCCTTCTCCAACCCAAGTTCCTTCGCAAGCCTCAAGCAGCCTTCAAGGCGATTTTCATAGTTCTTGAACAGGCTGACTATCATTTCGTTCCAGTCCTTCGATGTAAGGTTCTTCGTCGCCTTCGACTCCTTCAGAAGAAATGAACTCGATGAACTGTTGCTTACATAGCTATACCTCGTCTTCATTGCCTTGCTCCTTCGTAATTCTCATCGTTTATATTCAGAAAATCTCCATCTGCGGATTGTATGCCTTGATTCTCTGCACGATTCTTCTGCAATATTCTTCATCCTTCTCAATCATAATGCACTTCAATCCATGCTTCAGGCAGGCGAGGCCTGTCGTTCCTGAACCTGCGAACGGGTCAATGACAGCCTTGACTCCGTCCAGCTGACCGACAATTTCAGAAATCAGGCCAACTGGCTTCTGCGTCGGATGCACAAGCTTCTGGTCGCCATTGAAATTAGACTGGGGCTTCACGTGGCTGAAGAAGCAGGACTTCCTGCCTTCCTTCCTGAGCATCGGCACGCCATGCCATTTTACGAAAATCGGCTCGTAGTCGAACGCAAAGTCGTTCATTCCACCGACATTGATGAGATTGGCATGATGCCAGAAGCAAAGCCGTGAAGGATTAAACAAATCAAAGCCGTCCTTCATATACTTCTGGCTCCAGAAAATGAACTCGCAGGAATGCTCCTTCATATGCCCCATGAGTTCATCATGCCACAGCCTTGTAAAATCGAGAAAATGGCTGTAGTCCTCAAAAGAATCCCATTTGAAATCATCGCCGAACTTCCCGTTGGGAAGCACAAAATACGGCGGGTCGGTAATGCAGGCATCAAAATCATCCCCCAGCCTTTTCATGACCTCGATGCAGTCACCGTGGTAAAGCGTAATGCAATTGTCTGTATAAAAGGGATTCATCATGCTTTAAATATGGCTTATTTAAATTTCATAATGCGGGCACTGGTTGCATCCGTTGCAGTCAATGCACCTTAACGAATTTTGACGCCATTCGAGAACCCGTGGATGGTTCCAGACTTGTGCTGTATAGTTCTTGTACTTGTCATCAGTAAGGTCAATTCCCTTTTCCCATCCTTGTTCTTTTTCCATAAAGGAACAAGGAAACACTTCACCATTAACATTGACATATACAGACGCAAGAAGGCTCTCGCACTCCTCAATACAATTAAGCACCATTTTGTATTGTTCCTCGCCATTCTCCTTGTCCTTGTAGTATTCCTTCAGCGAAGCCATCAATCTGTTCGCCCCGCATGAATCGCTGCCGTAGGGAATGTTATTGTCCTGCAGGAAGAAGATGACCTTCCTGTAAACTTCGTCATCCATTTTGCTGAACGCCTTGCCACGGCCCTTCTGCTTCAATGACAGCAAAACAATCGCCCCCATGCCCTTGAGCCGTTCGTCATTGAGCCTGTCATTCAGCACCTCGAACACGAACTTCTCCGTCTCATGGCTGACAAGAAGGTGCATGTTCACCTTGAACGAATCCCTGCCCTGCCTCTTCGCCTCATCGGTCAGCAACTTGATGGAATCGTAGCAGCAGTTCTTGTTGCGCTCGTAGCACGACACTGCGCACGCCCCGCAACGCTTGACAATGTTCTCCGCTGTCCCTTGGTCAATGTCGGCGACAGTGACGTTCGGGGTCACGTCATTCTCGTTGCAGTAGTCCATAATCCTCCAGACATCGGGGTTCGTCCTGCACTCGGCATCCACGCCCAGCGCAATCTGGGTCATCGTTTTCGGCTGGTTCATCTTGTCGAAGACAACCTTGAACGCGTCAAAAGGCATATACGAGCCGTTGGGCTGATTGGATTTATAGCAAAAATCACAAACCCTTCTGTCGCAATCATTTACAGAAGTCTTGCCAGTCATCTTGTCAATGCCCCTGATGCCCCTGCATGCCGTGGTAATCTCAATGTCGGCTATCTCGTTCCCCCACGGGCAATGGGTCGGGTTGTCGTCCATTGTGCGACCCCACTTCGCAGTAAGACCATCGGACTTGCGGAACATCATGTTAAAAGACCCATTCTTGGCCTTCACCACCCTGTTTCCATTGTCGGAAACCAGCACCACATACTGGTCAAAATCGTATCTGTCCATTGAAAAACTCCTTTGTGTAAATTCCGTTTACAAGAATAATATGCTATCACAATGGCATTTTTCAAGGCACGATTCCACCTTATTTTTATGAGATGGCGCAAAAAAATTCATGGCAAGGCAACGCCTGTTCGATAATGTCCACCTTGTCAAGAAGACTGGCGTCATCATAAGACGTATAAAGTCACAATTCCTTCAATATCTTGATGTTATCAAAAACATTCTTTAGAAAAACGATATAGGTTTTCTAAAAAAACAATGCTTACGACTCATTTTATTTTTCTTCATTAAGGCAAGCTGTCATGGCTTCCTTTTTCCTGGTGGCAACATCCCGATGAATTTTTCTGCCTCCTCCTGCACTGCGAAGGCGTCCTTTTCGATGAAAACCTTCCCGTACAAAAAAGGAATCACCTCAGGAAGCCTGAGCATCGACCACATCACCTTGCCGTACTTCTTCTGTTGCCATAGATGGCGAAGCTCGTGTATTGCCACTGGCGCAATGCCTTCAATCCATGTACTGACTACAATGTCGCTCCAGTTCCCAGAAGGCTCTGGTGCGAGGTATATGTCTTTTCCGAACAACGGACGCGCCCCGAGGATTCCATTGTCCATTGTCATCGAATCGCACCAGTTGTAGTCGCATCCACGATAGTCCAGTTCCGTCATCCATTCGCCGAACTCCGTCGATGCGTACATGTCGAGCAAGTCGAAAAGCCTTGCCTTCTCGCCATCTGAAAAGGGACGGCTGTTTTGCTTCATTGTGAATATGGTGAACATTGTCCAATCCGTTGCTTTTCTTATAAAATCCAACCTCTTTTATTACAGCCCATATAAGCAAAAAACGAATTGGCTCTCCATCAACAAAAAATGCCTGAACCATTCAATATTGTTTATGTATCTAATTGTCAATCGAAACGCATCATTCTGGCTTCGGCCTGAATGTCGGAATCGACTTTATGACATTAAGCACCTGCTCGGGGGGAATCAGGCGTGAACACTCGTACTTGCGTTCATCGTCCTTATGCCGAGGGCACCAGAAATAGTCCTTGTGGTCAAAATTCTCCCTGACATCATCCCAGCATCCAATGCATGCCTGGTAGTTTATCACACGATATGGGGTATAGAACTCGCAGGAAGGAAGGGTGAAGCCAGAAATCAGCACAACGGGCACCCCGCATCCCCATGCCAGCCATGACAGCCCACTGGACAGCCCGATGAAGAAGTCTGCGTCCTTGATGACGTCAATCCTCTCCTGCAACGGAATGTCGCCAGTATAGTCCTCCACTCCCCACGGCAACTGGTTGAACATCGTCCCAGAGCCGTACACCCTGTTCTTGTCAATGCAGACAACCTTGTACCCATTGTCTCGGAGGAAGCGTATCACGGTGTCCCATCCGTAGGGGTTGTTCCAGAACTTGCACTGGGCAGAGGCCTTGCACGAGATGACGGCGTACTTCTCCTTGATTCTCCGTGGAGCAGACAAGTCAAAACGTGGTGGAATGTCCTCAAGCTCCTCCTTGTTGCGCAGTCCGAGGATGTAGCCAGCAGTCTTGTGAAGACCGACGAGCCTGAAGTCTATCGGCTGGAAGTTGACATCGCCATTGAAAAACAGGCCGATGTAATACGATGCGTAGGAATCAATCCTGGCAGTGTCGGCCTTGTCCACGTAGTCGAACTGGGGGTACTGCTTCTCCACGATTTTTTTCAGAAAATCGGAGATGACAAGCTTCACCCTGCATCCGAACTTCTGCTGGAACCTCTCGATGAACGAAAACCAGCCGATGGAATCCCCAAGGGTGCCGACTGGGAACTGAACGCACACGTCCTTGTCCTTCAGGTCTAGCGTATGCCCGAAAACAACTTCGCCAGTGCCCTGCCTTGTTATCTCGAACCTGTATCGGATGTAATACTTCTTGACGGCAGTCACTATCGTGCCAGGATTGCAGTCGGAATCGTACATGACGAGACCCGTGTCCGCGTCGGAGAACTTCAAGTGGTACTTCCTCTGGTTCTCCTCCTTTTCGTCCTTCGGGAAGAAAACCCTCAGGCCAGAATTGAAGTCGAACCTGATTCCCTCGACTGCCTCAATCACGGGAATGGCAGGTATGTCGCCATATGCATTCTCCTTCGGGACATCCACCTTTATTTCATCTGGATTCTTCTGACCATCCTGCGGTTGCCCTTCGCCCTGAACATCTTCCTTCTTCTTGTCTTCCATTCTACTCATGGTCTCCATGGTTTGCATTCCTATCATGCATTCAGCTTATAGACTAGATTACCACAATCGTATATCCTGTTCCAGCCGTTCCGAGCCATGTTCTGCGATTCGGATTCCGATTCGTCAAATCCATCACCTAAAACTGAAGACAACCTATGCTTCTGGCACTGGTATCTGGTCAGCATCTCGCCCTTCTTCATCCAGACATAGTTCGGTTTCGACACTCCGACAAGCGAAAATCCTAGCTTCTCATAAAGATGCCCATCGGAATATCTCCTGTCTGCATAGCTCACGATGGAGCCAGAATGACTGCTCCTAAAATGGTTAAGCAGTTTAGAAGCTCCTCCTACAATATGGCATCCAATCTTCGTTGCAAAACGAATAAGCTCAAAATCATATCCCTTGCTGAACCGTGGCTTCCCGAATGTCATGACTGCGACAAGTTCATTGTTGTAGAAAAGCCCGTACCTGATTGAAGAGTTGTCGGCTCCTTGAAGATGATTGGCTTCGAGAAAATCGTTCGCAACCATGGAGCCTATCTTCGAAACCGTGCACTTCCTCGCGTATATCCTATCCTGACATATTCCGAGGATGTTTATCAACTTATCCTTCACTATCTCCTGCTTCAAGCTCCATTCATTCTCGAACACATGAATCAGCCTGATTCCGTTTTCAGCGCACATCCTTGTTTTCATCGAATGATAATCTGCTCCTATTTCATTCGCATCCGAATGCCAGTAAAGTCCGTCGAACTCAATTGCAACCTTCTTTTCTGGAATGTAGATGTCGAGTTCGTATGGAGATATTATTGAACGATCATTCTCGATGACTTCTCCACTGTAAATGGACTTCACAAAATCAAGAACCTCCTTCTCCTCACGAGAAAATCCTGACACAAATGGATAACACTTCATGCAACGTGGAACTGCCTCGGCTATCTTGTGAAGATGATTCGTATTATATATCTTCTGCTCGAATTCCTCCCCACACTTCACGCACTTCCAGCGATACACCTCATCATGATAATGACCAGTATATTCCTCTTTTGAGAACATCGGTATAGCATAATCCTTAAAACGCTCCTTCAAATCTTCGTATGTTCTGTCAAGATTTGCTCGAATAAGTTCATTGCTCTTAAAAATATTATCAACACCATATCTTTTAATGCAAGTGCTTTTTATTTTTTCAAGAATCTTTTGATTTTTTACGGGATTTGAAGCACCATAACGTTCAATATTGGTATGGACTATTTTTTTCTTTACCTTTTCACTCTGCGAAGCATATTCACATCCATATCTTTCAATGTTTGTTTTTCTTATTTTTTCTTTGATTTCATCAACTTGTAATGGGATTTCTGTTCCATATCTTTGTATCATGGTTTCTTTATATTTTTGCTGTACTTCACTATTTTGAAATACATTTTCAGTTCCATATTTTAAAATACTTTTTTGTTTTTTCTGCTCTTTGATTCGTTCTAACTGCGAAATATGTTCAACACCATATTTTTCTATAAATGTTTTCTTTACCATCAATCCTCTACGTTTATTATCAATGCATGCATTTGAACAATATTGATTATGACCAAAAAAAGTCTGATAATAAGTCAATGTCTTTCCACAAGTTGCACACTTTCCTAAAGAAAGATTGTTGGAAATGCAATATATCACATGATTTATAGTTCCATATTCTGGATACAATGCAAATTCCTTTTGCACTTCCATCATTATATTATCTGGAATGCTTTTAGTCACATTTTTTGTGATTTTTCTTCCATCTCCAAAATGCGTCTTCAACCAGTCAATTGATTCTTTATTCATCATTTATTTTCCAATAAAAAAGCCTGAAACACAGTTGGGGTCAGCAACTATATTCCAGGCTTTCAGTCCTTATGGACTTAAATGTTCAATCATTGTTTCATCTGACCCATAAAACAATAATCATACATATATAACGAATATAAATGAAAACTCATAGACAACTCAGTATCTCCATCGCACTCATGTCTCCAACTTCGAATGAATCTACATTCTCCCCAAGAAGGGCATTGTTGACAGTCTGCTTTCTTGTAAGAATGTTCCTCACTCTTTCATCTACAGTGTCCATGCAGACAAAATCATAGACAGTGACCGTATGGGTGACGCCACAACGATATGCCCTGTCCTCCCTCTGCTTCATAATCGCAGGAGAAAAATCGGCAGTATAGTTGATGACATCATCTGCGGCTTGAAGATTAAGCCCAGTGCTCATTGCGTTGCTTCCAATCAAAATCCTGTACTTCTGGTCTGAATTGAACTTCTTGCATATCTCCTGACGCTCCTCTGGGTCGACAGAACCGTCTATGACGAGAATGTTCTTGTATTCAGACTCAAGATTCTTCATCAACCAGTGAAGTGTGTTCGTATACTGCGAGAATATTATCACCTTGTGGTTGTTCTCCTTTACAAGTTCATCAAGAAGTTCCTTGAACACGGCGTACTTGTCCGAAGAATTATGCAGTCCGAGTATCTCTGGGAAGTCAAGGAACTGCCTCGCCCTCATGACAAGCTCCATCGCAGAGGCATTCTCCGTTATCTCATTCTTCTTCTTGACCAAATCCTTATATGCCTTCATGTTCTTCGGTGACAATTCAACCATCATGTCCTTGTGAATTTTCGGTGGCAAGTCCTTCAATACCTCCTCCTTGAGCCTGCGAAGGTAGTACGGGGCTATCTTGTCGGACACCTCCTTGATATGATGATATCCCTTGACTGCGCCGAAGTAGTCGTATTCGGCATAACGCTCCATGAACTTCTGCTTGCTGACGAACAACCCAGGCTTCAGAATCTGGAAGATGGAATGTATCTCCTCAAGACGTCCATCAAGTGGAGTTCCAGTCAGACCGATCCTGTACTTTGCGTTGAACTGACGGCAAGCAAGAGTGCGTTGAGACGAATGATGCTTGAGCATGTGGCAATTCGACACAAGCGAACCGCCACAAATGTAATTGTGATTACCTTCGACCTCTATGTTATATGTATAGTTGCTTCTGTTATTCCAAGGCTCAACACTTATCACTTCTGTCTCAAACAATCCATTTGATTTTATTGATGACTTGACAAGTTTATCATCATATTGACGACCAATTCCACCAAGCTTGTATCTCATGCTGTCAACAACATATGGGGAAACAATATCAATCAGTTTTTTCGTTCCATCTATTGTAAAACGAATATGATAGTAAAACTCCCCATCTATATGCTTGTTTTTCGTCTTGACAATGGAATTGCTCAATCCAAATCGTGTTTTGAGATGATTTGACATCAATTCCACTTCTTCCTTTGAAAACCCTTCAGTATGCAAAAAAGCAACATGAGCAATAGTATTCAACTCCGATTTAAGATATGCCATTCTATCTTCAGAAGACATCATTTTTCTAAAATATGTGTCGCACTCTATTTTTTTCAATCCAAGCTTTTTCTTATAATATGAGGCACAGCTTTTCTTACTGGCACACATCTGATATTCATGTTCATGTTCACAGATGTAGTCAAGATTATCAATCAATTTCTGAATGTTGTTTTTATGATATTGCAATTGCTGTATAGATCCATCGTCCATATACCACAATGCCAGTCCAAACTCATTTAGCAAATCCAACCATTCTTGTGTAACTTTTTTCTTTCCATTTTTATAAAAAATGTCATATACATGCTTGGGAAACATGGATTTTGAGCAAGAAGAATGAAGACGATTTCCAAATCCTTTTTCATAATCATTCATATATTCCCGTCCTCTGCAATTGCCAAATATCATTTCCTTGAAATTCGCATATTCCAATTGCTTCATTCCATGCGTCGAATGATATCTAGCCAAATCATTTTCCCTGTTTCTTCCGAGCGAACCATCTCCCAAAAGAGTTCCAGCAAGCAAAGGAAGAATCTCATTTGAAAATCCAAATTTGTTATAAATTGCTATTTTATCACCCACCTTCAATTCACCTGCCAAAACACTTGTTCCATCCATTCGATAATATTTGTGATTTTCTGTTACTTGAACAGTTCCGTATTGCGTTTTCAATTGCAACAATGGTTTTCTTCCATTGTCAAAATAATTAACAACTGGCTTCGCTTCAAACTGCCTTGTTTCCCAATTGTATGACATCACCTTGACTGGCAGCTTATGTGTTACAATTTTTCCAATATATTCAAGAGAGCCATCCTCAAGCATCACTCTTGAATAATAAGAAAAACACTCATCAAAAACAACCATGTCAAACGAATTCAGAACTGCTTTTGCGCAGGATATGCGGTTGTCATTCTTCTTCGGCTCACAATACAAGTCCCTAGCCACAGTCTCGTAGTTCACAATTTTGAACGGATATCCAGTTGCTATCCACTGCTTCTCCCTGTCTTGCGCATTCTTGCACTTGTGACCGATGACAAGGGCGTCCATGTTCAGGAACTTGCTTATCTCATCTCGCCAATTGTATTTAAGCGATGCAGGGCACACAATAAGACAATTCCGAACCTCCCCTCTGTTCATCCGTTCCTTTGCGATTCCGAGTCCTTGTATGGTGTTGTGTGTCAGCATTCCACTGGCATAATAGTTGTGGTTGCAATCATCGACCTCGAAGTCATAGACATAGAATCCATCATTGCAGTCAACCGTCTTCACGGACACAACCTTCAGCCATTGATGCCCTCCAATGTAGTATTCCCTTAGAATAGACAAGATTTCCTCTATTTCCTGCTTCCTTTCAATCCTATTTCTGTTGAAGCTGTCTTCAAGATGCGACCATTTCGACTTCTTTCTGTACACGCCTTCATTCACAATTCTGCCGATGTTGTCAACGAGTTTTCTCACTTTTCCTGCACCATATTCATAATGCCCGTGCATCTTGCCAGAATCAATTCCGACGATGTTGTAGCTCGTTTCCAGGACATCTACAACCAGATGATTCAGCAATTCCTTGCATGGGGAACTCATTCCTATGTTGGTGTTTTCAGCAAGTCCGCACAACCTTTCCAATGCCTCCTGCTTATACGGAGTGGTAAATCCTATCTCATCCTTGAATCTCCTTGCATAGATTCCACCAACAAGCAGTTTCCAGTACTTGTTCATGCCAGACTTGACCCTAGCCATCTTCGAACTGACAATCCCGAAAATCCCGAACCGTTTCAGAAGATACCACATCTTCTCTATCACATCATATGACTTGGACGACAGTTCGAGATTGCTTTTATTGCAGCAGCCCTCCGCATCCCACATGCACCGTATGAACAGCCTTGCGTTTTCATCATCGGAATTCAATATCGACATCGGAATTTCCTTGTCGCCAGACTTCGTATGCATCTTGTATCCGAATATCCTATGAAGGCACTCCGTGTATCTGTAGTTGAAATTCAGAGAATATTTATCCTTGTGACCTTCAATATGCCTGCAATCCTCATGAATTGAAACGACATATGAAGCTTTTCCATTTCCATTGAGCACGACTTCCTGCCTATGTGCCTCTATACAGGACTTGAGCTTCTGGAGCAATGTAAGGTCAGTATTCGATATGCTATGCGTATGAGAACTACAATCGCTTCCCTCACCAATCTGCCATGCAAGCCAGAATATGTCATCGTCATTGTAATGCACCGTAGCATTCGGGACTATTCTTTCGTTTACAAGCACCCAGTCGCTTTCAGAAAGCTCATGAACCGCCTTCCATCCATGATTGGTGAAAAACTTGTGGTTCCATCCAAATATGTTCTCCAGCCCATTCTGCAACTTGACTTCAGCCACAGAAGGCACTCTTTCGCGATACGCCCTCCTCACTGGAAAATACGCTTCCTTTCCTCTGTCGTTCCCCAATATCTTCAGACCATCTATCTCATGCCATTCCCCTATACCGTCATCCGATTTATACCATCCGTCTTCATCAAGATTGTCTACCACATCTGAAACTCGTCTGATGCCAACGTTGAAATTGCATAAGTTACTGGAAGCCAAACACTTCCCGAGGCCCATCGAATCCCCGATGAGAAACCCGTCCCCCACTGTCAGCCCACACTGGACACCCCATCGCTGGTAGTTGAACAGGCAGTTCTTTCCATTGAGGCTCACCCCTTCGACTCCAAACTCCGTCGGTTCGTCCCTCATGGCAACCTCCTTGAACTTCAGGAACTTATCCAAATCCTTGCGCCTCTTGTCAAAAGCGATAAGAAAAGCAGCATCCTTGTGGACTTTACCTGTTGCGAATTCTGATGCGAACTCCTTCTGGAACTTCTCCCATATCTGGTCGTCGAGAGGAAACCTCCATTCCTTCCCCGACTGCATCCACTTGCCTCCGATTCGGTGGATGTTCGGCAACTTGTCATATGGTATTTTTGCGTAGAATGCCTCCTTGTCGTCGGCATGCATTGTAATGAATATCTCGTCCGAATTGCTGTAGGCCATGTTGAAAACTCCTTGTTCTCGTTTTAGATAATATGGCATTAACTCAAAAAGCGCATCCCGTTGAATTCAGAATGCGCCTTTTGAGTCAAGCATTTTCGCAGATGGCTTATGCTTCCGACGGCTTTGAAGCCGAATTCCGTTCCTCCACGAACCTTGCGAACATGTCGCTCGTAACCTTCCCCGCCACTGCGTCAAGAGCCTGCTGGTACATGCCCATGGTCTGGAATACGATTCCGTCTCCATTGATTTTCAGGACGGGAAGGCCTTTCATCAGAATGGAGAGAATGTCTGGCGTCATCGTCCTTCCATAGAATTCATCCCACTTCTCGGAACCCAATCCATACTTCGATGCGAATTCACGGCCAGATGACTTCACGTTTTCGGCGATGAGATTCTTGAACTTCTCGACTGGGATGACGATTCCACCAGCAGAAACACCAGAAGCGCCATTCAGCTTGTCGGAGAGCATTTTCGCAATGTCTGGAAGCGATGGGACGGCAATGCTTCCGAACCTTCCGTTCAACTCGTCCAATCCCTTCTTCATCGCACCGATTGCGCTGTCGTAAAGACCTGCGACGGCCTTCGACCGTTCCTCTTCCGTTGCCGTTGATTCGAGAATGACATATGCATCCCAATATGGCTCCTTCGACAGCGAATCGTATTTAAGCCATGACTGGCCAATGCCGACAAGATTCTTCTCGTTCCTGACGCCACGTGTCGACTGGTATACCCTCCCGTCTTCCGTGACCTCGTCCTCATATGCAATGACATCAAGCCTCGGGTTGCAGTCGAATCCAAGGCACACACGCATTTTCACAAGACCCTTCTTCATTGTACTCCTCTTCTACTTGCATTTTTCTGAAATAAAACCCATTGCGCCCATCCAGCCTTCATCGTCGCCAAAAGGGAACCCAATCCTCTTCGCATCCTTTTCCGAATGCGCCTCGAATATTATACCATCTTTTCCAAAGACAATGGAGCAACGAGCATATTCCCCGTCACCGTCCCATTCAAGGACCACTTCGTTCCCCATGATGTAAGACGCATCAGGCTCGAACGACAGGAACTTCCCGATGTCAAGCATCCATTTTGACGCAACCGAATCCTCCACCAGTCCACGCTCCACAACCAGTCCGACAATATGGGAGACCATTGGATGGCGTGAGCAGAAAAGGCCAAGCTTGACGGCGAACAGGCTCCTGAGCCTTGAGACCTCGCCGTTGTTGTCGATTGTGAACGCAACATATTTTCGGCTTACAGGCTTCTCGGATGCGTGTTGCTGTTCAACGGACGACAGGTTCATGCCCTGCGAATCCCTCACGACCTCCACGACAAGGCCACCCATGTCCTCGACCATCTGAGCCTCGTTGTCGAAACGGCAGTCCGTGATGACGACCTTCCTCCCCTCGTCAAGCATCTTCCTGATGCGAATCTGGAGAATCTTGACCCACACGTCCTTGTCGAAACCGTTTCTCATGGCGTCCGTCCCGACCTTCTGGAGAATCGTCCTGTTCGTCATCCCCCAGTGCGGGTTCATGCGCATCTTGCCCTCCTGCGTATATGCGTCATCATATGAGAGGCCAAGATAGTCGATGCACATGCGCTTCAGCGAATCTGCGAAGGCGACCTTCTCCCAGCCGTCGGCAGCAATCTCATCTGCCAGCGTGTCCTTGCCACTTCCAGCCTTGCCGACCAGTCCAATAAGCCTCACGTCATTGTAATCGTTCATTGTCACTCCTGTTTGTTGTCCTCTTGCGCAAGATAGGCGATTATCGGGAAAAACGCCAGCCATGGAAAGCTCAAAATGAGCACGACCATGGCAATGTAGAGAAAAATCCTTTCAAGTGAATTGTTCATTGCGAAACATCCTTCGGCTTTTTTCAGTACTATACGCCACGATTCAGACATTGCAAGCCATCATGATGATTTTCATGCCATGGCTCTTGGCGCATTCAATCTCATGGCGCATGCCTTCTGTCGGCTCACCGAAGACCCACACCTCGTCGCACTCAAGCATCAGCTGGATTCCAGCCTCGATTCCAGCCTTCCTCTCCTTCTCCACGGAATCATCGAGAAACTGCGTGAAGTAGATGTGTGGCGCAATGGGGATGAATCCATTGTCAACGGCCATCCTGCAATATCTCCTTGCGTTGCCAACGTTCCTTTCGACGTTGCCACGATAGGGAGAGCATATGTAGACCTTCCTCATGCGTGCGTCCTCCTCATCCAATCTCATCTGGTTTTGCGCCATGGAACACGGAATCGAATATCGTCTTGAAGCCTTCACGCATCATTCACTCCTCGTCATGCAATTCATTAAATCTCCATTGTTTCCACTCAAGCATAAAATATGGGCGCCACAACCGAACAGTTCTTTTAAAATATGGCTTCGTTATGCTCTTTTTCGTTAAATTGTCTCTCCATCCATTTATCCAAGCATCTTAGATGCATCTCTCCATTCGGCACTCCAAACAGCTCCATTGCTTTTTCATCGGACTTCTTCTGCAACTCTTCTGGCATTAAGCACCAGTTCTTCCAGATTCTCATCTGCTCATTGAAGGTTGGTTCTAAATGAACAAGCTCAATTCCAGTCTCGGCTCTCCATCCATGTACAGCATCATTCATTAGTGCGTCTATCATACTACCACCATATCCTGCCTTCTCCATCTCTTCTTTAGACAATGGAGGCGAATAGTGTTCCCTATCTTCATATCTTATCACATATCCTGTCCTTATCTTCATGGCTCCATCTCCTCTACGCCATCATCGCAGTTCAGTCTTCCATTCCCTCAAAATAGAACACGCCGTTCCATCCTTCATATCTGCCCTCAAGCCCCTGCACAAAAGGGCGTTTCCTCTCCTGCCTGAACGCCTTCTTCAACTTCTTCCTGAATCCATCTGGGTTGCACCCACCCTTGTAATAATTGCATTCACGGCATGACGGCACTAGATTGTCAACATCGTCATTGCCATGATTGTGCAGGGAAACCATGTGGTCAACCTGCATATGGTCAAGGGTGAGCTCGATTCCACAATATGCGCAACGGCCACCCGTTTTCTCGAATATCTCAAGCCTCTGGCTTGCCGTCAGCCTTTTTCTCGCTTTTCGCATCTGCGCCATCGTAGACTGTTTTCTCGCCCGTTGTAGAACACCATACTATCTGCGGATTGCCCGGAACCGTAGTCGGACAGTTCGGCTGGCTCGGATATGAAGGCGCATTCATTATCGCCACATATTTTTCAAGAATGCCGACCTTGTCCTCAAGCTCCTTCACCCTCTTTTCAAGCGCATCGACACGGGAGCAATTCCTCTCATGCTGTTCACACTCCTTTTCCGTGTCAAAATCCTTCCCACAGATGTCGCACAAGTATTTTTTCTTCATTTTCCCTCCTTTTGCAAGAGTTCAATAAACTTTTCGCAGTAATATGGGCACCACTTACCTATTTTCTTCTTGTTGTTCGGTTTCATGCACATGATGGAATAAATGCATTGCTCATTGCAGACAAGCTCCACTTCTATGGCATCCTTCCAGAAATCACTGTCCATCAATGTTTTCCAGAATTCCACAAGAGAACCGATTGTCGCATCGGAAACATTCATGGCTCATTCTCCAGTCCATCATCATGTTCGGATAACCGGCATTATTATGCACCAGATTTTCTATTTTTCAAGTTGCTTCTTCATCTTTTCCATCTCCTCAATGGCCATGAGCAGGCAACCACCAAGCCGATTCTGCTCATCCATTCTACGACGGCACTGCAACAGACGGGTCTTGTAGTCAAAATCATTCTCGCCATCGAATCTCTCTGGCAACTTCTCAATCAGCATGCAGTGATGCACGATGTCATGACGGAAAATGGGGTCGTAGTCTTCGTGGCTACGAACAAATTTCAGAAGCTTATCCTTCTGGGAGCCGTTGATTTCAAGCAACACGGCAAGTTGCTTCAGCAAGTCATTAAGCGCATTTTCCATTTCTAATTCTCCTTTGTTTTAAATTTTATTGCTTCATCTTTTTGCAAATCACGGACACCATCTGCGATTTCCGTGCCTTTTCACAATAATGAATCATTTCCTCAAGACGCCATTGTCCAGTTGATTCTATCAATTGCGCCAATCCGTTCATCTGATTGTAATAATGCTCCATATTGGACGCATCGTCATATTCTGCTCCATAGAACAAAAACTTATCCCCATTGTCCTTTGCATCTTCTGGCAGTTTAAATTTCTTGCCACGATTGAGCATCAGCGTAAATGCCATGATTCCATCATCTGCAACGCCATTATAGGTGTCTTCATGGAAAAGCCACGACAAGAACTTGTCGGAAATGTTGTTGCACGTGTCTGCATATACCACGTCAAATGGCTTGTCGGATTCCATCCACAATGGAATATCCATTATGTCACCGAACAGGAGGTTGTGCTTCGGCAATCCAACTCCGTACTGATTGCACAGTTGGGCGACCTTTTTCTTCCAGATTCTCCTGAACGTGTCTTTCTTCGTTTCATTCTCCAGAATCTTCTCATCACAGAACATGTTGTCGCTTGCGAGATTGTCGACATTGTAAATGCATGAATCTCCGTTGATTTTTCCCTGCAGCAAGAACTGCTTCAATTCAGTGAAGCTCAAACTGGTTATCAGCATCAGTTGCTTTCCACAACAGCAAGGGAATCTTTCCACAAGCCTCTTCGTGACCTGCTCCTTAACAGTCATGTCCTTGTTCACATCCCACGTGTTCTTATTCATTTTCCACTCCTTTGAAAAATTTCTACCAGTTAAAACAACTCCAATTGCTTTGGTTCCTTCTTATGCCACATCGGATAGAACTCGTCATCCTTGTCCTTCCGTTCATGGAATGAAACCGTTTCATGCTTTTCACATGGCGTCGTCTTCAGCTGTTTCCAATGGTCGTAATCGAAATCAAGCGAATCATGCCACTGGATTCTGTTGCGCACAATGCTTCTCAGGCAATAGTCCACCTTCTCATCATCAGGAATTGCAGGAAACTTCTTGATTATCATGTTGTATAGACGATTCCTGCACTCCTCAACATTGTCTGCCATCAGTTCAACACCGAACAACGTCCTCATTGCCTTGACTGCATCGTCCTGACTTTCACAATGCTCAAGACGGCGTTCCAGAATAGCCACAAGAAAATTGCCGATTCCACAAGAAGGGTCTAGGACCGACTTCGAAAAATCGGTGAATGTCTCGTCAGGAAGTCTCATCAGCATGTCGTCCACAACAGACTGAGGGGTGAAATCCTCCTGCGTGATGTGATGCCTATCACAACGCAAGTCGGTTTTATCAGCGTCAAGCATTATTCCGAAATCCTCTTGATGAACTCGTTCACTTCGTCATCGGTTGCAGAATCCTTCCCGCACATGTAGCGTCTGAACCACGGCGAATTGCGCTCGTACTTCTTCAGCGTCATGTCCATGAGCCTGATTTCCTCTTCCGTGAAACCGAACATCTTGTTGATTTCATCATCAGTGTACTGCCTGTCCACAAGCCACGGGACAAACTCCTTCGAGTTGTTGTTCTGGTCAATCGTCAGGACAATGTTCAGGAAAAGAGGGAGCTTGTTGTTGAAGACGAAATGCTTCCAGTTCTCAAGCTCCTCTTTCGTGCCGTAGATGTTGTCTGCAATTTTATCCGTCAATTTCTTTCCACGGTCATAAGAACAATGAGGTGTATTCAAAATGTCATTATTAAAATGATGATACAAAGAAATAAAATAACCTTTGGCATATTCGCCATTCAGACAATTACTCCAAAGGCTTCCTTCTCCATCATAGGACATGCCGACTTTTTTTGTCGTTGCATTGCAACCAACAGAATTCCCACCAATGATTTCCTGATATTTTGCATACCATTTATTTTCGCCTTCATTCTGTTTAGTTATATGATTTTTCATCATATCACCAAAGTTCTGGCATTTATCCAGAATAGACTGGATTTTCTGATATTCGCCAAATGGATTACAATCATTAATAGAATTAACTAGTTTATGTTCTCCACAACAATAGAAATCAATTGTTGCAAAAGTCTTGTTCATGTCAATTGTCGTTGTAGCGAAAGGCATAAACATGGTGGTTCCAAACTCATTGTTCAGATTCTCAATGACAACACTTTCGACATGCCCTTCAATTTTCTTCTTGATTTCGTCATAGCGAGAAGCCTTTCCGTTCTTGCGAACATTGATGAGCCAAGTCGCAGGTTCGACAATGACCATCTTTCCATTTTTATTGAGAACATTTAAACCTTTTTCAAGAAAGTCAAGGTGCAACGAACCTTTATACGGAGGGTTCTGGATTATCATGTCGAATTTCATGTTTTTCTGCTCCTTTTTGTCAAACCACTCTGAAACCGTTCCACCATTTTCAATTGAAGTGGCATGGACGTACTTGAACACATCGTCAATGCCAGCAGCCAAGAAAAAGCCCTTGTCTTCGAGAATTGTGAGCAACCTGCAAAAATAGTCAATCGTCTTCTTGTCGCAATACAATGCAAGACGATTTTTCTTTTTGAGATAATTCACAATTGGGACAGTGTTGGTAGTAAACGCACCAGCCCAGTTCGGAAGTTTGTACTTGCCGTTATTCTCTGGCTTCAAAACGCCACAGACATTGTTCCAGATTCCAGTGATGAGAAGATTCTTCGTTCCTTCTGGAATTTCCGGCAACGAAATGAACTTCTGGTCGGAAAAACTGATTTCATTCTTATTCATTGTGTACTCCTTTGACGTTGTTTGAACCATTCGCTCAATTGCCTACATCTATACTATACACCATATTCTACGAAATGCAAGTCGATTGATGATATTTTTCAATTACAGTTAAATGAATTTAGAGCTTCCAACCTTTGCTCAGGAACTATCTGCACCAAATTCCCAAGTAAAGTCGGAAGCCTGAAATATTGCAACCTATTCCTTGATTCCGTAATCTTTAAGAAGACTGCTGACTTCCTTCATGAGCTTATAGTCGCTGAACAGATTTCCAACAGGATTCAGACAGTCTGCATAACCGAATTTTTCATGCAACATGTCCATTGCGTGATTAAACTCCATTTTGCCACCAAGCTGTCTCATCGTGTCAGCCATGACGAAGACATTTTCCTTAATGAAGGTAAAGACATTCTGTCTCATCTCCTGAATTTCAAACTCAATGTCCTTGTCCCACATGCGCTTTGCTTCGTTCTTCTCGTGATTCTGACCGATAGCGCCGTTGTCCTTGCCCTGTTCCTTGCTGAACGCCTTCACGCCGTCAAGACCGTAATATGCCACGACAAAGTTGCATGTCTGACGAGAAATCGTCTCATAGTCGCTTTCTCCGATAACGAACAGCACATTCCCCTTCTTCTTTAGACGGTCATTGTCGGTCTTTCCACGCTCCCCCGCATAGGGACGGAGAATTCGACCGATAGTCTGGACATAAATGACTTTCGTTCCATCATTGACCCTTGTGGCATTGTTCCCAATAATGCAGTCCGTCAGCGTCTTGATGTCAATTCCAGCACGAAGTTGCCTGATGTGGAGAACATAGCAGTCCCCATCATAGTTGTCCACCTTCTCGATGAATTCGGACTGGGAAATGTCCTCGAAATTTCCATTGTAGTCCTTATCCTCACCCAAGTAGTTGGAACGAGCGCCACTTCTTGCACAAGTGGAAAAAACCTTGCAACCTTTACTGCTCAGTTCGTCCTCCAATTCGGCAATGTTGCTGGAATTGTTGCAAGAGATAAGCACCTTATGGTGGATATTCGGATTTTCATTTTTGCACATTTCCATGAAGGACATTGCAACCTGTGCATTGATTGGCATGTCCTTTTTGACTTGAGCGACATAGATGTCCGGCTTCACAATTGTCCCATTATGAATTAGCTCAATTGGGCTAATTTCATAGATATGATAATTCCCAACCTGCTTGTTGGCATCCAACTGCTTTCTCTTGTTGATGAACCGAGTAACGCTCTTGTCTGGCGTTGCGCTGAAGCAATACAGGTAATTGGATTCGAGAAGCATTTCCATTGCGCTTTTTCTGCTTCGCTCTTCCTGATTGAGCTTTTCCTCTTCATCTTCGAAGTCAACAAAGTCACGCTTCTGCGTAAAATTGATTAGGACATGGGACTCGTCAAGATAATTCATAATCGTATAGTGCTTCTTCAGCCCCTTAACCCTCTTGGCAAAGTATTTCAGGGACGCATGGCATGAGATGACAAAAGCCACCCGAATCGAAGGATTGCCATTCATGATGGCGTCAAATTCATCAAAATCATATACATTGCCAACGGCATTGGCAGACTCGGTCTTGTAATATTTTTCCTCTGCAGAAGAGTTGATGAAAATGGCGAATTCCCCATTGCCACAGCGCACCTTGTGAGTTTCCTTGATGACACTGAAGATGTCCTCGGCGAGCTGTCCACAAAGATTCAGCATCGGAGCAGACAGATTGATAATCAACTTTTCTCCACGTTTCAAATGGTCAATGTGCCAAATCATGTCACGAATCATCATCCCACTCTTGCCACCACCAGTAGGAACACAAATCGTACCGAAGCATTCTCCAGTGTCATGAATTTCATAATTGATGGTTCCGTCCATGTACTGCTTGACCTGCCAGTTCATTTTCGATTCGATGTTCGCCATTCTCAAACTCCCTTGTTGTTTTGCCGTTAAAAAATTCATTGCCGTCATTTTCGTTGGCAACAGACATACTATACACCACTTTCTGGAAAAAGCAAATCGACTTTGAAGAAAAATATTGTTTTCCTATGAAAAAATGAAAAATCTGGTGCCTCTTGCGTACAAGTGATACCAGATTCGCAGAAAATCAACCTTGATTGATGATTTTTTCTACATGTTCCTGAAGTTCCCCTCGTATATTGTCACAGACTCCTCGGCCCTCGTGATGGCAGTGTATATCCACCTGTTCATTTCGTTCCTGTCCATCACCCACTTCATCCTGTCCTCAAGCAACACGGCGACGTTCTTCCACGATGTCCCCTGCGCAGCGTGGCAGGTGATGGCGTAGCCCCAGTCGAGATGTATCTGGTACGGATTCGACTTCTTCATGTTGAAGTAGTCCCTCTTGTTCCTGACATTCTGCTTCATTGCCCTGAACTTCGCCAGTTCTTCTTTAGGAAGGTGAATGGATGCGATTGCCTTCGTCGTCTCGTTCGTCTGCGCCATGATGAACGGGTCGTTATATGCCAGCTCGTCCACGAACTCGACGTTCCAGCCACCACCAGCCTTCAGCGTCGGGTGGTTCATCAGGTAGACTATCTGGCCGTTGTACACGTTCTTCGGCCTGTAGTTCACCCTCACTATCATCTTGTCGTCAATCTGGGGCACGTCCTTCTGCAACCCCTTCGACTGCCTGATGGCATCGTTGGCCATGTCCTTCACCGAGTTCGTCCACGTGATTACCTCGTCATAATTCTGCAGGTCGCTGGAATGGAATGTCCTCGTGACCTTAGACGAGCCGTATATGCCCAACGGTATCTCCTTCCCATGCCTCGCCATGTCTGCCAGCATGACAATCGGGTTGCCCTCGTTCTGGCGGTGGATGCGCTCAAGCCTGATGTCTGGCTTTTCCATGATGTTGAAGTCGTCGTTCACTGGAGGCAACTGAAAATGGTCTCCGATGTAGATGGTCTTGAAGGGAAGGGACTCAATGAATTCGTACATCTCCCTGTTCACCATCGAAGCCTCGTCCACGATGAGAAGCCTCACGCTCCTGAAAAAGGACTCTGGTTTCGGAACGTGGACAATCTTCGTCCCACCAGTCGCCTTGTCATCCTCGAACTTCGTGTCGTACAGGAATGAGTGGAGGGTGCATGCATATGGCATCCCCTTGCGCTTCAGGTTCATCACGGCCTTCCCAGTATAGGCGCAGACTGCAACATTGCCACCGAATTCCGTCAGCGGAGTCCCACCCACTTCATGGATTATGTACGGAATGATGGAACTCTTCCCAGAGCCAGCCACGCCTCCGATGACAAGATGGTGGTTGCCCCCATCGCAGTTGACGAAATCCTTCGCCACCTTGATGGCGCATTCCTGGTCTTCTGAAAGGCTGGATATCCTTTCCTCCTGCGCTATGCCGTCGATATATCCAAAATCGCCGACTAAGGAATTCCCACAACCAAAACTATCCATTTAACGACTCCATATGGTTCTTTTAGAGAATATGGCTACATGTCCGCAAAAACGAAAAAGCCAACCAGTCCAGTGGACTTCATCAGTTGTTCTTTTCATTGCTCCAGCCTGATATCAAGTGCTCCATCCTCAATGGGCAATCCCACATTAGTCTCGCAACATGGCTCCTCATGAAGGAAAAGGCATTCTTCCCTATTGTCTTTTCCTTTATCCCACATTTTCCGTTCAGGTACATGACAATGCACGCATGCCATTCTCCCTTTTTCATTTCCTTCAGAAGGAACACTGAATCTTTTCTACCATCCATGTCAAGCACTTCGACCCTGAACGGCTTTTCCTTGTACGGGCATGAATTCCTGCACACGCCCATGCGGCACTTGGGTTGCCTCTCGTCCCTTTTCTGCATCATTACGGCATCCTCATCGCAATCCTGACAAGAGGGCGGTTCAAGACCTTCACCACCTCGTCAACCATCCTGTCGTTCACCACTCCCTTTTGGAAGGGCAATGACCTGACGGCGAATCTCGTCGTACTTCTTCTCCCCTAGAATCCTTCTCGCCACGGTTGCGAACGCATCTGCGTCCCCAAGCTCGAATCCACCATCCAGCGTAATTGAAAAGTCCCTTGACATTGTTGAAGCCTCCTTTATGATATAATATGCTCCATTTTTCGGCAATGTCAAGTCGATTGAGGTAAAATATGAAGGAATAGTGCGTAAAACAGAGGAGTAGCAACGAAAATGACGCTTAAATTCGCACCCTTGTCATGGATAGGGCATGATGGCTGGAACTGGGAACAGTCCAAGACGCTCATGTCCTATGACCAAAACGGGAATCCAAGGCCGATAGACGATTCGAAGAAGTGTTACCAGAGGGGGCACATCCACCTTTTCCTTCCTACGGTCGAATATGCCCCCAGTGGTTCGTCCCTTGCGTACTGGGGACAGCAGACATATTCGTTCAAGATAGTGGATGAGTGGGGACCGAACTCCAGCGACCCGTCCCAGAACAAGTCCGTCAGGCTCATCGGGAAGCCGTTGTGGTATCTATATGTCGAAGAATACTGGCGCAGGATGTACATACAGCCATGGGATGTCGTGGACGACACATGCACCCTTCCCCTCAACCAGGAGATGACATATGCCAGAAGGGGGGTGGAGGAATACTATCACGAACTCATTGGCAACGTACCCGCAGGATATGACGATGATGGCACAAGGATAGACCTGCACAAGTCCATATACCACGGGGAAAAATACGACTTCACCGACTGCCAGCTGGATGGAAGGAACGAAGACGGAAACACATTCAATATCCCACCGACATATCCCTACGACTCGGTGGCAGGGCAGGTAGGCCATTTTGGGGATTTTGTCGGATTCATCGACTATCTCACGCAACAGAGAAGGCTGGTGGCAAGAAGGCTGTTCATCAATCAGGAGTCATATCGCCAGATGATGATGAAGTGGCTGGCATCCTTTTTCGGAAGCATCGGAAGATATGACGAGGGCAGTGGGAACATCATTGCAACAAGCCATTCGGATGCGTACAACTTCATCAACGGCAACAACGCAAACGCATATAGGCTAAAAGGCACGCTTGAATTCGTCGAACCTGATGGCGTCGTGATGACGTTGAAGGAAAAGCCCGATGACACGGTGGTTGTGGAATTCCTGTACATGGAAAGGACAACGACCGACAGCTTGACGGGAACCACGACAACGACAAGCCTCATAAGCGCCTTCAACGAATTCTTCAAGCACAAGGCGTCAAGATATGCAGGATATGTCGAAGCCATCCCAGTGCTTGAGGCGTTCATGAAAATGCACGGCGTGGCTGTCCCAGAAAAATGCAAGCCACTGGAAGGAGGGGCGTACATCCTTGTGCCGAACGAAAAGACCACTGGGCATGTCGGAATACGGTTTGACGCCAGCAAGCCCTGCCATTCGCTCGGGCCGTTCATGGAAGGTGGCGAGTTCTACTTCTTCAACACCGTCGTGAACAGGTCGATGCCATGCGAATACTGGCTCGACGAGGAGATGAAGACACGGCAGTACTTCATCAAGAAGGGATGGGCTGGTTTTGCGGAGGCTGGAAAAGACACGGCTGGTGGCCAGACGTGGACGTTCTCGGGAGACAGCAGCAAGTTCATATGGGTGCAGAACGCTTTTGCAGAAGCGGAGGGGCTTCTCGGGGACGACTACGAACCCGACACTGGTGGACAATACTACTACATCAACAAGAGGTTGCCGAACCTGCATGGCTCCAGACACTATACGTGCGCTGGAATGAATGCCAAAAGGCTGAAGGACACCATTCCGTCAACGCCTTCTGGCAACAGGGACAATGCCAAGGTTCCCCACGAAAAATACTCGTTCCTGTCAAGTGGCAACTCATCTGGAGACCAGTCTTCTGGAGTAACGGTGACCGTTCCGACGTACAGCGAAAATGGAATAGACACGAACGAGCAGACGGAAGGTTCGTCTGGACAGCCCGAAGAGCCATTGAAGACGCTTCAGTGGGAAGCCGATGGATGGACTGGCTGGTACGACAAGGACGAGACAATCCACTGCTCCGTCGATGACGAATGGTACATCAGGTCGTGGTCTCCGATGCGCTATTCTACAGAATCGAGGTTCGCAGGACAGCAACCGTACTGGTCGTTGCAGAAGAGGCAGAACTTCCCGAACCCATCGCCATGGCTATGCGATTCATCGGAAGGCACGCAACGGTATTCCAAGGACACGGTTGACGAGCATCATCCGAGCGTCCTTCCAGAATCGCTTGCAGGCGTTGCAGAATCCCACTGGTGCACGGACACGAGGGCATATGACAATGACGAGGATACGAGAATCCACCTGTTGCATTGGGAATATGCGCTGTACTTCGGTCTGGCGAGGGTGTACCCTGCGACAATGCCAGACAATCCGAAAAAATTGAGAAAACACATGTTCATCTATTCGACTGGCAACGTCAATCCACTGTACAAGTTGCAGTTCATCGTTGAAAACGCCGACGACGACGGGGAATATGCCGCCCCTCACGAACAAGACGCATATGGGTACCTTGTAAAGGGCGAAAACCTAGTGGATGAAGTCCCAGCAGACTGGGAGACGCTGATGGAGGAATACGCCGATGAGAACGGTGGCTATCCTGACGGCATCGAAACCGAGAACAGCCTTTTCTCGGAATGGATATCTTCCCTTGGCTCAGGATACTTCATGAGATTCGAGGACAGGGACATCAGATGGTACAATCGTGGTGGCACGCAACTGGAAATCATAGACTACAGGAGAAACGACCACGAAGACGGCACGTTCGACTATACGATATGGGTGGAAGATGAAAACGCATATGCGACCTACACTGTCGGTTCACTTCCTGACCCAGTCTACACAATAGCATATGACAGCCCTCCACAAGGATTCCCGAACTATCAATGCCAGACATACATCACGTTCGAAGAATTCAGGCAGGTGTGGACTCCATTGACGATGGAGGAGAAGACAAGGCTCAAGCTGTTCGGTGACATGCCGAGAAGGAACAAGGCATTGTACGGGGGAACCCTGACGGCATCAGGCTCGCTGGATGCGCAGGATGCCTACCCAGAGCTCTCCGACCAGTCCATTGCGGAAGGGGAGAGAGAATTCAAAATAAACGCAGTAGACAAGATAAACGAAGGGCTTCAGGAAGAGCAGTCCCCGTCTTTGCTCATCTCGGAGTTCATGCCACGAATCGACGAGAGCGTCAGGGCGCACAACTCGATGAAGGATGCGCCACATTACAGGCTGTCAAAACTAGACGAGATAGGCGACGAGTTTACAGGACAGCAGTGGAGCGAAATGCCGAAGGATGAAAAGATGCATTACCTGAGATGGTACATCGAAACTGGAGAGCCGATAGACCCGTACAGGAACGGAACCGTCGACCCCATTGACACATGGGGAAAATACTTCGACAGAAGGGAGGTGTTCACGATTCCAGAAGGGACGACCACACTGGGGGACAAGGGGATTGCCAACGGCGAAGGCTCTCCGAACAGCCCCTGCGTGCATCCCCGTGAAACATCGTTCAGCCATGAGGACGGGGCGAGAAGGCATTATCCAGACGACTTCTATGTAAGCCCAGTCATCGAATACCAGAAGATAATCAGGAAGGACTACGAGAGGCCGAACGGGAAGGAGCAGGAGGAGGAATGGCTCAACGCAACCGTTGACGGGAAACCGAACTGGAAGACGGATGCCGTTGGAAACTGGGGGGACGGCTTCGAGATAACCGTCGAGATTCCGTGGAAGGTGAAGGGAGAGGTACAGTCCCCGTTCTCCGAGGCGGACAATGTCACGAAGCCGATAGGAGAATACTGCCACGACTGCGTGAAGCCCGAGAACATGCTACGCCATCACATCGAATTCTACGACTCGCTCGACCAGATACGCAAGTACGACTTCCCGAACTACGTAAGGATAATCCACGCATTCCAGAAGCAGTGCCTTCCATCTGGCGTCCAGAAGGAGAATCCACGGAATGAGATTGTAGCATATCCAGACGGAACGCAGGCCGTTGTCGAACTGGACAGTACAGACTTCACCGCATCATACTACCACGAGGACTTCAATGACTTCAAGGCCACCGAGAAGTTGAGGAAAAATGAAAAGGATGAGAACCTTAAAAAGTACAACGAGCAGAGAAAAGGCAACGGTCTGGCCGAATACAATACGTGGCAGGATGCCCTCGATGAATACTGGGTGAAAATCAACGGGAACGACAAGGCTCCACAGCAGAACATATACATCGACATGCCAGTCATGCGCTCGATGGACTGCCATGGCAACAAGGTGAAGGAGAACTCTTTTGAGATGCTGGACAATGGATGCTTCATCTGGAGGGAGCAGACAACCAGCCTCATGCCAGAAAAAAGCAAGGTTGAATTCCTGAGCGACAACAAGACCCCTGGATATATCGACTCAAAAGGGAACCACGTCAAGGGTGGTGGCAGGGTGAAGTTCAACAACCCTTATCCAGAAAACACCGACGGAAAATGGTACGAGGAATGCCTTGGGGCTGTTTGTCGAGCAAAATGCGTGCTTGTACTTGAGGATGCGCTCGGGTACAGATGGAGGCAGGTCGTCGAGGCGACTGCGTTGCAACCAGACCAGCCGATAAGGGGAAGCGACTACGAAGGATAGAATATGATAGAGATGCAGACGGGAAAATTCATTCTGGAGCAGGACGACTTCCAGACAGACCAGCAGACGGGTCTTCTTTCCATTGCCGTTTCAAGAGATTACGACTGGTCGTTCTCGAAGGACGGCGTAATGATTGTCCCAGACTCCATCATCGAAGGGGATTCCGAAGCCATATGCCTGTTCTCCGTTGCCCCAGACACGATGTACAGGCACGAGCCCATTGACGGCGAGAATGGAAGAAGCCTCCCGATTCAGGAGACGATTCTCGCAAAATCTCTACTTTATACGGACATTGGCCTGAAAAGAGGGGATGCCGACCCCCTCCCCCCACGGGAGCAGGACGGATTGCAGAAAATCGACTTCCCACTGGGGGACGATGAATCATGCCACAGGATACTAATTGCAGGGCATGTGGCGTATTCCAGCGATGACCAAGCATTGTCCCCGCCAGTCCCGTTGAAGTTCCCGAAGAACAATACAAGGCAGTGCAACGTGACGTTCTTCTGCAGGATGCAGAACAGGGACGAATATGATGAGCTGGCATGGTTGCCTCCACTCTACGTTCGATTCATGATATGGAAGGCAGTGGAAGGGGTGGATGAAAACGAATATGTTGAAGCAGGCCTCCCCAAAACCACATGGGAGGAGGAAGGCTCGAAAAGCACGATAAACACCGATTCCAACATCGTCTGGTCAGACCCGTTCATGGATGGTCTGGGGTACCAGTACTCAATGTTTCGGGATGATGACAAAATGTATTGGCTGAAGGTGTACCGTGAAACCAACTGGGAAGATTCGAGGGAATATGCGTTTCACTTCGACCTGTCGCTGATGTCAGGCTCAATCAACAGTTATTTTGAGTCCAATCCCAACGGCATGATATGCATCAAGATGAAGTACGCAGACCAGAAGGACTCGATTGGAAGAATACTATGGAGGGGATGGACTCCAACGGCGTCATTCAAGAAGAACACTCCCCCCTCCCCACCATATGGATTGACTGTCAATGAAGCTTGATGACATAAGACATTACCGTGGCTACATGCCAGTGAGAATGGAGCGTGAGGACACCATCACATGGATAGGAAGCCTTGTCGGGGACGGATGGCTGGATAAATTATGGCTGTCGAAGTACAGTGGCTACCACGAGGTGCGATACCGTTTTGGAAACGTGCAGGAAGCCCAGATATACATGAAGGACAAGTCGTGGAACGGAATGCCCATTGACACATGGCTACGGTTCAGCGAACTTGACAGGTCGGCTCTTGACGACAATTGCTGGAAGTGGATATTCGACCAGAGAAGGGAATGTGGAATCAGCGAAAAGAGGACGAAGGCGGGAAAAGGAGGGTTGCTTGATGTATAGCATTCAATGTCTCCCCCCTTGGGTAAAAACAAAAAAAGCCACCAGCCTTTTGATGACTGATGGCTTTTTTGATGAATTATAGTCCTCGCTATTTCATTCTTTCCCATCCATGCTTATTGTCCACGCTTACGCAATGCCCCCTCAGCTATTCTTCTTATCCTCTCATCTTCATCTTCTGCCAGTTTCTTTAGGACTTCAGTGGGAGTGTTGGGATTCTCGGCGACTGTTTCTCTCACAACCCAGTCTCTATCCTCTGCCAGTTTCTTGAAAATGTCAACAGGAGTGTTGAGATTATAGGCAACTCCCATTTTCACTCTCCAGTATGTATCATCTGCCAGTTTCTTGAGGATGTCAATAGGAGTGCTGGGATTTATGGCGACTGCTTTGTTCACTTCCTCATCTCCATCCTCTGCCAGATTCTTGAGTGCTTCAGCAGGAGTTTTTGGATTCTTGGCGACTTCGTATCTCACATTCTCATCCTTATCCTTTGCCAGTTTCTCAAGGATTTCAGGAGATGTGGCATTGTTTTTCGCAAGATTGAGTTTCTCATCCGTGCTCATGGATTCGATGTCATCCCCTGCACTTGATACAAGCATTTTTGCAATCCTGACAAGCTGTTTTGCGATTTTAACGTTCTTGTTCATCATTTTTCTCCTTTTGTGCCATAACGGAACTAAAATTCAAAAACACCTATACCTATTATACTCATATAAGCAAAATGTTTATGCGACAAGTTCCCTGCATGAAGCATGATGCTGGAATCCTACATTGTTGATGCTTCCCATCCTGTAAAGTCTTAAACCAAAACATCCCATCCCCTCCCCCTTGGGTAAAAACCACCAGTATTTAAATGACACTGATGGCTTTTACGTACTGGAATGTCTTTTTAGCTTGTTCGACCGTTAGTCAACATGAATTGAAACTCCCTGCCAGTCTGACGTTTTCTTTTGCCATAAGTCAATCAGCAAAATTTACTTATGGACTTGTTCAAGAAAGGAAAAAGCAAAGCCATCAAAAAGCACATTTTATTGTTCCCTAGTTTTCAAAAGTTTACTGCCGTCTGCCCATTGTGATGATTTCTGCCGTCTTGTGGAAGAATGCGTTTGTCATCTCGTCCACCGACTTGAGATACACGAAGTTGTCCTCTCCGTAGAACTTTGACGGGGCTTCCGTCCCAATGCCGAACGCATACACCTCTACTCCGTTGTTCCTGCAGAGCCGTACCGTGTCCGTCAAGTTCCTGTAAAGCATTCCGTTGAAGCCGTTGGGGTCGTTTGGAAGGCCGTCCGAAAAGACAAGGATGACATGGCGTTTGGAGCGTTGCGAGACATTGCGCTTGAAGGCAGTAAGAAGCGCCTCGCCGTCAATGTTGCAGGCATGATAGCCAATGGAGCCGAGACGATAGCGTTCGGAACGGTATGGTTCATTGAAGTTCTTGTGTTCCAAAATCACCATTTTGGAGCATCTTGTGAAACCAGCATTGCTCGGGCAGTGGTATGCACGTCCAGTGGTGTGGCCGAGCACCTCGAACTTGATTTTGAGCCGTTCAAGCACCTCTGCGAACGCAATCACAATCTTCGTGAACTCCCTTGAGGTGTCATATCCAATGGAACCTGACTCGTCAATCAGTATGGACACGGTCGTATCAAGGGAAATGCCCTTGATTGTCTTGGAGAAAATGTTCTTTGAAAGGGACTTGGCAATCAAGGTGGCGTTTCTCTGTACATTCAGGGAGCCTTTGTCACAGTTGTCAATGACACGGCATCTTGACAATGTCTTGAGAGACTGTTCAAGGTAGGAGGACAGGACAGAGGCAGCCCCGCGAATGCTGTTGAACGCATTGTCAAACCCATCCTTGTTCTCAACGGAGTGGATGATATTGTCCTCTGCCGTATATGGTCTGTATTCTCCGAAGACCCTGCGGGACTCCTCGAAAATCTTGCGAAGCTCCTCCTTGATGGCATCTGCTTCGTTGTCGTTCTCAATGAAGTCATCCTCAATCGTCTTCCTTCTGTCAAGGCCACCATTCGGGTTCTTGTGTCTCTTGTTCACGCCATGACGGGCATCGTTCTGGCCATCTGGCTTTTCGCCGTCTTTGCCGTTCTGACTGCCATTATGGGCATCATCGGCCTGATTGCTTTCGTTGGCAGGGGAATCGCCGTTGCTTCCTTTGCCATTCTGCTTCTGTCCGTTTCCATCCTGTCCGTTTCCATCCTGTCCGTTTCCATCCTGTCCATTCTGCTTCTGCTCGTTTTCATCCTGTCCGTTCCCACCGTTGTTTCCTTCACTGGACTGGCTGTTGCAATCATCATCGCCATTGTCGGACTGGTTGTTCATTTCCTCACGGCTTTTCTCAAGGATTGCAATGACACGGTCGGCAATCTTCTCAATTTGGTCAAATCCATCCTTCGTATTGCAGTCTGCGTTGTTCCATTCCCTGAAAATGGGCATGGCGTCATCGTAGTACTTTTTCGCCTCGGGGGAAAGAGTCCACTGTGGAGAATGACCAGTTTCCGTGAAGTGCATCGCAGTAAGTGCCTCGTTCACTGGCTTGAGAAAATTGTACTTGCCAGTCTGGAATCCAGCCTGTTGCTTGTCAATGAAGTAACGGTTCATTTCGTCAAGGTCGTTCCCAATGGAGGAGGACAATGCCTTGATTCCCTTCTCAATGCGAAGGTCTTCAAGGATATTGACCAGTTGCGACTTGAGGGGAGACCACGACTTGTCCTTCCCACGGGGGGTGAGCCTTGCATGCCCTGCCTCATGCTCGTTCTTGCCACGGACAATGGCATCCATCCTGGCATCAATCATGGAGGGAAGGACGGGGGAGCAAATGCGGTGGTTCTCAATGTCGCAACAAGGGACATCGTTGTTGTCAATGTAGACGTGAGACCAATTGCTGGAATCTCGCCCAAGGATGAACTGGTCGATGGCCTCGTTTGCGTTAAGTCTGACTGAATTGTTCATTGTGGAACTCCTTTGTCTGTTGTGTCGTTGCACATACTATACGCCAATTTTGGCATTTTGCAAGCTCGGGAAGATGAAAAAAGCATCGCATCCCAACGGCATTCAATGCAGATGTTTTTCAGTGGCAACAAAAAAGCGCAGGGCAGTAGGCATAACCCATACTGCCCCACGCGTGTCACCAACCACGGAGACAAAAACTATGCAGTTACCTCCTCAAAAGGGGGCTGGTCGTATACATCAATAATGGACACCCTTGACTTTGACACGGTGCGTTCTTCGTTCGCATCGTTCAGTATCTTTATGTAGCCACCGCCACATTCCTTTACGAACTGGTAATAGCACCCGTTCACGAACTCGGTGAGATTCTCGTTGTTCATCATGAACGCCATTCGCTTCGTGTTGCGCTTCGGCTTCGGAGGGGCAGGGATGACAGCAATCTTCTGTTGCTTCCTGTCATTCGCAGTCAAGCCATTGCCACCTTCACAAGTGGAATCCATACGAAGTTTACGGAGAATCCATTTGCCACCATCGCATATCAAACGGTATCTGTCCCCCTTGTACTCCACGCCTTCTTCGGGGTTCTTCCCTTCGCTAATCATTTTCAAAATGCTTGGAAGGTCATTGCTGGACAATGAAGCAATGCTGACTTCCACCCACTTCTTGGAAGTGGATTCGCTTGTTGCACCGACTGTAACGGCGTTCTCCGCGCCATCGTTCGGGGCACTGCTGAAGGAATCCATGTTCATCAAGTAAAACCGCTGACGGAGCGATTTCAAGTAGTCATTCACAAGTGAAGACACGTTTAATATGATTGTACATTTCTTCTTGAACAGTTTGAAACTAGAGGGAAGGCTGTTCACGCACTCCACAATGCCCCTCTTGTCGGCATCATCCATTCCTTGCCATGCCAAACCGTCCAATCCCTTGAAGTAGCCCACACTGGACAGGCCAATGTAGTTCCTCTTGCCGTATTTGCCAAGTACGTACGCCTGTCTCTGAATCTTGCCTGTTTTCTTGTTGCGAATGACGCAGAACATCCCGAATCCGTCAATCTCAACGCTTACTTTCGTGTAGGCAGTCCCTATGCCACTGGAAGTGTAGTTCGTATGAAAATGAACCGTGAAATTCATTGTTGTCTCCTTTGCCGTTGTGGTTGGTTTTCGTTGGTGCCCTTACTATACACCATTTTTCGGAATTGTCAACACAAAAACGGCATTTTTCCTGGATTTTCCTCAACCATCCGTACTACCAGATGCTGCACAACGTCCTTGAATCGAGATATTCAATGCTTATCAAGGGGGCTTCCCATCAAAAAAAGAAGAAGCCAGTGGAAAACCCACGGGCTTCAAAAATGCTCCCCTCCCCCCTAGGTAAAAAACCTGCTGGTCAAACGGAATGCCGTTTCTCCTCAAAATGCCACCCCCTCCCCCTTGGGTAAAAATCCTAAACAGAAAATGGAATGTCGTTTCTCCTCAACGCTTCATCCATCTCATCAAACTCCGTTGTCACCTTGCCGTCCTCGGTATGCACTGCGTTCACGAACACGGGTATTCCCATCCTGTCTGCCACGGCAACAATGTCCACCAGCCACTCCTGCCTACAAGGCGTAGGGTCTTCTCCAGTTTCCGCACCGACAATAATCCATTCCATTCCAGACAAGTCCCCCTCCCCTATCTTGATTTTTTCAAGGACAGGCTCAAAAGCAACGAACCTATGCTCAATGCACCTGCATTCCCTCAAGTCTTCAATTCTCTTCACATCCCCCTGACTGCACACGCTCACGCCAAAGGCCATCTCGGAAAAGGAGAACGGGAGGAGATGGTTCTTGTTCAACCTCCATACAAGGTCTTCATCATTGAAATAAGACTTCATGTTCTGCGAGAACTTCGTAAGGAACAGATACCTGTTCATCCTGCTCGCATTGCACTTGAAGAGAACGGAATCCACAATGCCCTGATTCGCCCCGTCATCTCCCTGGAACAAATCGCTCTGCGTGCATACGGCAATCAACTTGGGGACATCATCAAACTGCCTGTATAGTTGCTTCTTGTTGACTGTCATCTTGCCAAAATCGCACCAGTCCCTCCCCCTCCTCTTCATCAGCGACTTGGCATAGCACTTGTCGCAACCATCAAAGCATCCCGAGCAACCAAAAATCGGATTCCAGCATCTATCGTAGTATTTAGCCATTGTTTCACATCACGCACAAGGCGCAGCATTAAAGTGTTAAATGTTCCTTTTACATAATATGGCGTGCAATCCACATTATTCATTTCAACCCACGCACCAAACTAGGTGCGGTTGTAAAACAGGAGGGTTCGGTGGATGGAAACGAAGGCATGGACAACGTCAATTCCACCGAACCCACACCCTAAATGAAATCGTAGGTGTTGCTGTTGCTCTCCTTCTGCATGAAATCAACACCCCAAATCAGCCGAACCTGCTCGTTGAACGCTGGCTTGTCCGTTTCGGGCAACCCGTTCAAAACCGCCACGCAAATCGCATTGGCCATCCAGTCCCCTTCGCCGTTCTTCCTGAAATTCCTCGCCACCTCGCACGTTGCCACAATGGAACGTGTGGTGAACAGCGTCTCCACCTTCTCGTTGCGGAACATGTTCCTCGCATTGTCACGGAACCTCATAAGCCGTTCTGCCTCGTAGTCATCATTCAGCATTGACAGCGCAATTGACTTCTCTGCCTCCTTGTTGTAGCCGAACTTGTAGAATCCAGTGACACGGTTTCTCGTGGATTCATCCATCTTGTTGCCTTGCGCCGTATACCCCATCTGGAACCGTCCTCCGTTGCCAGTGCCGACCGTGTTGCCCGCAAGGAACATCACCATTCCAGGATGGCTCTTGACAACACGCCCGTTGTCCCTAGGAATCTCAATGGAGCGACCCTTCCCGTTCTGCCGTGGAATCTCCATCGCCCTGTTGAACACCCCCAGGAACACCTCGGGAAGCATCGCAGCGAACTCGTCAAGGAAGAACACGGCAGGCTTGCCGACCACAATGGGGTCTCCATTTTCGTCAAGCACCTGGTTCCCGTTCCCGTCAACCTTCGTCCCCTCAATGAACGCCCTGTAAAGAGGCCCCTTGTCAAAATAGGTGTAGTTCTGTTGCGTCCTTTCATCAATGCCGACTGCCATCGTGCCGAAGAAGTCATCCATGTTTAGACCCTCCGACCCGTTCACTTGAAATACCTTCAAGCCAAACTCCCTCGCAATCTCGTACACGAACTCCGTCTTGCCCGTCCCCATCGCACCCGTACAAATTAGATTTACCATCCCATTTCCATCAATGGACTGACGGACAAGGCTACGAACCTGCTCTGCAAAATCGGGCATCCTGTACTTGTGGGAAACCACATTCCTGACAATCGGGTTGTGACGGGTGAATGTAATCCTGCCACCATCCCTTACGACAACAATGCCCTCCTCCATAAGGCGGTTGCTGTTTTCATCACCGATGTATTGGACAGCATCCCCATTGTCAAGGATGACATCCTCCTTCCACACCTTCTTGACAAGTTCATCCAACGTCATGGCAACATCCTTGGCGTTTTCAACATCAGCGACTCTGTTTTCAACCATCGTTTCCATTTTCTTCTCCTTTGAGTTTGGTTTTATGGACACTGTTTCCCGTCATATCCGTACCATACGCCAAAATTCCAATTTGTCAAATTGTTTTTTAAAGATATTTATAATAATAGCAATAACATTCAATGATGATCAGTAAAAAAAAAACAACAAACAAACAAACACAACAACAACAAACACAACCACAACCCCCCCTCCACCATTTGATATACTATACGCTCTTTTCACCTCAAGAGAGAAGAGTTTTTGCCATTCTACCGACATCCACCCCCTCCCCCCTCCTTGTTGATGGTCATAAAAAAGACCGTACAGAAAACTGCACGGTCTGTCAATTCTTGCCTAGTTGGCTATCTCGCCATCAATTAGAGACTGCCATCGCTCTCGTGCATCTCATAGCACAGAAGGATTGCAGGGTTCTTGCCAACCTTGTCACCGTGGAAAACCTCGTGCATGATGTGGTGGTAGTTGCCCCCAAAATCTCCCGTGGCAATCGGAGTGTCAAGACCATTCGGAAAATGCTTCTTGTCAGCATTGACAATGTCCACGAGGTCACGAACGGTAAGCGTCTTGTAATTGGCGTAGAGCATCTTCAAATCTCCTTGTGGTTGTGGTTGGTGGAACTCTCGGTAACTGGACATACTATACACCGTCTTTCGGATTTTGCAAGTCGGTTTAGGACTATTTTCATGATTATTTTCAAGTTCAGTTTCCATCAAAACCACAATCCGACCAATGGCATTCAATGCCCTCCCCTCCCCCTCCTTGCAGGAACGAAAAATCCCTCTTCCACTTTTGTGGAAGAGGGATGGAGGAGGGGGGCTTTTCGCCCCGTGGACGCAGTTTATCGCTTAACCTTCGCCACACTCACATAATGGCTCGGAGTGGTCTTGAAGTCCTGCTCGGTCAGCGTAATGCCGTGGTTCTGTTCAACAAGTGCCTTCTGCAGGGTCTTGGTGATTTTGTCAGTCCACTTGGCTTCAATCGCCTTGGCAGGGTCATTCTCATCCTCAAGACGGAAACCATCTTCAGGGAGAATGACGGCAAGACGCTTTTTTGCTTCGTCAAGGAGAGTTTGCGCCTGCTTGATGTTTTCGTTGAGGACGACAATCTTCTTGACAAGTTCAGTCATCTCTGCAATCTGTGCAATCTGCGTGGTGGAGAACGTGGTAGACATTGTAAAACTCCTTTGTGGCTTGTGGTTGGTGGAACTCTCGGTAACTGGACATACTATACACCGTCTTTTGAAAATTGCAAGCCGTCTTGACGATTTTTTGTGGATTTTTTTCAGCGAATTTTCCATACCCATTGAAGCACCATCTATATAAAGCATTCAATACCATCCCCCTCCCTCCACTTCAAGAAACTAAAAAGAGTCGCTGGAGCAATCCAGCGACTCTTCGCCATCTATCTTATCTAGACCTCACGCCCCACTCAAGAAACCCGTTTGCGTCAATGCAGACATAATCTCCCTTGTCATAAGAATATTCGCATTCTCTCCTACTCTCATAGGCGAGTTCATCCCTTGTGTGCGAACACAAGTTGTGATAAACCCTCACCTTCCACTCATTGACATTTTGGTTTCTCTTCCAAAATTCGTAGAAGGCAAAATCCATCTCATCAGCAAAATTGTGCTTTACCTTGTCAAAAACCGTGTCTCGTTTGCACAAGCACGTTTCATAGCAAACCTTGTCAAGACCGAGTTTCGCCATAATAACGGGCATTTTCTTTTCAGCATCAAGGCAATCGTCAATCCTTTCCTTCAACTTGTCAAGTTCATTGAAGCAACATTGACGCTCTCCGTTCCTAAAGGAAAAATACTTCCCATTATAGAACTTAATCTCAAACCCCTTGTATTTCGTAGTCTTTGCATACTCAAGCCCCCATTTTTCAATCCATTGGTGGACGTTGGGTTGCAAATCCCACTTGTCAAAATGGGCAAGAATCAAAGCCGAAATCTTCGCATATTCGGATTTCGTGGGCTTGCCATCAACAAGTTTCGGCAATTCTTCATTCAAAAACTGGTTGTACTTCTCCCTCGCTTCTATGAATTTTTCATAGGTTTTGACAAAATTCTTCGCAACAGTTGAAGCAGACGCATTGACCATTTTTTCAATCTCCTTTGCTGATGATGGGAAACCCGTAACTGGACATACTATACACCATATTCCCAAAATTGCAAGCCGGGCCTGGAAGAAAAAACATAAAAAATACGCAACATTCCATCACCCGCATTCTATGACATTCAATATCACTAGAACCATTCGTTGCAAAAAAGAAAAAAGGCGTGGATTTTCATCCACGCCTTGAACAATCAGCCATGCCTATTCGCTACTTCCTCAAAGTTCCACGCTCCACCACCATTCCATCAAGCGTATGAACTTCCCAACTGCAAGTCTCTCCCACAGGCATTTCCTTTTCAATTAGCGGCGAATCTTCAAAAAATCATTCAGCGTCATTCCGTGCTTCATTCCATCAACAAGCGTCAACTCCACATACCATTTTGCTCCATCGTTGATTACGCAACCCAGATTCCACATAGCGAGGGCGACCTCCCACGGACTCCCCTGCCACACTGCACGGGCACGGACACGGCCCTTTTGCCGTAGAATCGTGGCATTGATGACCATCTTGCCATTGACGAAATAATCGTCTTTGTCTCTGTAGATACCAGTTTTCGTTGTGCTGACAGTAGCCATTGTGAACCTCCTTTGTTGCGTGGTTGGGTGGTTGAAGAATTGTCTTTTGGTAACTGGACATACTATACACCATATTTGGAATTTGTCAAGAAGAAAAGACGATTTTTTTGCATTTTTTTACACGGGCAACAGAAATACATTGAATGGATGGTGAAGCAAGTGGTCGCAAGAACAACAAAAAGCCGTGTGGAGAAACTCCACACGGCTTCAGTCTTGCTTCAAACGTAATCAACCAATTTGCATCACATCCACAATCACACCAATATCCCAATTATCGTCCCTTGCACGAAATTCTGCTTCTTCCTCATTCCTTGCATACACCCAGCACTTTTCCAAATCTTCGCGGCTGATTTTACCGTGACGGTCCTGCGGGTAGTAATAGACGAGGTACTTCTTCATTGTGCTTCCTCCTTGCCGTATCCGGCTTTATGCCCCGGGGGTTGGTCCGGGGCGGGTGATTTAATTATTCCAGAAAGCGGCGACTTCAGGACTAAAGCGAGCCGCTTTAGTCATCGCCCGTTGAAGGCATCTTTTTTCTGACTTTGACAGAATTATGGCGGATCGCATATATGCAACCTTTTCAGCGGCTGTCATCTTCCGATAAGCCACCTGTTTTGCCTCAAATGCCTTTTGTGCTTCTTCAATGCGGCGGATTTCAGCGTCGCTTCTTTTGGTGGTCTTAATCATCGTGTCTCCTTGCCGTTTCCGGTGTTGTTGTTTTGGTTTCACTGTTAATGCCCTTACTATACACCATCTTTTGAAAATTGCAAGCCGGGCCTGGAAGAAAAAACATAAAAAATACGCAACATTCCATCGCTCGTATTCTATGACATTCAATGCAATAGCATCCTGCAGGATGAACGGAAACGAAAAAGAGCCGTGGGATTGCTCCGCACGGCTCGTCTTGCCATTAGTCCCGTCTATTCCACATCATCTCCCCAAATCACACTTGCCTTGTTGAAGTTGCAGTAGTCATCCCCGAAGCCACCCTCCTCAATCGGCTCGTCAAGGTCGTTTCCGTCATCGTCCTGCCACTTTTCCGTCCATTCCACCGTTTCTTTTTGCACATTCCCGTTGTGGTCGCACATAATCCATTCCTGGAAGCAACATCCACACTCCTCCGTGTAAATCTCCACGGCAACCCCAAGACGCTCGGCAAGCAGGTCAAGGGAAATGTAGTGCGCCCCATTGTCAATCTTGTGGTCTTCATCGTCATACTCGCAAGCACCGAACCAGTGGTCGGCAGCCCAGGCGACATCGCCACTAACCATATAGACAAAATAGTCTCCTTCCTTGCCCGTTTCATCAATGCTGGCAGAAAAGCATCTGTAGATGTAGTACTCCGTGTCCTTGTAGTTCATAATCTCCACAAGGCGTTTGAGCGCATTTTCATCCTTGGAAACGGCTTTCATCGTGTAGAAGCAGTTGTTGGCCATTGTGAAACTCCTTTGTTGCGTGGTTGGGTGGGACTTTTCTCGGTAACTGGGCATACTATACACCGTCTTTTGAAAATTGCAAGCCTGATTGCCGATTTTTTTGGATATTTTTAACAATGCTGGCAACCAATTCGCAACCGCATTGAATATCATCAATGCCACGATGAAAACGAAAAACGGATGGTTCTCACGAAAAGCGAAAACCATCCGTCTTGACTGCCTATTTTGCGTCTACCCTACTCTTCACTGTTGGCGTACAATTCGCCACGCCTATTCTCTTCATCAATGTATTTCAGCGTGTCACGGAACATATTTCCGAAGCCATATGACTCCGACTCTTCCATTGTTTCGTAAACCTCATCCATCAGCAGGGAAAGCAGTTTCTCCTTCTGCCATTCGGTCATCTTCGCAAAACGCTCCTTGAGTTCCTTGTCACCGTACATCTCAATGTCATCTTCGCACATTGAAATCACCTGGAAACCCTTGACACAAGTTCCGTTGGACTGCGCCTCAATCTCCTTAATCGCCTCTTCTGCCGTCATAGTGAAAAACTCCTTGTGGTTGTGGTTGGGTGGAGAACTATCTTGTCGGAAACTGGACATACTATACACCGTCTTTTTGATTTTGCAAGCCGTCTTGAAGATTTTTTGTGGATTTTCCAGCCCCCTTGAAACACCACCTGTACAAAACATTCAATGCAGTAAAAAGTGGAGATGGCGAAAACAAAAAAGGGGTACGGATGATTTTTCATCCGTACCCCATCCACGCATCAAGTAGTCACTCCCTGCATCTGCACTTCTGCAACGCCCTATGACCTTTTCCATTCCAGTCATTGTTCAGCATTGTGGCAAGAGCCACGGCATCGTCTTTTGCAAACTCCTCTGCCTTGCAAACGCTTTTCGTCCATTTTCCACTGAACCTGGCTCCGTCAATGGAATGTCCTTCAAGGTATGACCTTGAGCCATCTTTCATCGCAGCCACAATGTATATGTCCTTTTTCACGGCTCCTCACGCCTCCTTACGCCAATTTAAGAAAGCCCTTCTTGTCCAGACCACAGAACGACCTGATGTGGGCGCAGGTTGTCACGCTCGGTTCTGCAGAATAAAGACGCTTCAACGTCCCGTCACTCGCCTTTTCAAGAATCGGAGTGTTGTAGGAATACAAGACTTCCTTTCCATCGTCCAAAAACGCAACCTTCGCTTTCCCGTAGAAGCTCTTGCGTCCATTCGTCGGAATCAAATCGTACATCTTCATTTGACAATCTCCTTTGTTGTGTGGTTGGTGGGAAAATCTCGGAAACTGGACATACTATACACCGTCTTTTGAAAATTGCAAGCAAGGCAGGACGTTTTTTTGAGATTTTTCTGTCTTTTCTCCATTGTCCCATAAAACAGGCATTTAATGTCCACATTATTCTGGTAACAAAAACCCAGTGGATAAATCCACCGGGCAACTTCGTCAGTATTACAATTTTATACCAAGTTCATCCTCAATAATTGGTGTATTTTTCAATTCTAGTTCAACAGGCTTTGCGCATACTGAATATATCTATCATGAAATGATTCAAATTCCTGTTCAAGTATTTTAATTCCCTGTTTCAAGGCTTTGAAGAACCGTTTGTATTTGCCCTTGTACATATATGGACGTGCAATAATATCTAACAAAGCAGTGACTTTGAAGGACCGTTTGTATTTGTCCTTGAACTCATTTGGATGTGTAAAAAAATCTAAGTCAGTGGATTTAGACCTACCGTTTTGGTATACAACTACTATGAATGGATTAGAACTTGTTATTCCAAATTTACAATGATTTACATCAAGTTCAATCCATGTAAGGTGACCTTCGTAATCCATAAATTTGATGCAATAATTATCATTTGTACGACCAAATTAGCCACTTTCCCCATTGCATTTAAAACCATTATCTCTAAGCGAGTCATGTATTTTCACAAGGTCCATCATCAATGGATAATACTTCTTTTCAATGTTTTTGATTGTTTGAAGAACAACGGCAATTTCTTGTTGTCTGTTTTCTATGTCGATTTTCGCTTTCTCAGCACCCTTTTTCTCAATGTCCTTGAGTAATGAAGAAATATTAATATCAATCATGACAATCTCCTTTGTTGTGTGGTTGGTGGGAAAATCTCGGTAACTGGGCATACTATACACCATCTTTTGAAAATTGCAAGCCCCCTTCGCTACTTTTTTGAAGATTTTTTCATCATCAAGGCGTATGCCTCATTAAATGCCCTCCCCCCTCCCCCCTCCACGCAACAAGAATGTACAGAAACAAAAAAGGAGTGGCTAAACAGCCACTCCCAGTTCCATATCGGTTTCAGCCAAGGATAAGAACCTTGTTCACCTGGTCAAGGGAAACTTGCTGAAAATCCAGTTCAAGAAGCCGTTTCGCCACTGCATTGTAAACATCGTTGAAATCACGCTCTCCAATCAGCTCAATGGCAGGGCGTATGTCGTATTTTCCGTTCCAGTTTTCACCCCTTCTGCCGACTTCCTCCATCACGTGGTTGAAAATGGCGTTTCCCAATTCTGTTGCATCTGCCTTCCGTGCCTTCAAACGAAGAATCTTCACGAACAACCCGTGGTTTCCCACATTCACGCCATACTCAAGCATCACGATGTACGTAAACACGGCAACAAACGCAACCACAAACGCAATCAGCCAGCATTCCATTTTTCATTCTCCGTTTTTAGTTTCTTATTCCGCAACCACCTTGAAGGAGTAGTCCTTCCCGTCAATCTCCTCGTACCACTCGTCATCCAACTTGTAGCTGATGTCGCTATGGTCAAGCTCCTCGTTGCAGTCATTGTACCAACTGGCTTCCACAAACACGGCAGTCCCCACCCTTGAAATCATAAGGTCAGCCGACACGCCATCCTCAAACTGAACAGTCCAGCACATAAGGCAGTCATCGCACACAAGCATCTCGTCAAACTTCTGCTTCTCAAGAATGTCATTGTAGGCATCAATCGTGCTTTTCTTCAACTTCAAGGTTTTCATCTTACACTCCTTTGGTTGGTGGTTGAAAACTCCGTAACTGGACATACTATACACCATATTCCCAAAATTGCAAGCCACATCCACACATTTGCTTGCAAAAAAACAAATTTTCCAAGGAAAACAACGCACTCACATTCAATTGGGGGGGGTCCCCTTGGGTGAAAACCCATGCCCCAATCATTTGTTCATTCCACCAATCATATGCTCCATATAAAACGGGCACTCCTTGTTGACGAACAATGCCCTAGAAGCACCATCCCGCATTATTCTTGCGCACTTAATCTCCGTCACAACGCCCATTGTCCATCCGTTCCGAAAACTGCTTCCAATGTTCTCGTTCTTGAAGCAATACAGTCCAATCTCCGAAGAAAGCCCGGCATTCACAAGCCTGTCCATTTTGCATTTTCCACATCGTTCGCATATCAGCAAATCGCCTTTGACTTCCAATTCACATTCCATTGTTCGCCTCGCCCACAAAATGCTCCACATAATACGGACACCTCTTGTTCACAAGAAGCCTCCATCCACCGTCATCCCTGTATCTTCTCGCACAAGTAATGCAATACACGTCCTCCCCAACGCTTTTCCTGCTGGATTCATCTTCGCCCATCATCTTCAAGTGGACTTCCGAGCACAATTCATCGGGTCTGTCCACGAAAATCCGATGACTGCATCCCCTGCACAATCCCAAATCGCCGTCAATCTCCCCGTCCACAATCATTCCTGTCCTCGGGCGATAGGCGAACGACACATCGCACTTGCCCTTGAGTCCCTGCAACATTTTCACGCATGGCAAAGTTGCGACATACGGCTCGGAAAAATACGCAATCACCTTCTTCGCCCCTGAACAAAACATCATGAACTCATCGGAGGAAAATCCATCACGCCCGTCAAAGAACAACTCGCATCCATATAAATGGACTATGTCAAATCCGTCTCCCTTGCCTTGCGAACAAACTGTGTCTGCCACCGTAACGACTGACTTCCTGTCCTTGTAGCCGACATTGAACAAATGAAACGAGGGATAATTGCAGACGTTGGATATTGCCACCCCATGGCACGATTCTATTTTAATAAACTCTTCAATCTGGTGGCTGAAGGATTTTGCATCATGCATTGTCACTGCACTTGACATGGGCACAACCAGTTGCGTACTTGCGTCCATGTTTTCAAGCACGCTCCTTGCAATATCCACATATCCAAATTCGCAACCTATTTGAACCTCAATCTTCATTTAAGATTGCCCCCATTCTTGAAGAACTCAATGGGAAGAAAAACGCTCATCATCGGCATCACAAGAAAAAGCATCACTGATTTGTAGAACTTCAACATTGTCACTCCTAGTTGACTCATCCGTTCAACTGGATATACTATACGCCAATTTTCGGAATTGTCAACACGAAAAAGACAAAAAATCAGCAACAAAATTGTACAGGCAAAATAGCATTGAATGATTCAGCATCCTGCGAAGGCACGAAAAAAGCCACGAAGCACAATGCCCCGTGGCGTAATCACACCTTCCTATGCGTTCGCCCTTGCTTCCTCCTCTTCCTCCTCCTCGCACTCCATCCCACCGAGCATCGCCTCCTGACAGTCGTGGCACAATCCGCTGACAAAGCACTCCCTGTCCTCAATGGACATATTCGGAAACGCCCTCTGGACAAACGCACCGTTGCGCCACGCAAACACCCCATAAGAGGGGACATTCTCAATCTTCGTCACGTTCCCGCAGAACGGACACTTCACAATCGCCGTGTAGTCGCCATTTTCCTGCTTCTTAAAATCAACGTCCGTCATAGCCGAATCTCCTTTGTTGTGTGGTTGATTGAAAAATCATTGGTAACTGGACATACTATACACCGTCTTTTGAAAATTGCAAGCCGTCTTGACGATTTTTTGTGGATTTTTTCTCGTCCTGCCACACCCCCTCCACGATGACATTGAATGTTCAACATCAATGCCGAAACAGAAAAGGGGGAATGACTTGATTGCCATTCCCCTTGAAATCATCCTACTTCGTCATCACTACATATTCATCCCCATCGCACTTCACCGACTTTACATTCTCGGCACGGCACTCCCTATAGCCCTTTGCAACGGGGTCATAGAAGCCAATCAGCCCCTTCGCCCTCTTTTGCGCAAACGTCTCCCCAACGCCTTTCGGGGCAATCGCCTTGTTTTGCGGGTGGGCAACACCCGTCTGCGCAAGTGCCTCACGCACATAGGACACCACGCCACCACAGTGGGGACAGACCTGTGGCTTGGAGGCCAGCCACGCCTTGCTCTTCGCCCCGCAATTCTCGCATTTAGGCAACGCCCTTTCGAATATAAGAGAGAAGAATTGCCCGTGTTGGACAGAACTAATCAAATCTGCGACTTCATCCCTTGTGATGAATTTTTTCATAACCGAACCTCCATTGTCAGCCAAAGCCGAATGCCCCTACTCCCTTTCGGGGCAACACACATACTATACACCAAAATCGCAAAATTGCAAGCCCACAATCCGATTTTTTGCAAACTTTTTCTCAAGCCACCATATGCACAAAAACATTGAATGTGTGCAGAACGAAAAACGAACATAAAAAAAGGGGTGGTGGAAAATCAACTCCACCACCCTTCAGCCAGTCTTTCAGCAAACGCTATTCCACATACCTCCACGCAAACCCATTGTGACACCACCCCGTCTCATCGGTGATGGCATCGGAAAGGCACTCCTCAATCTCTTCATCCGTAAATCCATCCTCCACCTCAAACTCCATTCCCTTCGGAAGAGCCTCCATAATCCCGTCCACATTCTCCTCGTCGTCCAAATCAAACTCAATGTCAGTGACAATCACCCTTTTCATTCCTGCTGTCTCCTTTGCTTGCTTGCTTCACCTCACGCACCCAACTAGGTGCGACTGCACCTACTATACGCCATCTTTTGTGGATTGCAAATCAATCTGATGAAAAAAACCATGAAAAATTCCAGCAAAACCCAATGACCATCAAGAAACCATCTCCACCTTCCCCCTCCTGTCAACGGTCACATCCTTCCCTATCCTCCTCTCACGCCCGTTGTACAGCTTCTGGACAAGGCAGAACACCAACCCCCCGAAAAACGGCAACCCACCCGACAAAACCTTCTCCCTGACAACCTCCACGGCATCCGAAGACCCTAGTTGCCTCGCATCCACGAACTCCAGCACATCAACCCAAAAGCTCCCCTCAAACTTCCTTATCACGTACTTCATTGGAACACCCTCCCAAGACAATGCAGAAAATCCTTCACCACCATCACGGCAGAAACCAGCCACCTAACGAACATTCCACAATCTCCCACTTCAATGCATCACAACACCCACAGCCATTATACAATACAGCAATGACATTCAATGAAATTGAAGAATGCAGGCAAAGAAAAAAGCCGTCGGATGCTACTCCGACGGCTGACCCGCAACTAGTCCACAAGGTAAACCGAAGACCTCAGGTGCTTCGCCCCGTACCGCTTCCAGTACGCCTCCAGACGCTTTTCAAAATCCTCCCTAATCCTTCCCACCTCATCCGCAATCCTCTTTCTGTCATTGTCGGAAACAAATCCGTCTTGGCAATAGTACAAATTCTCCACACTGGCAACTCTCACAATTCCCACAGGATTGCTCCTGCAATTCCTGCGAAGACGGAAGTAAAACAGCCTCCCTTCCAACAAATACCCGTATTCCCTGTCAAACATCCTCAAATTGGCGTTGATGAACGCCAACTTTTGCTTGATGTCCTTGCTCCCTTCCACGGCAAAGCGGTAGGACTCCTCATCGGACACCCCGTTCTGCCCGTACCCGAAGCAAAAATCGGTTTTGATGCGGGGCTTCTCAATGACAAGCAACAGACCGTTGTCAAATTCCACAACCCCGCCAACCCTAGAGACAGACCATTTGTAGCCACTCTCGTCAAATTTAGTTCCAGAGTAGTACTTGTGGTACTCGTCCTTCACCTTGTCCAAAAGAACACTGTCAATCTTCATCTCATCGTCTCCTTTGCTAATGGTGGATTGAGGACTATCGGAAACTGGGCATACTATACACCATATTCCCAAAATTGCAAGCCCCTTTCGTCACTTTTTTGAAGATTTTTTCGTCATCAAGGGAAACCCAGCATTCAATGCCCTGCTCCACACGATTGAAGAGCAATATGAGCCGGAAGCCCAAGAGCCACCGACCCAATGCATCACAACACCCTATCCACGTCCATCAATGCCCTCGCCAACCTCACGCCCAGCCCTCCAATACGCCTCGTCCTCATCAAAATCATAACGCTTGCAGAACTCCTCAAGAACCTCCCCGTCCGTCATCCTGTCAAGCGCATCACTGCCACAGTACCCGCCAATGCAACTGCGTAAATCGCCAACGGAATACAGGTTGCACAACACAACCCCATCCCTGTCCATCTTCTTCAGACGCTCAATCAACTCCCCTACTGTAATTTGGCTCATCTTCAATTCTCCTATGCTTGCAGTGGATTAATGACGGTCAATCATGCTATTCATGCACATCGTACAACTTCAGCCAAGTATTCCCATCATGGGAATCCAACACTTCCTTCAACTGCTTCATGTCGTCAATGTCGCTATATTGACCACGCTCCACAACCGCCCCAATCTGCTCAAGCACTTCTTCAGGGTCATTCTCAAATGCCCTGCGGACATCATCAATTGTGAGGAACTCGTCAATGCCGACCCCACCAATGGTCTGCCCAGTTTCATTGTCATAGTCCACCCAGTCCCAGATTTCACCAGTAAGGGCATTCATGACGGATTCGCAGTCGTTTGAGATGCACATGACTGTAATGTGGCTCATCTTCGGTCTCCTTTGCGTTGTGGTTGAAAACTCGGTAACTGGACATACTATACACCATATTCCCAAAATTGCAAGCAAGAAACCACCACGCACCCCCCTTTTTTTGGCAAAAATCCATCACAACCTACCGCGGACGGCAACCACGGGAATGTAAAAATGGCATTGAATGAAGGCATAGCCACACGACAAGGAAAAGGGCAGACGGCTGATGCCATCTGCCCCTTCATCATCTGCCTGGCTAATCTTCAATGCCGTAGTAAATCAACGCCTGCTTGACGAACCTCACCTTCGTGTCTTCGTCAAGGTTGCAGAAGAACCTCACGAAGTTCTTCCTCATCACCTTCATCTTCTCATCTGCGTATTCTTTAGATACGCACCAGCCAATCACCTTTTCAAAATCTGCCTTGAACTGGTCAAGGTCAACATTGTACGAATACTGGAGGACTTTGGTAATAATTGTTGCACTGTCAATCTTCATGACGCAGACTCCTTTGTTGTGCGGTGGATTGAGGACTATCGGAAACTGGGCATACTATACACCACTTTTCGTGGATTGCAAGCTGGTTCATTGATTTTTTGTGGATTTTTTTCGTCCTGCCTACACTGATGCCGTTGTTGCATTGAATGTTTCGCAAGGCAGAATGACGGTGAAGGGGTATTGCATTGTAACACCCCATTGTATCACTCTATTCAGCCACCCTTTTCCGTTTTGACAATGCTTTTCACCACAACAATGTTGCCTTGCTTCGGCAACTGGCTGTACCACGGCCTGTGCTGGTCGTAGCCATCCTCGCCTTCTTCTGCCCATGGATTCAAGCCCTTGAGTTCATATCCGTTGAAGACACCCTCGTCAAAATCCAGCAGATAGAAGAACTGGATGTCGCCATGACGGAAGAATGTCGGATGGTAGTGCCCGTCTTTCTCCATCCGAAGGACAAGATATTCTGCGCCAGCCATCCCCTTGCCACCACCGTCCACGCCCTCGTCCTTGAGCCACTTCCTCAATTGTTCCCCGACTCCATTCCATCCCCCGTCATAATGGTGGTAGTAGTTGAGGGGATAGCCATTCTTGACAATCCTAATCTGACTGCGGGTACCCATTGTTCAAGCTCCTTAATTCTCTTCAACGAAAATGACATCTTCCCTGTCCTTCCGCTCAAGCTCACTGCATGCGATGCCATGGCAATCCTTTAGGAACAGCGAGCAACTGAAGCGTTGCCTGCCTCCATCTTCTTCGCATTGACAGCCATCTTCTTCACCTCAAGCCTCCTTCGCTTGTTCACGCATCCCGTAGGGTGCGACAGACGACATGATTATGGGCGCTCAATCGCCGTGGGTTCATTATGGTGCATTCTACGTTCATTCCAAGACGCTTGAAAATGGTATTGAGGAATGCCATCTTGTCCCAGTTGTTGAGGTTGGTGTTGACGTAGTATCCGTTCTTCGTCATGCGAATCTGTTTGCTATCCCCGAGCAGTTCACGATTCTTCGTCATGAACGGCGTATGGTCGTCTCTTGTGTATCGGAGAAGGTTGAGTGAAGCGACCCTGTCCTCGCCAACCGTCTCAATCGTCTTGACGAAGAGTTTCCATGCGTTGCGCTTGTGGGTTCCAATTCCATCTGCGTCGTCGGCAAGCAAGTCCTTTCCGTCAATCACAACCCTCAACGGACACGGGTCGTAGCCCCAATGGCCATGTTCCCTGTCAATCTTTTCGTGTGCGATGACTTGTCCATTTTGATTGCTGGCCTTGTCTTCGGCTTCTGGCTTGACCACTTCGTCGTCAAGGCCGTGGATTTTGACAATCGCCTTCCAGCAGTCCATCACCTCGGCAATCTTTTCAATGCAACAGGAGACTGCCCTTCTCGCACTGATGCTTGAAGGCTGGACTTCGTCCAAGGCATATCCAAGCGCCTCAATAAGCAACTCGAATCCGGCATTTACGTTTGAGATGGTCGTATGTTTCATTCTGTTCGCCTCTGTAGTTGGTGGTAAAAATCACGTTATTCGACTGGTGTATCCATACTATACACCAAAATCACGGGATTGCAAGTCGAATGAACGATTTTTCCTCAAAAAAGGGCGACCTGTTTCAGCCTGTTGTCGACTGCCGACCTGTCGTTGGTAACGTATACCTCTATCGTGGTGTCGCCACCCTTGTTCTTCCGATGGTAGTTGGCGTTGGAATACCTGATGTCTGGATGGAACACCGAATACTTCCCCATCCAGTCATTCAATATTGCGTTGATGCGTCCGTTGGTCTGCACTGCGTTCGATAGCCCGAACCTCACTCCTGCGTCATTTACGGAGTCAAGGAACGCATATAGTCTCCTCTCGTCGTCATCGTCCCATCCTGACTCGTCGTTGTTCGACTCGTTGTAGGTGGCCGTGGTTATCAGATACGGAGGGTCGCAGTACACAAAATCCCCTTTGCTGAACTGCGATATGTCGAAGTCCGTGAACGAGCCTGACGTGAACCTGAATCCACGTTCCCGTATCGTCCTGTGCATCTCCTTGAGTTCCGTCATGTTCTTGAAGTTGTAGCACGATTTTCCGACAGGCATGTTGAACTTGAACTGCCTGTTGAACCTCATCTGGTTGCTGAACGAATAGAACAGAAGGACGAGCAACTCAACCGGGTCGTTGGTTTCATTATAGGAATCCCTCAACGATGCGTAGCCTTCTGCGTTCACTGTTCCTGCGCTTACGTCGATTCCGTCGATAAGAGAATCCGAGCCGTCGTCGGAATGAAGCCTGTTGGCACGGATTATCCCATGTATCCTGTCGTTGAGCGATTCGAAGTCGTCATATCCTGCCACTGCCCTGAATATTCCCATCAGCCTCGTGTTGATGTCATTCGCCACAACCGACTTGGATTCTACGTTGAGCGACACGTTTAGGCCACCACAGAACATGTCGTAGAAGCATCCAATGTCCTTTGGGAATAAATCAAGGAGGAAGGGGAGTATCCTCTCCTTCCCTCCCGTATAGTTTAGTGGTGAATGCAATATCTGTCTTTCCATGAATATAATATGGCATGAAAAAATCCCAGTTGGCATTCAGCCACTGGGATTTCGGTGCGCCTTGTGGCAACCGACCACTTACTTGTGGTTTTTCATATAGTTCAGATAGAGATAGTCACGGTTAAGTTCAAGCACAGCCTCGTTGGTGTCTGGGTCGATGACGGGGTTTTTGTTGGAGTCGACCTTCTTCCTGAACACGTTGATGGCCTTGATGCCACTCTTGCCAGTGAGTTGCCATTTCTTGTATGCGTCAAAGGCAATCATGATTGCGATTTCGGCAGATTCCCCACCATGACCTGCATATGCCTCACGGTTGTTGTCACGGAACCACTCCTGAAGAACTCCGACGGGGGAGCCGAAAGGACGGTTCTGCGTGTCGATGTCGTCAAAGAACTGCTTGGCAACAACACGGTCTTCAGGTTTGCTACGTTGGGTAAGCATGAACTCAAGACGCATGGCAACTGGTGCGTTCGTGATTCCGAAATGCATCTTTGGCTTGCCCTTCTGGTTCTTCTTCACATAATCACGATTGAAAATATGTTCGAGCACGTCGTGGTTGCTGTTCGCGAACTGCTTGACCTCGTTCACATTCATTGTGAAGTCTTCCTTCTTCTTCAAGCCACCGGTCTCGGCAGACAGGATTTCACAGATGGTTCCCCATGCATCCTTCTTCTTCATGCCAATTTCTTCAAGGAACATCTTCTGCCTGTCCCTGTTGGTGATAATGACGCCGTTGTTGATGATGTTCTTCGTCTCAGGCGGAACGTTGTACAGGACGATGAACGGAGCAGAGCAACCAGTCTTCACGACGGCAGACAGACGGTTCTGACCATTGATGTGGACACCGTTCTCGTCAATGGTGATTGCGTCATTGGACAGAAGGAACTCGTTCTCCTGCATGTATTCTGCATACCGTTTGATGTTCTTTCCCTTTAGCGTGCGGTTATGCTTGTCATTGAGAGCGAGCAGTTGCTTTGCCTGTTCAGGACCAATCACAACCACTTGATGCTTTTCCTGCCCCTTGTACGGTTTGCACGAAGCGAGGATGGATTCGATTTTTTCAATTGATTCAGTCATTTTGAACTCCTTTGCTCTGTTGTTGAAAACAAAATTCTCCGTCTTCACGCATACTATACGCCATCTTTGCCGATTGTCAAGCTGGCTACCTTGTTTTCCTGAAGAAAATGTAGGCCATCTTGCTGCGTGGGTCGTCCCAGTAGTTGAGCATCGCAACGGTCGTGAGAAGCCCTCCTGCCGAGCTTTCGATGTCATGGGCGATTATGTGCATCTTCCTGATTATGCCGTATTTTTCCTCGTCGTTGCTGTAGCATCCCTTCATCAGGAATTTTACCCCATGGCTGAACGGACTGGAATCCCCGTCTATCGAACTTCGCATGAGGTTGGTGTTGACCCCTATGATGCCGTCCTTCACCATTGCGTCAAGCGTACTGCCAGAACCCATCCATTTCGCAATCTCCATTCTGTATGGGCAACATGCGTCTGCCAGCACCAGTTCGTTGCCATGCCCTGCGTCATCCACAAGGCTGGACTTGAAGATGTCCTTGAACAATATCCTCCTGTTGTGGGAGTCGGAATCGAGTATCCCCTTCATGACATCGTTCCACTTCCTCTTGAATTCCGACTGGACGTTGATTCCCTTGTTCCAGCTTGGAAGCATTGTGTCATAGTTGGTAATGAACGTTTCCCTGCCGAACTTCCCTGCCTCTGCCAGTTGCCGTGCGTCGATTGCCGTAAGGCCTGTCATGGTGACCGCCTTGTGGCAGAAGGGAAGGAATCCGAGCACTTCACGGAAGCATGCAGACTTGTTCCCTATGTCTCTTGTCTTGTCGCCCATTGTCGCAAATCCCATTCAAAAATCAATGAGGTCCAATTGCTTTTGCAGATACTATACACCATTTTTCGGAATTGTCAACACGGAATGCGATATTTTTCATCATCATGTACAAAAACGAGGCTCCCATCCAGTTTCATGGTGGCATCAGGGACGATGTTTCGGAATTGTTCGGCTTGCATGGAAGCCGTGAATCATGGTTTTTCCCGTGTGGCATGAACTGGAGGAAGCCTCCATCATTGGCCACGTCCATAAGCAAAACCTTAAAGCATCATCCCATTCTCTCCATCTCGGAGCGCATCTTCCCAAGTGCCTTCTCCTTTATCTGCCTCACCCTCTCCGCAGTCTTCCCAAGGGCATCCCCAATCTCCTTCAGCACCTTCCTTCCTCCCTTGCCAAGGCCGAACAGCCCGTCAATGACGAACCTCTCCTCTTCGTCAAGGCAGGACAGGCTTTTCATCATCATCTCCAGTTGCTCGCCACGGATGATTCCGTCAATGGCGTTGCGGGAATTCCCGTCTTCAAGGACATCGAGATATGTCCTGCTGTCATCGCCGTCTATCCTGTCGTCAAGCGACACCTTCACCCCGCCACCACGGATGATGGCAGACACGTCGGTTCTTTTCCTGTGGCCGAGGCTACGGGCAACCTGTTCCCCCGTTGCGTCATCGCCCATCCTCTTCGCAACATCGAAGGCCTCCCTGTGCCTGTCGTATGTCCCTGTCGACATGGACACTGCGCCAGACATCTTGGACAGCACGCCCTTCATGCCATGGCGGATGAACTGGTGCGCAAAAGTCTCGAACCTCGCCCCGATTCCCGGCCTGTACCGTTCCGCTGCCTGGATGAGACCGAGGTTGCCAGCCTGAACCAAGTCCTCGATGTCCACGCCATTCCCCTTGTAGTCCTGCGCTATCTTCGCAACAAGGCGAAGGTTGGCGCAGACAAGGGCGTGGAGCGCATCAAGGTCGCCATGTTGCACCTTCATCGCCAGCTCCTGCTCCTGCTCCGCAGTAAGCAAACCGTACTTCATCATGTCATTGGTGTATCCCATTCATTCTCCTTCTGTTGTCGCTTAATGGACTCTTCCCTTTTCGTCCACGGCAATACTATACGCCATGTCAACGGAATTGCAAGCGGGGATTGTCATTTTCCCTCAATTTTCCCCCACTTAATCCATCCATGGGCATTGAGGGCAGTATAGACGACGAACATCGCAATCTGAGACCAGTTCGGAGTGCTCATCATGTTCACCGCAATCCACGCCACGTTGGATAAAATCCATACGAAGAAGCCAATCCTCTTCCTGAAGTTGATAAGGGCGTTCCCTGCGAGAGACAGGACAAGCGCAACGAACGACATAACATCAACGGAATGGGCTTGAACGAACGAGACTGTAGAATCTAGAATCTGACTATCCATTTAGATTGTCCTCCATGGCGTATACTATACACCTTCATGCCAATATTGCAAGTGGGTTCAGCAAAAAATGTTTTCATGCAAAATCATTCAATGCTTCCAAAAGCGACAAGAGCAAGAGCAACAAAAAAGCCGTGCAGGAGAAAACCCGCACGGCTCCAAGCCCTATCTCTCAAGCTGTCTGCGCAACTTGTTGCAAGCCAAGACCTCAAGTTGCCTCACCCTCTCCCTCGTGCAATTCAGCTTGCTGGCAAGCTGCTCAAGGGTAAGCTCCCCATGTCCATCCAGCCCATATCTCGCACGCACAATGTCCTGCTCCCTAGCGTCAAGGGCATTGACGGCATCCCGAAGCGCCTCAAGGGAGGAAGCCTTCTCCACGGCCTCGGAAGGGGTCGGCAAGTTGCCTGCAAGCCTGTCGGCGAACTCCACCTCCCCATCCCCGACCTTCTCGTTGAGACTTTCCACAATGCAGGACGAACGCTCCTCCTCCGTCATCCTGTCATAGCGCTTAGTGTGGATTGCGTGGAACTGGTCAAAGCCCATTCTGATATACTTGTTAATCCAAGCGCTGGCGCAAGCCGAGAACCCACCCTTCGTTGCGTCAAACACCTCAATCGCCTTCAAAAGACCGAGAACCCCGTTGGAGACAATGTCCTCGAACTCCATGCTGTAGTCCCTGTAGTCATTGGCAATCTTGAGGACAAGCTTCATGTTGCCCCTCACGAGTTGCTCCCTTGCGCTCTCCAATCCCTTTTTCAGAAGGCAGTGGAGCGTGGCAGTCTGCTCGTTGGACAAGACCTGGTCGCTGGTAAAATCTGAGATATAAGTTTCAAAACTCATTGTGGCAGGACTCCTTTGCTTGTGAGTAGGCTTGAACGACTGTCTCTTTGCAACGATGCATAATATAATGCCGATGCCACGGATTGCAAGCCACATTCGGGAATTTTTCATGGCTTCCCTCGTTGACGGAAGGCATATGCCAACATGGCATTCAATGCTGTTTAAAGCAATAATCAGCCGATAAGCTGAAGACGTCCATCTGCTTAAAATGAAGACCGGCAGAAGGTATTTACACTCCTAGTGAAATACAGAAGGTATTTACACTCGTGAAATACCAAGGGTATTTACACTGAAGGTGGAATACTGAAGGTATTTACACTGAAGGTGAAATACCAAGGGTATTTACACTGAAGGTGGAATACTGAAGGTATTTACACTGGATGTGAAATACCAAGGGTATTTACACCATAAGGTGAAATACAGGAGGTATTTACACTGGATTCCACAGGGGTATTTACACTGAAGGTGGAATACTGAAGGTATTTACACTGGATTCCACGGGGGTGAAAACCAAAATCCATGGTGGGTATTCCCAGTGGTTTTCAGATGCGAAAATAGGTCATTAAATAAAAAATGAATAGATTCACGAAGAACACAATATGTTGTTTGCAGAATGACAATGGTGAAGGCAATCATCCTATCGGCTGATTGTGTCTTTTAACCAACTATCTGATTGTGTCTTTTTATGCCCATGACAACGATTCCCGTGCTTGGAGCATGTGGAACATGGATTCCACAGCTGTGAAAATAGCGTGATTAAGATTTTCGTTTTTCTGGTTTTCAGGACTGGGGGTCAAGCCCCTCGTGCGAAAATTTTGAATTTTTTGATTTTTCAGATTTTGAATTTTTTTGATTTTTCGGATTTTCGTTTTTTCTGGTTTTCAAGATTGAGAGGATTGACCATCGTGCGAAAATTCTGTTTTTCCTGTTTTTTCATTGTGCCCTGCTTGACTTTTCTGGATTATGCTTCATATTATGGTTTGAAGGAGGTGTTTTTTTCATGGGCATGAACTACTATTGTGAGACTGGGAGGATGTTTGAGGTGGAGTGTGATTGTGGGTTCAAGCACATGATGCCTGAGACGTTGCACATAGGGAAGTCGAGTTGTGGGTGGACGTTTTTGTTGCATGTGATTCCCGAGAAGGGGTTGGAGTGCTGGAGGGACTGGGAGGAGGTACTGAAGGATGCGAGGAGGATATACGACGAGGAAGGCGAGGATGTTGCGCTGGAGAAGCTGAGGGAGACGGTGTTGCATCGTGCGAGGGAGCTTGATGACGAAGCGAAGGAGAGGATGGAGAAGACTGCGAAGAGGTACGGGTATTTTCTTGACAGGGGGACATGGTTGTTCAGGGGAGACGAGTCAAACAAGGGCGAGGATGGCGACTATTCGATGATGAGGGGGGACTTTTCCTGATGGAGGTTTACGGCAAATGGAAGTGGTGTTCGCAGTGCAGCCAAAAGATGGTGAGTGTCGAGAGGCATAATGGCAGGGTTGTCGGGCTGGACTTTTGTGGGGCATATCCGTGGGATGAATTATGGGTATATCCGTCTATGGGCAGGAAGAGGTCTTTTCCCATCGGGAAGTGGTGTCCGTATTATGCGGAGGCGATGATGGAGCAGTTGAACGATGGCGAAGTAGAATAGGATTGGCTTGATTTTACGTGTTGTGATGAATGGAGAAGGAAAATGAATGGGGATGATGTTTTGCAACTGGCTCTGGATGGTGTCCTGTCAGAGCAGGATGCCATAAGGTATCTTGACAGCGTGTGCGATGATAGTGGGTTGGTGAGGGAGATAGTGGAGAAGGTGGCGTCTGCGAGCGTGATGGGCAGGGGAGTCCGTGTGGCGTGGAGCCTTGTTGACTGGCTGAAGGAGAAGTGCGGGGGGAACAGGGCGCTCATGGCTGGTGTGATTGCGCTCATGCTGTCGAGCGGGACGTTGTCGGCGCATGTAGTGCAGGAAGGGGACACGCTCTGGAGGCTTGGTGGAGGGACGAGGAAGGGGGTGGAGAATGTGCTTGCGCTGAATCCAAGCCTGACTGAAAATGCCGTCCTGAAGCAGGGAATGAAGATTGTGCTTCCCAATGAGCCCCGTGGCAAGGACGGTGTATATAAAGTCGTGAAGGGCGACACGATGAGCGGGATAGCCAAGAAGCTTGGGGTGTCGCTGAAAGACCTTGTTTCGTGGAATCCACAGGTGAAGGATGTGGACAGGCTGGCCGTTGGACAGGAGCTGAATACGTCGAAGCCAGTGGATGGTGAAAGCAAGTCTGATAAGCCTGCGCAACAGAAGGTGGATGAGAAGACGGATTTTGTGGCGAGGGTGATATACGCCGAGTCTGGGAACTCGGTGGAGGAGATGGAGATGATAGCGCATCTCATTGTGAACAGGATGAAGAGCGGGATGTTCCCGTCGGGGGCGTACGATGTAGTCAGGCAGAGGGGGCAGTTCTCGTGCGCAACGGGTGTGGATGGCAACGTCAAGTGGAAGAACTGGTCAAGGGACTTGAACGCCATGACGAAGAAGGCCTACGAGCTTGCGGAGAAGGTCATGGATGGCGATGCGTCTGGGATGAAGGGGAGCGACTCGGCATTGTTCTACTGCACGAAGTCGCTTGCTAGGAAGGGTGTCGGGAAGGGAACGAAGGGTCTTGCGAAGGAATATGGCCATCCGAAGGGATGGGGTGAATATTCGACGTTCACGCCAGTGGAGGAGTCTGCGAACCACGTGTTCTACGAATGCGAAAAGAAGTGATGTGAAACGCAAAAGGGCGTGGATTAAAATCCACGCCCTTTTTTTATTTAATTGGATGATAGTCTAGATGTGGTGTCCGTATGTTGCGATGCAGTGCCATGCGTTGCTGGACACAACTGGAGTGTCGAACAGCAACTTGAACGTGCTGTTGTTCGGCGTGGAGCCAAGCTGGATTGTGATGTACGTAAGCTCCCAGTTGTCGTCGTAGACGATGACGTTCGGGATGCAGTCAAGGGTGTGGGTGAAGGTGGCCTCCGTCTTCTCGCTGTTCCATGCGACAGACGCCGTGTTGTCTGACGTGAAGTCTATCATCTGGCTTGGGGGAATGAACTTTGGCGGCTTGTTGGATAAATCGTTGTAGTCTCCAGAGAATGCGACCTGCGATAGGGAATTGGTGGATGCCTTGGTTTCGACAATGGCCTCCACGGCAGAGATGGAGGAGTTCACCTTGGCCAATTCGGATGAGACGTGGCTGAACACCCCGCTTCCTGCGACTGGGTTCGTGGAGCCATTCTTGACCGTGCTGTCGACTGGGACATCGATGGCGAGAATTCCGTTCGTGTTCGATATGGATGCCCCATGGGAAGCGACTATCGAGGTGACGTCAGAGCCTGCTGCCGTTATTGTCGTTCCGTTGATGGTTATCGAGCCGTTGGCGGTGTTGGCGACAAGCGCCACGCCAGTTCCTGCGGCAAGAGTCAGGGTGTCTTCCTTCGCATCTGCCACAACATCCGTCGATGTGCTGTTTCCAGACACGACCTTCACGGTCTTGAAGGCGAACTGGTTGACTTCTGCCCCTGACGCTATTCCGTCAAGCTTAGCGACCATCGCAGAGCCCATCAGTCCATCCGATGTGGTTGTTGCCACGCCGTAGGTGGTGTTCGTTGCACTGAACGTGACGGTCTTGTTTTCGTTGTCTCCGACAAGCTTGACGTTGTCCCCTCCGACGAACGTTATCGTGGCAGTCTTGGAGCTTGCGATGACATTCACTGCCGTAGCCGATGCGTCGGACTTGACTGCGATTGTCTGATATGCGCTCTGGTTGACTTCTGCGCCGTTCTCTATCCCGTTCACGGAGAACGTTATGGTCTTGTCCGTTGCGTTGGCGGACATCGAGATGTTGGCTCCTGCGACAAGGTGCAGGGTGTCGTCCTTGGAGCCTGCTGCGATATTGGTCGATGTCGTTGCGGTGGAAGTCGCTTTGACGCTGACGGTCTTGTAGGCCTTGTCTGCATAGCCACTCAAGTCAACGGTTCCAGCCAGCACATCCCATTCCGTTCCGTTCCATGCGACATTGTCGCCAGCCTTGATGCCATGCGTGGCGTCTGCGCTCTCGATGTTGTAGATGTCACCGACCTTCTGGCCACTGTTCGGAAGGCTGGAGTAGCTGTCAATCGAGCCCTTGTACGTGTAGACGTTGGTCAGACGGGTGTCTATCATCGAACTGGCGATGCTCGACGCTATTGAGCTGACGCTTGCGCTCGTGGCTCCTTCTGGCGTGCCACCCACTGCATTTATCGTGACCTGGTTGTCGCCGTTGGTAAAAGTGACATTGTCGCCTGCGATGAACGTGAATGCCTTGTTGCTTGCATTCGCCGTGTAGCTCGAGCCAGCGTCGTCGGAAGACTGCTTGATTGTCACCGTATCGAACCCAGTGGCAGACGCCTCCACGACATTCGAGGCTATGGCGCTCACGTTTTCGGATGTTATCTTCGTGTATCCCCACTCTTCTCCGATGGTGGCAGACAGGTTCGGAATCTCGACATTCGCCCATTCCGTCCCATTTTCCGTCTTCCTGAGATAGTTCCCAGAAGCCCCTCCAGAAGGAACGTGACCGACGTTTGCAGAGTGCGACGTGATTGCAGACGCAACATCGGAAGTGGTGGCATATGGATTGTTCCCGAATGTCTTTGCATTGGCTATTTTCATGTTTTCTCCTTGTCCATTGATTAAATTGCTTTTGGCACTACACCCAATATTCTACCTCGATAATTGGAAAATTAAATGGTCATTCCTTGTACGAAAAAAAGGATGGAAGAGTGCCTCCATCCTTTTTCTTGAACGCATTGCGTCATTCCGTCAACGTGTCCGTAACCCCTCTTCCCAGTGGAACACCCATTGCCCTGAACGTCCTGTCAAAATCCGTCCATGACGGGGAAGTCGGTGGAATCTCGACTGGCAGGAACGTGCGCATCGCCTTGAGCCTTTTTGCAAGGTCTACTATCTCCTTGCTGGCGAGTACGCTCAATTCCTTCCTGTGGTGCTTAAGCTTGTACGACTTGTCCTTGACCTTCTGGCTCAGCAACTTCACGTCGTTCCCACACTTCATTATATCTGACGCAAGCGCAACGAGCGACTGCTCCAAAAGCCTGTCGAGCGAGCCGTATTCCGCTATCAGCTTGGCAGCGGTCTTGTAGCCTATTCCCTGTACGCCGTAGATGGTGTCGGAAGTCGGACCTGATTCGCCAGCAAGGGCACCGACGTCAATCCACTGCCCGCCACTGTCAAGATTGTACTCGCTTTTTAGGTACTGGAGGTCTCGGTATTCGTTCTTGCCAGAATTGTAGATGCGCACCTTGTCCGTCAGCAACTGGAAGTAGTCCTTGTCCGTCGTCACAAGCAATATCTCGTCGAAGTCATTGGCGTATTTTACGGAATAGCTTCCGATGATGTCGTCGGCCTCCTCGCCCTTCATGGACATCTGGGCGACATTGGTCATTCCAGTATATTCTTTTGCCACCTTCATCTGCCTCATGAACTCGACGGCCTTCTGCTTCTCCTCCTCGTCCTCGATGTCATGGGATTCCCTGCGCTCCTGCTTGTACGACTTCTGTATCAGACCTGCCTTGACAGCCTCGGAAGAGATTCTGAGCCGTTCATCGTACCCGCCGTCCCAGCAGATGATGAACGTGTTGTCATCGCCCCTGAAACGGCTGACGAGCGTTGCAAGATTCCTGAAATATGCGAGGACATAGGTCATGTCCTCGCCATGTATCGTCTTCATATCCTGGCTTGCCCCACTCCATGCGCCACGATAGAAGAAGTTTATTCCGTCTATGAGAACAAGTCTCTTCATTTTGCCTTCTCCTTTTTCTTTTAATATGGCGTAGGCAAGGTGAATTCGTTCATGAAAACCGTTTATTTCCTGTTCGCCTCCTTGATAAGGCCACCGTAGTCAAGCTTCTTCCTGTCCTTCTTGTAGAGGACGTATTCGTCGCCATCCTTGACGTATATCGAATCGCCGACCTTCCAGCACTCCGACTTCGCTGGAACCTTCCTGCAACGATATTCCGAATAGTCCTTGACTGCCCCCCTTTTGATGAGTTCTGCGCCAGTAAACCAGACCTGCGACGTCTCGCCGAGCTTCAACTCCTCCTCCGTCAGGACATTCTTCGTGTCCGTCCTGTCGAGAAGCTCCTTCCACCACCTTGAGGAGAACTCGTTCTGGTTCTTTATCTCAACCGTCTTGCCCCATGCCCCACCACTCATCTCGTGGTACATGTAGTCGCAGAACGGGGAGCCATATCGCTCCTGGCAGGCGAACGTCAGCATCCATCCACAGGAATCTGCCATGCCCATGTTGATTGCGACACGGTGCTTGAACTCGAACACCTGCTGGAGAATCATGTTGAGGGCGTGGACTTCTCCACCATATGATGCGATGAAGATATGCAACTCCTTGTCATGGTCGGCGTTGCGCATGTCGGTTACGACATCCGTGATGATGGTGTATGCCTTGCCTCCGTCCATCAGCGTGCCAGAGGTAGGGACATTGAACTCGTCGGTAAAGATGAGTTCATAATGGTCGCCCTTGTCCTCGAAGCGCACCGGCTGCCCCTTGTACTTGTCGCTTCCGATGTCCGTCTTCTTCTCGTCCATTGTTCACATTCTCCTTAAAATGAACTTTTTGCTTATTTTCAAGCCATTGATAATATGTCGCAATATACAGAATTTTCAAGGAGACAGCATGAAAAAGTCAATTGCATTCATGGCATTGGCAGTGTCGCTCGTTCTTGTCGGATGCGGGCACAACATATCCGTCTATTCGAAGGGCGTCGGGGCAGAGCTTGCGTGGAGACCCAACACGGTAATGCCATCCATAAGGTTCGGGTCGTACGAGAACCTTGACCTTGTGCAGAAGGAGAACAACCAGGTCAGGTACACGAGCAACAACGGAGTGGGGTTCGACTGGTTCGGACTGAAGTCCCTGTTCGGTGGCGGGAAGGGAAACGACATTGGAATGGGAACCGTGCTTGAAGTCAAGACCGGCCCACAGATAAACGGATATGTCGCAGACGTGCTTCTCAATCCAGATGTGCAACCCGAGCACGTCGAGATAGCGAAGGCAGTGGCTGGCGTCCAGATGGACTTGGGCGACAAGGAGACGCATGTCAGTCTAGACGGGGCGAAGACAAACACGACGCCAGTCGTGACGACGGAGAAGGGAGCATTCGGAAGCGTGACGGTGACTACGCCGACAAACCAGTACACTGAAAAGGCGATAATGAAGCAGGTGAAGACCAACGGCATTTACGATGTCCTGAAGTCGTACGGGTTATACATCGCCTGCGCAGTCATCGTGCTTATGCTCGCACTGGCATTCGTCATAGTCCATCTTCTTCAGAAGTCAAGCGACATGAAGAAAATAATTGAGAATGCCAAGACGATGATGGAGTAATGAATTTTCACTTATACAGAATGTATAATTGAGTGTAGCTTAGTTGAACAGGATTTACATATAGGAGAACAATGAATGAAGAAGAATGTCAAAATAGCAAAGTCATTGCTGAAGCTTGCGAAAGAGCTTGTTGCTGCTAATCCATATGAAACACAGATTCACCCTGAAAGGATGAAAAAGGTGTGGAATGATAATTATCAGGACATCATAGACCGTATTCTGCTTTGTGTTCAGCTGAGAGAAGCCATAGCAAAAAATCTTCCTACTCTTCAATCTCTTAAAACCGAACTTGAGGAGAAAATAGATAAAATCAACCAGAATCAAAAAGAATCTCAGGCATTCATCGACCGTCTTATGAAGTTTCCTACGCTGGTAAAGCGCTATGAATGGATAAACGGCAAATCAGATGGAGCTCTTGCCAAGCTGTATCCTAGAACGGGTGTCAATAATTCAATTATGACAAAAGTTGAAAATGGAATCATGGAGGAATTGCTTGTGCTTGACCAAGCTTTGCAGATGATGTCTGCGCTCAATTCACCGACAAGTCCATATTCCGTGAATGCACTTGCAAAAGGAACGGGTCTTGATGCAAAAATCGTGGACAAGCTCACAAATGGAATGGCTGTTGATTTCATGAAAGAACTTGACAATCTCAATAAGAATCACAACACTAATTATTCCGTGGAATTGACAAACACGGAACGTGGGTCATATAGTGGCATTGACAGCTTGACTCAGGAACGTGAGCAACATTTCGAAGACAATAACATTAAAGACCATAAGATTAGAATAGACAATGTGAGACTCAGACTTGAAATAGGCAAGAAGAATTCATTGCTAATGATTCAGAAATTAAATGCCACAGACCAGTATTTGTCGGACGTGCTGTTGGCAACATCATTCACTAACATTTCCTATGACAAAGAACTTGTGCAGAATTTCAACAATCAGCAGGGCGAACCCATTCCATCTGCAAAAGGTGGTGAATTCAAGGCTTCAACAAAAACTGCGGGACTCGTCGACAAGATTGTTGGATTCTTCAAGGGTCTTAGCGAAAACGTGTCAAAAATATGGAATGCCGTCAAGAACCTGTTTGACAAGCGAGCCGAAACTGACACTACAAAACTGTCTCAGGAAATCATTGATGCATTCAAATAATTTTGTCTATTAATTAACGCAAACATCAAAAGCCACGTGGAATCATGTCCACGTGGCTTTTTGCTTATTCTTGCTTTTTTCTCATATCATGCATGGCATGCTCGCAATAATATGGGCATTTTCCTTTAAGCAATTCAGAATCAACATTCAGCCCAACCCATTTATCGACATTGGAAACATTCGGTAAATTCTCAATTCCTTCTTCACCAGCCATCAGCTCAAAGCATGGATGATTGATGTCAGAACGATAAAATATACATTTTATTCTTTTTCCAGCAAACGTCCTGCTAATATGCCAAGAGCGTCCACCATATTCGCATTTATTGCATATCGACTTGTTCATGTCATTTTTCCTTTACTGTTGAAAAATAGCATATCTTTCCTGTTGCTATCCTTTCTTTGTGTTGATGCAAAGTGGTGTTTCCAGGAACAAATCCGAGCCTGTATTCTCTATGAATTCCCCTATTGAGAAGATATGTGCCTGTAGCATATCGCATGCATTCATCAATATTGGAAAGAACTCCGTTGTTTAATGAACTGTTGCTTTCGAAAAGTTCCCGTCGGTTTCTTGAGACATGGCTGTAAAGAATGTCTGTCGCATATCTCTTGTCATCACGAACCAGCATGGTCTTAACGCCAAGCACAATGCTATTCTGAAATACAAGTGCTAAGTTGACCACACGATTGTCATTGAATTTCAAGGAGTTCTCGAAGTATCTTTTCTCATTGTCCATCTTCCTGTCACCATGATGTCTTTCAAACCATGCCTTCCTGCATTCGATTGCAAGATGGCGCAACCTGTCGTCGTCCCCAATGCAGACCACTGAATAATTGGTGTTCTTTTTTAGCGCATTGATGCAATGCTTTCTTGTCCAGCGTGAATTGTCAAAGCATTTTTGCCTTTCAATCTCAAGGTCATAATAATAGTCGTTGTATTGTTCCTTTGGATAGGAACATTGAAAATATGACTTGTATTTTTCCTTGAAGATGAATGTAACGAATCCTGTTTTCATCAGTTCGTCTATCACCATTCTAGAATGGTTTTCATCTCCGTGCAATGATATGGGAATATCAAAGACATGTATTCTTTTTTTCATGAATTCAAGCGAGCGATATGCAAAGAAGACAGAATCACCGTCATTAAAGGATATTGTCAGACAATGGAATGTTGTCTTGCCAGTAATGCTGGCGTTCAGTGGGTCTGCAAGATATAGAGGGGGATTGTCTTCTCCATATTGAAGATTATAATATTGCATTATCTCGCCTTCAAACTGCGTTCCAAGACGACTTGTTTTCTTGAACCATGCAAAATCCTTATGACACTGCAGAAAATCATTCCAATCAATCGCCATTATTCTGTCGGAGAACAAGTCCATTTGCCTCATATCTCTTTTTCCTTCTTCTTCAGTATATGCATGCATTTTTTATAGTACTTCTCGTTTATCGGAAGAATCCCGTTATCTGCAAGATGGACATATTCCCTGCAACACTTCCAACATGACCCACATCGATGTGGAAGCAACACGTCTGCTCCATATTTTGCAATGTTCTGGCTCCTCCAGTAATCACGATATCTCATTGGTGCAATGCATCCCTGCATCATCTCAAGCAACTTCCTGTCCTTTGCAACAATATCCATCGTCTGGAAATAGTTATCGAACAGCATCATCATCTCGAAATCCAGATAGTCATTCTTGATATATTCAGAATACGCATTCCACATCTCAACCGTGTCCGTCCAGTTTGTTCCGAATATCGCACGTTCCCGATGATCGTTCCTGAAATCACCGAATGCAATGCGATGACCATATCCGTTTCTGTCAGACCAGTCAATCGCCATCGTGGCTATCACCTGGTTCTTCAATGGATTTTCTTGCCAAGCCGTCTTTCCAGACAATTTTACTTTATCAATGTGCAATGGCATTCCCAGATACTCGGCAATCTCCTTCGCTCTGTTCACTTCATCTGGATAGGAGTGGTTGATTCCATGCACATGAAACAGCTTCACGTCATATCCCATGTCTCGGCATTTTATCGCAGTTGCAACCGAATCCTTTCCACCACTAAAGCACACAACCACCATGTTCTTCCGTTGCTCAACAGCATTATCAATCAAGTCAATCTGAACAGGAGTGTCACCATAGCACACATTCTTCATGCAACCGATGCTCAGCTCATCAATCAACGGCTTTATGCATGGTCTAAACGGTTCTTCTGCTGACGTCTCTTTATCGCTGAACAGGCTGTACAGCCTTAGCATCTCGGAAACGCTTATATTGTCACTGTTATATAATATTCGTTGCATAAAGTAACTCTTTGCTGTTATTGAAACAAAAAGCGACGTATGGATTTACCATGCATCGTTTTTGCATTGTCGTTAAAAATCTATCTTCCTGAATTCAAGATTTCCTCATACTGGTCATAGACCTTCTTCGGAGGCTTCTTCCCGTCGGCGATTTTGTGGTACTGCTGTTGCATGAACTTGTCTGCCCTCGCCCAGATATCGCATTCGCCGTTCTCAATAAACACATAGTCGCCTGGAACGAACTTCTGGCCACCAAACTCCATGTGGGCAGGCGCATCCTTCGGAAGACGGAAGCACTGGAACGTCATGCCACCAGCAGCAAGATGATGCTCGAACGTGAATTCGACGCCACACACCTTCTTCTTCAGCGTTTCACCATCTGCCACCTTCGTCTCATAATTCTTTTTAAACTTGTTGTCTTTGACAATCCAGAACTCGCCAGCATCTTCCCCCACCTTCGCCGTGCATATCCAGTTCCCTGCAACCTTGTATGAATCATCATACTTGCCTTCACGGGACTCCATCCCCTGAATCTTCTCAACATCGTCATCGGTAATACGGTGTGCGAAGACATCGGTCTTGGCCACCTCAATCACATTGTCAGGACCGAAGTCGTTCATTGTGACAAAATTGAAGCCCTCATCTGCCACGAGGCTCTTCGCCAGCCTGATTAGTTGCCTTGCAATGTCAATGTTTTTCATCATCGTTCCCCTGTTTCGTCTATTGTCCCAGTCCATCCGCATTCAGGGCAGTACCACGTGTCTGGTTGCTCGTTCATCTCCTTGAGGACGCTCTTCTTCGCCTTCTCCCCTTCTTCGGAAAAGCTATTTATCATCTGCTCTACCTCCTCTTCCCTGAAGCCACAATCCTCCAGCTGATTCTTTTCCAGCCCCATCAGGAACATTTTAAGCTCGTCGTCCTTCCAGAACGACATCTCGAACGTCCTGTTGTCAAGATATCGAAGTTCACGCTTCTTCTCATCGGAGAGTTCACCAACCTGCACAATCTTCGCATGGCGCATCTTAAGGCGCTTCATGGCATCATAGACGAGAGTTCCACATAGAATCTCGTTCCCCGATACGACCAGAGGCGAATATTGACCGTATGTGACAAGAGAATGCACGCAACGGTCTAGCTGGTCTGGCGAATGCCTTCTTTTCAAAAGCTTCGTCTTGCGCAGTTTACTCAATGCCACTTCCTGTATTTTCATCTTCGATATTTTTGACGTGCTTTTTCAAGTCCACAAGTACGGTCTCACATCTATGCAGAGATGCAGGTATTTCTGCTTCTGCCGCTCCATTTCCGTCTCAAGCCAATTCATTTTGCTTGAAACAAAGTTCTCGACAAAGACATTGTTCCTGTCCCCATCAAGGTACTTGTCGAGTATTCCCCAATTCACATCCTTGTCATCAAAGAATTCAAGTGTCTTCGGGCAGTTCTCCTTGTCAAAGACTATCTTCCTGTATTCCATGTTGTCGGTCGGGATGCTTTTCATGGTTCCAACCACATACTCGCACCAGAACGAGAGGAGGTATTCATATTCACGCTTAAGGGCTGGATAGTCTACCTTCCACCACCTGTATATCTCCTTGATGACATCCATTACATATTTTCCCTCATACTCTGGGTAGACTACAGGCAATCCTCCATGCCTCCCATTCTTCCATTCGCCATATTTATGACCAACGTCATTGCCTTTTTCATCCTTATACCACACGACGTGCTCCTCAGGCTTTTCCTTCTCGATGAAGAACACAATAAGCTCCATGTTCGCCTGCAACATTCTCTCCATGACGTCGCTGTATTCATGGCGCTTGATTCCACGCAGTCTGACAAGGTCATAGCGTTTGAACAGGAAGTTGCGCAGGCTATATGCAGGATATGCCCAGTTGGAGAATAAATCCTTGATTCTCCACCAGACGGTTTCATGCCAGCGAGGCTCTTCGAACATGTCGTCTATGTCCATTTTCATTCTATTGCTCCAGCACGCAGAGAATGTCGCTGTCGAAAAGTATTCTGTAAACGTTTCCCTGGCTTACGACCTCAATGCCAGCATATGCCTCTGCAATCACGATGTCGCCGACTCCGATTCCATCAACATCTTCTGCCACGGCGACCACGACGTTCCTTGGAAACTTCTCGGTGTGCGATTGTGGAATCTCAATCACTCCATTGTGCGTTTCCCTCATCTCCTTGACAAGAACCCTGCACGGCATCATGCGAATCGTGTCAAAATATTCCTCGAATCCACCACCAGTGAACACGATTCTTCGTGACTTGTAGTCGCCTGCTGCCTTGCGCTCCTGTTGCGCAAGGTACATGTTCAGCTTTTCCTTGAACGACTTCTGGTTCGCCTTCCTCTCCTCTGCCGTGCGCTTCAGACGTTTCTCCCTCTCCATCTGCATGCGCTCCACGATGTTGTTCTTCTCTGCCTCAATGTCCTTGAGTTGTTGCACAACATCCTGATTATGAGTTGGAACCATGTCCCTCAGACCAAGCTCCTTTTCCCTTGCCCTGAGTTCCTCATGAAACTTCTCAGGCTCATGCTCAAGTATCCTGTCCTTGACTCCGTCCGTGCTGATTCCCATGCTCATCGTACCCTATCTCCTCACAACATCGAATCCATCTCTATCCTTATTGACCTTCATGATGATTCCGTCATCCACTGGATAGTCATCGCCATCATATCCACCACGGTCGCACACCCACATGGCAGGGATATTATACTTGTTCTCCACCTTAGAAAAATACAGGTCTGTAAAGACAATCATGCAGTCGAACTTGCGCTCGCTCACCTTTTCAAGGAAGTCGGTCGGGTCGGTGCCACCACGTCCAGTCACGGTTCCGTCAAAATCGTGGAAGTCATATTCACGGTTCACCTGCGTGTCCCACTCGAACACCGTCATCTTCGTGCCAGTCTTGTCAATCCAGTGAAGTTCGCTGAAGAACATCCTCAGCATGTCCTCGTCAATCGAGCCTGACGTGTCGATTCCGATTGCAATGTCGAGAACATCGTCCTTCTTGGTTCCAGGACGGGTGTCATATCGCTTGCTCTTGCGCTTCATGGTGTAGTCGAGCACATTCTCCGACGATGATGCGACGAAGTCCTTGAGGACGACCTCCCAGGGAATGACTTCCTTGTCCATGGCATAGGCATTTCCAATGGCATCCTTGATTTCTCCCGGGATATCCCCCCAAGTCCCCATCTGCCTGCATGTCTCGTTCGCCTGACGGATGATGTCCTTTATCATTCCGTTCGTCATTTCATCTCCAGAAACGGGTTCCCATTTTTCATGGGAATCAAGCGTCCCCATGGAATTTTCGGATTCGCCATCTCCTTCTCCGTTGTTGTCTTCTCCCACTGCATCCGAAGCCTCATGAATCTTCTGCGCCGCCTGATGCTGTTTCTGGGAGGCAGAATCCATGTTCCCGTTCTTCAGGTCGTCCATTGCCTCGTCCTGAAGGTCTCGAGCCTCCTGAAGCTTCCGTTGTGCCTTTTGATGACCTTTTCCAGACTGTTGCTGACCATTGCCGTCCATTCCATCCATTCTCTGCTGGGTCTGGTCGCTGATGCCCTGTTGCTGTTCCATCTGCTCACCGTTGCCGTTTTTTCCAGAACCAGTGTCCTTCGAAGCCTTTTCCTGCTGTTCGGCGAGCTCATCCAAGTCCTTCTGCTCCTGAGATTTACCACCTTGCTTCTGAAGTTGCTTCCTCACTTCTGCGCCACGCATCTTGTTGAACCTCTTGTTTCCGTCAAGCAACGCATAGTATTCATGCACGCCAAGCTTCGAATCAAGGTTGAAGTCCTCGGGAAACACGCCAGCCTTTTTAGAGCCTTCCTCAGGGATGAGCCTGCTCCTGTCGACATATGAATTGGCAGACAGCTCGCACGCTATTGTCTGGCGTTGCTTGTCAGGGAGATTCAGAGTGAGATGCTCGAAAATGAGATGATGAATCTCGTGACGGAGAACCTCGGTGAAGTGGTCGACGACCTTCTTCGTGTCACGGTTGCATTGGTCAATGACATGCTCGATATAGTCTGGATTGACGAACAGCTTGACCATGATTTCATTCTTGTTGCTCTTTCCGACACCCATTGTCGGCACGGTCTTGCTGTCATAGACGGTGGGCAACTGTGCAAGCACATTTCCGTAGAAGCAGTGCGAGCGAAGCAGATTCACCCGCAGGTTCATGATGAATTTCTCGACATCAATCATTTTTAATCTCCTTTGTTAACAAAACTGCGTGAAACACAATGATAATATGCCTCGTCAACTGGAAAAATCAAGCGATTTTAAAATAAAAATGGGAATTATCCGCTTAATTTTCCGTTTTCCATGAATTGGATGGATTCAATCGAACAGTTAAAGCTATGCTTCTTCTATTTTGCCTAAATAATCTTGAATTTTTGCTTCGATTGTCAACAGCTCTTGTCTATTGCTAAAATAGAACCTCTTCATCCATCCTCGATTTTTAAAATCTTTATCCACAATTTGAAATAAAATTGTAAATTTATCTTTTAATTCTTCAAGTTCAATAACAGGTTCCAGTCCATTTACTCTATCAAATCTAAAATACCAGAATCCATCATATGACTTTATGGTATTTGAAGGGACAAGAGAATCCTCAAGCATATTTGCAATATCATCAAGAGTATAAGCAGAAGCCATGGTCGCCATTGCAGTTTTATTTCCTTTAAAAATGCTATCCAACAATACTATTAATATGACGCATTTTCCATGATTTTCAAGTCACGATAAGCTCATTTTTATAGTTGCAATGATAAACAAAAAACGACCATACGACAAGTTCCTTGCATGAAACATGATGCTGGAATAGTCCGTTTCCTTCAAATTCATCCATTTGCGCAACTTCCATTGCATCCTCCACAATCGGAGCACGAATGGCCGATTCTGGCATCGTTCCCAGCAACCTTGTCATAAAGCGATATGAATTCCATGTCTCCCCTCTGCTTGTTCACTATGGCGTTCATGAACTGGTAATGCGGGCAGTCAATCTTCGGTTCATCATTCGATGAATGGTCGCACTTGTTGCACTGGCCACACATCATTGTCTTGTAGTAGATGAGTGGTCGCTCCTTGTGTGGAAGAATCTCCATCACGTCTATCGTCCTGACTGTAACGGCACGACCCCCATTGTAGCAGTCATCGCACTGTATCTTGCAGAATCCCTGAGCGTTGCTGACGGCATCAACCCATCCGACCTCAAAATGAGGCTCATGGCCATCGTATTCGAACAGATATCTTACATAGCACCCACCCCATAGCTGGAATATAGAACGGGGGAACCTTCTTTTGAAGACATAGAACCCCATGCTCCTCACCCCGTTCTTCAAGTCCTCGTACTCCTCAGGAAGAAGCCCGAGCAATTCATTCTCCTTGTCGCCATCCTTCCTTGCCCCGTCAAGCCACCTCTTCCAGTCTTGTGGCTCTGCAGAACCATTCTTGCACAATTCGAGATATGTCATTTTCCATCCTCTGCAATCTTCATTGCTATCTTGTTGATTTTCTTATCAGATGCAGTGACAAGTTCTTTTACAGGAAACATGGACATTAAACTAGAAGGATTCGACATCCATTTAAAATATTGCTCTTTAGTCATTCCAAGATATTCTGAAAGAGTTTCATTCCCATTATAATTAACATGCCATTCATGAATAAAATCATCAATATCATTCGGCTTAACGGCACCTTCTTGCAATAATTCCGTAAATCTTTTAAATTCAGACATTTATATGCCTCCCCTTTACTGCTTCTTTAATTGGAACACCATTTTCATCCAAAGCACCAACATGCTCTCCTCTTCTGGAAAATTTTTCCCATTCTCCATGCCATGAATCCCAAGTATAGAAAAATCCATTTTCATCAGTATAGACTGCTTTTCCTCCACTTGAGCCATGATTCTTCAATTTCTTGAAAAATTCAGTATTTCTAGCTACTGGCCTGCCTCCTGCCATTCTTTCCATTAAAAAGTCCTTAATTAAATATGAATCATTTATTCAAGATTTCAAGTTCATCCAAGTCCCTCGATTTTACCCTTCACGTATACCTTTATCAAACTCACCGCCTTCGACAGCGCCGTTCCATCTGGGAAGATGAGCGACAGATTCTTCAGTTGCTTCATCTTCTCGATTCCCTCCTTCACCGTAAGACCTGAAGTGTCTGCAAAATCACGTGGATTGACCTCCGCAAGCATCCACAGGTCGTCAATCGTGGCGCTGGGTTCAACCTCCTTCTCGGACTGAAAATGCGTGTCGATGCATGTCCAGGCCACAAGAGCCTCCATCAGCTTCACGTTCTTCGGATTCGTAAGGCTCACGAACTTTTCTATCGTCACCGATTCTTCGTGCTCCTCCTTCAGCCTTCTAAGCCTGTCAATAGCCCTCATTGTATTTTCCTCCAAAATGAAAACAAAACCACTTGACTTATTTTACCATGCAACGAAAAAGCCGAAGATTGCTCTTCGGCTTCAGGCAATTCTGCTTCTGTCCATTCAGAACCGAGTCCTTGAATTCACGGATTCGTCATCTCCACCAGATGATGATTCCAGCCGTTCATCCCCATTATCGACAATTACATATCCATTGGCATCCATCCATTCGTTGATGTTCATGCTCGCAACAGTCTCGTCGCCTTCTTCAAGAGCCTTGGTGTATTCCTCAAGGAGCCTTCCATAGGCCTCATCCTTGGTGACGTATTTTGGTGGATGGGGGAAAAGCCTATCGGTTATGCCGTCAACATATTCATGGCAATGCTCAATTGTGTTCAGAAGAATGTTCCATGAATCAAGAGCCTTCTCCTCATCTGTATTCTCAAGAAACGCCTGCCCCTCCACATATTCGCCCAATCCAGCGAGAACACGGGAAAGCTCTTCCTTCCCTTCATCGTCCGATATCACGTCCCTCACATCGGAAAGCAATTTCTTGCAGATATCTATTCTTTCATTGTATGTCATGGTTTTCTAGCGAATCTTTATTATTCTCTTCTTGTGGCTTGTGAGGTCGTACAATCTGCAATCCCATCCTGCAAGGATGCCGTCTTCCACCACGAACATGCACATCCCCCAGTCAGTAAGTCCGACGCACTGACGTGCTCCGTACTTGGTCTCGCTGGACTGCAACGCAGGCAACGTGAACGCATACCACTTCGACTCCCCGCAGAACGAAAAATAGTGCACATGAGACCTGACATAGACATCTGCTGGCTTCTGTTCCGTCCTGAGCGCCTCAAGGGCATCCCAGAGGCGATGGCGACCAGCTGGCATCGCACGGTTGTACGGGCTTGACGAAGAACCGACCTTGTGCTTTACGTTAAATACCAGGCCATCGACATCGACATTGAGCTCGTCCTGTATCGGGGCACCCATCCTGTCTGCTATCTCCTTGTCGAAGTCCTCGCCACTGTTGAGCGCAGTGTGGTACGGCGTTCCATATGTGAACATCACCTGTCTTGCATCGATGCACTCAAGAGCCTTCACTGCCATGTCGCACTGCTCGAACATGTCAGCAGTTATCTGCTCGGTGCTTCCAGAACGTGTCCCCTTCCCGTCAATCACATCCCCATTGACAATCAGCGCATCGACCTTCCCGAAGTCCTCGCACATCTCCAGATAATTATTCCACATCTCCTTCTGGAGATTCGAATAGAACTCGTTGCGTCCCTTGCTCACTATCCAGTCAGGGGGAGTCAAGCCACACATCGACCCACAATGCAAATCGCCGATTATCAGGATTTTCTTACTCATTAATTCTTTTCCTTACAAGATTTTCTCTGCCAAAATGCTCGGAACCCTCAGAAACCCGAACGCCGAAACTATCCAGGCATCGTTGTCGAAAACTATTATGTCACCTATGTTCACCGTCCTTAATTGCTTCTTTCGTCTTCGGTCTATGTTAAGCACCGAATAATGCCTGAACACATCGTTCAGGGACTCGGCACGTCCATGACCGATGATATTATACTTCCACGTGACGACCCTGAGACCGTCTTCGCACCAGTCAATGTTCTTTTTCAGTGAGCAGACAAGCATGCTCTCCATCCTGTTTGCATCATCCACGTAATATATGCTGTATGTCTTCATCGCCTTAAGCAGTACCCCTTTACGACAACTCTCATTGTTTTTGTGCTTCTGTAGAACCTGAAAGCCACTATGTTCTTCGGAATTATGTCGAAGACATATTTAACCACTGTCTTTTTCAGGATTGTACTGTTCTTGATTACCTTGCGTGTATACTGCCTTACTATTACGTTGCTCGCCTCCTTGTCGAACTCAACCAGAAGCGATTTCAAGAATTCATAGTCGATTGGAGAATCGTCCATCCACACCTGCTCAGGAGGAACAAACTCGAACAGACCGAGATAGTCGTCATATTTTCTCCCGTTCCCGTTTCTTGATTCTCCGAGTTTGACGGCTTTTATCAGATTCAGCTTGTGGAATCCAGACTTGAATATCTGAAGAAAATCTTCCTTGTCCATATGCTCAGACCTTTTCCCCTATAAAACCAGTTGCGTTCACAATAGACCGTTTTATAAGGAAAAAAGGAGAACGGCGATTGGCAACCGTTCTCCTTGAAACGAATCTATCTGGTCATTGGCGCCATGATTCCATATGCACCATCATCGAACGAATATGAAAGCATTTTGTGGCCGTTCCCCATTTTCCTGAGTGCGATTGTCATGGAATCATCGCTGATGTTCTTGACTGCGGAGAGAATGTCATCTGCCTTCAGCTCGATTTTTTCGTCATCGCCAGAAAGGCGTTCGCACGGGAATGAGTCGTTCGTCGAGCTGTCACCAGCCTGGCTCTTCGCACTGACGACAACGGAATCGCTATGGAACTCAAGCGTAACGGACTTCTCGCTTCCAAGCACAATCTCAATAGACTCCTTCAGTTCGTTGGCAGAAAGCTTGTATGAAGACAGGACTTCAGTGGTGAACATCTTCTGAACGACATCTGGATAAGTGGACATTATCTTGGTTGTATACGCCTCAAGATTGCCTGAAACAATGACAATCTGGGAATCCGTTATATAGAGCCTGATTGTCTCATCGTCATCGTACATTCCAATCGAGGATATGGTCTTCGGAGACAGGATTCCGTTGACCTCGTTCGCCTCCATTCCTTCAAGGGTCTCCGTGTTTGGCTTCTTCCAGCCAGCGATGCGATGACGGTTGGTGGAGACCATGCTGATGTCTGCTCCGCATCCTTCGAAGTTTATTCCAGTCAGGAACGGATTCTGCGTATCCTTCTCGTCACGGGCGAATCCAGCTTCCTTAATGGCGTTCTTCATTGTCTTCGCATCAATCTCAAAATATGTGACGCCAGTCGGAATGACAGCAGCGCTCTCCTGTGCATTTAGAGAGTCGATGCCATGCAATGCGAGATTGAACTTGGACTTCCCGTCCGTTATCTCGATTCCAGACGTGCTTTCTCCAGCATCGTTCTTCCTGTCATTGTAGATTGAAATCTCAAGCTCCTTTCCCCGTGCACGGGTGGACTGCAACAGCTGGTCATATCCGACGCAGAACTCGAACAATCCGTCTTCATCGGTGTCGAAATACGTTCTTCCTGCAGATGCGAAGTCCGTGGCGAACAGCATCGCCTTCTTGTTCTCATTCCTGAAATGAACAAGGGAAACAGTCTTGTCGATTGCATTCTTCCCGACGAAGATTCCAATCTGCTTCAACGCCTTTGCGAGTTTGCTTTTGTCGATTTTCATTTTTCACTCCTTTATTTTTACTTCTTTTTCATTACGACTTTTTTATCAGTTAAATCAATCCTATAAGGCTGAATCGGCTTCCTCTCCTTCGAAATTTTCTTCAGCACCTCTGTCTCATATGCGAGAAAATCCCTGCGTCCAGCCATCCACTCGTAGTATGCCCTGCCAAGATGCGCTATGGCGCATGCGTCGGCGATGTTGTTGGACGAAGTGTCAAGACCGTGCTTCTTGAACACGCTCTTCAGCATGTTGTCCTTCGGCGCAACGCCAGAGCCTGTCTCGAATTTCTTTATCTGCGAAGTGACGAACGGCATGAACGCATATCCAGCATCCATGAGCCTGATTCTGACAACGGTTCCGAGCGTGGCCAGCTTGATGACCGACTGGGGTTGCTTGCCAGTGAAGTAGTCCTCAAGCGCAATGAACGTGATATTCTCATTCTTTATCCTGTCGATTATCGCCTGTGCGATGTGGTCGGAACGGCTAATGTCATCGCAGAAGTCATCTGGCTTCGTGCAGATTTCACAATATTCATCCTTTTTGCCCTCATCGCCACGAATGAGATAGAACCCAGTAGAAGTAAGAGACAGGTCAAGCCCAAGAAAATTCATCATTTCAATCCTCCTATCTTCTCCTCCGCTTCGGTGACAAGCCTCTCAAGTTCATTGAGCTTTGCATCACGCTCCTTCTTCATTGTCTCGATTGCGCTTGCAAAATCCTTTATCTCGACTCCATATACTTCCTTTATCTCACGCTTGCACTTCTCAAGCTCCTCGGACAGCCTCTTCACCTCTGCCTCGCTGGCAAGCTTCTTGACCTTGATGGAATCAACCTTCTTCTTCAACGATTCGAACTTCTCTGAATCCGTCATTTTGCCTTCTCCGTTTTACTTATTGCGACAACCCTCTCATCCTCTTCACAAAAGCAATGCACTCCAGTTGAAAAGGAATTTCCGTTCATTTCATTATAAATATGGAATGGATTATGCGTTTTGCTCTCGAAAAGAGCGCCACAGCACCACACAACAACCTCGTTTCCGTTCGTGTCAAGAAACCAAGCCTTGCTTCTCCTGTCCTTCTGGTTCCCCTCGGCACCAACGAAACGATGCAACAGCGCCACCTTTTCCCCGAGTGTTCCCGTGATAATCCTGCCACCTCCGAGAAAATAGCAACAATCGGCGAACTCAAGGCTCTTCTCGACGAATTGCCTCAGCAACGAAAACGGTGGATTGCCAATGAAGAACGGATTGCCGACTTCCGAAAAATCAGATGCAAGAAAATCACGCTCCTCTATCCAATCCTCAAGTGGATGAAGGTCATAACTAAGGCACTTGATTCCCTTTTTGGATATGACCTTTTGCCACCGTCCATCGCCAGCGCATGGGTCTATCCAAGTCATCCCCTTCAAGTCAGGTCTTCTGTCAAGAAGACTGTCGACAATGCCTTCGACAAGCCATTCTGGAGTCTTGTAAAGCTCCCTTCCATCCCCCCTGCTTCCAGTGTGGCGAATCTTGAAGAAGCTTCTCGCCTGCTCAGGAGTCCTTTTCATTCTTCTGAATCTCCTTTATTGCGTTGTCAAGATAGTTCTTCTTCTTGTTCCTGTCGACTGCCATTCCATTGAACAGGACTCGTTGAACCTGCGACGGAAGCACCTCGATTGCTCCGACACATCCAAAATCGCACTTGAATTCCTTGCCCTTCGACAAACAAGCTTCGCATTCCATGTCGCCTATCGTGCACTCGTCAACCGAAATTTTGCACCTTCCTGCGCAGTTTATCAACGGGTTCTTGCAGACAAACGCCTTCAGGCCAGAATACCCCCCTGAAGCGCCTTCCCCGACGACCATATAAGAATATATGTTCTTCACGAAGAAAACCCTTTCGTCCTTCTCCCCGTTCTTCAGCAGTCGCACGATGTCATCGCTGGCGCCAGTGCACACCCCCTCGAACAAGTGGCCGTTCGAATCCCATATCCTTATTCTTTTTCCGTTAAGATGCTTCATTGATGATTCTCCTATCCTTCAATCGCATTGAGAAGATTGACAATGAACTCCTGTTGCTGTTTTGTGAAAATGAACCTTTTGCCGTTCACCTTCTCGAACCACTCCTTGGCAGTGTTGCCCTGCTCCCTTCCGACGGCGCACCAGTCGCAACACATCTCCGCAAGATACTCCATCGGCATGCTCTCTGCGCTGTACGGTGGATTGTTCTCCTTGTTGTAGTCGTACTTATCGTCCCATCCCTCGACGTGATGCCCATTGTCCTTGCAGTGCTGGATGCAGTACTGCTCGTTCCACATCTTCTCATATCCGTCGTTCAGCTCGAACCTGTCCTGCAACCCGTTGTCGCAGTATCTCTTGACGATATATGGGGCGTAGTGGGCGATGAACACGGAGTCGTCAATCTTGTCATGGTCGTGGCGTATCAGATTCGCACGCAGAAGACAGCACCAGTCCTCATCCTTCAGGAACTTCACTGCCTTCCTTCCGAATTCCCTAACGGATGCGATATGGCTTCTCGTCCTGTCGATGTACCAAAGGAATATCTCCCTTATGAGGTCTTCATCATCCGATGGCGTTATCTCGGTGCCGACAATTCTAATGTACTCGCTAAGTTCCATTGCTTCACTCCCATTGTTGGATGGACATGCAAAAATTTTCATTCATCAGTCGAACAGATTGACTTGAACCCCCCTGCCAATCCTCTCGTCAATCATTCTACAATATTCCCCACTTATCTCAGAACCTATCCAGCGCCTTCTGTTCATGACGGCCATCTTCGCAGTGGTTCCACTTCCCATGAACGGGTCGTACACGACATCGTTCTCGACGCTCCAGCTCAGAATGTGGTCTTCGGCAAGCTTCTCGGGGAAAACTGCTGGATGACCTGTCCTGTCATTGAAGCCCGTCACGTACCACCATATGTTCGTGCGCAGGGAGAATTCTGGAACTGGCTTGATGTCCTCCGTCTCGACCTTCCCATCCTTGCCGTATTGCGTATTCTTCCCGAAATTCGTGGCACCAGCCCACTTGTTCCGCTTGTCCTTCAGAAGCGAGATGTCGCCACGAATCCTGCCCTTGCAGAACACGAACATGTATTCGAATATCTGGGTGTAGCGCTTGGATTCAGACGATGCAGGGAACGACGATGAATTCTTCTCGTATATCATGGTGTCATGGAGCTTAAGACCCAAGTCCATGAAGCGCAACGCCTGCCTGAACGAAGTGCCTGTCTCGCTTCCGTCAACGCAGGCGTCCCCGACGACCCACACAAGAACCCTTCCTTCCTTGAGGACACGCACAAGCTCCCTTGAAATCTCCTCGAACTGGAACGAATACCCCTTGTAGTTCCGAAGGTCATCATATGGCGGGGAAGTGACAACAAGGTCAATGCTCCCGTCATCCATTCTCGCCATTGTGTCAAGGCAGTTCTCGTTATAGCACTTGTCAAGTTCAATCATTTTTCTCTTGTCACCCTTGCCACGGAATCCTCAAGCGTAACCCGATGCACAGTGTCGGACGCCTCCTTCATGACATCCGTAACTTAAAATCTACAACTTCGGTACGATTCTTTACTTAATATGGTCTGATTCAGACACATATCAAGCTGTTACGGAACAACTCCAGTACTTCCTTCGTCTTTTCTTTTGAATTGACATCGGGAATATATGCACTGGAATTTACTGTATTCTTTTTTAAAAGTTCATCTCTTAACACTGTCGAGACTACTCTTTGTTTAATATTGATTGATGCATTCAAGTCAGCATTCGACTTATAGCCACATTCTATACACTCAAAATGTTCTTGATCTTTTCTGTTTTCCTTGTCTATGCATCCACAATGAGGGCATGTTTGTGAAGTATAAAAGGATTGAACAAGAGAAACTGCGATGCCGTACTTCCTTGCTATATGCTCGAACTCATCTTTGAGACTTCCTAAATGCAACAGTTTCAGCCTTCTATTATAATTCAAGTCATTCTCATCCTTAGCAAAAGTAGAACCAAACTGATTGTCTAAATCCTCAAAAACTGCATGGTGATAATGATGAACCTTCAATCTTTTGCAAAGACTGGCAATTTCTTCTCTGATTTTGGAAATCAGTTTTCTATTGATATGATCAATCTTATGTTGTCTTCTCTTCCCTATTTCATAACTTGAATTTATTTTCTTTAACCTGTCAATCTTTTGTAATTCATTAGACAATGTTTCGACAAGTTCCCTATCAAAATCAATCTCATATCCGTTTGAGCAGGTCATCAGATTATGTTTGGAATTGACATCAATTCCTACAATCTTGCCTCTTGCTTCTGGATATTCTCGTTCGTCTTCATATGATAAAATCATCCTGATTTGATTATTCTCTTCCAAACAAATTGTATAACTTGTATCTGTCCCATTCGTATATCTTTTTAGTTCCCCATGAAAATCCTTTGAATACTTCATGGGAATTGTCATTTTCTTCCTTGTGTTCGTATACCACGAAATGTTTGCAAAAGAATTGATTGTAGACTTTTTGTTATCATTCATCGAAACAATATCTTCGCTCAATCTGCTCCTGCCTCTGAAACTCAACGATTTAAATTCAATAGAACGTTCCGAATAATGCTTGATTATTCTGCTTCTCTTACTCATCGCAATGGCGAACAATCTTGTAAATCCGAACTTATGGATTGTATCGAGGAGCTTGGCATAAAACACTTCTTCCTTATGATTCGTTGCATTTACAAATTTCTCTAACAGATAATCCACAATGCCAAAATATCCATATCTAGCTAGATATGTAAGAGTAATGCTTAAAGGAGTTTCATCGTGCTTAATGCTGATGCCCTTGAAATCTCCAGCTCTATAAACACGTCCAGATTTCGTCTTACCGTTTTTCTTGTAATAAGTAAATGAATATTCCTTGATGTGCTGGAATTTCAGCATTCTCTTGATGTTCTTGAATTTATTCTGATAGGCAACATAAACATCGTCAAGCAACTGTTTAACAAAATGACTGCTTATTTCGTTTTTAATAACAGGCAACATTTTCTTCTGAAAATCAATCTTGGACATTTCCAGATACCTGAACAAGTCTTGATTTACGATTCCAGAAATTTTATTCTTGACATCACGAATAGATAAAGCAAGGGCATGGATTTCACGATACTTCGTATCGCTCAATCCATCACTGTAAAAACTCCTGCTGTATCTACTATCGACTTTCATTCCAACAAAAAACCTCCAGATGAGGATGATTCGGGCATCACTCAAGAGGAGGTCTAAATACAAGTAATTTAATTTTCAATTCAATGAAAGCCCGAATCAATCACCGAATCTATACTATTATACTGCATATAAACAAAAAATTATTTTACTCTTGATGCTCTGGAAACAGAGTCTTCCAATTCAATTGTATATACTGCATCAGAGTATTTTGCCATCACATCCCAGTGCGACGACATGATTATCTGCACGCCAAGCTTGTGCGAAATCGTCTGGACAAACTTGGCGAACTTCGCCACACGGGTCGTGTCAAGATGCTTCCCTGGCTCGTCTGTCACGAGAACCTTGTCGCACTCGCCGTCATTGAGCAGGACAATGAGCTTCAGTGGAAGGGCTATCGTGTCTGCCACGCCACCACCGAACCCGTCTATCTGTCGCTTCACGACCATTCCGTCTGCGCACTTCCTCACCATGCTTATCTCGACGGACGTCTTGTTGCCCTTCACGCCGTAGTCGAATTCCACGCTGTACGAATCGTCGTACACCTCGTGGAGACAGTCGGTGATGAGCTTCTCCACCTTCTCCTTGACGGCGATGCGCTCCTGCGACGCAACGCCTTCGATGAAGTTTATCGCCTCCACACGTGCGTCAATGTTCTTGATTGTAGCATCCCGCTCCTTCTCAAGTACGTCAAGCTTTTTCAACTGACGTTCCCTGTCGTTCTTCACCAGCAGGAATGAATCCTGCACGTTGCGTATTCTTTTGCCTAAATCAACAGATGCCATGTCAAAATCTCCAAAACAAAAACCGTATATCTTCAATATGGCGTCTACGAAAAAAACAGTGGCGCATCGATTAAAGAACCGATGCGCCACCTTGTCTCTTGGCACAAGAAGGATTACTTCTGCACCTTGGTCTTGTCGTAGACTTCCTTGGAGCAGAACGCCGTCAGGGAGCGACCATCCTCGGTCTTGCCCTTCAGTGCATAACGCTTGGTCGTTCCTTCTCCGTACACCTGCTTTGCGATGACGGGGCGCTCAACCTTCTTCTTCAGCTTCACATCGTAGAATTCAGCCATTGTAGTTTCCTTTTCTTTTTTCATGGAATTACTTCTTCCACAACCATTGTGGAGAATGCGTTCCGATTTTCACATCAATATGGCATTGTGTCAAGATTTTCTAGAACATCTTGTCGCCGAGACCAATCTTCACAATGTCCATCAGAGCCTTGTTCCCAGAGAGCAACTGGCGCTTGTACGGGCTGTTGGAATAGCACAGCCTGCGGACAAAGGCATATGCCGTGTCCTTCGGAAGATTCTTGTCGAGAATCCACGACTGCACGTTTGCGACATGGGACTTGTCATACTTGTAGTTGTCGGACACGATGTACGCATAGAGACGGTCGTTCACGACGTTCACAATGTCGACACGAGGCTCCTTCCTGTTGGTCATCAGCTTCTCAAGCTGATTCCTTGCGTTCTTTTCGTAGTCCTCAAGAATGTCCTTCGGCTCGATGACAAGTTCGGCGCTTTTCTGGAAGAAAACGAACATCGTCTCCACCGTTGCGTTGTCCAGCGATGCATAAGCCTCCACGAGGCACTTCTTGTAGGCTTCGCCATCAAGGACGGGGAAGCGATTCAGCGCACGACCGAACTCGGCGAGGGAACGTGGATTGGTGCGTTCAGAACCCACCATCATCTCAGGATATCGCAGGACGAATGAAATCAGCCTCTCGTCGATTCCGTTGTTCTCAGCCCACACAGCCCATTCGGTGGCGTCAGGCTCCATGGTGACGTGCTTGATTCGTGTAAGCTGAGCGGAATCCATCGAGGTGACCTGGTTGAAGCGGTTGTCAGGATTGCCAGTGAAGACGATTGTCCATCCGTTCGGAATGTTCCAGCTAATGGTTCTATAATCCTGTACCAACTGCATCAGACCCTTCATGATTCGCTGGCTTGCTCTGTTGCCATCATCGAAGAGAATAATGCCAGGGCACTCCTCCTTCGGAACCCATGACGGAGGAGCATAGATTGTACGTTGTTCTCCATCCGTGTCCCATCCACTGTCTAGGAACTGCCTGATGAGGGAGTCGACGGCCTTAATCCACTTCGTCCTTCCGTCCTTCGTGAACTTGATTTCCTCAACGGGATATCCTAATATATCGCCCATTTCCTCAATCTGGGCAAGTGGAATGTCGACTACCTTGAAACCATCATACTTCTTCCCATTCCACTCAACTGGTGTATTCGCCAGCGACTTGACGAGAGATGTCTTGCCAACGCCTGGGCAGCTCCAAATATCAAGAGTGATTTTGTCCTTGCGGTTGATGTTGTCCATGATGTTGTCAATCAACCATTCCTTGACTTGAGACGGATGGATGTGACTGCCGTAGCAACCCTTCATCGCATCCTTGATTGAAAAATTCTGACCTTCCTTCATTGTCTACTCCTTTGCAGATTTTCCATTAAGATGTTCACTGAAACCATTGTCGAACACCAGTAATATGAACCATCATCTGGAATTTTCAAGTGGTGCATGTAAAAAATCCAAGACCAGCACCCATTCCTGATTATGGAATCAAAAACCTGTAGAATGGCAAAAACTCCTCTGTTTCGAGGTGAAAAGAGCGTATAGTATATCAAATGGTGCACTGGTTGTTTGACGGCTGAGGTTGTCATGATGAAAAATTTTTTATATATCATATTATAGGGATGAAATACATGGTTGGTATAATTCTGATTATGTACAATCAGGTCAATTGAAGGATAGGAGTAGTAGTGGGAATTGTAAGAGACAGCAGGATAGTGGCACGCATCGGAGTCGGAAGGGATGAGTGGCTTGTTTCCGACGAGGACTGCACTTCCGAGGAGGACGTGCCGTCCATTGACTCCAGTGTTCTGGAGTGCGACGAGGATGAGTTCATCGACAACCTCGAGTGCGATGCAGACTTCGACAGGGTTGACGATGGGTACTCTGGACAGGACGGAGTGATGCGTGGTGCGATAAGGAGGATGAAGAAGTCCAAGTTCGACAAGTATTCGACATGCACTGGCATCTATTCGTCTGACGGCATGTACAGGATGGAGTCCTCAAGGGGTGTCGCATCATATCCTGGCAGGAATGGCCGTGCCCAGTGCATAGCCATACCGCAATGCAAGATGATGAACAGCACCGTCCTTGACGGGGAGCATGTGAGGCAGACGGTGTATGTCGGGGAGGTTCTCAGGGGGCTGAACGGCACGAACGGATGCCTTGGCGCAAGTGGGCTCAAGAAGGGAGGGGACATGTGGCTTGCTGCGATGGGGTTCGGCGCCAGTGGCACCCACGTCCCGTTCGATTTATGGTGCATCGTCGGAGTCGTGTTCGGCAAGGCATTGAGGGTCTGGAGAGGGGTTGCAAAAAGGGACATGTCGAAGATGCCCACATGGATGTATGTGGAGATTCCCGAGGTGTTCGAGGCTCTCAATCCTGGTTGCCAGTGGTCGGACTTGAGCAGGCCTTCGAGGATTGAGTGGATGCATTCGATAGGGGATGCGTTCTCGAGGCTGAAGGGGATTGGCATGGCCTGGGACATTCCTGACGGCAACGGTGGAAGGAATGCGTTCTGGACAAGGAGCATCCTTGAGAATACGTGGGTCAGGAGGAGGGTCGACGCAACCGATGAGGCTTCATGCCGTCTCGAATGGGGCGATGTCTACGAGCCATGTGGGTTCAAGGTGAGGCTCAGGGGGAACATGATATTCGACTTCTGCTGGAGGCGTGGTCTGAATTCCCCGTCTGTCGTGCAGATAAGGAAGTATGAGCATGATGTGAGGAAGGTTCTGGGCACGAAGGGGTGGACTCGGTGCTTCCACATGATATGGGCGTCGTGGCTTGTGCAGTACAGGAACTACTGGAAGCGCAGGAATGGCGGGTATGCCACGTGCGAGCTTGAGTGGTCGCAACGGGAGATGCTCAAGGCTTTTTCGGGAAGCGTGTTCGAGGTGCGCCATCTGTCGTCCGACGAGATGGTCAGGATGCTGACATACCATACGCAGAAGTATGTGTTCGAGCACAATGAGAAGCGACCTGCGCACATCGACGAGGTCTTCGTCCTGAGGAGGTGCGTCGTCGGATGGAGCCTTCCGAAGTCGCTCGCTGGGGAGTCCGTGCTTGTGAAGAACGATGCAGGGATGAACATGAGCCTTGAGGACAGCGGGGTGGCCAGCATCCCTGCAGAGGTCAGGTTCGCAGAGTCGAGGATGAGGGAGATAAACGAAGCTAACGCCGAGCACGTCGTCACGCTTGACGGCAGGAGGATAGACACATCCGAGAGCGTGATATACCGTGAGGAGAAGGTGAACGGGTCGATGGAGATAGTCTCCGACAGGAACGGACGGTGCTACTCCATGAAGGGGGGAGTCCAGTGCCTCGGGAAGGAGGAGCGTGGGAATGTGCTGATAGACGGTGGCCGTGCGAAGGAGGTCGACTATTCTGGCCTGCATCCCAACATGCTCTACGCCCTCAACGGACTGCAGTACAATGGCGACATCTACGATGTCGGGAAGTGGTACCTCAAGTGGAACATGACCAAGGATGATGCCCGCCGTGCCGTCAAGATGATGATGATGAGAATGATAAACGCAAGGAGCAACGCCGTCGCCATGTATTCGTTCAAGAAGGGGTGGAACGAGGGCAACGGACTGAGGAAGAAGGCGTACATCCCGTGGATGTATGAGCTTAGGGATGCCATTCTCAAGAAGCACGTGGCGATAGCGCATGAATTCTGTTCTGGCAAGGGGGTGTATCTCATGAACATCGATGGAAAATTGATACGTGAGGTCTGCCATCGTCTTGCGAGGGAGAGGATATGCGCCCTTGCCGTGCACGACTCCGTGATTGTCGGCTCGAGATATGCAGACAAGGCTGCTGGTATAATGAAGGACGAGTATTCGAAGATGTTCAACGGAATGGGAATAAACGTGAAGTTCTAGGAGGTTTATGGATATGGCGAATGTTGCGTCAATGGCTAGGAATATAGTGGCGTCTGGCGGGGATAACATTCTCGACGACTACTACACGTTCTACAATGACGGCAGGTGGATGGTCACCGTCGCAAGGAAGATATCGAGCGTGCTTTCGACGATGGCTGGAAGCATCTCGGACTATGCCACGAGCCTTCCGAAGCTTGAGGAGTGCATTGGATACGTGTCGGATGTTGGCCTTGACGAGATGGGCACGAAGTCATGCGCCAAGGAGCTTGGCGACAGGCTTTCTGGGCTGAAGTCGAAGCATTCCGAATGGGAGAAGGCAGAAGATTCCGAGAAGGCTGGTCTTTCCGATGAATACAGGAAGATGGCCACGGACATGAAGGAGTATGTGGATGCGTTCGAGAAGTCGTGCGTCAACATGGTCAGGAACAGATACATCGAGGACGAGGAGAACGTGAGGAATCTTCTCGATGTCATCCACAAGACTGGCAATTTTGTCTTGAACAATAATGCTGGAAATTTTAAAAATTCCGTGCCACGGCTTGAAAAAAGATGATTTTAACGCCATATTAACTGCGTAGGCTTGAAAAGGTGTTTTTCGTTGACTTGAAACAAAGGAGAATGAAATGAGCGTTAAGAACGAATGGCAGGAAGACAGCGAGGCCATGAGCATCGCCATGGACGTGGTTGAGAAGTACAACGAGACGTTCGACGGAATCGACTTGACCAAGATTCGCTTCCTGCGGGTGCTGGGGAAGAAGAACGGCAAGGCGTGCAAGGTCACCGCTGCTGGCTGGCCACTCAATATCGATGTCCCGTATCTCTACTACATGGAGATTGATGACGAGAAGTGGAAGTCCATGACGGATGTTCAGCGCAACATCCTCGTGTTCCGAGGTCTTTATGAGATTGCTCCCGGCGGCATGGATTCCGAGTCCGTCAACTACGGCAAGAAGCGCAAGAGGGACATCGAGGACTTCACCGAGGTCATCAATGTGGCTGGTGGTCGATATGACTGGCAGGAGACTGGTGCGACTGGCATTCATGATATCTTGAGCGAGAAGGACAAGGAGAATATTGACGGAATGCTCAACGAGAAGGTGGACTTGTGAGCATTCTGAAAAAAGGAGAGAGGAAGCATAAAAGACCACGTTATTGTCATTGCTAAAATGTAGGGGTATTTTACCCGTGGGCAGAATTAATTCCGTCCACGGGTTTTTCTTTTTCTAACGGTGGTATAATATTGATTGTGAAAAGTTGCGGATAAAACAGCATGATTGAAAATACTAAACATCCAGAATGGTCGAAAATGGACTTGAAGAGTGGAAAGTCTGAGACGAAGTACAGCATCGACCACGAGCCTGCGAGAAGAAAGAACAAGACGATGAAGTATGAGAACTCGGAGGGTCGTCTTGTCAATACGAAGGCTTATGCGATAGCGTGGGGCGTCATGAACAAGCCATATTCGGCGCATGAGCTTTACATAAAATGCAGGGACGACAAAGATGCCCCTTCGTATCGTTTCATCGTGTCGAAGTGCTGGAAGGGATATCCACGCTATTATGATGCGCTTGTCAGGGCTGGAATGGAGCCACGCCCTCCACGCACGGATGCCGAGAGGAGGAGGATACTTGGGAAGGCAGAGAGAAACGGGTTCAGGAACGGTCTTCTCGACAAGGACTACGATGTTGCCAGGATCGCTGCCGAATACGGTGTCACGACGAGGGAGTCGTATAATAGGATAAGGAGGGAAAAGCCAGAGTCCCGTGCGTTTCTTCCGTCGTCGAAGACCATTGCAATCAGGTTCGGTTCATGGAAGCGATTCCACTACGAGGTGATGAAATACAATGCAGATGCCGTCTTGACGGAATATGTCGAGAAAAGCGCAGAGTGTGGGCACTGGCTTAGGATGAGGGAATGCGACAAGCTTGGCATACCGATACGTGGTATAATGGATTTGCTTAGACCGTCGCTGTTTAATGTACTTTGCTACAGGAAGCTTGCATTGCTTGGGAAATCGGATTCCATTCCGTCGTCAACCAAGGAGAAGTAGTATGAAGAGTGAACATGAAATAAAGAGGCAGCTTGAGGAAGTATACAACCACAGGCTTCAGCTTCGCATGGAGCGGAAGATGAAGCCGATGTGCAGGAACTGCAGGTTTGGCGTTTGCAGGGAGTTTGACCTTGGCGACTTCGGTACGATGACGAAGTGGGAGTGCAAGGATGGGAGGAGCTGTGGCGCAGGATGTGGATTCGAGTGCAGGAGCACAGCGCAGGAGATAGAGGAAGAAATGTTTGCCGACATTTCAGACCCTGCGATATGTGGGGCTAAGGAGCCGAAGATAGCGATGCTGCTGTGGGTGTTGCATGGCAACAGGAAGGACGAATCCACTGGCAACAGTCCATCCAGTTCGAGCGTTTCGTTGTGGGAAAGGATAAAGAAGGTGTTTTCAGACTGATGGAATGTGATTGCTCAAACAAGTGGCTGGTGCTTGTGCTGAAGGACAAGTTCTCGAACGATTCTGAACGTGAGAATCTTAAGAACTGCCTCATGCTCAATTTTCCGTTGAAGAGCACCGACATATACTATGTCAAGTCTGAGGACTGCCTTGCATACAGCAACTTTTTGTTTGTAAGGGAATACGGTTCGGAAGACCTGAGGAGCATACTTGAGTTCAAGATGGATGCGTTCGAGCCGTATCCCATGCACATGAGAATAACCAATGAAGAGATGACTGTAATGGTTGATGGGATTGGCATGAGCAGAAGGGCTGCTGTTCCGAAGCATGGCGACATTGTGATTGTCAAGAACGGGAAGTATGGGAAGCTGTATGGAATAGTGCTCAGGGAGTGCAGGTCATCCAAGGTTGATGTCGGGTTCAAGTTTTGCTTCGGAACTGTCACCGAGCAGTACAAGCCAGATGAACTCAACATAGTCGGAAACCTGTTTAACTATCTGAAGGTTTTGAAATGAGCAATTCAGGAATATGAAGATAAGAAAGGACACCGTAGTGGAAATAGACATTGGCTCGTCAATGGATGAGACGGATGATGACAAGTGCCAACAGGATTCGGAGCTTGTCATTGATGAGAAGGAATACATGGGCGAGTTTGTGACCGACTACGCTTTTGATGAGTCAGAGCTTGATGGAGAATACCATCCAGATGAAAGGTATGTCGCAGGATACAGCGTCAACGAGATGGAAATCGAGGAGAAGGTGAACAGGGACAGCTATACAAACTGGGAAGTGAACGAGTACCTCGGAAACTATTTCAGGTTCTTCGGTCAGAAGGACATGGACATCATATACCTGTATTTTCTATCGGGAAAGAAGCAGGAAGATTTGGTGAAGATACTTAGGAAGTCACAACCCGCCATATCCTATGATGTTACAAGGATAAAGGAGCAGATAGACTTTGTGATAAAGCTCATGTCGAGCATAGACGATTTCATCATGTTCATTGTCGATGATGACAACAAGCTGAACACATATGACAGGGAAATGCTTACGCTGTTCTTTTATTCGACGTCCATAGTGAAGACGTCAAGGCTCATGGGAATCAACAACATAACATGCCGTTCGCATCTGAATACGGTTGTGAACAGGCTCCTGTCCAACGGTCATGTCGACATGTACAATCTTTTCAAGTACATAATGTCGAATCTGAACAACATCAAGAAATATGTTCCACGTGATGAGCAATCGTGATTTCACAATTCGCTTATTTTCAGCCTGTCTTTTCAGAGGCAATTACAATGAATTAATGAAGCGAGGAGAATTGCAATGAACTTTTTCGATGAATATAAATGGCATAGTTCCCTTGAGCTTGGAGAGGGAATACAGGGAAAGAAGATAATAAGGAAGATAACTGCGTCCCGTCAGAACCAGAGCAGGTTCATCAGGATAGCAGGCAACAGCAAGTATCTCATCCACAAGGCGACAAAGGAGCTGTGGAAGATGTCGGACGATGGCAAGTACATCGAGGCAGTGTTCCCAGATGATGTTCTTTTGGAGGAGCAACTTTAATCAGGAGGACTTCGCAATGGGGCTTGGGAATATTGGAAAATTCATTGACGAGAACTGGCATGGTGGACAGATAGATGGAGATTTCTACAGCCATCCAGAAATGACAATCGAGGAGACGGTGCGTGTTGACAAGAAGCCAAGCACTCTTGTCTGGAACTGGAGGCATGCGCTTACAAGGGAGCTCATGCGTGGAAGGCACAAGAGCGAGATACTTGCGAAGTATCGTGACGTGATTGACAGGTTTGGAATCAGGGGCAAGGCAGAGGAGTTCCTAAACAAGAACGACGGATTCCTTGGATGGTTCGTTGTCGATGTGGCGAACTTCGATGACAAGTTCGGATATGGTGACATGCCAGAGGAATTGCGCAAGTGCAATCTGTATGCATACAACGCAATTGAATTGAGGGAAATCATATCCCGTTCATTGACTAGCGAGAACGATGGGACGATGGATGGATTCCTCGGTGCTGACGACAGTGTTCATGAGGAGGTCAGATATGTTGACGACTATACTGGTCTCCCATGCATCGACGACATTGACGGGATATTCGACAATGACGACGCAAGGCTCGCTGGGATAGCAGACTATTTCCTTGGAAGAAAATGGATGACGCTTGGAGAGCGCAATGCGTTTGTAAATTCCGACAACAAGCTGGCCTATCTTGTTTCGATTCTGAGACGCTCGTTTGCGCCGAAGTCGAAGTCCAGCGGCAAGTTTGACGACATTGTCGGAGACTACGGGGTGAAGCAACAGGAGCTTGAGGCAGAGGCTTCAGATGCAGTGAAGGACGTGGAGATTGGCAACGTCCACGAGAACGTGCTTGGAGACATTGGGAAGGATGTCTTGATGCCTGAGAAGTACGACATTGTGAAGGAGTTCAAACCTTCGGACTTCAAGAGCGATGTCGAGTTCGTTGACATAGTCAAGGACAAGAACCTCGACGGACTTGCGATAACGAGGGATTCTGAATTCGGCGACATAGATGTCGAGGACAAGCCTGAGAGCCTCGATGCCATCAACATGGTTGAGCTTACCGAGAAGGATTACAAGGATGACGTGAAGTTCGACAATGTGGAGGAGTTCGTCATTGATGACATCAAGGACATGAAGGATGACGAGTTCGACTACGCCGACCTGAGCAATGGGGATGTGGATGTTGATGAAATGTTCGACCTTGATGCCGACAAGAACGAAGCCGATGTGGATGAAGTGCCAGAGGAAGTCGAGATTTCGAATAAATACGACTGGAGCTGGTAGGGAGGATGATAAGGAGATAAGTGGCTATGAACAGAAACGTGAAGATTGCGAAGCAACTCGTCAGGATTGCGAAGAGCCTTGTGGCTTCTGAAAAGGAGATGGATTTCTACGACCTGATGCAATTTCTCGAAGAGAACGGATGGTGCTTCCACAATGACTATCAAGTAAAGTCACCAGAAGGAAGGACAGGCACTCGTTTTGAGCTGTCCGAATATCCTCAAAACATCGAACATGTAGAACCTGTCTCCAAGAAAGAGATGCAGAAGAAGCTCGAAGGACTGGAGAAAGAGTATGACAACGTTGTTCAGTCAATCGGTACGCATCGGTACGCCCCGGAATTGAATCGTCTGTCAATCATTCTTCTTGATTAATGGGATTTTAGTTTGATGTCAGAAGAATTAGTGCAATCCAATAATCCAAAACCCCTTCCGAAGAATCGCTTTATCGTCGGAGCCGATGTGAACGCATACCGTGAGACCCTTGTGGAGCAATATCGTGAGCGTGGCCACAAGAGCGTCCTGTCAAGGGTGAAGGAAGGGGGCTCAGAAGTCACGTCGGACGAGATTCTCGGAGACATCATCGAGGAGATTCTCGAAGGTGGCGAAGACCTTCTCGGAACACAGCTCATGCTGGCAGAGGAAGGCAATCTTACGGATGCCACGATTGTCACGGTCAAGCGTGGCGAACTGTTGCGTTCGGTTGCAGAAATCGTGGCGAAAAGGAAGGAGTTGAACCAGCGTGCGAGCGACGTGGACTTGAATTCCCCTGCGTTCATGCTGTTCCAGAAGCTATGCTTCGACAAGATGATGGAGACGCTTACTGATTTAAGTCTAGATGAGGAGATGGTTTCCCTTATCGTATCAGGATGGTCAAAAAAAATGGAAAATTGGGGTAAGGAATTGAAGAACAAGCTCGATGAGATGGCGCAGTAATGAGCGCGTGCCTGTTGTCTGACAAGGCGTCCGTTGTTTCGTTCAATGAACTCCGTTTCTTGTCTGTATAATGTGATAGAGACGGAGTTTTGTTTTTAAAGGAGTACAATGAAACCACAACTTACAATCTGCATACCTGTCTATAATGCTTCGAAATATTTGAAAGAATCAATTGGAAGCGTATTGGAGCAGGATTTCGGCAATTTCATCCTTCTGTGCTATGACGATGGCTCGACCGATGACAGCATTGAAGTCATAAAGTCGTTCGGGGACGACAGAATCAGGATAATCGAAGGCGGCGAGAACCGTGGAGGCATCTATGCCAGGACGCAACTCATCAACGCAGTCGAGACGAAGTACTGCATGTGGCTTGACAGCGATGACAGATATTGCAGAGGCGATGCCGTCTCGGAGGCGATGCGCATTGTCAAGTCGAACGATTTTGACATGGTGAACTTCGTCAGGGTCGACGAGGTTGACAGCAATGGGAATCATGTCATCACCAAGCCGATGCTTTATGAGGACTTCGAATATTGTGGAGACAGGCTTTTTGAGAAGTTCTATCCGACGGACAACCACTTCATCTTCTACAGCAAGATATTCAGGACTGAACTTCTGAAGAAAAGCATTCCTGACGATGGCATTCTGTCGAGGAGATTCTGCACCGACGACATGTTCTTCGCTGCGATGTGGTTCTTCCATGCGAGAAGATACTGCCACATGGCGACGTGCGAGCCCATTCTTGAATACAAGAAGGATATCGGAATATGGGGAAGCGCCTTGCTTGACAAGTCTGCGAAGCGCATTGGAGACCTGTGCATTCTTCAGTACAATGTTTTTCTGTCGCTCCACAGCAGGATGATGAATGTCAGGAGACTGAACGATGCTGAGCTGAACAATCTCGTTGCCGGAACGAATTTTCCAATGATTGCGAGGATGATAGCAGGGGCAAGAAGAGCATATGGAGATGCCTATGCCGACAGCCTGATGAGCATATGGCATTCCGCATTCGGTGCCGATGGGGTGCATCTTCTCAACAATGTCAATGACATTGTCGCTCCCAATTACATAAGGAGTTTGGAGGACATGATGAAGAACCCTAAATGACCATAGGCTGCACTTTAGAAAATGGCTTATTCCAGCAACAGAAACAAGAAGATAAACACGCAGTACTTCCAGGATCTGACGGAGACGTACAAGAAGTCGATCCAGACGAAGGACACTGTTGACATCATAACCTTCGTCGAGGCGAAGTGGGGGCTGAACACGGAGCTGTTCCCAGTCCAGCGATTCATTCTCAAGGTGTTCTACGGTCTTGAGCTTGATGGGGAGAACAAGACGATACTGCTTCCGGACGAGACGAACGTCAGGGTGATAGGCGAATACACCGAGAAGGAGTTCATGCAGTACCTCATCGACACTGGCAGGACGAACCTCCTTTCATACGAACCGGGAAGGGCAAGGCAGAACCTGCTTCTGAATGCAGGGAGGCGCGGTACCAAGAGCAGCATTACGGGATTCATCAGCAACTACGAGTCATACAAGCTCATCAAAATGGGCAACCCCCAGAGGCACTTCGGGATGCCCGATGGTTCGGAGATATCCGTTACGGTGACCGCTCCGACAATCGAGACTGCCACGACATTGTTCACTACCATAAAGAACTACTGCATGTCGTGCAACTATCTGAAGGACAGGGTTGTCGGGAAGTCTGCCACGACATTGACCCTGAGCACGGACAATGACCTTGAGCACGGAGTCGACCCGACGATAAGGCTGGTCTGCGGAGGCGCTGGAAGCGCAGACATCCGTGGACGCTCCAACATCGTCGTAATCATGGACGAGGCGGCGTTCTTCAACGCCAGTGGAGCCAATTCGGGCGAGGCTCTGTTCACTGCGCTCACGCCGTCAATCGTTTCCTTTACGCCGAAGGATGAGAGGAAGAGGGTCATTGGTCCTGGCGAGGGCAAGACGATACTCATCTCGTCGCCATTCGGAAAATCAGGGGTCTTCTACAGCATGTATCTTGATTCGTTCAAGGACACCGAGAACACCGTCATGTTCAGCATGTATACGACAATGCTTAATCCGACGGTGGACAGTGGGTATCTCAGGAACGAGAAGAGAAGGAATCCAGAATTGTTCAACTGCGAGTTCTGCGCCAAATTTTCCGATTCCGTTTCAAGCTGGGTGAACGAGGAGACCATGAAGAAGGTAATCGACGGCAGGTTGCCAGTCAATCCTAGGCAGGGGCGGTATGGGGTAGAATACTACATGGGCATAGACTATGCTGGGAAGAATGACGGTGCTGCCGTGTCGATAGTCCATCTTGAAGGGACGAAGGTCGTGCTCGATTATGCAGACGTGTTCTACGGGGCGTTGTCGGATGTGTGGCTTGAAGGCCATCAGAAGCATTATGAATCTGCGAACAGGAAGTTTGCCGAATATGATGTCATACCGATGGAGGAGTTCGCCGACGAGATATTGAGGCTGTGCAACCTGTTTCCGATAAGGTATGGGTGGTTCGACCAGTTCAACGGATATGGCCTCATGGAGATGCTCAGGAAGCGTGGTCTGTCCCAGTTTGACATGAAGTCAATCCATGCTGGCTTGAACCAGCAGATGTACCAGATGGTCAAGGAGTTCATCAATTCCGAGCTTATCCTGATTCCGAACCATCCGATTCTGGTGCCTGAGATGAGCAACCTTGAGGAGACGAAGATTGGGCCGAGGGTTGTCGTCGAGGCTCCGAACAGGGCTGGGTTCCATGATGACATAACCGATTCGTTTGTCGTTGCGTGCTATGGCTGTTATGAACAGACGACGAACAATACGGTCAGGGATGCGAGGAGCGTGAATGTCAGCAACAATGCCGTGGCAACGGGAAGAACCATGAATGCATACCGAATGAACAAGATGAAAATGCACGGAATGCAGAATGGAAGAGGATTCATGTGAAAATAAAAGATTTATAATCTGTCCATAAAGTAAAATATATGCGAGGCATTTTATTGTTTTTCGGAAAAATAAATCATGAGATACGGTGCAAGCAACATGGATAGGAACGAGAAGAAGGAGCATGACGAGAAGGTTGCGAAGGCGAAGTCGGACATCTCCGTCAATCTTATACAATACAACAAGGCCACGGAGAAGATTGTCAAGAGCCTTGAGGAGGCTCTTGTTGCGTGCAAGGCTCTTTCTCCGAAGTTCGGCAACCAGAGGGAGCTTCTCGCCCGTTCCAGAATGACAGAGAGGGTCATTGTTTCTTCCTTGAAGATGATTGCCAACAACAAGCTCGCCCTCTGGATGATAAACGACAGGGAGATCGAGGAGGGGATTTAATGATTCCTAGCAATGACATACAGGAACAAATTGACGATTACTGGCAAAATCATCGTCACTGTACGCACATCAGGAAGCATGCCTCTCCAGAACTGCTGGATTTTCTTGAGCAACAGGTGAAGGAGCATCCGTGGTTCGAGACGGAGTATAACGCATTGTCGTTCGCTGCGAGGCACATATACGAACCTGTCAGATGCAAGGCGTGTGGAAAGGTTCTTCGTCTTGGCAATGCACGGGAGCACAAGGAATACTGCTCTGGTAAATGTGCGACGAACTCAATGGAAGTCAAGGAGAAGGCAAGAAGAACAATGCAGGAGCACTACGGTTGCGACGCCCCTGCGCAATGCAAGGAGATATGGGACAGGCAACGTGCCACGATGAAGGAACGCTATGGTGCGGAATATACCCTTTCCAGCAAGATTCTCATTGAGAAGCAATCCAAGACTGTCCTTGAAAAGTACGGCGTGGACAAGATAGGCAAGTCCAAGGAAGTCCATGGCAAGGCACGCAATACCGTCATGAAAAGGTATGGCGTCGAGCATTATGCGAAGACCAACGAGTTCAGGGAGCAGTCCGGCATCATTAACAGGAAGAAGGGATATGCCCTTCTCGGAAGATGGAAGGACTATGTTGTCCCGTTGTTCTCCGAGGAGGAATATGAGGGGATGCAGGGAGAGCATTATGGCAAGGTCTATCGCTGGAGATGCGTAAAATGTGGAACAGAATTCGATTTCAGTTCACACAATACTGGTGTTCATTCAGAACTGGGAGCATGCTTTCCGACGTGTCCGAACTGCTATAAAAAGGGGACTGTCTCGTTCGGGGAGCTTCAGTTGCTTGATTATATAAAGTCGATATACAATGGCGAGGTGGTTGAGAATGCGCACAATGTCATTCGGCCTTATGAACTCGACATCTATCTTCCAGAGAAGAATGTCGCCATTGAATTCGATGGTCTGTACTGGCATAGTGAGGAGAAGGGTAAGAATCGCATGTATCATGCGAATAAGACAAGGATGTGCGAGGAGCATGGCATTCATCTTATTCATGTGTTCGAGGACGAGTGGATTGACAATGAGGAGATTGTCAAGGATAGGATTCGCTCCGTGCTTGGCGTTGGTCAGAATCGGATATTTGCACGCAACTGCGATGTTCGTGAAATAGATTCACGCATGTCGAACGAGTTTCTTGATGCGAATCACCTTCAAGGAGGGGACAACGCTCCGATAAGATATGGCTTGTTCCATAACAACGAACTTGTGTCTGTCATGACGTTTGGAAAGCCGAGATTCAGCAGTTCCTATGATTATGAGATGATTCGGTTCGCATCGAGAATCGGAGTCAATGTCGTTGGTGGCGCATCGAAACTGCTTGTGTATTTCAAGAGGAATCATTCTGGAACAATCGTGTCATATGCAGACAGAAGATATTCGAACGGCTCTCTTTATGAAAAACTTGGATTTACGCTTGACCATGTTTCCAGTCCGAACTACTGGTGGTTCAAGAACAAGACGAAACTAGGAAGGTACGAGTGCCAGAAGCACTTGCTTTCGAAACTGCTTGGTGACGGATTCATTCAAGAACAGAGCGAATCGGAGAACATGATTCGTAATGGATATCGTAGAATATACGATTGTGGAAACATCGTTTATGTATATGGAGAATCGAAATGAAACGAATACCAGTCACACAAGCTTCATATAAGAAGATAAATTCTTCTGGTTCATCTCCCAGGGGGATTCCTAATTCTGGTATAAAGGTTGGGAAACCTGACAAGAACAAGGAGAAGCAGGCTTCCTATTTAGGATGGGGAGGTTTTGGAGGGTTCGGAAGACCTACCATGATAGGCGCTTCTTCCACATTCTACAACAACACTTACATGAATGGTGGAAGAAGTGGGGGAATGGGGGATGTGCCTCCATTTATAGCCCTGATGAACGAGATGAACGGTGGCGTCCTGTACTATCCGACGACGCTGAAGGAGAAGTATGAATTTTATCGTTATTTTTATAGATCAGACCCATATGTCAAGGCTGCTACGGACATGAACACCGACCTTCCGTTGAGCCGTCTTCTGCTCAGGATGCCTAAGATGGAGGACAAGAAGAGGGCGAAGAAGATACAGAGGTTCTATGAGAACATGATTGACGAGTTGCATCTTTACGACAAGTTGCACTCCCTTCTTTTCGAGCAGAATATAATTGGCAACGCCTACTGTTTCGTGCAGTATTCCGAGGAGAAGAAGCGCTGGGACAAGCTGACGATTCTTCCACCAGAGGAGGTGAATGTAGCCAACTATCCGCTGAGCGACATCAAGCAGATACAGTACCGTCCAGAGCAACTCATTTCGACCGTGATGAAGTACAATCTGAACGTCGAGTCTTATGAAAAGTACCTTGAGTCAGTCGAGCAGTTGTCGGAGGAAGATCAGGCTGTCCTTCAGGATGTCAGCTATGAGTTCGTGAAGCAGATAAAGGAGCATAACGGGGTGCTGAAGTTCGACACCGACCCCTATCACGGCGACGGGGACGACAAGATAGGCTCGTTCGTGTTCCATTTTGCCAATAAGCGCCATGAGTATCAGGACTTGGGCGTGTCCCCGCTGGAGTGCGTCATGACGTCGCTGTTGCAGAAGACGCATTACATGTTCACCCAGCTTTCGCTTGCTTCGAGGAACATGACCCCGAGGAACCTGATTGTCGCCGACAAGATTACGGCAGAGGCGCTTGATGATTTAAGAGACCAGGTCGACCAGTCGATGCTGTCGCCAGACTACTCCATCGTGACGAACTATCAGGTGCAGTGGGAGCAGATAGGAGCCGACAACCGTCTCATCGACCTGCAACGGGAGAATGAGGTCATCGAGAACCAGCTTTTCGCAGGTCTCGGCGTCACGAGGGAGCTTCTTACTGGCGAGGGGATGTATTCTGGAAACAAGATAAGCATTGAGATTCTGAATACGAAGTATCTTCTTGTAAGGGAGATGTTGCAACGGTTCGTCGAGGAGTCGCTGTTCAGGCCAGTCGCCCTGCAGAACGGGTTCTACGAGGATGACGAGGATGGCAACAGGACGTGGTTCTATCCAAAGCTTGGGTTCACGAGGCTTACGATACGGGACAATCAGGAGGTGTTCGACCAGTTGTTCCAGTTGTACCAGAAGGGTTCGTTGCCGATTGGGATGATTCTCGACATCTTCAACATCAACTCCGATGATGTCGATGAGGAGCTCAAGAAGGACTTGTTCACCGTCAAGGATGCGACTTACAATGAGATGCTCCGTCAGGCTTATTCATCGATGGGCGACAAGCTTATTGAAAACACCGACCTTGTCAAGCAGGTTGCAGAATCCATTGTTGGCCCGACAGGCAAGAAGCTTAAGTACACCGGAGAGGATGCAGGGGAAGGAGGGGAAGATGGCGACGAGTCGCTTGGCCTCGGAGGGGATGAGGATTCTGGTGGGGAGGAGGAGGGTGGATTCTCCCTTGATGGCGAGGAGCCTGCGACTGACGGGGATGATGGGTTCAGCCTTGACGAAGAGGCAGACAAGCCAGCAGAGGAATCTGATTCTGGAGAAGACTCGGAATCGACTGATGACAAGGTGAAGGATTACATTGACAGCTTCAAGAGCGAAGACAATGAAGCCGATTCGAGCGCAAGGGAATACCTTGACAACATTGTCGGCGATTCTTCGGACGAGAACGCAGAGAAGTACATTGACTCGTTCCTCGGGAACGGTGGTGGAAGGGAGAGGGAGAGCTCCGAGGATGCGCAGGATGCCGTCCTTGTGGATGATGATTCGTGCAAGGGGAGTTCGTCAAGCGGGAACGACGTGGCAGATTTTCTGACCGGGAACTGATGGAGGTGCTGGAGATGATTGTTGCGCAGAGAAGAAGGGACAAGGACATTGGGCATCTTCCAGAGAAGAGGGACAAGTCCAAGCTTAGGGATGACAGGAAGAAGCCAGTCGGCATAGACTCAAGAGACCCCGACCTGAATGACACGAAAAGAGACCCCGACTTGAGGAGTGGATTCGTGGAGACGGCAAGGAGCCTCATCGCCATGGCAAGGGAATTGATTTCGGGGGAATGACATGACGTTGCAGGAGGCGATGGCTGACCCGAATCGTCCACTGTCTATGACCCCAAGGGAATGGATGCAGTACGAGGAGGCGAAGGAGCAGGAGGAGGTCGAGGACATCGACCAGACTGCCAAGGGGATTTATGCCGAAGAGGAAGGCATTCCTGAGGAGCAGGCTGATTCGGAGTTCGGAGCCGAGGAGAAGCTTGAGGTGGGAATGGAGCAGATGGTTCTTGGGTGCAGGATTGCGATAAGGGCGCTGAATGAACTGTCGAGGAAGGATGTTTCCATAAGGGACAGGAAGGCGTACGACGGAATCTCCGAGATAGTGAACCGTGCGATTGCCCCTTATCTTGCAGACATGATGAAGTACCGCAAGGAGATTAATTCCTGATGGGCAAGTTTGACAAGATAGAGCAGAGCCATTCCGACGACTACAAGGCCGTCGAGCGCATCGGGAATGCCAACCAGCACCACAAGCTTCCCATGAAGGACAAGGCCGACAGTTTCAATGTCATGAGGGAGCTTTACACGACTACCCCCGACCAGTTGATGAACATGTGCAAGATGGACAGGGATGGCAAGAAGAGGAGCCTTCTTGTCTTCTACACCGACCTGAACGGCAGGGGCAAGTGGATGAGGATAGCCATGCCCAGATTTCGTTCCAGAAAATATTCGAAGAGGGGGTATTTTGAGGTTGTCGACTGCTCCACTGGCAAGAGGAAGACGTTCAGGAGAGGGGCTGTCAAGACCGTCAGGAAGAACATCGACAAGGCCACTGGAAAATGGATTGTCTACAGGGGACTCGTGGACATGGCGAGGTTCAAGTGATTTTTCGCTTATAGTTTAAATGTCTTCTAGGACAAGTCGAGTTTTTGTTTTGGAGAATGGATTGTGGAAGGACGCAACAGGAACATCACGGCAAGCAATGCAGGCGCAAGGGAGGAGATAATCAAGTGCGCCATGTACTCCTATTGTGGTCGGATAATATACAGGAAGTGGAGCAAGAAGGAACGCAGGTTCATTCGCTGTTCGCATGTCGTTGTCCCCATCGACTGCGGCGTTACATCCCGTGGAAACGAAGTCCTGTTCGCAGAGGATGTAAAGGAGAACAGACAGGTCAAGCAGTTCATCATACGGCAGATTCTCGATTTTGAGAACCTGAAGGAAAAGAGGAAGACTGCGTTTCCGATAAAGCTTGACAACATCAGGAGAATGCTTGGAATACGGAATGTCAATGAGGAAGAATATGGCATGGCTGCTGGAAGAAAAGGCATAAGGAACCTTGTCGCAGGGGAGCTTGTGAGGATTGCGCAGGAGATATACGAGTTCAGTGGGTGCGAGGGTCATCTCTATAGTGGAAACAAGATGAAGAATCCCAATTCATATGATGCGATAGGTGGCATGGACAGGGTTTCTGCCATTGCCAGGAAGGTGGTCGCATATCTTTCGCCAAGCCAGAAGGAATTGACGGAGCACTTCACGAAACAGCGCAGGGAGGGTCTTTCATTCGGGGACTACTTCCAGTGGAATTCCGACGGCAGGTGCTTCATTCCCTTGAAGTCGAAGGGAATCGTGCAGGACTTGTCGCTTTTGGATGACAAGAATGCGCAGGAGATATTCGACATTCTCCATGACGAGGGATATTTTTGCCCAGACTATTCATCTGGCTACTGCTACAAGGAATCCGACAAGGAGATGACTGCAAAGAACCCGCCGAAGGTACTTACAATATTGAAAAAGGCACTAAGGGGGGACAAGGGCAGGTACGACCGTCTTGCCAAGGCCTTCAACGAGCGCAAGTCTGGAACGATGAAGCGCAAGGGCAACATCCAGCTTGTCATGTGCATCACGCATAATCCTGAGGATGTCGCAGGAATGTCCACCGACAGGGACTGGACATCGTGCATGAGGCTGCCGTCGTCTCCGAGCGATGTAAGCAAGTCGGAGCTTGAGCATGCGTGCTCGAATCGGTTGGGCAGGGAGATTTACATGCTGTATTACGGAATCCTCGGAAGGCAGAAACTTGATGCCGACGGCATCGCCAAGAAGACTGGTTCCAGTCCAGATGAAGTGAAGCGTGTCGTGAATTCGATTGATTCGGCGCTGATGAACGGTGGCCTCCATTACAGCACTGCGCTGAAGCAGGTCAAGTACGGTGGCATGTGCGCATATTTGCTGCGAGAGGACGACCTTGACATTTCCCGCCCACTTGCAAGGATAGCCATAAAGAGGCTTGAGAACAAGGAAGGAGGATTCGTGTTCGAGGCAGAGAGCAGGATATACGGGGATTCGTTCGTGGCGTCGTCATGCAAGTTCATGGAGACATTGAAGGATGTTTTGAAGAAGTCCAACGAGACGACGATGAAGGGAGATTCAGAATATGTCAGGAACGACGGCAACAGCTGGTCTGATGCAGGAATATCCATAAGGCAGGAGGATGCCACGAGCCTGAAGCATTTGTGCAATGCGCCATGGCACGAGGTGTACGATGCGCTCAAGGGTGGAAAGGTTGATTTGAGCGAGGAAGATGTAGCGAAGATAATAGACTCGCACTACATCAATCCGCCACTTGGCATTTTCGATGTGTTTGCCACCTGCATGAAATCAGGCTTTTCAGAAGAATTCCTTGACAAGTACGAGAAGTTCATGGACGTGGACAGGTACAACTTCGAGCATGGCATTCCATTGACTCCGATGGAGTTCTACAAGGGAGATGATGCGCCAGTGGACGAGGCGCAGATGACCGAGTTGCTGAAGGTGGAGCTGGAGAACACAAAGTACGGCGGCGAATATGGCTCGGTCAGCGAATACGACGATGATGCCGTGTTCGAGGGCCAGGTGAATCCAGTGGATGTTGCGCTGGAGCATTCTGGCGATGTGCCAGAACCAGTGTCAGAATATGCGAAGGCCGTGATGGCTTCAACATTGAAGGACTACTATGACGACCACAAGAAGGAGCTTGGATTCTCTTCGTTCGCATTGTTCGAGGAGGCGTTTGAGTCATATGACATGGATGAGGAAGCCCTTTCCAACATATATGGCTATCTTTACGAGATGCTTTCGTGGGAGGCGATGGTCTTCTACAAGATAGAGGCGAGTGTCATTGACGTCTATGACGGCGAACGAAGGGACAATGCGGTTTACCATCTCGCAGGGAATTTCAGATATGTCTATGGACCTGACGGAGACACGATAGCCTATTCCAATGAGACGATAATCGACACCGAGGACGCCAAATGGAAGAAGAAGCTCAATGCCTTCTGCGAGGATTTGCACGACCAGATTCCGAATTTCTTTGGATGAGCGTAGAATATTATCATAACTGATTTTTTTCAATACAGGAGACTTCACAATGCTTAAGGAATTTGAAGAGAGAATAAACAATGCGAAGAACAAGCAGTTCAGGATGCTTGAGCGCTTCCATGTCGGGGATGCAGTGTACCCGTTCTGGCTGAAGGGCATAATCGTATATGGAATAGTCACGGATGTCGACACTGTCGCCAGAAAGGTGATATGCGATTTCAACGGCGTGAGCCGTCAGTTCTGCCCAGAAGACCTGATGCACGTCAATCCAGAGCTGATAAATGCATCGACTGCAAAGAAGCGCAATGCATCTGCCGATGGAGCCTATTCTAAATTCGGCGACACCCAGCTTTCTCCAGACACCGACAATGGAATCAGCGCCACCTGCAAGAAGTGTGGTGGGGAGATAGCGGTCTCATATGACGAGAAGACCGCCACCAGTGATTTTGTTTGCACTAAATGTGGTAATAGAATTCCAGAGGACAAGCTTAATGAAAAGACGAAGAAGGCCATGAAAGAGAATCAGATGCGCCACATGAATGCTTCAGGCGATGATGATGAATCTGGTCTTGGAACGGGCGATGACAGGTTCACTTCAAATAAAGCCATTGCACAGGAGCTTGCAAGGGTCGCGAAGATGCTCATGAAGAGAGACTGATTCCGAGTGAAGGACAAGAAGGACATAGAGATAACGAGGGTCAAGACTTCAGACTTGAAGCTTGACCTTGAAAATCTTCGTGGTCACAAGGATTCCGAGATTGACCTGATTGTCCGTTCGCTCACCATTTTCGGGCAGTTCAAGCCGTTGATAGTCGACAAGGCAACCATGGCCGTGAAAATCGGGAATGGCCGCCTCATGGCCATGAGGAGGATGGGATGGACGGAATGCGATGCCGTTCTGCTGGACTGGGCTGACAGCAAGGGCATGGAGGTCATTGACAACCGCCTCAACGAGATGAGCAGTTGGGTGGACAAGTCTGCCGACAAGTGGTTTGCCCAGAAGGGTGCAGACTGGTGGGGCTTCGACGAGGAGATGGCTCCTAAAGTCGAGAGGATAGTCGAGAGGAATGCGAAGAAGAAGGACAAGGCGACGCAGACGGCTGAACAGCCGAAGAAGGAGAAGGCAGTTCCTCTCTGCCCCTGTTGTGGGAAGCCCCTCTTGAAGAAGGAGAGGATGATTCTAGACTGATTCCGTTGCAGAACAACCCCCTTGTTTTTGGTATAATACACAATGTGCTAAAACCGTAGTGAAAAACGTGTTTTATTGGGTAAAACGTGCTGAAGTCTATTCTTGTGAATAAACTTAAAATCAAGTTTTAGTTTATATTTTTCTCCTTGTATATACATGGAGAAAATAATTTGTTCGCTTGAATTTCGTTCAGACGTTTTTTCGGTGAAGCAATACAAAACAAAGGAAGAAGAAAATGAAAAAAGAAAATCGCAAATTCGCAAGCGAGGACATTCTCGCCATTGAGGAACTTGCCGAGCAACTCGCTTCCGAACTCGATGTCGATGACGATATTGAGCAGGTCGAAGATGAAACAGCTGACGCAGTTCCAATCGTTGAAGACCAAACCCCTGATGAAGTGATAGCCGCTGCCGAGGAGCTTCTTGCCGACGCAGAGCTTCCCGATGAAAAGGAAATCATCGGCGACCACGACGTTCAGGATGTCCTGAAGGAGGCCGATGAGCTTGAGGACGAACTCGGCAGGCAGGAAGTTGCTGACGATGCAGACGCCCTTGAGAAGGAGCTTGATGCCTGCACAACTGCTGGCGAGTCCTGCCCAGAATGTGGCAAGGAGCCTTGTGAGTGCAAGAAGGAGTCTTCCAAGAAGATGGCATCCGAAGCTAAGCCTGGCATCGAGGACAAAATCGGCGACGAGGCCAACGGTGGAGACCCATCCGTGAGCGAGCTCCCAGACACCAAGATTGACTGCGAGAGCGACAAGGAGGTTTTCGGTCGGAACACTGATAGCGAGTATGTGGCGAAAATCACTGCCCGCCTCGACCGTGTCGCTTCAGCCCTTGAAGCCCGTGGAATGAAGAAGATGGCGTTCCGTGTCGACCAGCTTTCAGATAAACTTGAAGCGAGCATTCGCTAATACAAAACAGAAAAGGAGAATAGAAAAATGGAAAGAATCCGTCTTACACAACGTATGGCTGCTCGCAATCGCAAGGCCGATTCAGCAGAACCAGAGACCGCAATCGATCTCGGCAAGAACCGTACTTATCACAAGATTGACGAGTATCACACCTTCGAGCCTTCCCAGAACCACTGGGAGCCCGACATGCGCCATGAGTGGAAGGAAGACAAGCACGATGAGACTGGCTTCGGCGTTCCCAAGATGGCCAAGGTCTACATGGCTGCAAAGAAGGCCACCAAGCTTGCCATGATGCTTCTTGGCGAAGATGCCGACGAGGCCGTTCTTGAAAGGCAGGCACGTGCGTTCATGCGCATGGGCGACAAGGCTCTGACTGCTTCAATCGAGCGCTGGGCAGAGTGCAACTGCGAAGGAGAGAACTGCGAGAAGGAGTGCAAGGCCGCTGAGGAGGCTCCTGCTGAAGAGCCTGCTCCTGCTCCTGCTCCTGCTGAAGAGCCAGCTCCTGCTCCTGCACCCGCTCCTGAAGAGCCTGCACCCGCTCCCGAGGAACCTGCTCCTGCTCCAGAGGAGCCAAAGGCTCCTGAGGCTTCTGCTGAAGAGTCTGCCCCCGTGGAAGAGGCTCCTGCAGAAGAGCCTGCAGATGTCGAGGTCTCGGATGAACTCGTTGATACAGATGTTGATTTTGATGAACCAGCAGACGATGCCGACAACGGCGCCGATGCTGACATCGAAGCATGCTTCGCAGCGGACGGGGATGAAGAAGCTGCTCCCGTTGCTGAGCCTGCCGTTGCCTCAAAGAAGGCTGGTCTGAAGAGACTTGCTGGACAGCCCACTCTTGTGCGTGTTGCCTCCAAGAACGCCGATGACCTTGCTGGTGTTTGGGACAAGTGGTCGAACCCAGACGTTCGCTAATGAAAAAGAGAGAATAACCAACAACAAACAAAAAAGGAGAAGAAAACTATGTCTCTTATTCTCAAAAACCGTACTACATTCAACAGCCTCTATGAGCTGGACAAGTCCTGCTTCACCAAGAAGAACGAGACTCTCGTGAACGCCAACAAGGTGTACCCCAACATCGCCGCTGATGTCGAGGTCAACCCAATCGGCGTGCTCGGTGGCTCTGTAGCTGCCGTCAAGGTGGGCGACACCAAGAACTACACCGTGTATCCTGCTGATGGCACTTCTGCCTACAAGGCAATCGGTCTGTTCGTGAACAACGCATTCGGCAACCCCTTCGACAACAGCCCTGCCGTGGCCTCCAACAAGATTGCCATCGCCCAGAAGCTTGCCTCCGTCGAGGTGGATGTCTATGAGGATGACGAGTTCGCCATCGGCGACAAGCTCTATGCCTCTACCAACGGCTACCTCACCAAGACTGCTGGTGCCGACACCACCGTCATCGGTGTGGTCACCAAGGTGCCAAGCGCGTCCGACCCGTTCCTCGGTCTTGAGATGCTCATCTAATCCGTGGTCTTCGAAGGAAGATTGAAAAATAACAACAACAAACCATAAGGAGAATTAAATTATGGCAATGTCACTTGAAGAAAAGTATGCTATCCTTAGCAAGCACATCAAAACGGCCGCTGGACGCCAGAAGATTGCCGCGTCCATGATTCAGCCTCTTCGTAAGCGCCGTGATTACCAGTCCGTCGGACGTAAGGCGTTCTATGTCGAACAGCTCCCCGATGGCGCTCTCCCCATCTATGACAAGGATGCCGACGTGGCTGCATACGTCATCGGTTAACTAAAATAAGGAAAACCCTTCCATAGCCGATATAAAATCTCTGAAAAAATCTGGAAAAGCTGGAAGCAGCCAATCAGACCTGAAGGTTGAGATATTCGACAGACCGCCGTATATCTCATTTGCTGGGGGAATCCCAGACAGGGGCAACGCATAGGACGAGGAGAGACCCTCTGAAGTCCCACGAGGCAGAGATGCCCAGCCTAGGAATAGGTGAATCAAGTTTGACGAACTTGAGGAAAGGGCAAAAAGATATGCTGAGCATACGGTATAACAAAAGAAGCCGTAGAAGACGAGGATAAAAAGCCACGTCGATAACAATTCTGGAGGAAGGAGACAACATCATCAGTGTCGTGAAGCCCAAGAGGGTCATGTTCCCTCTGTTCGAGATTGCGGCGAACCCCGAGATTCCTTTGACTGAAATCAAGGCTCGTAGGTTTGACCTCATCGAGCGTTCTGTCGACCTCGGCTCTGCCCAGATTATGGCCGAGGAAGACCGCAAGATATTCGCAGTCATGGACGCCGTTTGCGATGACCCATCTGCCCCTAATCAGGACATCAACATCACTGGCAACCTGACCTCCGCTGCTCTCGCCGACGGCTTCGCCGCAATCGAGCGCAACGACATCCGTGTCGCCACCATCTTCTGCAACGCCAAGGACTACAGCGACCTGCGCAAGTGGGATAGGGATGTGCTTGACCCTGATTCCCAGGCTCAGTTGCTGAAGACTGGTATCCGCTCTGGTGTCTGGGGCGCCACCATCATCACCAGCCGCATGGTGCCAGAAGGGACTGTCTATATCTGTGGTGAGCCTGAGTTCTTTGGTCGCATGCCCGTCAGAACGGATTTGACGATTCTTTCGGCGGACACCCCTAAGAGCCGTCTGATTGGCTTCTCCATGTTTGAACAGATTGGCTGCGGTGTGTTCAACCCCTACGCCATCGTGCGTATGAAGATTACCCGTGCCTAATTGAAAGATTAGCATAAGTAATTGAATTACAGCCCGTTGTGGAAAAATCCACAACGGGCTTTTTGTTTCTTTATTAAATTTTTAATTTATTGAATTTTGTTTATTTAATATTTTTATATGAACGCATTGGCATGTAACCAAAAAAATATTTTGGTGATAATTTATTTTTAAAATATTTTTATTGAATTTTTCGTTTTTAATGCCATATTATAATTGAAAACTGGCATGTATCCAAAAAAGTAAAAAGGAAAAGTCAATGAACACGAAGGCAATCAGGAACGGATTGACGGATGAAGTGCTGAAGTCATTATATGAAAGTGGAATCACGTCTGATGAAATTGCGTCAAGATACGGCATGACTGGGGCAGGGATATTGTATCGTTTGAAAAAACTCGGAATAAAGAGATTGTCCAATCATGAAAGAAATAAGAATAGAATGATTGAAAAGTTTGGAAAGGATATTTTTAGTCTTTCCAAGGACGAGTTCTTTTCTTTGCTTAAAGAAAAAGGTGAAAGGGAAATAGCAAAGGAATATGGATGTTCTCGTCAGGTGATGAAGTCATTGAGGGATAAGTTCGGCATTGACGCAATAGGAAAGACCGACAGAATAAATATCAGATTATCGGGATGGTTCACGGACGAACAGGAACAAGTATTGTATGGTAGCATGCTTGGTGATGGAAACATACATCTTGGAAGAAACAAAGGAGATACTGCAAGATATAAAGAATATCATTGTCTGAAGCAGAAGGAGTATCTTGAATGGAAATTAAATATTTTTAAAGAATATATGCTTGAAGAAGGAATTGAACGTGCCGATGGTGTATGGAAAGATGGAAGACCGACATTGGGAGTTCGTATCAAAAGCCATTTTCACAGAAATTTTAGAAAAGTCTATGATTGGTTCTATGACGAAAACGGCAAAAAGCATCTTCCAGACAATTTCGAAGATAAAATAACCCCATTGGCATTGGCAACGTGGTATATGGATGATGGTTCGTTGCATGGCATGAAACCGACAATTGCTTCCTGTTTTAAAAACGAAGATATTGAAAGGATATGCGACGTTCTTTCAAGGAAATTTGGAATAGACAGCGTTCCAATGAAAGGAGCATCGGTTACTGTAATTCATTTCGATAGAAGTCGTTTCTTCGAAATCGTCGGTGATTACATCATAGAGAGCATGGCATACAAGGTGACATTGCCAGAGCGTTTTTCAATCAAGTGCATTGGAAAGCCTCATTTGAAGGAATACTACGATTATCTTCATATCAGGATAAAGGACGAGAACATCGATGACCTTGTTGACTATTGCCATGTGATTGGCTTTCCGTATCCGAATACGTCGAAGTTTGACAGAGGTGACGTTGTGAAGAGAATCAAGAATACAATTCCGATGATAAACAATGGGGTGATAAGCAGTGGCGCCGGCTGTGGCAACGATTTCTTGATTAGTTGCTTTGAGAATTATTTTCTCGGTCATTCAAATGGAAGTTGGTCTGCAAAGTGGAATTTCGACAACAATCTGATTGCCGTGTTGAGGAGAATTCAGAAAAGTGGAGATTACCTTACGGATTCATCATTGAGGAACGAATTGTTCGACATGGCGGGGATATATGGTTTCCGTCCTGTCGTGGCAAAACAGCTTTATGACAAGTACTGCCCAGAAAATGCGATTGTGCTTGATCCTTGTGGTGGATGGGGTGGAAGAATGCTGGGGGCGTATTGCTCCGACAAGGTGAAAAGGTATGATTGCGTGGACGCCTGTTCGGAAACAGTCTATGGACTGAAGCACTTGAAGATGCTGATGGACAGGACGGTTGAAGGGAAGGAGGTGAATGTCCAGTATGGCGCATACGAGGATTCGAATTTCGAGAACGGCATGTACGATGTTGTATTCACGTCCCCACCATACTTCATCAAGGAATTCTATTCCAATGACGAGTTCCAGTCTGAAACGAGATACGGCAATGACTATGGAAAATGGCTGAAAGGATTCTTGAAGCCGTTCATTGAAAAGAGCGTGTCGTATCTGAAGGAAGGTGGATATTTCATTGTGAACATTGACAACATTCGCATTGCCAAGAAGGAATACTGCGTGGCGAATGATTTTGTTGAGATGGTGCGAGCGAATACAAGCCTTGAGCATGCTGAAACGTTATGGATGACGCACAACAACAGGTATCGCAATGAAATCGCAGGCGAGCCGATTTTTGTTTTCAGGAAGAAATAAAGGAGATTTTGAAGATGATTGACGAGGAATTCATTGAAGGCCGTGATTTCGTGAAATGCGAATTGTGTGGCGAATGCATGAGGCAGTTGCACAACCATATAACGAAAGTGCATGGCATTACCGTGCAGAGATACAACGAACTGTTTCCCAATGCGAAGATTAGTTCGGATGCGTCTGCTGAAGCAAAGGCAGAGGCGAACAGGAACAAGTACAGGGGAATCGAGAATCATCGCTACCAGAAGCGTCATGTGTATCTGTTGCCAGACGGAACATATGCCCCGAAGTCTGACATCTACAAGAATGCGTGGGGAGTGGACAAGGTGAATCCAGAGCACGTCGTGGATGCAGGTGAGGCTGGATATGTCCCTGTGCATGAAAGAAGTCTTGGAGTCGAAGGCGAGGATTATGTCTGCTGTGCGATATGTGGCGAGAAGAAGGGTAGCCTGTCACAGCATATCAGGAAATTCCACAACATGTCTGTTCCGCAATATAAGGAATCATATCCTGATTCGCCGATTCATTGCAGGAAGGTTGCAGACGCATTGAGCGAGGCGTCGAAGAAGAAGTGGCAGACGCAGTTTGCGAACGGCACATCCACGCCTGCAATGAAGAGGGAACGTGCGCATCATGGATATGATGACGTGACTAAGGAAGGAATAGAGCAGTTGCTCAAGGACGGCTATTCCATTGGCGAGATTGCCAGGAGGTTCGGCACGAGCGACCCGACGATACGTTCAAGATGCAGAAAATTCGGAATCGAAGTGCCGTCGGTGACGTTGTTGCATATCAGGAGGGCAGTGAGAAACGGCGCCGAACTTAATCTTGAAAATGCGACGAAGGAGGAAATCATCGGCATGATTGACAAGATTGGCAAGGCTGGAACATTGAGAAAATACGGCGTGGAGAAGGACATCCTTGATACTTGGCTGAAAATGGATTAGCTTTCGTGATGGTGAAGGAGGCAAAATGATGAAGCATGACGATTTTGACGACGATGATTTCTTCGACGAATACGAGCAGAACGAGGAATATCTCAAGGCCATCGACAAGAACAACTGCCTCATTGATGACCTTGAGAAGGCGAGGGACGAGTTTTGTGGAATCGGCACAAGGAAGGTCAAGCTGAGGCTGAACAAGCTGGCCAAGGACAACGTGGATGCGCTTTACGTCAGGAAACTGTTGGAGATTGAGGATGTGAACATACAGGCGAAGAGGTGCGAGTCATGGAAGTACAGGGAGAAGACGTATGACAGGAAGCAACGAATGCTGTATGAGCTGATGGCGTTCTGCGAGTCGCACCCTGAGTACAGGTATGGAGTGCAGGGTTCCGACAACTACAGCGTGAACGGAGTTGTGTATTTTGAGTTGCTGGACGGTACGCAGTTGTCGTTCCACTGCATGATTTACGACTTCAGGCAACATCGCAGATATGATGGGAAGTGGGATGGATTGGTCAATTCGACGTTGCCGAAGCTTGAAAAGTACATACTTGAGCATTTCAGTCAAGTATGTGAAGTCGGCTAAATGAGATGACGGCGTTGGATGCGACAGCCATGTTTTGGTTTTGTGCTATATGTACAAGCGAAATGGCTAGGCGACATTCTTAGGAATCTTGTTGAAAAACTCCATGCCATATTACTGGCGTGGAGTTTTTTGTTTCCAAAGGAGTACGACTATGGATTTGGGCGAAAGAAAGCAAACGGTTGAAGTAAAGTCATCGCATAGGCACGGAATGTCATACACTGCGATTCCCAATATGCCAACGCACGACAAGGAAAGTCTTGAGAAGGCCGTGAATGACGAAAGGAAAAGGTCATTTTACTATAATAGAAATGGAGTGAAGTGCGTCATCAAGCCAATCGTAAGCAATGTGTACGGAAAGGTGAACAGGACTACATATGAAGTCGAAGTCGCCACCTACGCAAAGGATGACGACAGTGCATATATGGAGGGCGAATGGGAGGATTCCAGTTGCTTTAAAAATTATGCTGAAGCAGTGGAATGGGCGATGGGGCAAGTTCATCGCAGGATAAATGCCCATAATGGAATACTTGAATCTTTGTCTGCCCTGTCGACAAGGCTTCCAGAGGTGATGCTTGAGGACGGTCATGGAGATGATGAAGAATATGAGCAGGAGCAGAACGGAATGGACGAGGATGTCGAGCTGGAGTCGATGTTTACATTCGGCGACCAAAGTGAAAATGTCAAGGAAGAGAACCCGAACGTGGACGCAAAGGTTGTGAGGAAGATATGATAAAGTCAGTAAGCATACAGAATTTCGAGGCGCATGAGGACACGACCATTCATTTCACGGATGGCATGAACTCGATTGTCGGATTGTCTAATTCAGGCAAAAGCAGTCTTCTCCGTGGAATCAAGATGGTCGTCAACAACGACTGGAGCAAGGAGATGGTTCGCACTGGCTATGAGTTCTGCAGGGTGAAGGTTGAGACCGAGCGAGGATGGGTCGAGGCAGAGCGTGGGGAGAAGGTGAATCGATGGCGTTGCAAGGAAGGGGACAATGACATCCAGTTGTTCCAGAAGGTAGGGACGTCTGTTCCAGAGCTTGCGACGAAAATTCTCGGAATGGGGAAGAGGGAGCGTGGAAACGGAATCTCCGAACTCCCCAACTTCCAGACACAGCTTGAGAAGCACTACATGCTTGCGGAGGTCGGCGACAAGAAGTCCACGTCGAACATGATTGCGGTCATGATGGACAACGCAATAGGTCTCGGAGGAATGGAAGACCTCATCAAGGACTTCTCGGCAGATTTACTGAAGGACAGGAAGTGGCTTAACGAGAAGCAACAGGAGATAGTCGACTTGAAGAGTGGGATAATCGATGAGAGCATCTTCTCCCAATATCAGAAGGACGTTGACAGGATAGGCGAACTTCATGAAGCCGTCGGGCTGATGGACTCGGACATATCGGTTGCAGACGGATATCTTGGAAAAGTCGGCGACTGCATGGACAGGCTTGATGTTGCAAGGAAGCGCCTTGAGTCGATTCCAGACGAGCATGTCCTGACGGATGCTTCAGGGGAGATTGATGCGCTTGATGGTGGCATTGCCATTGTCCAGAAGGCGCTTGGCGTTGAGGAGAGCCTTGCTACGGCAATGAAGTCGTCTGGAATAGATGTGGATTCGATGTCCAATATGCTGGGGCAATATGAATCATTGTGCAGGACAATCGCTGTTTGCGAGAAGACAGTTGCGATGGAGGAAGCGCTGTCTGTTGCGAAGCAGGTGGCAGGAATGGACTCCGATGCGCTGGAGAGATTGCAGAAGGAGGTCGATGCAATGGACGACAGGGTTTCCGTTGCCGAATCTAGGCTTTTCAGCGCACGGGATGTGTGGAAGAGGCACAGCGTTGCAGAGAAGGAGGCGAATTCATTGGCTGCTGAACTGGCTGGGGCAGAGAATGAATTCGAGGAGTTGAAGCATGAGCTCGGCGTATGCCCGTTGTGTGGGGGAAAGCTATGATGGATGTGCGCATATGCGATAAATGCGACCTGTTCAGTTGCAGGCTGACCAGGAGCATCACGCATGTCGGCGACGGATTCCGTGTTGTCAATTATCTTATTGTCATCGAATGTGATGGAGATTCCGTGGCAGTCGAGGCTGTCGGAAGTGCAGTTGTGACCAATGCAAAGGTTTCACCCATCGACATTGGAATTGCAGAAACATCGGTCGAGTCGTTGCCAGATGAAGTGAGGAAGGACTATAAAAATGCAATCAGCAGGATTGTTGCGAAGCTTGCTGAAGTCGAGTGCCCTTGCGAGTGTAAATATTCAGCCGAGCAACTTGTTTTTGAATTAAACCAGTTAAAATCACATTGATTGCGTGGATTTTTGTTTTTTAAAGGAATATGAATCATGATTGAAAATGCGCATCTTTATTGTGGCGACGCCATGGATTTTTACGACCAGTGGGCTACGCCAATGACCATAGTGTCGGACGGCGCATATGGAATAGACGGATTCGATGGCGACTTGAAGAACCATGAACATCTTGCAGACTGGTATGAGCCACATGTTGCGAAGTGGTCTGAACTGTGTGGGACGTTCACGACGCTGTGGTTCTTCAACACGGAGATTGGCTGGGCGAACGTGCATCCCGTTCTCAGGGAACATGGCTGGAAGTACGTCCGTTGCTGTGTCTGGGACAAGGGGATGGGGCATGTCGCAGGAAGGACGAACACAAGGATGCTGAACCAGTTCCCATGCGTGAGCGAGGTCTGCGTGCAGTATATACGTGGTAGCATAGGAAACATTCCGATTCAGAACTATCTGCGTGACGAGTGGATGAGGACTGGGCTTCCCTTGAACAAGGCCAATGAGGCGTGTGGTGTCAAGAACGCTGCGACGAGGAAGTACTTGACTACTGATTCATGCTTCTATGTGCCACCTGAGGAGCAACTGGTCAAGCTTAGGAACTATGCCAATGAGCATGGCAATCCAGAGGGAAGACCGTATTTTGGCGATGAGGTCGTGGAGCAGAGCCGTTCTGGAATCGACGAGATGAAGCAACGGATGGCGCTAAGGTTGCCCAAGTTCCACTGTCCATCAGGCATGACGAACGTCTGGTCGCTCCCAGACATCAGTGGCGATGAGCGTGTCAGGGACGAGAATGGGAAGTTCCTCCATCCGAACCAGAAGCCATTGGAGATGATGGACATGCTAATCAAGTCGTCCACAGACGATGGCGATGTCGTCTGGGAACCGTTCGGAGGATTGTTCTCCGCATCGTTTTCTGCCGTCAGGAATGGAAGAAACGCATACGGCGCAGAGATTGATGGCAGGTATTATGGTGCAGGTGTGCGCAGGTTCGACGAGAAAATGCGTGAGGCTGTTCAGCTTGCGCTGTTCTGAATGGATGATTTTATGAAATCGATGATGGAACCATATCATGAAAATTCATTCGTGACTCTTTACAACGGAGACTGCATGGATGCGATGGCTTCCATTGGCGATTCGTCTGTTGACATCGTCATCACATCGCCACCGTACAACACATGCAGGAAGGGCGTGCTCAAGGAAGCCGACAGTCTGAAGGGTAGATATCATCAGAGGTATGATGCATTCATCGAGTCGAGGACGACAGACGAGTACATCGAGTGGTCTGCGAATCTTTTCAGGGAGTTCGACAGGATTCTCAAGGAGAACCGTGTCGTGCTCTATAATTTTGGTCTTGGCAACGACAGCCAGACGGACTTCGGCAACGCAGACTGGTTTTCGACCGTTTGTGGGATATGCGACGGAAGCCCCTTTACAGTCGCAGACCTTCTCTTCTGGAAGAAGAAGTGCGCTCTTCCGAACAACATGTCTCAGAACAAGTCGACCAGAATCGTGGAGCCAGTGATTGTCTTTTGCAGGAAGAATGAGCTGATGTCGTTCGTGTCCAACAAGAAAATCGTGAACCAATTCGCCACAGGCCAGAAACTGTATTCTCCGTTCTACAATATTTTTGAGGCGAGGAACAACGATGGTTCGAATGACTTGAACAAGGCTACATATTCCACTGAATTCGTTGACAGGCTGATTGACCTGTATGTGCCAGACGGTTCGGACTGGGTTGTGCTTGACCCGTTCATCGGAACAGGGACGACAGCCATGTCTGCAATTGCGCATGGAATGAAATGCATTGGAATGGAATTGTCCGAGCAACAATGCCAGTATTCCGGTGACAGGATGAACAAGGGGACGGAGGCTTTTCTTTTTTGACATGGAAGGTCTTCCAGCCGATGAGAAGATTGGATAAAAATGCGATTGATGCTTTGCCATGAATGAGCTTGAGAAGTTTTTGGATTCAAACACGCCACCGTTTGTCGTGAATGTGCATGGACTGCAGAAAAGGTTCCATATCGAAAAATGGTGGGAGTGCCCTGTATTTTATGATGACGGCGTGATAAAGCCGAAGTCGCACGAGGACATCTGCAACGGATATTTTGGAAAAATGGAGAAGTATCCGTATATGCCGTCGTTCATTCTCAATGACGGGAATCAGATGGGGCGTCTTGACAAGGCAACATGGAATGCAGAGAATGGGATGGCCTATTATAATCCGTTCTGGAGGGAACACGGATGGTATGTCGTCGTGGTGGATGAAATTGTCTTGATTCCAGAACTTGTCGAGACGGCAATCAAGAACGCCTATGAGAATGGCGGGCACAAGGTCCTTGTGCTGTTTATGCAGGATGCGAGTGAAACGAACTTGAAAAAGTTGCTTGATTTTGCAGGAATCTTTTCAAGCGCCCATGAGATGGGATATGAGATGCTTGACCATTCTGGAAAGCTTAGCGAGGATGCCATATGGTGCCTGAACGAGCCATCGCATTATGCGACATTGAAGCATCCAGACAAGATTCTCGATGAAATCGTAGACAAGTTCCAGTCACAGGAGCCGTTGATGGACATGAACTCAATGGAAGAGGACTGGGAGGTGTTCAGGACGCTCAACCACGATGACTTCATCCATCAGCCATGCTTTATCGGCAACGTCATGCTCAACAACTTCATAAGGAGCAGAATGGACGCATATTCGAAGACGAGCCATCACAAGTCGCTGAGGGATTTATGGAATGATGCCGAACTGATGAGGCAGGTCGTGGACTACGAATTGAGAAATGATGTCGGGCGTTATCATCACAGCAGAATCATGGCGAATCTCAAGTTCAAGCATTCGTTCAGGACTGTGTCGAATCTGAACCAGAGCATGGTGTACATCCACTGCAGGCCTTTTGCCAAAAAAGGTGGAATCTTCTTCGACCCCTGCGCAGGATGGGGAGGAAGGATGCTGGGGGCGTATCTTCTCGGAATGAAGTACGTGGCGATTGATGCCAACAAGGTCCTTGTCGATGAGCTTAATGCCCTTGCAGAATACATGAAGTACGACGTGGAAGTCATTTATGGGGATTCTTCGGACAGGGACTGCGTGATGAATCTAATGAGGGGACGGAAGGCTGGCTTGTCGTTCACGTGCCCACCGTACTGGAACGAGGAGCATTATTCCGATGACGAATTCCAGTCGGATGTAAAATGCACTGGGAAAAAGGACTGGCATGAAAAATTCTTCAAGCCAATGGTGTACAACATGATTGACGTGACGGACGGGACGTGCATTGTGTCCGTCGATGAGAAGGTCAACTGGTCTTTTGTCGATGGCGTGTCTGCCGTCAAGTCGAACGGGCATTGGTTCAACTCCAAGAGGGAGGATGACTACTACATCATAAGCATGATAAAATGAACTTTTGCTTATATTGTGATGAATATGTGAACGTCATGTGTCAATTTAGTTTTTCCAAAATACAAAAAAGGAGAGAGCAAAATGTCAATAAATGCTTCTGACTATGTTGTGAATATTACAAGCCCTTCTGTCCCAAGGATAACGGTCAATGTCCAGAATGTGACAAGCGAAGCAATCGCCAGTGCTTCGTCTGTCTATATTGCTTCGGCGAATGAGTATGCGGCAAAATATGTCGAGACAGTTGAATTGCGTGATTATGTCACCGACAGGCTGATGAAGGATATGGCTGCAAATGTCGGCGTCTTGACGAAGGAAGAAATCAATCTTGAGTCGAACACAATCGCACTTCATGTCAAGGCAGATGACTTGTATGCTCAGGCTTCAAGGAATGTTTCGCTGAATTCCGTAAATGCTGTTTCAACAGTTGTTGCTAATTTCAGCTCGCTTTATGAGACCTATTACACCGAAGGCGAGTCAGGAGTTCTTGACACAGCTGCCTCATGCTATGCATCGCCAGTTCCATATGACAAGATGGCTGTGACGATTGATTCGGCTGTGGCAACTGTCGAGTCTGGCTCCGTGTTCATTAAGGATGCGCCGAATGCCATCGGAACGGCATGCACCTATACCAACTACTCTTCAGGCGCAAGTGGATATGAGCCACAATTCACAATCTCGCATGTTGACCAGATATCCAGTGGAGTTACAAGCGCAGGATGGGTTGTCACCGAGGCTGGTCAGTCGGACGTGCTTGCCTATACTGAGTCCGAGAAGCTGAACGGAAAAGTGACATGGACTGATGCACGGCAATAGCCACTGCTGGTTATAAACAACGTCTAAACTTCCAAGCCCAGCTTGTCTTCTCATGCAGGCTGGGCTTTTTCATGCCATATTTAAAGTCGATGAACGAAGGAATTTGCATTCGTATAATATGATGATTTTCCTGATTGGCGAACGGCACTCACTGATTTTGGACGGCTGTTTTGAAATGGATTGTCGTAACTTTTTGGTTTCGTGCATGGATTGGCGCCAAACCAGTATAAGTGAAAACAAAGAAATTCATTTTTCTGTTTTTCAGTCGACAACTGAGGTTTTCAAGAGATTCTTCACAGGTATCAAAGTAATGGAGTAAACAAAAAATGGAAAAGATGATTCTTTATACGACGGGATGTCCGAAATGCAGGATTCTGGAAAAGAAGCTTTCGGACAAGGGCATCGGCTTTGAGAAGTGCGATGACAAGGAAGCAATGAACAGTCTAGACATAGTATCGGTTCCGGTATTGAAGCTGGATGATGGTAGAATGCTTGGATATTTTGAGGCTGTCAAGTACGTGAACGCACTGTAATTTATATTTTTTAAGGAGCATACTATGCAAATCAATGTCAAACTCGACCAGGGATTTACTGATCAATTTTATGAACTTTCAAAGAAGTACGGCGATGAGATGAGGAATCTGAACGGGCTGTCCGAGGGGCAGTTGAACTTCACGGAGTTCATCGACCATTTCGTGGACAAGAACAGCAAGAATGTCGCAGATGCCTCCATTGACGGGAATTCGAATGTCGGGACAAAGGATGTCACGAGTCTTCTCAACGAAATGAACAAGCCACACATGAAGCTTCTTTCGTTGAACAAGATATACTATGAAATGAAGAAACAGCATGGTGCAAGGAAGGCGAACGAGTGGCTTGATGGCGAATGGAGCGGAAAATTTTATCTCCATGACTCATTCAATTCGTCGTTTCTGCCGTATTCCTACAAGGGAACGGAACTTGTGTTTGTCAAATACAAGGGACAGGAACTGCTTACGTCATTTGAACAATTGTATGATTTGGTTGAGGAAGATATTGTTTTGCTTTCTGAAGAAGACCAAGCATACTGCAAATATACCAATGATTTGCTGGTGCTTGATACTAGCAATGAATGGACTGGTGTAAAGCGAGTTATACGCAAGCCGAAGACGCAGAACTTTCATTTTGTGAAGGCGAATAATGGAATGACCGAAATTGTAACATCAAATCATCCGATAATCACTAAAAATGGTGACAAGGACGCAAAGGATGTTATTTGCGAAAAGGATGTGATTTTCACTGAAAAGTTTGAAAAATCCACTTTTGGAAATGTGAATGAAATCTTTTGCCTTGATTACTATAACAAGGATAGGCAGATACTGTTCCGTGGAGAAAACTATATGGGTGGCGACACTCATTTGGATGGACAGGTTTGTTATTCGTGCGCCATGAATCCCATTCAGAATAGGATAAAGTGCGATTTTGATTTTGGGTGGCTAGTTGGAATCATCATTGCAGAAGGGACGACGACGAATGACATCATCTCGATTTCTCAGAATAAGGGAAGCATTTTCGACAAGATTGTTGAAACTTGCGAGCGTTTGAACTTTGGATATCGTATTTATAATACGGAATTGAAAAAATGTTTCAGGATTGTTATTAGGAGCGAGGTGCTGGCAGATGTGATTGCAAATGCAATTTGTGAAAGAGGTTTGTGCCATGAAAAGAAATTGCGTCCTACGATATTGAACTTTAATAGGGAGTTCTTGAAAGGAATTATTGGTGGAGTTCTTGACGGAGATGGCACTTTGACACAGACACAAGGAAGAAGAATACATATTCGGATGACTTCCAGAACTCTTATTAATCAGCTGGCGTTTATTGCAAGAATGTTCGGCTATATGGTGCGAGAGCAGACCCCTTGCATTTATAATGCATTTGATGGAGAAAATGGAAAAATAGTTCAACACAAGTATATTTATCATTTTGCATTTACGCCATATAGTGATGTTGAAAACTTTGATTCAATCAAGATACGCGAACATGGAATAGAGTTCACTTCTTCTGAAGATGAGGGGCGTTACACGAATGGGAAATATACATTTGGATATGGAGAAAAACTAATTTCCAATAATGAGGTACTGGAACTCGATACCGATGAATATGTATATGACATCACTACGGAAACAGGTCATTTCATGTGCAATGGGATCTTGTCTCACAACTGCTATAGTTATGATTTGGAACGAGTTGCGAAGGAAGGGCTGTTTTTCGTGAACGATTTTAACCATGAGGCGCCGAAGCATCTGGTGACATTCACGGATTTCGTCGCCGAGTTCGTGTCGTGGGTCAGCAACAGGACTTCCGGTGGATGCTCGATTCCAAATTATCTTATCTGGAGCTACTACTTCTGGAAGCACGATGTCGAGAACGGATATTTCATCAAGAATCCTGAATACTACCGCAGGCAGGAGTTTCAGCGCATGATATTCAAGCTCAACCAGCCATATCTTCGCATAACCCAGTCTGCCTACACCACGCTTTCCATCATGGACGAGGATTATCTTGTCGAGCTGTTCGGTGGCCTTGAGTTCCCAGATGGCACTCTTGCCATTGACCACATTGAGGACATAATCGAGCATGAGAAGGTGTTCATGGACGTGATGAGGGAGTGCCATGAGACCAACATGATGACATTCCCCGTCGTGTCGAATTGCCTTATCTTTGATTATGAAAAGCACAGGTTCAAGCATGAGGAGTTCGCAAGATGGTGCAGTGACACGAATGCAAAATGGATGGACTGCAACTTCTCCATTGACGATGCGGTGAATGCGCTTTCATCTTGTTGCCGTTTGCGTAATTCACTTGAAATCAACAACTTGGGTAACTTCTCGTCCATCGGTGGCTCTGCGCTTGAAGTCGGTTCCGTCAAGGTCAACTCAATCAACCTCGCCCGTATCGCCTACGAGTGCAAGGATGAGGATGACTACATCGCAATACTGGAGAAGCGTGTCGCCCTCTGCTGCGAGGTGTTGCAGGTGATTCGCTCCATCATCACGAGGAACGTCGAGAAGGGTCTTTTGCCGAACTACACGCTTGACATCATTGATGTCAGCAAGCAGTACTGCACGATTGGCGTGAATGCGCTTTTCGAGGCAGTCAGGAAGATGGGATATGTCCAGAAGGATGAGTTCGAGTGCACGAACTACACCGACAGGGGAATCGAGTTCGCCAAGCGCATATTCGACACGATTACGAAGGTCAAGCAGGAGTATACCGACAAGTATGGATTCCTGTACAACATCGAGCAGATTCCTGGCGAGCGTGCCGCTGCGGTTTTCCTCCAGAAGGACAAGATTCTGTTCCCGAACGAGGAATATACTTCGACGCTTTATTCGAACCAGTGGATATCACTGTCCGAGAAGACGACGATGCACGACAAGGTGGAGGTCGGCGAGCAACTGGATTCTTACATGGGTGGTGGAGTCATCAGCCATTACAACTTCGACTCGTCCTTCGCCGACAAGGAGCAGGCGTGGAAGTTGCTGAACTACATAGCAGACCACCACATTCCTTATTTTGCCTTCAACGGAAAAGTCAATTCCTGCGAGCACAACCACGGGTTCTACGAGGACACCTGCCCGATATGCGGTGGGAAGCCAGTGACGACGTGGACGAGGGTTGTCGGATTCTGCGTTCCGAGGAAGAACATGTCGAAGGAGCGCCGTGTCGAGCATGACCATCGCTGGTGGGAGGAAAACAAGAAGTTCGATTTTGATTCACTGATGTGAGGTGGCTGTAGATGCAATACAAGAACATCATATTCGACGACGTTGTGAACTACCGTGAGACGAGCATGTTTATCGGGACATGCTTTTGCGACTGGAAGTGTTGCACGGAGATAGGGGCAGACATCTGCCTTTGCCAGAATTCGCCTGCGCATTGCCTGAAGAACAAGGAGATTGACAATGAGAAGCTGGTGAGGAAGTACCTGAAGCTCGGAACCATGCATGCGCTGGTGCTGGGTGGGTTCGAGCCGTTGTGGAACAACTCATGGAACGATGTCCTTGGCTTCCTGCGATGCTTCAGGTCGCACACGCAGGACACGATAGTCATCTACACTGGCTATTACGAGAATGAGGTTTCCGAGAAGATTGGACAGCTGAAGGAGCTTGGAAACGTCGTTGTCAAGTTCGGTCGTTATCGTCCTGGCCAGAAGCCTCATTATGATGATGTCCTTGGCGTCAATCTTGCCAACGATGAGCAACACGCCAAGAGGATATGCTAGGATAACTCGCTAATAAACGCCTTTTCCATATGGTAAAATAGTTGGAAGAGGCGTTTTTTGTTGCTGGAGATATGAGTAAAGCCGACACAATTGCAAGAAGGATAGTCGCATCCATATATTCGTGGTATACCATTGAGGATGGCAGGGCATATGCGTTTCTTGATGGTCATTCGCTTCCATGCTATTATGTGGAGAAAAACGCGAAGAACTCGTACCGTGTCATCAAGTTTGACAAGACGAAGTTTTCCTCCCAGCATGGGCGTGGTGTCTTCAATTCGATTCTTGTGGCGCTGAAGATGGGAAGCGAAAAGGCGCTGAAGGAGTTTCAGGACTGCATCAGATATGACAGGACGATAACGGCAGGGAAGGCAGTTGCGCCGTTGCTCCGTGAGCTTGGGATGACCGTTCCTGAATTCGAGAATCTTTTTCATGTGGACACCGATTTTACATCTGGTGGAGGGCTTGTCGAGAAAAGGCATCGTGGCTGGAGGCTTGTGTTCGAGAAGGGCACGAGAAGTCCAGTGCAGGTGATGGCTCTGCTTGACAGGGTTGACGAGTTGCTTGGTGGATTTTCCGATGTGCTGTCATATGGAATAGTCGAGATAAAGGAGGACTTGCCACCAAAGGTGCTGGCAGACTACAATCCGAAGAATGATTCGATGCGGGTGAAGTCTGATTTTTCCGACGGGAGGATTCTGCATTCGGTTCTCCACGAGCTTGCCCATCGGCTCTGGTTCATGAGGATGTCAAGGGGGCAGAGGAGAATGGTGAAGGCCAGATATGGGAAGATGCTTCATGAAGGCGGTGGGCTTTTATGGGCTGGCGAGAATGTGTTCCCGAGCGAATATTCCAAGACGAGCGTCGAGGAGTTCTTCGCCGAGTGTTTTGCCTTCTGGCGTGCAGGCGAGCTGTGCAAAAGCCTCTCGAAGTTCATGGAGAGCATTTTCATGAAAAGAGATGAGTGATGGTAATTGACAATGGGGAATGCCGAATGAAGATACCAGTTGGGAGAATCTTGAGCGTCGACACTGGCGATGGTTGCTGGGGAAGGGTTGTCTACATGGTTGTCAATCCACCCATTGTGTGCGAGCACTGCAACACCGTCGTTTTTGAATGGAGGTCGTCTGTCGGCGATGTGATATGCCCAGATTGCGGGAACGTGATACATGACAGGTTCTACTATCCATGCCCGACATGTGGAAGGGATGACTACCACACGTTGCGCATCGTCAACAACAACAACTGGCATTATGATTCGACAAGTGGGGAAGTGACCGAATACAATGACAAGAAGGGACGGGTGATGAACATATGTGGAAGGCTCCTGATGGATGACATCAAGAACCAGAGGCTTCGTCTAATGACGGCGAAGGAGAGCCAGGACATCAAGAGGAAGATAGCTTGGACGGGCTCCGATGACTACGAGGCAGGGAAACCGATTCCAGACAGCATCATCAACCAGTTCCCGTATAGCGCGCAGGAGTGATTGCAATGCCGTCCATGAACGATTTAGAATTTAATGACGAAGACCTTGTTTCCGTTGACGGGAAGAGGGCATATTGTGTCGATGGCGTTTTCCCGGGTGGAATCACCGTTGTCGACGGCAATGGGGAAGTCGTGATGGCAGACCAGGTTGAGCGAGTGGGACTGGGTGGAGTTGTGGACGGCGTCAATGTGGTTCTGGATGATTTTCTTGTGGATGGCCATCTTGAGGGGACGTGGAAAATCAGGTATAATAGGGGTGCGAAGGGCCTTGATGGTTTTTCTGCCTCATTGAGCGATGCTACGCTTGATGAGATAATCCTGTATTCATTGATATTCGGATGAGTCTAAAATGATAACAATAGGAAACAGTTCTGGTGTTGCGTCTGTTACTGGAAGCGGGGGAGAAGCTGTAGCCGACAATGTGCTTCTGCTCACTGGTGCGAGTATGGGCACGGTGATGAAGTCGCTTGAGCTTATCAGTGGAAACGAAGCGTGCATTGTCCATGTCATAAGGACGGATGGGACGGAGCCTTCAATTGATGGAGTTGCCAGCAAGTCATATGCCACAATCGAGATTGAGATGAAGGCGAACGACTATCTTGTCCTGTGGGAGGGGTTCTTCGTGTTGCCATATAACCACAAGCTGTATTTTAATGCGACATCGAATTTTTGCAGGGCAGTTGTCAATTATGTCGAGCTGTCTGGCCAGCAGTCGTCATCATGAAGCTGATATCGAACAAGTCCACTGGAAGCCTTTTCAGGCAAGTCGCAGAGATAGACGAGAACAAGGCAGACTGGTCTGCGGAATATCCACATGTGTGCCATGGCATATCCCCGTTCGTCATTCCTGGCACAGACATGGTGAATGGGCGCAGGGAATGGTTCTTCGCCTTCAAGGCCATCGGCGGGAGAAGTTGCGTCATGTCCGTAGACCTTGATGGAATAAACGGCAGGGGATTCGCATTCGGGGTCAGGCTTTACGACAATCTCTTTTTCGGGAAGGATTCTTCAGGGGATTTTACTGGGCTTGTGCAGGATGGCATAATCGGCGCTGTACGCACGTACAGCAGTGAATTGCATGAATATGAAACGCAATGCCATTCCATGACGGTTGACACTTCGCACACGAGGGTTTTCACTGCGATGGTTTCGATATTGACAATAGACAATGAAGTCCAATACGTGCAAAACCATCCGATAAGAATCGTGTTTTCGAATCCTGGCAATCCAGCCATTGCACCGATAGCCGATTTTGACACGTCTTCCCATTTTGTTCTCGACTATGCAGGGGCAATAGACGCATCATGCTGGAATGCCCATGGAAAAGTCTACAGATACAAGTCGCTTGACGAGATGGGAAGGAGGCGTGTCCCGAGCAATGCCTGATGGAATCTGCTTGTGGTAAAATAGGATATTATGGCATATTCCACTTCTGTAGCCAAAATAAGTTTTCGCTTATTTTTTGGCAGTCTTTATAAAATCAGTTGAGGTCGTTGTAAAATTTTAAGAACGGATATGAGCAGACAACTACACCAATCACAGTACATATTGCAGAAGTGCTTCGACAACAGGCAGAATGTCATAAGGGTGAGCATGAACAACGCACAGGACTACCTGAACGCAATATATGATGCTTCGAAGGATGCGCTCAGGGTAAACATGGTCGGTGGGATGTTGCCCATTGTCGATGACCCGAATGACCTGCCGAGCCATGCTGCCGACAACCAGATAGCCCCCGTCTACAACGCAGAGAAGGATGCCATAGACTTCTATGAATGGTCTGAGGAGCTTGGGGAGTGGGTCTATCGTGGAAGCACAATCAGCGGGAATGCGCTTGAAGGGGACGAGAAGCAGGCCGTAGAATGGGTTACTGAGCATCTCGACCAGCTCAAGGAGGTCGCCGACTACAACTACATAGTGAATGTCTCGGATGTCCATCTCGACCCGAACAACCGTGTCGTCGAGGTGCAGGGTCAGCTTCAGGACATCGATGACGACCTGAACAGCGACTCCGATGACACAACTCCGTACAGGATAGACTTTTCTGGATATGTGCTCAGCATATCGACATATGCCGACAACAACGCACCGATTCCAGACAATTACGGCACCCAGATAACCTATGAGAGTGGGACGGGTGGACTGGGAACGTCGCACATTTTCCTCAAGCAGGAGGAGTTCGACTATTTTGCGTCGTTGCAGGACGGGAAGAACATCATCCGTGTCTATTATCTCACGAATGCCACAAGCACTCCGATAAGGAAGAAGCGCCTTGTCCTCAACCAGGATGGAACGGCGGTTGACGAGGAAGGGGAAAACTATGTCATATCTGATTCGGACGACACGGATGGCGACCCCCAGACGATATACTGCATTGACGTTGCAGGATATGTCCTCGGAACGGAGACGTTCGCCAGCGACGATGCGCTTGTTCCCGACAAGTGCTATCTGAAAATAAACTACGAGTCAGACGGGGTGTATTCTGGCCGTTCCCATATATACATGGATGGGGAGGCGTTCGATGCATGCTCAAAACTGCAAAACGGCAAGAACATCATCGACATATACTATCTCCAGAAGGTGTTCCCCGCATCGGTCACAATATCCGAGATACAGTACATGTTCCCGTCGGATTCGGTGGACTATGTCGCCATGGACGCATCTGGCAACATAAAGAACATCACCGACTATCCAGACAAGGACGGGGACGAGACGACGCACGTGAGAATCACGGTGAACGGATACGCAATCGACATGGCTGGATATTACAACGACAACGACCCGATAAAGCACCGTATGATCGTCAAGATGAGCTACAACCATGACATCGACACGACCGACATCTATCTCGATAAAGACAATTACGACTACGTGTCCACATTGAGGAACGGAAGGAACATCGTGAGCATCTACACTGTCGGGGCTGGTCTGGGCGTGGATGCCAGCAGGATACCGATTGGGGCTTCGAAGGTGCATGTCTGGAAGGGCAAGCTCGATTCCGTCGAGGGGCTGTCGCAGGTCGAGAACCCAGAGAATGGCGACACATGGCAGGTCGGTGCGAAGGAGTATTCGTGGAACGGGTACGAATGGGTCGAGCTCGGGGACACAAGCGAGTACATGAGGCTTCAGAGACCGATTGTGCATAGCGACAACCAGTTGCTCTACGTCACTCCCGGCGGTTGCTACAGGTGGACTGTAAACGGACAAGGGCAACTGTTCATGAATGACGTCGTGGATGATACGATGAGCTGGACATATGTCGATATTGTCATGGGGGAGAATGCGGAGGTGGAAGCCGTTGCCATGACCCAGATGCAACCTTTTGAGAAGGGGAAGACGAACCGTTGTAGAATAGATTGCGATGGTTCTGGAGAACCTCGCCTCTATGTATATGAGATTTTGTGATTTTTTTGTTTATGAAGATTCTTTTGTTTTACAAGTACGATTGAAGTTTTAATGATGCAACAAGGAGAGTTAACTATGGCTGTTAGAGCAACTGGACTCAAAAATTTTAGAGGCGATGCCTACATCACTAAGCCCGAGTTGGACGATGCAATAAAGGCAGCGACAGGTGGAGAGAGTGGCCTGATTGACAAGGGCACTGGCAATCTCAGGCATGACCTGAACCCAATCCACATCACATCAATCGACAATCCAACTCCCTCCGATGCGACGCAGGAAGGCGCAGACACGAAGGACCAGGACTTCAGCAACATCCAGTTCATTGGGAACTGCAAGGTGTTCTACCGTACAGGTGGAAAAATCGTCATTCGCATTGGCGACAACCTGAACTCCTCCACGTTCAACACCACCGACGGTCAGACAAACGGCACTGCGTCAATGGCAAGAGCCAACAATGGCTCTACGGTTAGGGTGAATGGCGCTGCCAGCGCAACGGCGAACGTGATTCTCAAGGGTGTTGGAACCAATAATGCCACCATCACAACGGCTGAAAAAATCCATTTTGATGACAACGCTTCCACGGTTCTTAAGCTGACAGTCAAGTCGAAAAGTGGTGCAACGACCAATGAGTATTCGTTTGGTCCAATCACTGGCAATGGCTATTATGTGGCAGGCGCTGGCGTCAGCCAGTCAGCTCCGAGCGATGCCGTGTATCTTCAGATTACAGGCTTCAAGGAAGAGGCAAAGACTGCCGAGGGTGCAACTGGATATGAGGGCAAGCCCACATTCATGGTGAAGCTGGATTCGCTTGAGCTGGCAGATGGAACTGTCCAGGTCAGGGTGGATTCCGTGTCGGGAACCGAAGGCGCTGCGAATTACCCGGTTGCTGCTGGCGCATTCCAGACGGTCTGCTACTACATCAACGACACGAAGACCAAGCCAACGGCAAGTGGTGCGAAGCTTGTTCTTCCAAAAGCCGATTCCACCACAACTGTCACATACGCTGGCATCACCTCATTCAAGGCAGGAACATATACGTATTCGGTCACAGTTGGCGACATGGCCAAACCTGCCACCGATGCAAGCAATGGCGCAAGCATTCAGTTCGACAACACGAAGGACTTCTGTGGCGACATTGGGAAGACGCAGGTTACGACATATTCTGGCGCAATCTCAATGACTGGTTCGACCTGGACAACTGGAGCATACACTGGAATTGACAACAACGTGTCTGGCAACGTCTGGAACATCAATGGAGCAACAGCCTTTACTGGTGGCATCTATGAATCTGATGGGGCAACGAAGGTGACGGCAATTGATGTCTACACTGGAACGCCAGATTCAACCGTTACTAAGGCGAACAGAAGGAATTTGGATGGAACTGCGTTTGATGACGCAGCGAACTGTGGCGAAAATGACCTGATGCTTTACCATGGCGCAATTCAGTATCCTGTTTCCAACATAACAACTGCATTCGTCGGCAATGGGAGCTATGTCCCGCCAACTGCTTCAGGCGACAAGAAGGCGCTGTTCTATTTCACGGCTGATGGAACTGAAAAGGGTGGAACGATTACCATAAACGGATCTAACTTGACTCACCAGAATGTCAAGTCGGTCAAGCTTGGAAACTCAAAAGACAATGTCCTTGATGTCACAAGCACTGCTGGAATCGGAACTGCTCCGAACAAGTCTGCAACAAAGCTGATATTCCCCTATACGTTCAAGACCGAAGCTGACTACATCACAAGTAGTACTGGATGCTGGGTTGAGATAGTGTTCTCGGGGGTTGGCCCAACCATCACATCAATTGCCCGTGGCTAATATATAGGAGGAAACAACAATGGCTGATGCAAAATATTTAGCGAATAGACTTAAGTACCATACCGCCTCGCGTATTGCCACGCAGACTGGCGAGGCGTTGGCGCAGGCGCTCAATGTCGATGGGCATATCATAACAACGAACAAGGTGTGGGCTGCCCCGCAGACTGCATTCATCAACAATGTAGACAAGGCGAATACCGACTCGGTTGATGCGACCAATGACCTTGTTTCGGCGTTTAAGATTGGTGGTGTTGAAACGGCATTCCACGCAGGTGGTTCTGTTTGGACGAACCCATCTTATCCTGCCGTCAGGCTGTATGAAAATGTCCCCATGACGAAGGTCAAGGGTTCTGACGGTGGTGGCAAGTTCCAGGCATTTGAGATTCTGGCTGGAGAGGATGGTGTTTCAGAAGGAACAAAGAGAATTGTCGACTGGATTGCTCCAACAGCCGTCGCCGACCAGGTGACAGGCCTCCCCGTCGCAGGATACTCTGGCATTCCCCAGTACAACGGTCAGGCGCTGAAGGTGGCGAATCCAGGAAAATGGGCAGAATCACTGGGTTCTTACGAATTCGCCTACATGTCAGGTCTTCTGACATTCGAGCCAGGGTTTACCCCTCAGGATGTCGATTCTGCAAATGGCGTCAATAAAATCAAGCTGACCGCCTTCAAGTACATTGGCGCCTATCTGTCCGACACGCTGACCGCAATGTCCCAAAACACTGCGAACAGCATGATGGCCATCAAGCCGTTCAAGTTCAGTGCTTCCAGCATGCAGACGGTCAGCTCGATGGAGGGAGAAGCCGACGTGAATGGTAATAGCCTTCGGAAGGCCATCCCTGGAATCGTTCTCAATGTCTTCAATGACCAAACTGGAATCGCATACGGCGACATTCTGTATGCCTCGAATGGGACATCCCTGTTCTATATCGAGGGTGGGAAGGCTGAAGGCTCTGGAATCGAGGATGGAACGACGTTCACGGCGTATGCGTTCGTTCTAGCCACTGGTTCGCCAATCACCATTCTTCAGGAACAGCAGTTGTCGTAAGGAGGCATTGCATTGGCAGGTAATTTTTCCTTTATATCGCCTGCCAATGCATAGTAAAATTATCTTAAGGTTAAATTCACGATTCCGTGAGTTGCAACAACACAAAAATAAGGAGAAAAAATGAGCATCAGAATTAATCATGCTAAGAATTTTAAGGGCAAGGCTTATGTGGCTGCCGATGAGCTTGACAATCTCATCAAGTCAATGACATTCGAGGGTGCGACTGCCACCGGAACAGATGTGTGGAAGATTAACTTCACCAATCTGGACGGCACCGCCCAGTCCACCTCTGCCGTCGACCTGACTGCAATCAAGGAATACATCGACAACAAGGCTATCGATGTTACCGCAGGCGCTGGTGTTGCGATTACTGGCGACGCTCTGCATCCAGTCATCTCTGCTGACGTTGACAATAAAACAATCGTCCTGAGTGGAGAAGGTAATACTGCCAAGCTCGCCTCTGGTCTGACAATCGTGAAGCTTAATACTGCTACAACTGGTAAGGCTGCATCTTATGAACTGCATGATGCCAAGGGACAAAAAATTGGCGATACCATTGACATTGACAAGGATCGCTTCTTGAAGGATGCTACTTTTGGCTGGGCTACCAATAGTGTTGGTGATGGATTCGTGCTTCCTGATAAACAGACTGAGGCAACGACTGTTCCTGTGATTCGTTTCCGCGTGTTTACCAAGTCCGAAGGAACTGATTCTTCAGACGCCGAGACCACGTTCTATGTCGATTGCACTACCTTCTATCGTGAATACAAGGCTCAGAACGGTGTTGCCATTGTTAGTGGCAATGTCATCAGTGGTGTGGTCGATACTGCCGCATCCGAAGAGGTCTATACTACCAAGGGTGCAACTGCCGCTGTTCTTAGTGTCGGTACTGCTGGCTTCAAGGTGGCCAACATCCAGGAAGCCATCGACAATGCCGTGACTGCCGAGCACGAGACTGCTTCTGCGGCCATCGAAACCCTTGAAGGCGCTGTTAAGTCTTTTGCGAACAACACCAGTGCCGCCGTCACTGCGCTGAACACCCGCATCGAGGCTGTGGCTGACAACGCTCAGACAGCGGCTGGCAATGCTCAGGCCAATGCCATCGCATATGCTGCTGGCGTCGCCGACAATGCGCAGGGTGCCATCCAGAAGGTTGGTTCTGCCGTGGATGCTCTTGACACCAAGGTTTCTACAGCAATCACATCGGTCAACACCAATGTCGAAAAAGCAATTGACGATGTGGTTGCCAGCGTGAACACTGCCATCAATGCGAATGTCGCTGCCGTGAATGACAAGGTTGGTTCTGCTGTTACGTCTGTGAACGCGATGGTCAGTGGGTCTATTGACAGTGTCAACTCCAGCGTGACCGCCTTCAAGGGAACCGTTTCTGCCACTGTCGAGACCGTCAGCGCAGCGATGGACAATCTGGCTACTGGCGTGAACAACGCAGTCACTGCCCGTAGCACCCAGCTTGCGAACGCTGTCGAGGTGGTGGAGAGCTCGGTCACAATCAGCGAGGGTGATTATACAGCCCACGCTGGCGTGGTTACGAAGACCGTCGAAGCCAAGTACATTATGGCAGTCTATGGAAAAGGTGGAATGCAGATATATCCTGAGATTACTCGTGGTAGTGAGACGGCAACTACTGGCGTGTATACGTTCACCCTGTCTGCCGACTATGGTGCTTCGCCTGCTGAAGCTGACAAGGATGGCCAGTGGAATGTCATCTGCGTCAAGCCTCTGCCTGCCTACGGTGAACACTCTGTGGCTGTGACTGGCTACAGCAACACCATTGCCTACACTGGTGCGGAAAAGGCCACCGACGCAACCTATTCGCCTGTGACGAAGACTGACGCCGCTGCCGTTGATGCTGATGACGTGACCTACACCAAGGGTAACGCGGTTGCTGGAACCACGGTTGACAAGGGCACTGCTGGTGGTGCTGTGACCACTGTCGCTAACGGAACTGCTGCGACAGCCCCTGCAACTGATGGAATCGCAGTCGATAAGGCTAAACCTGAATATAAGGCTCAAGCCTAACCTGAAGGAAGTGGCATGAGCCGTCAATGATGGCTCAATGACACCGAAGGCGCATGGTTCAGTGAACCGTGCGCCTTTTGCGTATAATATTGATTGAACGAAGTTTATTCGGAATTTTGGAGATGATGGATGAGAATAGGAAACGCACAAGACGCCAACGGAAGGAATTACATCACTGGGATATCTGTGGTCAATGATGGTTCTGCCATTGCATCGGACATTGTCTCGATGCGAAACGGGTCTGGCATATCTTTTTCATCGTCCATGGATGGTGGGATTGTGGTGAACGCAGTCTTCACGCCACTGGTCGAATCCATCTCAAAAAAGGTGGAAAAGCCGTCGTCTGGGGATGTTTCTGGCCTTGTGCTTGCGACGAATGGGGATGGAACCACAAGCTGGGTTGAAAACGGGGGAGAATCGGTTCCATGGTCGAAGCTGTCGTCAAAACCTGCCACCATCAATGCAATGCCATCGTCCGTCGGTTCCAGTGGGCAATTGCTTGTCGCCGATGTTAATGGGTCTATGGCGTGGAGGACACCAGATTCTGCCATCACGTCCGATTCCCGTAATCCACCAACGGCGTCTGCCGTCAATGTGGCGATAATGGTTCATGCGAATGCCAACGGCATGCACCTTCCCTTCGCCGATGCCACCAGCAGGGGGAAGGTTCTCAAGATTGACAATGTTGGCAATCCGTCATGGGCGACGGACTTGACTCTGGAGGGGTCTGCGGTACTGCCAGCATATGATTCCCATGATGCGCTGAAGGTTCTCCGTGTCACATCGGATGGGAGCGGAACGGAATGGAGCGAGAATCAGGGTTCTGGGGTGGTGGTTGAGAATTCGCTTGTTTCAGGCTCGAATCCGATTGCAGGTTCGGCGATATACAATGCAATACAGGGCAGAATGCCAGCCATCGACCCGGCAGGCCATGCTGGCGATGTAGTCGCAGTCAACAATGAAGGAAACGGATATGGGCTGTCTTCCGTTGTCCAGTCTGCAACGAATGCAACATATGCGACCAGCGCAGTCTACGTCAATGGTCATGTGGTTTCGAAGGATGTTCCTTCGGATGCGGTGTTCACGGATACGGTTCCAGGAAGTGGGGTTCTCACGATAAACGTCGTTGACTCCACAATAGGAGCCTTTAATGCGAATGCGGGCGAGAATTCAACCATCACGATACCACAAGCCACTTCAACATCATATGGTCTTGTGAAGGTCGAGACTGTAATCGCCGACACGACGAACGCAGTGGCCAATGCAGTGGTTTCTGCGATAAGCTATAGAATTGGCATGCACATCGATTCGAGTGCAGTGCATGTACCGACTGCCACTGGGATGAACAACGGACAGGTTCTGAAGGTGGAGAATGGTATTCCCGTCTGGGGAACCGACCTGACGGGAGGTGGCTCTGCCGTTCTTCCGTCATATGGCGCCGATGATGCGAACAAGGTCTTGAAGGTGAATGGGGATGGAACTGGGACGTTGTGGGCGAGCGAGACGGGAGGGGGTTCCGTTGTTGATTCGGTCATATCCCCTGATGGAGCCAATCCTGTCGCAGGTTCTGCCATTCATTCTGCGCTGGCGGGAAAAATGGATGTTGTTTCAGGTGGTGAAGTTGGTCAGGTTCTCACAAGGACTGCCGATGGGATGGAATGGAAAACAGCAGGCATTGTTGTCGATGGCGAACTCAATTCTGCATCCACGAACCCCGTCGAGAACAGGGTGTTGTGGTCGTCGTTGGAGGAGATGTCTTCGCAACTGGGCAATGTCTCATCCCTGCTTAAGGAATTGTAGCATGACGAAACAGTTTAGGCGATTGTCAAAATGAGCATAGAAACTGAAATAACAAGGTTGCAGGTTGCGAAGGCGAACATCAAGTCGGCGATAGAGGAGAAGTGGGGGAATCCGATTCCGTCAAGCGTGAAGATGACTGACTATGCCGATTACGTGTCTTCTGCGGCAGATGCGCAATATGGCAGTGGCCTTATGGCTGGTGGTGGAGGGGACGTCGGGAACAAGTGCGTCGTTTCATCTGGTTCCGTTGTGATAAATTCGGCCAATATTCTTAAGAACGCAGGAATTGCATCTGGCATGACGCTTATGGTGTCGAATGGAGGAATGGCTTCGAACGCAGTCGTCGTGCAATCTGCGAACGCATATGTCCTGAGTGGCGGGAGGCTTGTCAATCCAATTGTCCTTTATGGTGGGACGGCAACCATAAGCTCAGGGGGCATGGCCAGTGGTGGCGTTGTCGAAGGGAACTATGCTGGTGCCGAGCAGGGAGTCATGAATGTCGGTGGAACGGCTTCTGGTACGACGATAAAGGCAAGGGGGCTGATGAATGTTTCTGGCAATGTACCAGCAGTTTCCGTTGAAACCTATGGGCAGGTAAAGGTATTCGACGGTGCAACTGTCGGAGTGGTTTCCATGAACACGGGAAGCGTTTATTGTTCGAATGCGAGTTCATTGACGGTGAATGCCATCATGGGAAGTGGATATGTCGACTTCAGGAGCTCAACTGGCAACGGAGTCGTCGTGTCTAGCGTCGACATTGCCAGTGGTTCCGTTTTTCCTGGTGATGCGCATTTTGGCGCCATTACCCTTAGGTCGAATGCGTCCATGAACTATTTTGGTTCAAGTGGATTGATTGATTCCCTAGTCATGGCAGGAAACGTGCTGTCGCCTTCAAGTTCATATGGCACGATAGGGTTCGTGTCGACGATGGGCTCAGGCACTGGCCTAGGCAATTTTCAAGGCACGATAGGCAGTGCCATTCTTGACAAGGGATATGTTGCGATATTGAGTGGTGGAAGGGCATCCAATGTCGAGATATTGGGTTCTGGAATGCTCAATGTAGGCACAAGCGCAACTGCGAACGGAGTCATTGTTTCGAGTTGTGCTTCGTATAGTTATGGAGGTGGCATGTTTATCTTCGACCATGGCCTGAAGGTGGATGGCTCGAACGCAATCGCTTCCAACGTTACTGTTCTTCAAAATGGAAGCATGTACGTAGCCAGTGGAGGCCGTGTCGACGAACCAGTGGTTTCAAGTGGCGCAAACGTGTACTTCATGTCTGGAAGCGCAACGTACATCGAATCCAAGACGGGTGCTGGAGTATACGTGCTGGTAAGCAGTAATCATGAGGTTGCTTCCAGCGCAATCACGGATGACTATTTTGAGAACGGTTGCAACATCACGTTCGCATGCCCGCCGAAGGTGACTGTAAAATATGCTGGGGCAGGAACTGGATATGAGGTTGCTGGCAATGGCACGTATTATGATGGCTCACAAAAGTCCGTGAATGGAAGATATTTTATGTACAATGGCAACACAAGCGTGTACAAGCATGAGACAGAAGAATTGTATCTTGTGCATAGCAATGGATATTACATGCTGGCAAGCACCCCTGTCATAACCAGTTATTATGGTTCTTATTTTTACAATGCAACAGGATTCACGAGTTCATATAATGCGATGGGTGGCTCTGGTTCAATAAGCGTGTCATCATTCTCCGTCCAGCCAATCGGGGCGTGGTCTATTGACGATGGAGCAACATGGAACGAATACGGTTCAACCATAGCCACGGGAGACGCAAAAGGTTCGCTTTTGCAGAGAACCATAACCTTTTCCAATGTTGATGGCTATATTGCGCCATCCCCGATTACTGCCACGATGTACGACAGGAACAACGTATTCGAAGTAAAATACACAATGGAGGCGTTGTAGTTCGCCAGTGATGATGGCATCATTAAAGTGAATTCCATTGAAATTTGCAACTACATGCCGATGACGGTTGGCGAGGCGCAGACGGCGAAAACTTTTTGTTTATTTTGCAGACATTTTTGGTTTGCAATGACAGGCAAAAGAAAATTCTTGTCGAACTGCAGCCAGTGGGATACAACTAGCATCGAAGTACAAGACGATTGATTTTTGTTTCTATGTTTAATTTTGGTATAAAGAGGAATCCTTTATGAGAATTTCTAATCCTAAAGATATGGGTGGCAACAAGTTGCTCCATAGGGTAAATGTTGCTACGGGTGGCGTGATTCAAGGCGAAGGGACAGAAACCAGTCCATTGGTCGCCAATGTCGATGCAATTGCCTCCAATGTATTCCCTGCTTTTTCTGGGAATTCAGGCAAGGTTTTAAGGGTGAACGCAAATGAAACCGGAACAGAGTGGGCTGAGATGGCCTCCACCGGATTATCAGATGATTCCAAAATCGTGAGGTATGTGAAGGACTACGAAGACTATTTGGCAGTCTCCGAGCTAGCCAAGAAGCAGGAGATCCACCACTCCGCCCTCTTCCAGGCCTCCGCCGATATCTCCGGGGATTTCATCCAGGTCAGGAAATCCATGGATGGGGATGTGGTGGACAACACGCTCCGCAAGGGCCGCACATACCTGCGCGTGGACCTCTCCGGAGTATCCTCCTCTCTCTTGCAGGAGCGCACCGTCTCCACATCCACCTATGTGGTGGAGAAAGTGAAGTTTGTTTCCCGGGATGGCAGCGCTGGATCGCAGACGTACGACCTTCTCTCCGGGCGGGAGGATGCCCACTATCTCTTCCCGGACTCCTTCGAGAAGGCGTCCGCTTCCCAGTACGGGTTCACCTTCAAGAACAGAGAACCCGCTGCCGATGCAGCGCTGAACGAGGGATGGCCGACCAAAGAGGTGGATGTCTCCACTCTTATCTCCGCCTACAAGGCGGAACTGGAGAAGGAGGGAACCTACATCGGGAAGACTCTCTGGTATCTTGCCGACACGAATGTCGGCATCACAAACTCTGGCCCCGTCTTTAAGAAATCTGGGGGCGCATGGCTTATGGGGTCTGTCTACTGCGACCCCTCTTTGAAGTTCTCCGAGTCTTTCGACGAGAATACAAAGTTCGACATGGTCTTCCTCTACAAGGACTCCACGGGCTCCTATGTGGAGACGCCTACCCCCAACTCCACCGAGACCTCCACCGAGAGCAATAACCGCTACGGGGTAGGAAATGTGGAGGCCACCATCGACATCACGCCAGACCCCCTACGCCTGGCCATCCAGGCCCTGGAGGGGACCGCCATGGCAGTATCCCCCGGGAAGGCATACTCCGCTACCCTCACCGCCAATGCCACCATCACCGCCACGGGAGGGGAGGAAGGATACCGCCAGGAGGCGTTCCTGGACGTGAACCCGGGAGCATACTCCCTCACCCCGGGAAACGGCATCACCTTCGTCCACGATATAACGGCCTCCAAGGTCAACTACTGCCGAATCGTCTGGACAGGCACCTCCGCACGCCTCCTTGTGGACGATGTGTCCGACTCCAGTGGTGAGTCCAGCAGTAGTGGAACGACTGAGGGGACAATCACCGTTTCATCACAGACAATTACAGGTACGGCAGGAACCTCCTTGTCCTACAACCTTGCCAATTATGTTACTGTAAGCAATGGGCAGACGCCAACATTTACTCTTGCGAGTGGACAAGTACTGCCTACAGGACTGTCGCTGTCAAGCAGTGGCGTAATCAGTGGAACTACAAATGTAACAGGGACAACAACCATAAGGGTCAAGGTGTCTGCCAGCAACTGCCCCGACGTGGAGATGACGGTGACCTTCAACATAGCCGAAGCAATACAGCAGGGCACCATTACGGTCACGAAAACCCCAAAAATAAGTGGCGTGGTAGGCACTGCTATCAACCCCTACAACCTGTCTTCCTGCGTTACAGTGAGCAATGGAAAGACCCCGTCCTTCAGCTGGAACGAATCGTACTATCCGAAGCCATCGTGGCTGAACCTCACTGGAGCAGGCGTGCTATCTGGAACGCCCTCGTACATCCCAGAGGCTGGAAGGGTGACAGTGTCCGCTGACAATTGTACCAGTGTGAACCTTGACATTACCTGGGACATCATCAATGCAGGAACAATCACTGTCGGCAACCAGACAATAGATGGAACAGTTGGCAATGCCGTGTCGCTCAACCTGAGCAGCTCCACAACTGTAAGCAATGGTCAGACACCAACGTTCGCAGTCAAATCTGGCAACACGCTCCCAGCAGGCATAGAGCTGTCATCTGCGGGTGTGCTGTCAGGCACTCCAACTGCCACGTCCTCTGCAACAGTAGTGATTACAATAACGGCTAGGGGATGCCCGGACAAGGAAGTCAGCATCACGTTCAACATAACAGAGGAACAAGGTGGAGAAACCCCTTCCGACGGATGGCCGACTACGATTACTGTAAGCGACGCCACTGCAACCATGGCGGACTCCAGCTGGAGTAACGAGTGGAACGGAACGTACACCCGCACAGGAGACACAACAACCGCGCTGGGAGAGACAATCCCCGTCTGGAGCAACGGAAAGTACTATGTCATGGGCTACGGCACTGACTTTGACTCTCCCATTTCCGAAGTAGAAATCGGATTCTTCATCAATAAGAACTACCCCGACCGTAGGAGCGCGTACTACTATCGTGCTAAGTCTGCCACCACCTGGACACGTGGGACGGAGGCTGACGGGCCAGGTCTTACCATGACAATCGCGGAAGACCCCATCTCTGGCGGTGAATCTAGTTCAAGCTCGAGTGGTTCTGAAGAACCTACCCCATCCGACGGGTGGCCCACGAAGATTGTTGTATCTAACGCAACTTCCTCCTATGGAGAGGACGTGTCCGCTTTCAATGGAGACTATGTCCGCACTGGGGAGACTTTGAGCATACTAGGCGAGAACGTCCCCGTTTGGAGCAACGGAAGCAAGTACATCTATGGCATGTCATCAGGTATGGGATTTGACCTGGATGAGCCAGCAATAGCATTGCAAAGCACGAAAGGCCAAAATGATACCCAAATGTCCTACGCCTACAGGATGAAATCAGATGCTTCCACCGCCTGGACAATGGCCGACGCTGCGAATGCTATAGGGATGACCGCAACGATTACCGAGGTATTTGGTGGTGAACCAGGTGGAACCAAAGAATACGTTTACACGGTCACTGGTGCTACAGACATTCGTGCAGGCGCTAACGGTGATTATTACGCAACTGGTGAAGAACTCAATGGATACCCGGTATATACCAACGGAGAATACTTTATGTATTACTTTACGGACATGTGGACCGGGTGGACAATAGGTAAAAATACCAGCGGTGGCGATATCTACACAACTGGCACAACTGACCCGATTGGTGAGTGGACTAATGGTGGCGTGGTTGTTTCTGCGTATAGTGGTAGCTCTTCAGGCGGTGAATCTAGTTCAAGCTCGAGTGGTTCTGAAGAACCTACCCCATCCGACGGGTGGCCAACCACCATCAACATCTCCAACGTAACCTTCACGGCGGCGGGCTCTGGGCAGAACGCATCCGACTACGAGGGAACCTATACAAGGACAGGGGAGACTCTGACCGTCCTTGGCGAGGCTGTCCCCATCTGGAGCAACGGGACCATGTACATCTACGGAACCTCCAAGGAGATGTCCTCCGATCTGTCGGAGCCCGCCATCGGTCTCTTCGCTTCCACCGGCTACACGGACGCCTATGGCGCATACATCTACCGGAAGAAGTCGGCGACCTCCTGGATCAAGGGAGACAACGGGATCATCCTCAGCGACTACACCGTCACAGAGGACAACGGAGGCGGCTCAGGCTCCTCCGACGCCTTCCCGACCACGTTCTCCGTGACTTCCTGCACAGGCAACGATGCGGCAAAAGGCGAGTATACGAGGACCGGCGACACGACAACCGTAGGCGGCACAGACTATCCTGTCTATTCCATGACGCAGGCGGTGCTCGGCACAACCTTCTACATCTACGTATGTCAATACAGGCAGGGGTCTTCGGGAGCCTTCTGGTCGCTGAAGGACGGCAGCTACTCGGCATCGGACGAAGGATACAGTAGTCTGGGATCTGTGGCCGCAGGGGCAGACGGGCTGCCGTCATCGCAGACCTGGGAGGCCGCATCCAGCAGCGCCACCGTGTCCTGGGCATAGCCATTCCCAGCATTGACCAGCACGCCCTCCTGCCCTCCTGCATGACGGATAGACAGCCCCAGTGCAGTGGAGGCAGGAGGTGGTCAATTGATTGCTTCCCTAAATAGGTTGAGAAGTTCATGGACGCCCTAAAGCAAGTGCAGTCATCGTGCTTGTGCTGGCTCTACGCCACCAGCAGATAAGCTGATGGCTGGTACAGTGAGGTCATGCATCTGTAGAATACACTGGACGAAGGTGGGTTGAAGGCATCCATGGGCATAATGTCCAACGGCGTTCAGTAAATGACTCAATCCATTCATCTTTTGGAGGCTTTATCATATGCGTACGAATTTTGATGAGCACAATGCTCTGGTGAAGTATTCGAGGATTCTTGGAACCTATGCACAGGCCAACCATTTACTGGGCTGGGACATCCTGAATGGCGTCAAGGTCAGCAGGATTGTCGGCATATACGGCAATGGTGGTGAAGACTGGCTCTGGAAGATGATTGAAGGCGTGGTCGGCAATCTGGACAGGAGCGAATGCAGGGTGCTTGCCCCTGCGGTTTTCATTCTCGACATTCACTACAGGATAATGGAAGACAGGAGCGAGGAATCGTTCCATAAATGCAATTCCGAGTTCCTGTCGAACTGCATCAAGTGCGCTCGCCTTGCACATGGATGGTGGAGCATGAAAAGATATTCCCTTATCAGGATGGCGAAGGGCTTGCAAGTGAAAATGGACGAAGACGGATACGTGGCGTGGAAGAACAAGGGCATTGGCATGGCATGATATGATTCCCTCATTCCCGTAGCTCCGAGCATGGTTGATGTTTTAAATTGGCAATGCAGGCAATTTTTGCTTATAACTTTTATTAAAGTTAAAAGCGTGCCTGTTTTCAATTTTGAATATCTGGTCTAATTTTAGTTCTGGTTTTACGGAGATGTGGAATATGGAGATAAGGACAAAGGATGCCGATGAGGCTGCGTTCTTCTGGGTTCAGGACAACATTGAGTTCAAGGGGACGGAATTGAAGTATGGATATAGGAAGAAGGTTCTTCTCTTCGTCTTCGGAACTGCGATGTCCGAGCAGGAGTTCGAGGACTTGAAGAACAACTATATGAACGGCAGGACTCTTGTCGAGCCCAAGGCATATGCGTCGAAAAGGGCAGAAGTCAAGAATCTCATAAGGGAGAATGTCTTCCGGGATTGCATCGGATGATTCTGGAGGGCGTTCACAATGGACTTGTTCAATTCATTTTTTTCGGAGTTGCTGAATAAGTACGGCTTGTACACCACCATTGGCGTCATCGCCGTGCTGTATGTCCTCAGGGACTTGTGGACAAGGCATTTCAACAGGCTGTTCGGGAGGAAGAAGGTCAACCTTAAAGACCATCATGCATTCAAGAAGTTCGACATGATGATAGAGCATACCCTTGTGAACGATTTTCACTGCGACTGCCCGATACGCAAGGCATTGTACAGGGACATACTGATAGAGAGGACGAAGTGCTTCAAGAAAAGGTTGCTGGAATTCGTGGATACGGACTTGAACAGCAAGGATGAATACCCTACTGGATATGACTTTTATCTCAAGGTCGTGTCCGTAATAGACGAGGCCAACATCGAGTCGGAGAAAAACCTGATAGCCGACGGTGTTCCAGAATTCGTGCTTGACAGGCTTAAAGGCCATCGGATTCGGCTGAGGCGCATCTTGAACGACATGCTCAAGGTCGCATGCCATTCTGAATACCCGTATACGACGAATGTCGACAGGATGCATGACATCCTGAGTTACATCATCGTGTTCTGCAATGACTACATGAACATGCTTGAGGAGGAGCTTGCGTCGTATAACGGCGACATCAAGAACCTTGAATACAAGGGGATTGCCTGCAAGGACTGCAAGGTGTGCATACACGATGAATATGTGAAGAAGATGAGGGCATCATTGTCCAAGTAAGAGAGGAGCATCGACATGTACAGGAGAATGAACGTAACGAATGCGACTGCGTTCAAGCAGAGGAACAAGGGGGTATACAGCACATATCTGTGCAACATAGGGAAGGCTGTCCTTATGAGGAACGATTCGGATGAGCAGTCCCCTTGCATGGAGTGCACGTATCTCGTGAACGAGAAGAAGCGCTCGATATCGCTGCTGGAGCTTATGCATGGAAAATACGATGTAATATTCGTGTCGTCAGATGTGGATGAGCAGAAAAATTTTTGATGATGACATTGCAACGGTATAATAAATAGATGTTAGATTTTAATGAATTTTCAGGCAAAAGTACAAAAAGGAGTAAAATCAATGAGCAAGGAAGTTTACATTCTCAAGAGCCAGGTGCATTTTGGCAGTCTTAAGACATCTGTTCCAAAAGGGACGAAGATAATCCTAGACAGGGAAGGAAGGACTGTCGAGATAAACGGGGCAATGCATGACAATGTCCACGACATCGAGCTTGGAATCAAGGCTGGGTACGTGATTCCCTTTATCGATGGCGAAACGGAAGTCGACACTACGGTGAGGATATCCCCGAAGACACAGGAGAAGCAGAAGAAGATGGAAGTCCATGCGTCCGACATGGATGTGATGCCGAAGGAGATAGATATCTCGGACACCAAGAGGGAAGTGAGGGAGGCAAGGCGCAAGAGTGCCAAAATGACTGTTTCCTACGAGAAGGATGAACCAGAGTCACGTGGGATGAAGGTCGTCAAGAACGAGGCGACTGGCCTTGAAGCCAATACGACGGATGAGATTCTCGGCATCGTGAACGGCGACAATGACTACAGGACAGTGAAAAGCATTGCAAAGGAAGATGGTTCAAAGAAGCCTGCGTTCGGGCTGTCGACGACTGCCGATGCGAACGACGTGGCGTCTGCCATAAACGGACAGGAGGGCACCGTCGTGGCAAAGATTGGGAAGAGCGAGTCCACAAAGGCCGTTGGCACGGGGAAGGCGCTTGTCGCAAAGCGTGCATCCAAGGACGCTGCCGACAGGGCGAAGGCGAACGCAGAGGCACGCAAGAAGGCTTCTGAGGCACGCAGGGCGAAGCAGGCAAAGGAGGAAAAATAACGCATGGCCTTGTATTCGTTTCAGACAGATGACGGGGAGGAGGTCGAGCGCACGTTCCCCATGGGCGAATGCCCGAAGGAGATAATGCTCGACGATGGGCGCATTGCGAAGCGTGTCTTCGGCGCTCCTTATGTAAGCATTTTTGGCTGTGGCCATGCATCTGGCGATGGAGCGACAAAGCTCAATGCCGACATGAGAAGAAGGCAGGAGGAGGCAGGAAGGAGAATGCGGGACAACTGGCAAAGCGTCAAGGACAACTAGGATACGGTCATTTTTCGATTATAAATCAGCCATGATTATGAGAAAATAATCATGGCTTTTCTTTTTTCTGGAGACGTCAAGGCATGGAAGATTTTTATTTTAATGAATCCAATCTTGTAAACGGTCGCCTGTTCATCGCAGGAGCAGAACCAGGGGAATTTGTCGTCATCGACGGAAGTGGAGAACTGTGTTTTCCAGAAATACAGTCCGTCACCAATGACGACGGGGTGAAGGGAACCAGTGTCTATTTTGGTCAGTACCAAGACTATGGAAGCGACTACAAGATAAAGTTCATTGCAAATTCATCTGGGTCGGGCAACATAGTCGTGCAGTATTCCGAGTCAAAGGACGGAGAGTGGCATGATTCACTCGGGAAGAATGACAGGTACATGCGCTTGAGTTCCGATGGTGGCGTCACGTGGACGAAGCCGATAGAGCTTGGCTCAACTGGTTCTTCAACGACAGAATACGATGGCGAGCTTATCCACAACTTCATAGAGCCCATCAGCTCAGGGTCTACTGCAATAGACACTATTGTGAACGAGCTGGTGTATCCTGAAATGTGGATGTTCTGCGAGATAATGGTTCACCACGAGACAGCCCAGAAGGGCGGGGATGGAAACTTCCATTTCACATACCATTGGTGGAACAAGGCTTTTCATCCACAGGTGTTCCTAAACGGCTCCGACATCCAGCTGAACGACTCCCTATATGAGGTGAACTACGAGGAAGGGTACATCATTCCGAAGTGGGACGTGTCGCCTGCCGACAACCTCATGTGCACGTACAACTTCACATGGTTCAAGCCTGAGACTTTGATAAGCTTCGTGAAACGCTCCATGGGAAGCATAAATTATCGTGGAAGTGGGCAGGTGACGAACTACACCGTGGACACCATGCCAGAGTCGTGGTACGGAATAAGTGCCGACCTTGTGGTGGCGATGATGTGCGAACATTTGATACTATCGCAGACGGTATGGTATGGACGTGTATGGCTTGCAATCTCTGCCAACGACCTCTACAACGGAGGGGGTTCTGATATCGCATCCAACCTTGAGAGCATGAAGAGGAATGCCGAGGACAGGGCTTATGCTGCCCTTGACAACGAGAATATGAGGGCGCCTGCCTACTTGTCCAAACCAACCCCTGCCTACTGGAGAGCAGTTACGATGGGCAATGGGATTAGACCAGGGCCACATGGACAAATAAGCCCCGGTTACGGAAAGACAAAAGGGATGAAATATAACAATTTTCCTGGTTGCATGACGGGACCTGATTTGGGAATTTGAAAAAACGAAAAAACACGACATATTCTTTCTTGTGAGAAAGATTCGTCAATTGATAAGGGCTTTTGATGAATCCTAAAACAGAGAATTTGAGACCTCCTTTTGGGCGACGCCCTTATCGTCCCCATCTGGAGGTTTTCCTTTTCAAGGAATTGACTATGACAATTGATGAACTGCGAGACGAATTAAAGAGCTTTTTTGACAGGATGCACACCTACAATGCGTTCATGCTTTATCTTAAATCGCATGAGGATGTGAAGGATGAGCTACAGAGGATGCTTGACAACGAGCCGTGGTTTGAGAATCTTTTCCGTTGTGGCTACTGCATCTACAAGGGAATCACGTCGAAGGTACATTGTACGGTGTGTGGAAGAGAGCTCACCGCCAAAAGAGTAAGCAACGGTCACAAGTTCTGCTCACGCAAGTGCAGTAACAATTCTATCGAGACAAGACAGAAGAAGCTTGCCACCACAAGAGAGCGATATGGAGTCGACTATGCGATTCAGAGCGATGTTGGCAAGGAGAAACGGCGCCAGACGAATCTGGAGAGATATGGTGATGCTTGTCCATTGAAAAATGCCGATGTCAAGAAAAAGGCGATTGAGACAAGTCTGAAAAAATATGGAACGGAATATGCGATGCAGTCTAAAGAATATCGTGACAGCATAGGATATAAATCGTCTTTTGGCAATAGCGAAACAAGGGAGAAGATAAAAAAGACGATGGTTGAGCGCTATGGAAGCGAGTGTTCTTTGCAGAATGAAGAAGTCAAGGAAAAGGCAAGGCAGACCAATCTCGCAAGGTACGGAAGCGAATATGGTTTTGGTAGCAAGGAGATTCAGGACAAGATAAGGAAGAATAATCTGGAAAAATACGGTGTTGAGAATACGTTCCAGCGTCAGGACATCAAGGACAGAATACGCCAGAAGAACATCGACGAATACGGTGTCACTGCGAATGCCTTGAGACCAGAGGTAATCCAGAAGAAGCACGGCACCATGATGGAGCGCTATGGCGTTGACAATCCTGTTTTGAACAAGGAACTACACGACAAGGCTGTCAGAAGATATCTGAACAATTCCTATGACAGAATTATATCAAAATGGAAAAATGAGGTCATTCCATTGTTTTCAAAAGAGGAATATGTAGGATTTTTTGGCGATTCGTATGGTCACGTCTATAAATGGAAGTGCGTAAAATGCGGAAAAGAGTTTGAACAGCATCTCCATGGCAATACTGCAGTTAAAATAATGATGCCCCGTTGCTGGCATTGCTATCCGAACATGAACGAGCAAGGTCAATCTTACAAGGAGAAGGAGGTTCTTGATTTTGTGAAGTCCATTTACGATGGCGAGATAATTCCTAACGCCCATGGAATAATCGGAAGGAAGGAGCTCGACATCTATCTTCCTGAAAAGCATCTTGCCATCGAGTTAGACGGATTCTACTGGCATTCTGAACAGAAGGGGAAGGGAGAATCTTACCATCTTGACAAGACCAACGCCTGCGCAGACAAGGGCATCAGGCTCATTCACATCTTCGAGGACGAGTGGAACTTGAAGCAGGAGATAGTAAAGGACAGAATCAGGTCTATACTAGGAATCAATCAGACTAGGATTTTCGCAAGGAAGTGCATTGTGAAGGACATTGATTCG